TTTGAAGGAATGGTGAAGAATGAACTTTGAAGGAATGGTGAAGAATGAACTTTGAAGGAATGGTGAAGAATGAACTTTGAAGGAATGGTGAAGAATGAACTTTGAAGGAATGGTGAAGAATGAACTTTGAAGGAATGGTGAAGAATGAACTTCGAAGGAATGGTGAAGAATGAACTTTGAAGGAATCGTTTGTTGATCATATCAACGAACTATTACATAAACCCAGAGAACATATCATCAAGCATATATCGCGACGTATAATATGTCCACAGTTTATTAAACTCGGTCTGATTGGTCTTATCAAGAAATTCATACACGGAAATAAAAATTGTCATATACATTTGATATCTATTTATACATTTGGCATATAGACAGAAATTACCATATATCTCTTTTGCCGATATATCGAAATAATATACAATCTTTGTAAATATATTCGAATTTAATGAATCAATCTTCAAGCCGGTGATAAGATTATGTGCAGACAAAATTTTTTTCTCCATATGCATAAATAAATATGAACCTATATTTGGATTACTATGTATAAAATCACCAGCAAATTCATAATCTATTAGATATACTTTACTGTTATTCGACACCATTATATTTTTAGTATGAATATCTCCATGCACCACACTTATTGAATTCAATTGTTCTGTTATTTGCAGAAGTTGATTAAAAACATCAATCATAAGTTCATCACTCACATTTATGGGAAGTTTTGTGGTTCCATATCGATGATTACATAAATCATGTAATGTATATCCATTTATCTTTTCATATATTATAACTCCATATATATTCTCCATTATCTTTCCGGCATTGTCTAACATAAACATATCTGATATTGGATTTTCTGCCTGTGATATACATTGATATCTTTTTAGAACTTTTCTAACATCATCCATATGCTCCATATGTGTAGTTCCTACAAATTTATCTATTATCACTGGAGTAAAGTTCATTCCAAGTTTTGTTATTAGATTATTGTAATATATCTCTTTATTAAATTTAAGCATTGATTCGAATGTTCTAAATCTTACACATTTAGCCAAAAGTCCACCATCTAACTCTATAAAAATTTTATCATTATTGGATTTTTTATCTGTTTTGTCATTTGTCTGCTTGTCTATTTGATTATTTGTTTGTTTGTTTCCATTTGTGTTTTTTGATTCACTTTGTCCCGATGACATATCACTTCTATCTGATGATGATTCAGAACATGAACTAATATCAAATGCTATTTCTGTACTACTTTCCTGACATAACTGATGCTGTTTTGTATTAAAATTTACATTATCGTTTATTTTAGTTAATTTAGCTGTGGATTTGGGTTTAGGTTGTGAATTAAGATTTATTCTTTCTTTACTGATGTCATTAATGATATTGACTATATTGTAGTTTTTGACGAAGACATCATATTTATCGGTCATGTTAAAAACATAAATATTGTGTTCATAATCTATCATCCGTTGAGACAATTTTATAAAATTTGCTATTTCTGCCATTATATTGTCATATTCTATAACTTGCTAATGTTCAATAACAAGTTAACGTTCAACAACAAGTTGTCGAACTGATATATAAAATATCATCTAATTATTTTTTAACAGATATAAACAATTTTTGCAATATATGTCATAATGATCATATAAAAAATTGAAACGAAATTTTGATATATATATAACATCTTATTCACATAATATGTCATCTAATTCAGATGGTATAATATCTAACTCAGATGATTTAAGTAAATTATCGAAGCAAGAATTGTTAAAAAAATGTGATGAACTATCTATCACAAAAGTTAAATCAAAGAATAAAACACAACTCATAAAATTAATAATGGATAAAATTATAATGATTGTCAATTCTTCACGATCAAATGAATCTAATCGTAAAGAACATTCTAATGGTGAAGAACATAAGAGTTCACTTAAGTTCATAGATCTATTCTGTGGAATAGGAGGGTTTCATCAAGCATTATCTAAATTAAATTATAAATGTGTGTTTGCATGTGATATTGATGTAAATTGTAGACTAACTTATAAGGCAAATTATGGCATTGAACCAGAATGTGATATAACACAAATTGATGAAAAAAATATTCCTGATTTTGATATATTATGTGCTGGATTTCCATGTCAGCCATTCAGTAAAGCAGGATTTCAAAATGGATTTCAAGACACTCGTGGAACTTTATTTTATGACATATGTAGAATTACCAAACACCATAAACCTAAATATTTAATTCTTGAAAATGTAAGAAATCTGGAATCTCATGATAATGGAAATACATGGAATATTATATACAAGGAAATATGTGATATGGGATATACAACATATAAAAAACCACTCATTCTTAACACATTACAGTTCAACATTCCTCAGAACAGAGAAAGAGTTATCATTCTATGTAAGAGAAATGATTTAGGAGATATGCCAAAATATCCAATAATACCAAAAATAGATAAATCTGATGTGAATGTGTCATTGCATAACATTGTTGATAAAAAATATAATACAAATGCAAATTCCTTGAGTGAAAAATTGATCAATGTTAAAAATGTTTGGAATGAATTCATACACATGTGTTATGATAATAATATAAAAATACCTAAATTTCCTATATGGACAGAATATTGGGATTCAACTGTTGATAATACAAAATATAAAAATTGGATTGATAAAAATAGATTATTTTATAGTAAACATAAGAATGTGTTAGATGGATGGCTCATTAAATCACGCAAAAATAAGCATTGGATTGGTGCAATGCGTAAATTAGAATGGCAAACTAACACATCATCTAATGATCTTGATTCATTGTTGTGGTCATGTAGAGGAAGTGGAATAAGAGTCAAAGACGCGAATTATGTACCAACATTAGTCGCAATGAATCAGACTCCCATCTATGGATTTTTTAATAGAAAACTTGTTCCAGAAGAATTGTTAAAATTGCAATCTTTTGATGATACATTTAAATTCAACAAAAAACATATTTATAAACAACTTGGAAATGCTATCAATGTCGATGTCATTTATAAATGTGCAAATTTTCTTATCAATCAGGTCGGTTTATTCGAAACTTAATTTATTCAAAACCTGATATAAACGAATAGGATTTATAATATCTCGTATATTTGTCATCAAATTCTATATATCTTTTATTTTTTATAGCATGTAAAAGAATTTCATATACATATTGTGGATCTATTAATGTGTTAGTCTTATTGTTAGATGAAAATTTAACATTATTGATGCAATATAATCTATCCACTATATACAATCCACTTTTAATGACTTGAGTATAATCTATATCATATCTATGTTTATCTCTTGGTTGTCTCTTCCACCATTGATGATTCTTTAACACAAGAATGATAATATTATAGTTAAAATATGACTTTTTGCTAAAATTTATATTTTTAGACCAATCTAATGCTATCGAAGCCTTTTTATCTATTTTTTTAAAAGAGAATGGAAATTTTTCTATCAATATATCACTTTCATCTTTATGGCATTCTTTAATCTCTCCATTACTTATTTTATGAAGATATTCACAGAATATGCTATCTATTATAGATCCACTGGTTAATCCACATCCATCTTTATGTTCAAAATGTTTCTGAATAATATTAACCATATTGATCAATCTATCTTTATTATTTTTATCCATAAATTTATTAATTTTCTTCATAGAAGCGGATATAACAATATCATTCATATAACCAACTATTTTTTGTGTAAATTTGTATATTTTATCTATAATGTAATCATAATATGTAGAAAGATCTTTATTGTCCATAATCGTAATATTACATGAGATAATACATGAGGTATAAACTATATGAGATATAACAAAACCTGATTCAATTTTTCTCAAATATTTTTTTATGTAAATATTTTTATCATGTAAATAATATTTACATAATATATACAACTTGGCTGGTTGAATAAAGTTTAGTTTACATAAAGTTAATCTATACAAAAGTTAAATATCAAAAAATGGCGAGACGAGGAGGAGGTGCTGGATATGGTGAAATGGCATTCACACATTACTTGGAAAAGACTGAATCATCCGATATTCCCGAAGATGATAATTTGATGTATAATCATATGCGAGACACACTTAAAGATTTAAGTTGCGATGAACCATTTTTTGAGGAACATCAAAAACGAGATAGATATGATGCACCATTGACATTTAGATATAGTGGTAAAAGATGTGAAGCACAACCATATCTGGAAGATGGAACATTTTTGGATTTTCACGCACTTGAACAAGATGAAAGAAGTTTGATGACTGCACCCGATCTTTCCAAAGCGAAGGCTCATCAACGAGCGCGTGGTAAATTTATTAATTTCAAAAATGATAACTGTCCAACTGTTCCAGAAAGTGGTATTGCGCCAATTTCAATGGTACGAAATATCAAGCAGGGAATGCATAGAGTCAAAGATCAGATGAAGATTTTTGATGAATCTCTCACAAGTTGGAATCATAATGGTGGTGCTTCTGTAGATCCAATTATCAAACCAAGTTTGGTGAATTTTTATGATGTTTCGAGCGAACTTCCAGCTCCGGAAGGCCCAACCCAAAGAACTCGTCAATCTCATGTAAATGATGCAGATTGTCTTCCAATTGGTTTCCATTCAACACCAGATCAACGAGTTAAAATTGCTTCTTATGCCAAAATTGCTATGGGTGCTAAGTATCAAGATTCGAATTGGTATAAGAACAGAACAGAAGCGGAATTTGATGCGAAACAAACATATGTTCCATATGAAAATAGATATATCACCACTGCCGATGCATTAGCAATTATCGATATAGTTAAACAAAAAAAGAGTTTTATGGACAAAAATCAAAATTCCAATACTTGGAAAGAGGCGCTTGTTTCTGCAAACACGGGTGGTATCAATAGTCCAACTGATACTGTGGGATTAAAACATAGTGCTGTGGCATCGCAATCATTGACTGCAAATGCAAGACTCAATTCTATTGGTGCGAATATTAAACAAACAGTTCCTAACAAACCTCTTGACCTCATGGGTAAATCACTAGTGAATCATAAAATTTTTGACACAATGGTTCGTGCAAATAACAAAACAATGAAACAAGATGAATATAATGATTTGCGCGACCAAGTTATGCAGTCCGCAGTTTCACAGGCAATCAATGACATTGCTCAGACCTTAAAAAACAAAAATTCTACCGTTGTTCCCGAAAGTGGAATAGATAGATTTTCCAGTGATATTGTTGTCGCGGATGATTCAAAAATGAAGAATGTGATGAACTATAAAACACTAAATCTTAAAAATGTTGTTTCGACGGTAGGAATAACACATTACGATCAACATAAAAAAGAAGATAAGACTCGAGCAACTGTCAAACGAGTTCTCACAAGCGAAGTTATTGCTGGAGAATCGCACGCAGATGTTGTTGAAGGCATCGGACATAATGATGGAACGCGAAGGCATGCATCTGTTCGAATGGGAAGTAAAAGCGCTCGTCGTGATGGACAGACTGACACAAAATCATCAGAAATGTTGGACATTTAAGTCATCAGTTCTTTTTAAAAAAAAGAACCAAAAATGTAAATTATTTTTTTCAAAAAAGAACCAAAATACTTTACATAAGAGTTTGAAAGAGATATCTCTTTCAGGGTTCGAAAGGTGGAGTTAGTCCCTTTTAAAAAAATGAAATGATATAAATATATAACGCATCATATATATAATAATATTACATCATTAAATTTTACTTAAATGTCTGAAACTAAAGAAACTAATATTAATGTAAGAACTCTTTCTAGAGGAGATTCGATAGACTCAATTATGAGCCCTATAGAGTTAAGTTCTTCTTGTAATGAAGAACCACTTCTTAAATCTAATCCTAATCGATATGTGATTTTTCCAATTAAATATCCCAAAATATGGGAATTTTATAAAAAGCAAGAACGTGCTATATGGAATGTTGAAGAATTAGATCTATCTAATGATCCGGCGGATTGGGAAGAAATGAATGTTAATCAAAAACATTTTATTAAACATGTGTTGGCATTTTTCGCTGCTGCAGATGGAATAGTTGCCGAAAATTTAGCAATAAGATTTATCAAAGAAGTGCAAATTCCAGAAGCGAGATTCTTCTATGGATTGCAAATTCAAATGGAACAAGTTCATGCTGAAACATATTCGATGCTTATCGATACTTATATCAAAGATAAGGATGAAAAACATATGCTATTTAATGCGATTGAGAATATTCCAGTCGTTAAAAAGAAAGCACAATGGGCAGAAAAATGGATAGTTTCCAATAACTCATTCGTAGAACGATTAATAGGATTTGTTGTTGTTGAAGGTATTCATTTCAGTGGAAGTTTTTGTGCCATATTCTGGGTAAAACATCAATTGAAAAAATTAGTAGGTCTATCACATTCTAATCAATTGATTAGTAGAGATGAAGGACTTCATTGCTTATTCGGATGTTATTTATATCGTGAAATTATCGTGAATAAATTACCTAAACAAAAAATATATGAAATTTTTAAAGAAGGTGTAGATATTGAAAAAGAATTTGTAAAAGATGCATTACCAGTTGAATTGATAGGAATGAAAAGCGACGAAATGTGTCAATATATTGAATATGTTGCGGATTATACATTAAATTTATTAGGATATGAACCATTATACAATGCGACGAACCCATTCGATTTTATAGAACAACTCGCTCTTGAAGGAAAGACGAACTTCTTCGAGCATAGAGTTTCGGAGTATCAAAAAGCAAAAAAGATTGACACAGATGACTACAATTTGGACGACGATTTCTAATGCTCGAGTTGGGCGGGATGGTGAAATACGGGTTCTACGCGCGTCGAGACGCATTGCATCGACATTGTAATTTCCGATATTGAAATATTGATCCTATAGTGGGCTACAATGCGTATTTCTACATCGCACCACAATCGAGGATTAAAAACAGTGAACTATTTTTTGTCTCAAAAAAATGAAAGCATTTATTAAAAAAGATAATCTTTGTAATAATCATGTCATCGACAGATATTTCAACTAAAGATCCAAAAGATGACTCAAAAGATGAATCAAAAGAAGATATATATACAATTATGGAAAATGTAAGAAAAGGCAATGAAGAATATTTAGATAAGATTTTTGACTATATAGATAAGGATTCACATATAGAAACCATTGCAAAGTATTTCTTTGCATATAATGATAGACAATCATTAAATATACAAGGTTATATGTATCAATATGGAAAAGGAGTTCAACAAAGTTATACAAAGGCAATCGAATTATATGAAAAAGCTATAAAACTTGATAATGTTGCATCTATGTATAACCTTGCATACATATATCAAAATGGGGAGGGGGTTCAAAAAAATTATATAGAAGCATTTAAGTTATATAAAAAAGCGACAAAATTCAATTATCCAAGTGCAATCAATAATCTTGGTTATATGTATCAAAATGGAGAGGGGGTTCAAATAAACTATACAAAAGCAATACAATTATATAAAAAAGCAGTAGAACTTAATTGTCCATCAGCCATGTATAATCTTGGATGGATGTATAAAAATGGAAAAGGAGTTAAACAAGATTACACAAAAGCAATAGAATTATTTGAAAAAGCAATAAAGTTTAATAATACATCAGCAATGTATAGTCTTGCAATTATGTATGAAAGTGGATTTGGAACAGAAAAAAACTATGATAAAGCATCTTTATTATATTATGAATGTGCAGAACTTGGAGATGAAGATGCTAAAAAACTTCTCGAAAAAATCCCTCTATACGTAAATCTCGCAAAAGCATTATTAAAGAATAAAGAACTTGAACAGTCTAATGCAACATTAAAAGCATTAAAATCCGATGGAACTAACAATGTTATAGTGGTAGGTGCTATGCAATATATCTGATTATTTTTTTTGTCTCAAAAAAATGAAAGCATTTATTAAAAAAGACAATATTTGTGATAAACATGACATCAACAGATGAATCAACTAAAGATCCGATAGATGAATCAGAGGACATCTATACAATTATGGAAAATATACGAAAAGATAAAGATTTAACTGTGAAAAAGATTATTTATGTTATTACGGATATTACAGATATCAAAACTATTATAAAATATTTCTTTACATACGAGGATGCAAATTCATTAAATATACAAGGCTATATATATGAATATGGAAAAGGAATTAAACAAGATTATGTAAAGGCATTTCAATTATATGAAAAAGCATCAAATCTTGGCAATGCATTAGGTATGTTTAACCTTGGCTGGATGTATCACCATGGGACTGGAGTTCAACAAGATTATTCAAAAGCAATTGACTTATATGAAAAAGCGGTCGAATTGAATAACACTAATGCAATAAATGTTTTGACTTCTATGTATAGATTTGGTCGAGAAACTGATATGAATTACAATGGAGTAATACAATTATATAAAAAGGTAATGGAGTTGGGTGATAAGAATGCCATGTATAATTTTGGATATATGTTTATGGATGAAAAAATGATTGAGCGAGACTATGATAAAGCGTCTTTATTATTTTATAAATCCGCAGAACTTGGAGATATAAATTCCAAACAAGTTCTCAAAGAAAATCCTACATTTGTAAATCTTGCAAAAGCATTATTAAAGAATGAAGAACTTGAACAATATAACGCAACATTAAAAGTACTAAAATCTGATGGAACTAACAATGTTATAATGGTCGGAGCTATGCAATATATTTGACAAATATATCTAAATTTTTTGTTTTAAAAAAATGAAAGATATTTATCGAAAATCACAATCTTCATAACAACCACATGTCATCGACAGATGGATCAACTGATGAATCGAAAGATGACTCAAAAGATGATATACATATAATTATGGAAAATATACGAAAAGACAAGAACTTATCTCTAGAAAGTATCGGTTCTTTTATAGATAATAATATCACATATATCGGAACTATTATGAGGTATTTCTTTGCATATGATGATGCAAGTTCGTTAAACATACAAGGTTATCTGTATGAATATGGAAAAGGAGTTTCAAAAGACAATGTGAAAGCATTTCAGTTGTATGAAAAGGCAGTAAATACAGATAGTAATAATTCACTGGCTATGTTTAATCTTGGATATATGTATAAATATGGAAAAGGCATCCAAAAAGACTATACAAAAACAATTGAATTATATGAAAAAGCGATAAATCTTGGAGATTTTCATTCTATGAATAGTCTTGCATTAATGTATCAAAATGGTCAAGGTGTAGAACAAAATACTAAAAAAGCAATTGAATTATATGAAAAAGCAATAAAACTTAACAATGAAAAATCTATGCGCAATCTTGCACGTATATATAAAAACGGATTAGGAGTTGAACGAGACTATAATAAAGCATCTTTATTGTTTTATAAATCCGCAGAACTTGGCAACATGGATTCTAAACAAGTTCTCAAAGAAAATCCCATATTTGTCAATATTGCAAAATTATTATTAAGAGTTGAAGAACTCGAACAATCTAATGCAACATTAAGAGTATTAAAATCTGATGGAACAAATAATGTTATATTTGTTGGTGCTATGCATTATGTTTAGAATATTTTTTTCTCTCAAAAAAAATGAAAACATCTATCACGAAACATAATCATTCTAACAAAGATGTCATCGACAGATGAATATACGGATTTAAGCAGTGAATTGGAAGATGAATTGAATGAAGATGAATTGAAAAATAAATCGGAAGATAAACCAAATGATGAATCAAAAGATGACATATACACAACAATGGAAAATATGAGAAAGGATAACAAACTATCTCTAAAAAAGATCACTTCTTTTATCGATAATAATATTCATATTGAAACGATCACAAAATACTTCTTTGCACATGATGATGCAAATTCATTAAACATACAAGGTTATATGTATGAATATGGAAAAGGTGTTGAACAAGATTATGTGAAAGCATGTCAGTCATATGAAAAAGCAGTAAATCTTAACAATGCATTAGGTATGTTCAATCTTGGATTTATGTGTAAATATGGAAGCGGAACTCAAAAAGATTTAAAAAAAACTATTGAATTATATGAAAAAGCAATTGAATTAAATGATAATCATGCTATGAATAGTCTTGCATTAATGTATTATCATGGAGAAGGTGTAGAACAAAACCATGCAAAAGCAATAGAATTGTATAAAAAAGCAATAAAACTCAATGATGGAATAGCTATGTATAATCTTGCACGTTTATACAGAAATGGAGAACATGTGGAACAAGATTATGATAAAGCATCTTTATTGTTCTATAAATCTGCAGAACTTGGTAATGATGACGCTGAAGACGTTCTCGAAGAAAATCCTACATTTGTGAATCTTGCAAAAGCACAACTTAAAATAGAAGAATTAGAACAAAAAATTGCAACATTGAATGTACTAAAATCTGATGGAACAAATAATGTTATAGTTGTTGGAGCTATGCAATATGTTTAAAATATTTTTTTGTTTCAAAGAAATGAAAACATATTTAGACAATTTTTTTAAACAAACATCACATCAATCCATACAGTTTGCATGCCTTTACAATGTCTTTATATATTGCACTTGTTGAAGATATATCTCTACCAGTCTTAGGATTTTTATCTTTATTCTTCAGCCATTTTTTTGCTTCTTCTAAAGTCCATCTAAATGTTGCAGGAGCACCTGTTCCGATGTCGGAACAATATAATTTAGGATCTATTAATTCTGGTTTATCTTTATTATTTTTTGCAAACTTTATTTGATCCATCGTCAATCTACTAATCCATATATAACCATAATTTACATATTTCTTTTCCCACTTTTCCAATTTGAGAACTCCTCGATAATATTCATTCTTACGCAAAAGGGAACATTTATGAGACGTTTGTAATGGTTTCCATGAAAACCACCACGGCATTTTAGGTTTGTGATCCAGTTTATATTTTTTCATATTATTGACATATCCACGCGATATCCATTCGTCTATCATGCAATTAGTATAATATTTAAGTGCGTCCAGATGATGCATCCACATTAATGTTGCAGGATGTAAAGACCATCCTTTAGTTTGTTTTTCGATAACATTTACTATTTGATATGCCTCTACTCGTTGTTTTCCAAGATGTCTATGATGCAACAATCTTGCACATTCTTGTGGTGTATCTGCTATGATGAATGTATTTACCATCTTTTCATCATATGAAGTTCTATATATAGTCCACTTTTAAAAAAAATGCTTCTTAAAAAAATGTTCAAAAAAACACGAAAAAAAATCTGTTTAATAAGATCATTTTTTATTTTGTTTTTTGGGTTTATAGTTCGTCAATTTATTGACGAACAGTAGCTTCGTCAAAATTAGAAATTTTAAATGTTTGAAGAAATCATTTTTATTTTCTTTTACTTTCTTTTCAATCTGTCAAAACAAATAAAGTGTGTAAAACTTGATAATGATCACTTATGAAAAACATATACGAAACTAAAATGAGTCTGTTTGTTTTATGATTAATCTAAAAACAAACATTAGTTGTCAAATCCATCGGGAGTAGAAATTATCTGTAATACATCTAAAACAGATGATTATTTACTTTCGTGAAGACTTCTTGCCACCCTTCTTGGACTTCTTTGACTTCTTAGGGCCTCTTTTTCTTCCCTTCTTTCCACCAGTTACACCAGCACCGCAAGGCATTGTATTGTATTAGAGATTTAAATAACGTGAGTTATATATACTGTGTTCTAAAAAATTTAAAAAAATAATTAATTCGACATAAGAAAAATTGAATTAATTAATAGGTAAAAGTTGACCATCACATTATTGAACATAAACTATGAACGATTCTATTCAAAACATTGTTAAAGAATTTGGGAAAATCATCAAAGCAACTACATTACATGATGATTTAACCAGTAATATCGAGAAAAAGCGAAATCGGGCATTTAACTATCTTACGAGAACTTTTGTATCAATAGATCCAAAAATCCAATTTCAAGTCGGATATGGCAAGTTAGATGGAAGAACGACACTTCTCGATAGTTCGAAATATTCGAATAATTCTAATGATGTAAATAATAATTTAAATAATTCTTTGAAAAATGACAATTTACCAAACGATCTTGTTGAAATCATATTGACATCTCAACTTAATAAAAAGTCTTTTGATTGTATCGATTTGCTTCAGAAAGAGATATCAACGATATTATTCTCTGATGATAATACCAAATTTGTCATATCTAAATACATACAACAATGTAATAGTTCTACTCTAAAGTCTATGACTGTAGATGTTTTTAGATCTATATCTAAGACTGATGAGACTAAAAATGAAAAAGAAATAACAATTAAGTATGATGATTTTACATATGAAGCTATAATCAATACTACCGATTCGATACCAAAACTTAACTTGATTCTTTATGTAAATAAAGATAAGATTGATTTTGTTACCTCATTGACAAATGATACATATATTCCTTGTAATAGTGCAATTCATACATTTCTTGTTATGACTTTAGGAGAATATGATTTGATGGTGCATATAGATCAAATCAAGATTTGCCCAGATCAAAAAAAGAAAAATGCGCAACCATTGTTGGAATTGAGAAGTGATATCGCTATTATTCTGGATACAATATATGTAGGTAAAAATGTCTTAACTTGTTCTACCTGCCGAATTACGAATAAGAATAGACTTCTACACAAATCCGGAAAAAATTATTTCTGTTCTGCATTTTGCAATGACTATTATCATAATAATCCACAAATTGATGATATGCATAGGTTGAGAGAAACTATTGCCAGTGTCAAAAAGAAGTTAAAATTACAAACGGAAGTAGAGAAATCTTAATCTTCTAAATTTATAAAACTATGTCTGATTTTTTTCATCATTCACCTTCTTTGAAAAATATGCCAGCAACTATAAGTTCTCTATTAATTTCATCTATTCTTTTCTTAGCATATTCTGCCATGTTTTTAAACTTCGTAAAATCTGTTTTCAATATATCGATTTCTGTTTTTAACAATTGTATATCTTCTTTTACAGATACAATGTCATCTTTTTCGATAACATTTGAATTCTTAACATCTTTGACAACTTCGATATTAAGAATGGACATACCATTTCTTATGCTCTCTATGTCTTTTTTGATTTCGGAAATTTCGGATTTTACATTATTGATGTTTGACAGTTCAGCCTTTTTTCTGAGTTCAACATTTGAAATATCAGGTGTTTCATTGTAGATGATTTTGATTTTGTCCATGTTCGATAACTCGTTATCAAACTATGACAATAAATTGACGAACTATAACAAGTTATCGAACTACAATAAATTGACGAACTATAACAAGTTATCGAACTATGACAATAAATTAACGAACATTCTATACATTAAAATTATAACATCTTTATGATATAAAAAGTGAAAACATATATGATATACGTTTGTTAATTCATTAACAAACTTTAACATATTGACGAACAGAATAAAAATGTCAATAATTACATTAATCGGTATTAACGGACTTATAGGTGCTGGTAAATCGACAACTGCTGAATATCTATTATGGGAATATGATTTTGTCGATCTTATGTTTTCTCAAACATTAAAAGATATAGCAGTCCTTTTGGGATTTGAACGGGATCATGTGTTTGGTACACAACATGAAAAGACTATTGTCGATAAATTTTGGAATATTTCACCAAGAGAATTCTTAGAAAAATTCGGAACTGAAGTTATGAGACAAGCATTGCCGAATGTCATTCCATCTATGGATAAAATCTGGGTCAAAATTATCGAAAAAAGAATCAAGACTTTAATTGAAAGAGGACGTACGCGTATAGTTATTAGCGATTGTAGAAATGCCGACGAGATGAATATGATTAAGCAACTTGGTGGGTATATAATGAAGATTACGATGGACAAAGAAGATTTAGAGTATAAATCTAATCATTCTTCTAACAATGAATACGATGATAAAGATTGTGATGTTGTCATACATAACAAAAGATCGCCCGCACTATTTGACGATGTTGATGAATTTATTAAAAAGGTAGATCATAAACAATATAAAAAAAGGTTAAATAATTATAGATGTCTTAATATATATAGAATATTTACATTACTAGTTCTCGGTTTTGCACTCCTTAATTGTTTATACAAATGGTTTTAAACTTAAGTGTACCACAAATCATAATTATAGTCATAACCATACTTTTTTTATGGATATGGTATTTTCAGGTGAGTGTGTTGACTGATAAGAATATTGACATAAATAGAATAAAATGGAAAACGGGTGATCTAATCTTATTCAGAAGCGATGATAATATATATCCCGCAATGTTTGCGAATTGTTTCAGTCATGTGGGATTGGTAATCAATAATCAAGATGCTTCTTTAGATATACCACGAAATGCAGAAAGTGGTTTGTATCTTTTTGAAGCAATCAATAAAAAAGATATTAAAAGAGTTGTATGTGTGGATCTTATTGAACGACTCAAAACACATAAAGGACAACTATATTACAAACCATTGGAGAAACGATTGGATGCGCAACAGATAGAGAAATTTGACGAATTTATACGCTTTTGTTGCAATAACATGTATTACGAAACAAGAATAATTAACAACTCCATATATAATTATATGTTCAATGTTCCCATCAATCTTGGTGTAAATTGTGGAGAACTTGTATTTCTATCACTGATAAGGCTTGGATTACTTCCAATAGAGATGTATAAACAAGCAATTAAACTTCATTATCTAAAATATGTATCCTATTTGACGAAACTTGAGAATAATAAATTCTGTGAAATATCGAGGATTTACATATGATTTGGCGATAATATGCCCCAAAATGGGCAATAAAAAAAAATTGAATTTTTTACGATATAAATCATAGTATCAACAGTTTGTTGTTCAAAGTTCAATTTAACCATGCAATCAAAAATCACACTTTCCCAAACTTCTTTATCTTCAGTGAAGAATGTAAAAGTTTATACAGACAGTGATAGTAATAAAACTTTAGGTGATGAAGATTTTAGATTGAATAACGAAGGAAATGGCGGACAAAGCAATTCCATCGATGGTTCTGATTACACTGACAAATGGATGGTCTAAAATCCTTGTCTTTGCTACAAAAAAATAATAAATATTGATTTGTGCGACAAATATTATAAACATACTTACAAGTATGTAATCATATGAAAACTTTATGAACTACATATGAAAAAATAATACATACAAAAGTTATGTGAATCATAATGAAAGTTATGTGAAAGATAATAAAACTATGTGAAAGATAATAAAATCAGAAGAATACTTACAATGCTTTTACTATGTTAGTCATGGATAACGAATTCATACGTTCATTCATTTCGATTATAATTTTAACAAGTTGTGCATTCTTCATCTTCTGCTCTCTCAGCTCGGCTTCTATGACACTAATTCTCATTTCTAACTGTGATAGATCATTATGGGGTACGACATGATGTGAAATTGTGTCTGTTAGTTCATCACCCATAATGTTTAAACTACTGATATTTTTTTTCTGTTTTGGTTGTGTTTCACGAACCCATAATTCGGCTATATTGTCGACTTTAACATTCCATTTACTTTTCGGTGGAACTGTCAAGAATAACATTTTATGACCGTCATCTGTAGTCCATATTTTTGTCAAAAATCCGCCTTTGATTGCTTTACCATCCGTTCTTATATATTTGACATATGATCCCATTTTGATCGTATCTACATCTTTAATATCTACTTTTGTAAATTCTTTTTTGTGATCATCTGTTTCAGATGAAGATGATTCTAATGATGATGATATTTTTTTTGGTTTATCTTCCGATAAGTTGAACATTTTATGAGATTGTTAAAATAGTGATTTTAAGAATATATTAAATTAATGAACAATATTTAAGATATATTATATATCCACAAATATCTTCATAAGATATTTTGACAGAAATTTGGCGAGTATGTCAGGTAAAGATAAGAAAAACTTGAGTAATAGCAACAAGGGCAAAAAGAATTCTAACAAGGACAAAAAGAATTCTAACAAAGACAAGCAAGATAAATACCTTAGTATAGAAGATGTTATCAAGAAGAATTACGATATTTCATCTTGGAAGTACGATACATATTTCAATACATTTTTAAAGTTCAACACAGTTCCTTTTGTGCGAAATTTAATAAATAATATGTATATAGATTATTCAAGTGTGTATAGAGGAAATATAGCATCATGGCTACTTACGAACAATATTCTTAAGGATAGAAAACAAAATGTTGGTAGTAATATTAATGATGATATCGTAACCGTATTCAGTATTAAAGCGAGAAATATGTCCGAAATTATATATGCATTTTTATATAGTAGAGTGGCAGAAAAACAAGGTTCGAAATACCAATACTATGAATATGAAGGCTCAAATGTAGTTCAACATCGTATGATTTCGACTGGGCCGAGTTTCATATCAAGTGATGGAGAATATAGAGGTCGATTGATTATGTTTAATTCATTTCTCAACTGTAGAGAAAGATATAAAACGATATTTAATGATATAATCAACTATTTGTCTGAAAAGATAGAAAAATATGGTATGAGATTTAATGTTCAACATTTTTATCCAAGTGCCGAATTTAAAAAGTCGGAATCATTGTTGGATTATGAACTTCTGTATAACAAACTTCAGATGGAATTGTTTGCATTATGTTGGTTTAATGATATTCTAAAAGAAAAAGAAGCAATGGTGGAAAATAATATAAACGAACATTATAAAAATTTTATGGAAAAAACACTCACAAATGATATAAAATTTTATAATCTTCTAACTAAAAAATATAAAAAAGAGGCAATTGCTGATTTTAGAACATTGACAACAGGTGCAACAACAGGTGGTATTAAATATGGTCAGAAGATTATTCCACTTAACTTATTGGAAGTCAGCAATCCTTTTGATATAACATACAAACCATGGAGAGAATACCTAATCACAAGAAGATTGTCCGACTGTGTAATTTCCTGTCAAGCTCCGGGATTTCCTTTATGCTATGAATGGATGTATATTAAGAATAGTAGAAAAGGATTGTTCGATGGTGAATCACAATATAACCGCATGGAGAAATCCGATATGGCAAAAGATGTTGTTATGATGTTAAATAGAGTACATGGATTAACGGGTGATATAGTTGCGAATTATAAGAATAAAGCACTCTCAAAAGATATCAAATCCAGTCTTCTCGATAAATTCAAAACTTTATATAATAAGATTGAGATTCCGATTAACTTTGCCCTCGAAGAGATTATGATGAGTGATATTGCTTTTTGCATATTTACGGAATATACTGGAAAGACATTCATAGATTCTCTAATACTCAGTAAAAAATCTCCATATTATAGATCTTTTATCGGTGATATTTTAAAATCATCTGACTTTAAACACTTTGAAAAATACATGTTCGATCTTTGTTATTCACTGTATGTTATGAATAATGTAGGAGTAATACATGGAGATTTGCATCTTAACAATGTTACGATTCGCCCAAAATATTATAAAGAATACAGAGATATTAAAAAACTTAAAGATCCTATGGAATTATTCGTATTAGGAACAAATAATAAATACACATTTATCACTCCAACTTTGGGTTATAATACATCTATCATTGATTTTAGTAGAAGTTTGGTAGATGTGTCTATAATCGGTTCTTTTGCAGATCCAACAATTCCAAACTATATCTTTCCGGTAACGAATAATGTAGAAAAATTTGTTGATCTTCAGAATCAAACCATTACAAATCTATATATAAGTTTATTTCCCGAAATGAATGATAATCGTACTTCTATCATCGATATTCTTAATACAAATTTTGATGTCGCATTTAAATTATTAACTACAATCGACATCTACAAATTCACAAAAAATCTCATAATATTGTTTAATGCAAATGATAAAAATTTACCAAAAGCAAATCCATCCATTATGACTTTACTGGCAAAGATTAATAGACTATCCAATTTTTATTTGACAACTGAATTTCAACGATTGATATCTGACAAGACTTTTTCCAATACAATCAAACAAATGGACATGCCTATGATGACAATTATCCTCAAAGCATTTCCACATTTACTCGTTGATGAATCACAAAAATATGGATCTATAATAGATGTATTCAATGCGAATCATCCTCTCATTTATACTCTTAATAATGTTGATAAAACACCTGATTACATAAAAGATAGAAAGTATTATCAAAGACAAAAGTTGGCATCATATGAACAGTATAAACTATCAGATGTTAAAAAAGATATAATAGGAACTGTCAAAGAAAATGATATAATCATACATAATATAAAGCAACAACAAAAAAGTGTAAAAGACATTCTTATGAAGATAAAAGAAGACAGTGTTCAATACAAGAAAAAAATTTTATCACTGTAAGCCCATCCGAACAACAATAACAAAATTGATTTTTTCATAGAATTTTTTTTAGGATTTGTAAGAGACCGTTCTTTTTGTAAAAGAACCAAAAATGCAAATATATTTTTCTCAGAGTTTGAAAGAGACTCTTCTTATCAGGATTTGTAAGGGACTCATTCGCTTCGCGAATAGTTGCTTCGCAACTGCGTCCCTTATAGGGTTCAAAAGGGATTATCATCCCTTTTACATATACCCATATATATTGATAAATGTTCCAATAAATTTGACATCGCAAATGAAGTTTAATACATATCGAACCACATCACGATTGTTAGACTTAATAGAGAATATACTCGATATCAAAGTATACAATTTTTGTGCATGTACATCAAATATCTTTTCAAGAAACTTCTTTTTTTCATCTTCATCGAGAGATGAGAATTGTGTTTCATCGACTTTGAATTCTCCTTGTGATTTAGATGTTTTAGATAATTTTGCACTTGCTAATGCAATTTGAATAACCTTAGCCGATAGTTTAGTTGAAATAATGTCGAATTTATCGAAATAAGTTCCCAATTGTGGAAAGTATAATTTAAACTCATCTGCATAAGACAAATATGCATACAACAACAAATATGTCTTTCTGGAACAATTGTTGAATTTATTTGCATCCGTAGCGAATAGATTATAATAATAAAATTTTCTAATTTTCGCCATCAAACGCGATTCGAGCAAAATGCTCGAATTAATATTATTAACATCATAATTCTTGAATCTAAGAATATATCCATATAGAACACAACTCTTGCTTCGAAACATCTCTTCAGACTTTGTCAAATTTCTAAACAAAGAGAATAAATCTTCTTTGTTGCCGAGTTGGACAGGTTGTTGTGCAACAATTTTTGAATGAGGTGATGATGTATAGTTTGGCTGTTTTCCCGATGCAGGAACTGTAGATTGAATAAACCAAATATCATATATTGGCTTCTTGGATAATTCATAAAATGGATGTCTTTCTGGATGTTTAAATCCGAATGTATAAGATTGAGATTTATCAACATCTAATGCCGATAAGAAATCATCCATGGATACATTCATGTTAGACAAACATTCATAAAAACTTTGAATATAACTTTTCTCATCCCATTTAAGATTCGAAACATTGATGCCATTAGATGAAGAAATATGCCAATTGGTCTTGATCGACAAATCTTTACCTTCTTCTCCTACTATATTGAATGTATTTATATTTTGTGCATCGTAATAGAATGTAATAATAGTTCCGTCTTTAATCTTGAAGACATCATATGCTCCTTGCAACAACAATTTATTGACTAATTGTGTATCGAAGTGTGTCTTATATAAATCAGGAGGTTGTGAAAGACAAGTCCAAGTTCCTTTTTGTTGTCTAAAAACAAGTCCAGCACATTCCTTTGTCATTGGATTGTCATTAGTAGAGTTTGTATCAAATGGTAATGTCTTGACTTGATTCAAAATAATAGTAAAATTATCTTCTTTCGAACTTTCCGGAGAAATCGAAAAATACATTTTAATATTTTTTTCATTGAAAACTTTCTTAATTTCATCAATCAAATGAGTAGTTGATGATGAAACTTGTTCATTAAAATTCTTTTGGAGAAATTGTAATGTGTTCATTTTAAAAGAATCGAAGTTATGCGTGAGTTATGCGTAAATTATACGATGTATAATGTATACTATACACAATGATGTATTATGTATACAATGCTGTGTTATATATACGTATATTATATTGTTTAAATGAAATTATTTTTACGATGCATAAATATGACACCTAATGCCGACAAACTATGAATTTCAAACAATTGATGTTATTTCGATATTCGTGTTTTCGAAAAAGTTCATTTTTTGACTGATATATTGACGGATTTTTCCGCTGACTTCATGTCATTCATTAATTCTTGTTTAATCTGTAGAAGATCTTCATCTGACATAATTTTATGTTGTGTAAATTTGTGATAAGATCTTACATCATTTTCTCCACCAACCGCATTGATTTTCTTATATGGTGTGATATATTTTGCTGTATCAAAACTTGACACATCTATTATCTGAACATCTGAAATATCTCCGAGTCGATAGAATCGCACACTCATTTTCTTACCTTGTTCAATATGGAAACATATATCTAAGTTTTTTTCTACTTTGATAACATCTTTTATAATTTTTGACAAGCACTCAATTTGTGTTATAAAACATATCAAACTTGGTTCATAGAGACATTTGATACGTTTGAGATAAATATTGGAATGTTCTTTTAATGCTCTTTTAATACCTACCCATTCAGGTTTATCATCACCAATCGATACTATATTCAATATATCATTTGGAAATTTCTCTTTCAACTGATTGATTTTTTCCACGAAAACATTTTGTTTCCACATAATGGGACTTCGTGTTGTATCAATATGTAAATCACGAGCCGATATAACTTCGATTCGTCGTTTATATTTTTCTACAAAATCCTTGAACTTAGTGTTTGCCATCGAATCTGTAAGCCATCCAGTTGATGCATTTGATACAATGTAAAGTTTTGAGGCTTTATCTATTACTGTTTCCATCAATTTAAACATAACTTTTAGATAAATTTTGAAATATTTATCATTCGGTTGCACTTCACCTTCTTCCAATTCTATTATATGTGATGTCGGATATATAGTGTCATCCCAATCCATAAATATGATATTTTTCTTCGTTTTCTTATTAATAGGTAATGTATCATTGATGACTATATTAACATGAGATTCGCCTTTGATTTTGTCATCACATACCTCAACGGGTGGTGTTTCAACAATAGTGTTTGGTGCTTCAGTGGCATCTTTTATTATATCCTCATCATAAAGAAAGTCCGCCAACTTGTGCAAATTTTCATTTAGTTCTTGTTTTTTTGCATCATTTTTACTACGACCACCTGTAATATTATCTCTTAAAAATCTATCTTTCAATAAAATTCCACTACCACCTATCAATGCAACAAATGGATTGCAGACAATCATTAATATAACAATAATGCAGATAATCAGAATGTACATGTTCGATAACTCGTTATCGAACAATAACTTGTTGCAGTTTGATAACAAAGTTATGGTTCATCAACTTGTTGATGAACAGGTATATTAATGACATTAAAGTTTCATTTGATAAAAAATGAATTACAATATATATAAAAATATTACTGTAATATATGTATAGTTCAATAACAAGATATTGAACCACCAAAATGACAGATATCAACAGTATATTCAATGCTGTATTTACAGATGAAAATGCAAAAAAATATAGTAATATTGAATGCGAATTAAAACTTCTATTACTCGGAAAACACAAAGATGTTAAACAGATATTTAATTCAAAAAATGATATACAGGCATTCGTAAAATGTCTTATTGATACATTTTGTCCAACATCATCTTGTGTTATTTCAGAAACTATAGATTTCATATATGAAGTTTCTGCATCACAAAAAAAGATAAAAACGTTGGTGTTCAAGAATGGTGTTCAACAAAAAGATGCAAAAAGATTTATGTTAAAGTCTAAACTTATCGACAAGAGCATTTTTGTTCTTAACGATGATTATAGTCAAATTCCGTATAAAATAAATATAAATGGAGAGACTTTGATGGATGAGTTGAATCCTTCGATTCAAGAGAAGAATCCACCCAATTCTGGAAAGAATCCACCCAATTCTGGAAAGAATCCACCTAATTCTGCCGAGAAAGCATTAATCGTCGATGACGCACAACCATCGAGAGCAAGAGCGAAATTACGTTTAAGTATATTTGCAAAAGATAAAAAATCTCAATTGGGTAATTGGCAAATCGACATAACATTAGTAAAGACTGTAGTAAAGCCGAATAATGTATCCGAATTAAAAAATATTAGAGATAATCTGTTCGGAAACAAAGTAGATGTAAATGGATTCTATGTCAATGCACCTTGGGACTTTGCTGATGATGTTGAAATTGAAATTGAATGGATAGGTAAGAAATTATCCATTGCTGATTTGAAAATAGTTGATCAAATCGCACAAAAATGTTTATCAGATGAAGTGAAATCTTCCAGAGGAGAATCAAAATCATCTGGTGATCTTGAACTCTTTGTCAAAACAGTAGGTCAAAATAGACGCAATATTTATAGAGGAATTAAATCATTATGGAACAATGCTCTTGATATAGATAAATCCTTATTTATGTCAGAAGTTAAAGAAGATATCATCAAAGGTTCATATTATTTGACTGATAAGATTGATGGAGTTCGCGCCATTATGATTATTAATAATGGAAATGCGTCATTCCTAACTACTGGAGGAACAGCCCTTCCTAAAGTCAATCTTACAAAAAATGCAGGAACTGATTTACACATGGCTGATGTTGAAATATATGGCGATACGATATATGTCATTCATCCTATATTTACAAATGGACTCAATTTGGCGATGACTTCATTTGCAGAAGCATTAAAACATATAACGCATTTTGAAAATTTGGCATCAAACATCAAAGCTAAAAAATACATACTTCTAAAAGGAGAAGACTATGGAAAAGATCTGTTGAAATATCACAAAGAAATTCCAAGAAAATTATACGAAACTGATGGTCTTATTCTTACGGAAGCAAATGCACCATCATATATTAAAACGAAAAATTACAAATGGAAACCGATAGAAAACACAACTATTGACTTTCTACTCAGAGAATGTCCAAAGGAAAATCTGGGAATCAATCCATATATTGTCAAACCAAAACATAAACTCTATATATTGTTTGTTGGTATAAACAGATGTGTTAGAGAATTTTTAGGAATACCATATGTTCCATTTTATAAAAAGCTATTCTATGCAATTCCACATACTCAAGAATATATTCCAATCCAATTTGCACCAAGTAATAATGTATATGCACACATGTTTAATTATAATGGAAAATTAGATTTGGATGGCAAGATATGTGAAATGATATATGATATTTCGTCATCGGAATGGAAACTTTACAAAGTGCGCGAGGACAAAGAAGCACTTGCACAAAGCAATACATATTTTGGCAATAACTTTTCCGTTGCGGAGGGTATATGGTTCAGTTATTTCAATCCATTGACATTGAATTGTCTTGCTGGAAAGATTGAAGATGAATCATATTTCCAACAACATGATGTTCCCGCATATAGAGCCATGCGTAAATACATGAATTATGTAAAGGCGAGACTTTTGATTCCATATTCTGGATCTGAGTATGTCGTTGATCTTGGTTCTGGAAAAGGTCAAGATATTAGAAAATATAGAAATGCTGAAATAAAGAATCTGATTTGCGTGGAGACTGACAAAGATGCAATTCAAGAATTGAATAAGCGTAAATTCGAAGAAAAACAAAGTATGATGTGTGATGAGTCTGGCAAAGCAAAATCAACAATGCGAGTATTTACAATACAAGCTGATCTGAATAAATCTACTGATACTGTTTATGAAGAGATTAAGCATACTGGTGAATTTCCTACTAATGGCGCATCATTAGTTGTATGCAATCTTGCATTCCATTATCTTACGGAAACGAAGGCACAAATTGACAATATTCTTGGTTTTATAAATGATATTGTTTCTCCAACAGGAACATTCTATTATACAGCATTCTCTGGAGAAAAAGTATTTGATCTGCTTAATAAACATAATGGAAAATGGGAAGTTGTTGACAAAGATGGAACTATTAAATATTCGATTATGTTCAAAGATCATGTTAATGGAAAAGCCAATAAGCAAAAGAAATTGGATAGTTATGGTGTGAAAATAAAAGTATTGTTGCCATTTAGCAATGAACATCGAGAAGAAACATTAATCAACGACTCCTTTATTGAAAAGTGCTTTGCTCGAATCAAGATGGAGAAAGAATTATGTGAATCATTCGATACTATGCTTGATATCTATAAAAAAGAACAACCACAAGCATTTAATAATCTTAGCGATGCTGACAAAGAATGGATATCTCTTTATCAATATGTTTCATACAAGAGGAAAAAAGAGACAAAAAAGATAGAACGTCGAGGTGGAAGATTTGCTAAGGCAAAATCAAATATAAAACTTGAAGAAGCCGAAGATGTAGAAATCACGGATGAGATGAAATCATGACATGATTACACATGACATGATTACACATAACATAATTACACATGACATAATTACACATGACATGATTACACATAACATAATTACACATGACATAATTACACGTGGAGACTATTTGAGATAAAATTATAAGATTTATATTTTTTGTTAAATTTCACCATGCAAAAATTGCTAATAATATTATGGTAGTAATAAAGACGACCATAAGAACGATAAGACTTATTACACGCATTCGACATAAAAATTTATTATGTTTTTCATAATTTTTATCTCTATTTTCAATAATTTCAATATAAGTATCTGTAATACCTATCTTTGTAGCATAGTCTTTATGATTTTCATATATATGTTTGATGATTACATTGCGATTTTTTTCAATATCGTCATTGCATATATAACATTTATATTGTTTTCTTATTGAATGAATATATAAATGTTGTTGAATGTCCTCTTGACGATTGGATTCAATATGACAAAACGGACAAAAATACATGACATCTTTTGGTGGCAGTTTATGCTCCTGTTCATCAACAAGTTGATGAACGGTGTCAATAAGTTGATGAACGGTGTCTTGATAACGAACGGTGTCTTGATAACGAACGGTGTCTTGTTGCTGAAGAGAGTCTTGTTCAAGTAAATTTTGTTTATTCTCCTGTTTATCAACTTGTTGATGAACTGCGTTTGCTTGATGCATTTCTAAATATATTTGAATTGGATCAATATCTGACGACATTTTTCGAAAACACCTTACGAATTGTATTATGATCGTTTATTATAAAAAATATAATCAATTTTTTAGAACATATTCAGTACATTTATCTAAGATAAACTGCAAGCAATACAACAGATACAATAACAGTTAATCCAAATATTATACAACCTGTACAATCCAATCTATCCTTACATTTATAATATTTTTCCTTATCTTCGGTATTTTTCTTAAAAATATTCATAAAAGTATCTGTAAATCCTATGATTGTAGCATCGTCTTTATGATTTTCATGCATATGTTTGATAATTACATTGCGATTTTTTTCAATATCATTTTTACAAATATAGCACTTATATTGTTTTCTAACTGAATGAATAAATATGTGCTTTCTTATATCTTCTTCACAATTGTATTCAGCACAACAAAATGGGCAAAAATACATATCATCTTTTGGTAGTGTTTTATGCTCTTGTTCGTTATCAAGATAACGAACGGTATCAACAAGTTGATGAACTTTATCTGGATAACGAACGATGTCAACAAGTTGATGAGCGGTGTCTCGTTGATGAACTACGATTTGTTGTAAGTTAATAGTACTTGCATCAGATGCAATTTGATTATTTTCGATAAGATTGTGCTTTTGTTCGTTATCAAGATAACGAACTGCATCTTGTTGATTCAAATCTCTCTGTGATGCTTTTTCCAAATCTGAATATATTTGATATGCAGTAATATCAGGAAATTGTTGAGATGGAATTATAGATGACATTTTTCGAAAACGTCTTACAAATTGTAATATAATTGTTTATTATAAAAAATATAATCAATTTTTTAAACTAATAATAGTATAAAATAACACAACAATATAATATAACTTTGATATAACATTACACAATGAGTGGACACGATAACAAAGAAAATAAAGAAGAAAACAAAGAAGAAAGTAAGAAATGTGGTGAATGGTGTTATATTATGAATTTACTTGTTAGTAGAACTCCAATGAGAGGATTGATGCGATTACTTGCATATGGTAAAAGCGATTATCATTACTTTGAAGGATCGTGGACTATTCATTTATTGAAAGAATATGAAGAAATAAAAGATGAAATTCATCCTGATACTTGGAATGAAATTGTTGAAGAATTTTCTCGTGATGAGATTGTATTGAATAATCTTAGTGAAACATTACGTGAAATGGATAGACATACCGCATTACTCGAAATGGAAAGATCTAATCATGAGGAGAAAAATAGGCAATAGAATATAAAATATGTGTTATATTTTTTGTCAGCAAATATTCGTGATTATCACTGCATAAGTCTACAATCATCTAATTTTTTTGAATATTATATATCCAAATAGAGATATTGCTACACTACCAATAGCATACATTCCATATTTGTACCATCTTTCTTTTTTCTTATTTTGTTCAAGCATGTTATCATCATATGCAATTGTGTCTTTTAAACTTGCGATAATTTGTTTTTGAACTTCGATAATCTTCTGTTGAGCATCTGTAATTTTCTCACCATCTTGATTGAGTTTATTAGCATTGTATTCTGACAATACTTTTTTGCATAATTCCCTATTATATCTATGTATGGTGAATGTATGTTTATACAACGACAGATGATCTGCAAATTCTTTATCACAACCTGTACATTTGTATGATGTTATTTCTGCGTCATCCTGCAAACGAACCTTTTGTTCTGGAGATGGCATCTTGATATGTCCGACTATTTCGAATTGTTATAATGAATAAATTTTCAATTTTTATAAAAAAAATAGATCTATAAGTTCATATGTCTACAAGTTTTAGTCAGTTATAGTTCGATAACACGTTATCGAACATTATATATTGAGAAAATCAATCTATGTGTATGTCAGTCGCGTTTGGTTTCTCTATATGTTGGATACTTATCTGTATGTGTATCAAATATGTCGACTTTGCCATTTGTATGTTCATATAAAATTTGGTTATTTTCTTCATCAAAGTTATAACATCCATTTCTACCACTCTTATCTTTCAACCCCTTTGGCATAAATCCGTCGAAATTATGAGAGAATAAACATTTATCTCCATATTTGCATCTAACTGCATTTGGTGCTTTTGCCATGTGCGCGAATGTGTAATAGCAAGTCCATCGTTTGGAATTTTGATCATATTTTGCTTCTTCATCTTTAGGTGAGTCCCATTTATCCATATTTTCTTGAGTAAGTATGGTATCATTTTGATTGTTTGTGATATTATTAGCGAGGCTACTTGTACTGTTATTTTTAGAATGCCATTCTTTTCTAGGTGAGAAGATATTTGCTTGTTCAAAATCGATAGAACCTTTTGATCTTGATGTTTTTCTTTTATCTACATTTTTCTTGCCAATAACATTGATCCATGTATCTTCTTTTCGTGATTCTTCTCTTTTAGGAAATCTAGATTCCTTATATTCTTTATCTGTCGAACATGACTTTTGAGAATCTGTGGACTGCCTTCTTGTATTCATGCTTGGTGTATTCGCACTGTGTGGGTTCATATTCGATGAATTCGCGCTGTGTGTGTTCATATTTGATGAATTCGCGCTGTGTGTGTTCATATTTGATGAATTCGCGCTGTGTGTGTTCATATTTGATGAATTCGCGCTGGGCGAACCAATATTGACAATATATTCTTCGTCAGATTCTTCGTCAGCCCATGACATTTTTTCTGCTTTGGATACCGAATTTATCATATCATCATAAAATTTGACAGTGTCATCATTTACAGTATTTGCCAATTTTACTAAAAGATCTGTATTTTTTGTTAATTTATTATTGATCGCGACAATATTCTTATTGAATGTATCACGTTCTTTAAATGTGGGGGAAATTAATCCGGATTCATTCTTGGATAGATTAGTTCCCATAATATAAACGATTGAAAGTATTCACAGGAGTATATTGTTTAATACTACTATCAATTTTTTTTATAATGAATTACAATTAAAAAATTGATAGTATATTAATATATATCTTGTTTGACGACGAGTCATAGTTTGTCAACTTATTATAGTTTGTCAACTTGTTGACAAACATGATCATAACCAAACAATTGCAAACAACACTTTCATTGTATGATGATGATGTTTATAATGACTTGGATACAGTATGTATGAATAATCTTAAAAAAACTTTCGTCGGAAAATGTTTTATGTCATGTTTTATCATATCTATAGAAGATATTCTCGATCATAGTGATCGTCTAATATCACAAACCGCCGATATGAGTGCGAGTATTCATGTAAAATTCTTAGTAAAAGCAATAATTATTGATAGATATGATTTATTGATTTGTGAAGTTATAGATAACAACACAGATGTTAAAAATTCTATAGTATACGCATCTTCACAAAATATGGGTATTCGAGTCAACACATCTCTTATCAAGGTAAATCCATATGTCAATAAAAAAACATATCCTGTATATGCTTATAATGTAAGTTATCAACCAAAAAAGAATCGCATTACTGTTGATGCAATACCATTCGTGCGACTGAATAAAAGTAAAGTTGTGTATTATATCTCTGAAGATTTGGATGATAAAGGAACTACTATTGTATCGGATCTTCTATCGAAAGTTGATGAAAAAAACAAATCCCTAATTGCACTAAAGAAAAAACATCCAGCAAGTCATAAATTCTTTACCGATCTTATGAATGTTGATGAAAAATCTGATAAGTCTGAAAAAGCAGACATCATTAATGAAATTAATAATATTAAACAAATGAAAAGTGGCTTATATGTGCAATATAACGAAAAGAAAAATGCAATTGTGTCGATTAAGCATAAAGATGGAGGGGCATATAGAGATATGCCTGCATTATCTGCATATTCATCTGTTATAATGGAATCATTACAATATCTGACAAATCTTGAAACTCTCATAACAACATATACCAATTCGACTGAAATTAATAATATGAAACTTATATGGAAAGTATATGCTTATAATCTGATTGAGATGAATAAGGTCTAGTTCGTCAATTTATTGACGAATATCACTTCGACTTCGCTTTGAATCCCTTCTTAACAAAGACTGATTTCGGCGGTTCTTTGACAATTTCACCTGTTTGTTGTGATATTATCGATACTATAAAATTATAAATACGTTCTACAAGATTATCATCGCACTTTGTAATATCAAATTGTGTTCCCCCAGTTTTCTCTTGAATTGCTGAATCTGGAATGGATGAATTAAGAATTATACTTAATAACTCAATTTTATTTTTTTTATGTAGATCATTAATGTGTTCATATATGTATATAACCATAGATCGTCTTGGTAGAGATGATGAATCTAACTTAGGTTTATCAAATAACATACTACTCATGATTGGAAATTGTTATTTGTTTAAAAACAATTTCTCAAGTTATAAATATAAATGTGCTTATTCTTTAAAAAAAATGTCGAATAAACGAGAAAAAATATTGCAAAAATTGGACAAACTTATTGCGGGTTCGTCAGATTCAGAACACGAATCCGGACACGGATCAGAACACGAATCCGGACACGGATCAGAACACGAATCCGGACACGGATCAGAACACGAATCCGGACACGGATCAGAACACGATGATCCAATAATCAATGATTCAGTTCATTATCGAGATAATGAACAAGAGTATGACAATAGTGATGTCGATAACAGTGATGTCGACAGTATCATAGTAGAAGATAAAAATACTAATCCAACAAATACTCAAATGAATTACATAGAATATGACAATGATACAATCGATAGAATGGAAAAGAATAGTAAAATTGGTGGAGATGTGTATGCATCTGATTCAGATACTTCTTCGACAACAAATTCGACACAATTGTCAAGTTCCGTTGATGAATTATCAGAGTCGAATGAGAACAATTCTGAACAAAAAGATGTTGATTCAGAAGACGATGTTGAGTTTAGTGCAGTTGTGGATAAAAATAGTATCGTTGGTGGAGTAGAACAATCTAATAAAACCATCAATCTAATTGACAAACTTAAAAAGATTCATAAAATTTTCGAAAGCAAAATTGCATTAAAGTAATGTTTATAAAGAACTTATAAAATAATATGTATAAACAATACATCGAAATCAAATTATCTAAGTTTTCGAAAAAAGATGACAGCCAACTTTTCGGAAGATGAGAAAAAGGCAGTTAATAAATTTATCAAAGGTGTGAGAATAAGTGAAACAACAAAGAATATTACTAAAGAAAACTTTGTTAGCGAAACTGTTGCAAGGGCAAATAAAATTTGGATAGCCTTAAATAAAGAACTTGAAAAAGAGCCGACTTTCGTACACAAATCAAATACAGAAAAGATTGATTGGTTGAGAAGTATCGATGCCGATTTTCAACAGGAATTTCCCATTGTATGTGTATATATGTTGTTCTATGGACAATATCGATCTGAGGCATTTTCAAAGTTGTTGAAGAAGTTCAAACTCGATGCAGAGAATGATAGCAAGACTACAGAAAAAGTTGACAAAGAAGATAGATGGTGTCAACGACAGGCGGATTATGCAAAATATCTTGTTATGGAAATTCAAGGCAAAAACTTTTCAGCAGATTTGGTTAGACGAATTTGGTATGAAACTTATGAAAGCACAAAGAAAGATTTCGCCGATTTTAGAAATGAATATCAAAAAACTAAAGACAAGTTGGCGAATAATGAAGAGCAATTTAAGAAGGAACGTGCTCAAGAAATGGCAAAAGATTTGTTATCCAACAAAGGTAAGAATGTTCCGAAAGAAGACAAGAAACTTTTGCTCGAAAAATTAAAATACATGGTTTGCAATCAAAGACGTGAAAATTTTGCAAGATCATTTGCAGAGTTGGCTCGCAAAAAAAGTGATGATCCAGAACTTCGATCAGTCGTAAAAAAATGGTCTAAAGTTGCCCCTTTATGGATTGCTCCTATAACATCGGCAGACGGAACAGCAATGGATACAGAAGATGAGAAACGATTGATAAAGCCAATGGTTATTGAACATCCTGTATCAGATCCTACTAAAGAATGCAAATTAGATGACACATCTGGAACAGATATTAACCCATCCGTTCCAGACGAAGAGCACAAGTAGTACAATACTTACTTATTCGTTGCAGGCTTTTCTTCGTCTGTTTCAGACGAATGATTTAAATAACTTATTATAATTGCATCTTGGGCTTTATATCCTTCATTGATACAAGTTTTGACAGATTGTATTTTTTTGATTTTTTGAATGGAATCTCGATATAAATCCTCAAGCAGTTCGGGCTTCATTTCATAGATAAAATCTTTACCTTTTTTATTTTTAATATTCGTATCCACGCCCATGTCAATCAAAAGATTGATTATTTCTTTGTTGTCTATATATTTAGAAGCCCAATGTAGAGCCGTACATCCATCACCATCTTGCACATTTGGATCTGCTTTTAATTCAAATAATAATCGAATTGCTTTATTATTATCTGGATATAATCTGTGGCAAGCATCCATTAATACAGTTATTCCACCATAAGGTTTCGCATTTATATTCGCACCATTCTCCACTAAAAATTTCATAAGAGAGCATGCATTTTCGAAGTGAATATTATCCATTTTTTCTGAAATATAAATATAATCGCAGAATACAGTTAATAATGCTGTAGCACCGCATTCATCTGCTTCATTGATATCACCGCCATTTGAAATCGTATCAATTACCAATTTTTTCATTGAATCTGTCATATTATTCATAAATTGAATTCTTCTCTGAAATGCATCTTCTGTTTTAAGATCATCTTCATATGGAGACATATACAATATATGATAAAGATCACAAAATGATTTTACAAATGAAACCTTAGTCTCATCTTCAAATTCATCTTCAGAAAATTGCTCGGACATTGTTTAAATCGTCGAATTTATCGAATTATCGATGAATAATATAACAAAAAATAATTCAATTTTTATCTTCGTCTATGCTGGACGGAATGTTTGTTTCAAACGGGATCATCATGCGCGGATGATTCATTCAGATAACTTATTATGATAGCATCTTGTGCTTTATATCCTTCATTGATGCAAGTTTTGACAGATTGTATCTTTTTGATTTTTCGAATAGAATCTCGATATAGATTCTCAATCAGTCCAGGTTTCATTTCACAAATAAAATCATTACCATTTTTATCCTTAATATTTGTATCTGCACCAGAATCGATTAAAAGATCAATTATTTCTTTATCATATGCAAATGTCGATGCATAGTGTAAAGCAGTCCATCCATTTTTATCTTGTAAATTCAAATCTGCTTTTAAATCAATTAATAATTGTATTGCTTTAATATCATCGGGATATTGTAATTCACAGACATGCATCAACGATGTTCTTTTAGTATCATCCTGTGCGTTTACATCTACACCATTATTTACGAGAAATTCTGCAATATTGCACGCATTATTGAAGTGAATATTATCCATTTTTTCAGAAACACTAACACAATGAATGAATACTAGCATTAATGCATTAAGACCATATTCATTTCGTTCATTTATATCACCGCCGTTTAAAATCGTATCCGATACCAATCTTTTTATTGAATTAGTAATATTGTTCATACATCTAATTCTCTCTGTTTTTCTTGGTCTATTATTATATTGAGGTGTGTATATACTATTATAAATATTGGAAAAAGATTTTATAAAAGAAGATTTGTGTTCGTCTTTGATTTGATTAGACATTGTACGACAACTACAATTATATGATGTTTTATATGAAAAAATAATTCAATTTTTATCTTCGTCCGGCACGGACGAACTACTTATCCGTTTCAGATGATGAATTCAGATAACTTATTATGATAGCATCTTGTGCTTTATATCCTTCATTGATACAAGTTTTGACAGATTGTATCTTTTTAAGTCTTGCGATAGAACTCTTATAGCATTCTACAAGAAATTCGTGTTGAATATGTTCGATGCAATCTTCTCCATGTTTATCTTTAATATTTATATCTGCTCCAGCATCGATTAACATTTCTATGATAGGAGTGTTATTATACATAGCATCGCCTGAAGCATAATGTAAAGCCGTATATCCATTTTTATCTTGTATATCCAAATTAGCTTTTGCATCTATTAATGTTGGAACTGTCATAGTTCGATATAGTTCGTCAGCGAAACAAGCATACATCAATGCTGTCATTCCATGAGAATCTTGTGCATTAATATCTGCCTTATGTTCTATAAATAATTTGACAAGTTTATTCGTATTTTTTGATATTGTCAATTTCATATTTTTATGATTGCCACCGCACTCATTAAAAAGAATCATCAATGGGGTACATCCTTTACGGTTTCTTGCATTTAAATTTGCACCAACAATCAATTTTTCGATCATACTATTTATATATAACATATAGGATATCTTTTTTTGTTTTTCTTCTTTTTCAGAAGTAGAAATATCTTTTCCTACTTTGGTCTCACCAATTATCATTTTACCATTTTCATATTTAAATGTAGTTAGATATTCCTGTTCTTCACATCTCATCATATTTGATAGAGTGTTTCCAATTGTTATAGTTTTATATACAGGAAATCGTCCTTTGTTATACATACGATTATATAATATTTGAAAAGTCTCTAAAAATGTAGTGTTTGTATTTTTGTGCTCATGTTCGTCAACTTGTTGACGAACTATATTGTCTTCTTGACGAACTGTATCGACTTGTTCCGACATTAAATAGTATCAAAATTTGTTCGATGTTTTATATAAAAAAAAACAATTCAATTTTTATCTTCGTCCATGCAGAACGGGATCGTCTGGAACAGACGAATTACTTGTCCGAAATCGATGATTCATTCAAATAGCTTATCATAATTGCATCTTGTGCTTTATATCCTTCATTGATACAAGTTTTGACCGATTGTATCATTTTGATTTTTTTGATAACATTGCGGTATACATGCCTGGCTGTTTCGCCATCCATATAATCTATATAATCTTCACCATTGCAATCTTTAATATCTGGGTTAACGCCCAAATCAAGTAATAAATCTATTACCTTTATATCCGCACATGCATCAGGATTTGATGCATAATGTAAAGCTGTTTTTCCCCATTTATCCGTCAAATTTACATCCGCCTTTAGTTCCACTAAAAGCTTAATTATTTCAGAAATATCATTAAATGAGTTATTTACACATATATACATTAATGCTGTTGTATTATCAGAATCCATCGCATTTACATCAGCTCCATTCTCTACAAAAAGTTTTACGAGATTACATATATTATTCACGATTATTTTCTCATAAATATCGGACTGCAAAATATGTTGATCGCAAATTATTAACAAAGGAGTCATATTATTCTCATTTGCCACATTTAAATTTTGACCGACAATTAATTTTCTAATCATATCATTTATATGATTCATATATTCGGACATTATCTTCATATCTTCTTCTTCAGATGTAGGAACATATTTGTCAACTACTATTTCATTTACTATCACTTTACCATCCTTATATTCTGCAAGAGTATAATACTCTTCATCTTTTTGTTTTTTGTCTTGCTCTTGCCGAATAATTCTTGGGATGTCATCTCTTCCTTTAAGATATATTCTTTTATACAAAAGTTCAAAAGTTTGTATAAAAGATTTGTCTTGCACTTGTTTGTGCTCTTGTTCGTCAACAAGTTGACGAACTGAGCTTTGTTCAGACATTGTGAAAATTATCTAATGATTTATGTAAAAAACATAATTTCAATTTTTTAGTTTTATTAGTTTTTTTATGATAGTAATATATAACTGTTCAACAATAAATTGTCGAACTAACAATAAATAATTAAATGTCCGATTGGTCTTCTTGCTCATCCACACAATGTGGTGTTGCGGGTGTTCAAACACGAACAAAAATATGTAATCCTCCTAAAACTGTATTTGATGGTGTAAAACGAATGAAGGGAAACTTTTATATGGTCGAAGGATTCGGTGGAATTGCCTTAGATACAGATTTCATGAGTGAACCGGACAAACCAAAACATGACTATGGATGGCTTGTTGTAGATGGTGATACAGGACATCCCATTATTCTTCCGGATGGAAATTATATGAAGGTTACTGCCATTCTTGATGGATCACATGTACAGATTGAGCCACCCTTTCAAGGAAGATATAACAACTGTACTGCTCTTAAACCTGTGGGCATATTCTCCACAACGACTGGATCAGATTTATTACAAAATGGTTCAAATACATCCACGATGAGGGTTGGTGGATTTGTTTATGTTAATGATACCTTAAAACCATTTGGAGTGTTTAAAAAATTTAAGGTTGATGCAATTTTAGATGACAAAACTGTTAGACTCGAAATGAGCGCATCCGAAAAATCAAACTTAAAATCTAACTCTTATAATGAAGTTTGGTATATAAATGATCAAGATCTCAATTCACAAATGTACAAATGTTCAGGTGTGGAAACTGAAACAAAATCTTGCATCACTCCTTGTCCTGTAGATGGATATTTGACAAATTGGACTATAGAAGGTATATGTCAAGCGGAAGGACAAAAATATGTACGTTTTTGTGTTCCTCCTCAAAATGGTGGCAAACCATGTCCAGTCGACGAATTGGTAAAATATGAATCTTGTCAATCTAATGCTCCACAACTTGCGATGAATCAATATGATACTACGCAATATGCTACCCATCAAAGCATTCCACCTCAAAACATTCCACAATATGATAATTCTCAATATGCGACTGCTCAAGATCTTCCTAAAGTAACCAAACCTTCCAATACAAAGAAAATTATAATATTTGTACTTATTTTGATTTTTGTAATAGTATCTGCTATTGTTTCTATAGTTGTATTGCAAAGGCGTGAAGCGACTCGCGCAACATATCCTACAAATGCTATAAATCCGATGTATTCTGCAAATGCTATAAATCCGATGTATTCTGCAAATGCCATGAATCCAATGATAACACCCTAAGTTTATCATTATCATCACTATGACAGATGAAAAAAATTGATTTTTTTATATCAAATAATCACGCTCTTTCCAATACATCAGAAATTGGATTTCCGTTCTATCGTTCCACATAACAATCATTTCAAAATGTCTTCGAATTCATCTTTTTCAAGTATTTCTCTAAATAAGAAACCAATACTGGATGATATTTATGAACACAATAAAGAGAATTTATATGAAGATTCAATTGATTTGAATGATGATGATAAATCCATAGCATCAATAGATTTTTCAGAATCTGCAGAATCAAAATGTGAAAAATACACAATTGATGATCATCATTTAGAAAAAATATTGTCGACAAATTTTGATGCAAAAAAATTTGTGAGAAATGATGGAACTTGTGAAGAATTCACATCTGGGAATTTGAAAGATGTTATATCCAAACTTCAAGAAAACAAAACTTTATCTATGTTGGAAGGTGGTATGGCTGTGATGTTGATGGTGGATTTGTTAAGTGATAGAAAAGATCGGAAATTTGTGCAATTAAAATTACAAGAACCATTTAGGATTTTGATGTCCTCAATGCTTAAGACTGTTGTGAATCATATGAGATTGAATGTGGATGAAGTTTTTACATTTATTGAAGATCAATATGAAAGTATGACTGAGTCGTCAAAAGTCTCATCATCTTTAACCATGCCATCATCTTTAACCATACCAATACCATTACCATTGAATCACAAATTTGAGAAAAATAACAGCAATGCGGATAAGTTGATTGATGACATCATAATTGACATCGATTCTCCTAAAGAAACTGATAAAAATAATGTCCGTAAAAATAGCATAGATGAAGAAAAGCGTTATAGCACCACACAGCCAAAGATTATTAATCCTCATTCATTCGCATTTACTCCAACAAAGGAGATTGCTCGAATGACGTCTCCTAAATCACATCGTAATACATGTTCTCATTATGTCATGTATGGAGAATGCAAATTTGATAGAAAAACCAACAAAAAATTTGATAGAAAAAACCATGAACAACAATGTGTTCATAGTCATGAATTTGATTACAATACTCTTGTTCCAAATGGACAAGTTTGGAAAATTACAAAAATAACTAATGATATGGCATCAGGAAAAGTTTTAGAATATCTAAAACTCGGAATTGAATATTTATGGGTGTTCCAATTTATGGATCGTCGCAAAGGATTGTCTCACAGTTGTTTTGATATTCCTGTTCTGTATCCGGAAATGCACCGTGATAGAGATTTTATTGATATTGAAATAAGACAAGTCGTTCCATCTACATTGATGGAAAATGTCAAGATTTCGAAACAAAATGGAAAATATATAATTTCTAAAAAATGTTAACAAATTACTAAAAAAATGTTCTCGTTTAACAATTCATTGTTAAATTTCGCATTATTACCTCGTTTAATCATCTATTGTTCTTGTCGTTATTGCTTTTGATTGTCGTTATTGCTTTTGCTTGTCGTTATTTGCTTGTCTATTGCTTTGCTTGTCGTTATTTGTTTGTATGTATCTTCGTTTAATCATTGCTCATGAATCAACTACATTATATCTTCCTTCAACATCATTTACATCAGGAACATATACTGTATTCGCATCTCTATATTGTGTTTCTCGTTTTGCTAGCGTATTTACTCTTACTCCACCTACAGTTAGGGGATAATGTAAAAATGCTTCATATTTTTTATCATATCTCGCCAGATTGATACCGTTCGTTATCTTGATACCGTTCGTTATCTTGATAACGAACAACAACAACAACGTTATGAGCACGACTATAAAACATTTTATGATTGTTTCTCTATCCATTTTATGTAAATATGAAATGAACTATATTACTATTTTGATTATTATTTTTTCTGAAAAAAAAAACGATTTTATAAGATACTTTTCCAAAAAAACCATTTCCTTTCTAAAAATAACAAAACACACTAAGGGTTCAAAATGGATGATAATCTCTTTAATTCAACAAAACATACTCAGGGTTCAAAAGGGACGTTAGTCCCTTTTACCCTTTAGTAAATTTTCTCCAACACAACACCATAATCTGGATCATCATTTGCAAGAGGTTTGTATCCATTCAATTCTTCAGAGAATGTGAAAATCTGTTTTTTGTCATTATAATAATATGTTTTACCATTTACTTCGATTTTTTTAACTTTGATTTTCTTTTGGTCTGGTAATTTACATGGATCGGATAATTTCATATCGTCTTCGATGTTGCTTTCATAATTGTATAAAAGTTGGTTTGTAGGTGAGCATTTTCGACATTCAACTTTGTTTACCTTTTCATTGTGAATTAAGCAGTCGACAGATGCTTCAATCAAAGCAAGTAAAAATTCATTTATTACTATTTTTGCCTTAACGGCGCGCTCATATAGATATTCATCTGTTGAAGTGCTTTCATTTGTTTTAGCACTAAGTTTATCTTTTTCTTTCTTGACATTTTCAGGTATCGTCGCTAAAAGAATATAAGGTTGTACTTTTCTGTCTTTTTTAGATAAGTTTACATGACTTCTAAATCTTGCACCTCGAGCATTAAATTGTTCGAGCAACATCTGATTCCAATACGGGCCGAGGTGTATTACATATAATGTATCTTTAAGTTCAATACCCATTGCACCAGCTCGTGTAAGGAGTGCAACTGCTATAATATCACCGTTTACATTTTCTTTTTTGTTAAAAACTTCCAACAATTGAGATCGTTCATCATGCGAAATGTTTCCCGATATAATGATATAATATCTTTTCTTTCCAGAATGGGATAGAGATTTCTTCACGGGCGATTTCTTCACGGGCGATTTTTTCACAGATGATTTCTTCACAGATGATTTTTTCTTAACAGATTTTGCACCACCAATATATTCTTCTATAAATTCGAGATATTCATCATCTGTGTCATCATTGTTCTCGGCAGTATCAGCACGTTTTCGACCACCTTTTGACGATGCGGATTTCGATTCTTCGGTTTCATTTTCTTCTTGTTCTTCATCTGAAATATAGTTTTTAATACTTTCGACATAATGTGATGACAATTTATACAATTCAAATCCATTTGCTTCTAATGTTCTGGCTGTAAATGCTATACCTTCCGATTCACGAAATTCGCATGTTATATATCCTTTATTTCGTGGATATTTGTTTATAATTTCGAGAACTTTCTCATTTTTGGGACTGTATACATGTAAATTATCTGTCAGATCAGCTTCTTTAATCTCGTTTATTTTTTTCTCGACGATTTTGTTCTCTTTTAATGTAATAGCGTATTCTGGAATAAGCGCATTGCATACTAAACGAGATTTAATCCTATATGAACTTTGTGTATCGGATTTTGTGGAAAATCTACCACTCGCATTTTTACCAAATGCTTTTTCACGCGATTCACGTTCTCGCATATCATAATATCGCATATATTGTTCTTTTGACATCGGAATTTTTACTTCAATTATTGGTAGGAGTTCGGGATAATCTTCGGAGTTGACATTTTCGAATATATTGCCATAATAACTTACCATTCCAGCAATGCGATTCTGGAATTTATGTTTATTCTTCATTTTAGTTATAATTTCCTTTTTTCCATTCTTGACAATTTTAACATCTTCAATAAAATATGAATTGAATTCATCTTGAAATTCCGGAAACAATGTTGTTCCATTGAGCATATTGAAACAAGGAACAAGTTCAAATGGAGAATTAATCATTGGAGTTCCTGACAAAAAGATTAGTTTAATATTTTTAGTATTCATGATTAAATTGTACAAACTTAAACCATTTTTTGATCCATTGACAATTGAATTGAATAGCAGATGCGCTTCGTCAATGATCAATAATGTGTTTTCTAAACTTTCTGGTGAAATGATTTCATTAACATCACCAAGTGCCGATACTTGTTTATACATATTTGATGCATTGAGACTGACAAAATTATAATTATCTTCCACATCTTCTCTACTTTCATTAATTCCATGTGCATTGTTATATTTAACGATATTATCTATATAGTTATTTACAAGTGATTTAGCTACGAGTACGACTATTTTTCTATCGGGATCTTGCTTCTCTATTTCTTTTGCTATGGCAATCGAACCTATAGTTTTACCAAAACCCATTTCATACATGATTAACATTCCTCGTTTTTTGGAATTTGCAAAATAAAGTTTCGAAATATTTTGATAAAATTTTAGATGTTCATCACTTTCTTTTTGCAATAATTTTTTAAGATTGTTATAATTCGACAGATAAAAGTTCGTTGTCGGAATATTTTTATTTGATATTTTGGTTTTTGGTTGTTTCAATAATTCATCCGTCTTTGATGGAGATAGTATCTCATCATCTGTCTTTGATGGAGACACCATCTCATCATCGGTCGATTCTTTATCAGTTTCTGGTTTAGATAGTATTTGTTTCGATTTCGGCATTATTATTATTCTCGATTATCGGGATTAGTTATCGAGATTAGTTGTCGAGAATGATAAGTTGTCAAAACGAAAACTTGTATGTCATATAAGACCTATATATGATTGTTAAAAAAGATTTATATTTTTTGTTTTGTTTTTCGATTTATTCTATTTGTTCAATTTGTTTTTTGATTTGTTTTTTATTTGCATATAATATATTAAGTCAAAATAGAAACAATGCAAGTATCAGAATATGATTCATATAGTTGGGGTAGTTGGGGAGAATGTCAAGGAGCATGCAACAGTCAAGGCACACAAACACGCACTCGATATTGTTCTCAAACAGGAGTATTAAATAATGTCAGTTCATTAGGTACAGTATCTACAATTGGAGGACGTAATACGATTAAGACTAATGCAGGAAGTTATGGAAATGCATATACGGGAACATTACTTGTCATAGATTATAAAGGAAAAATACATACATTTGATTGGAATGGAGTAAAAAGAATATCTCAAGTTTGGCCTCAAAATTCTATAAATATATCTACAGGAGAATTTTATAATGGAATTGCATATCCTCTTTCATTCGAAGGATATTTAGTCGCACCAGAACAGGGTTTGATTCGATTCGCATATAGAGGAAATCCCACAATATTGACTGTTGTGGGTGTAAATACTAATTTTACAAAGATGCGTGTTAATGGTTATCTCATAGTCATGAAAGCAGGTAATCATAGTCCAAATGCAGATATCATATGTAGAATTACAAATATCATTAACAATTCACATATGGAAATCGACATTTCCGGACAACCGGTGTTTGATGGATTAAAAGATGGATATTCATATAGTGGTGGTGAAGCGGGTCTATCTCCTGCTGGTTGGGACTCCACTTTTGGTTATTCAGTTTATAGAACTTTTAATGGATTATTCTTTTATATCAATCCTCCTTGCAATGACAATATTCCTATGACAGAATCACAAACATGTTATAGAACTTGTCCAGTTGATGGATATTTAACTGAATGGGAAAATGTAGGTGATTGTTCTGCTGTATGTGGCGATGGCTTACAAATGCAAAAACGAAAATGTGTTGCGGAACTTAATGGTGGTGCTCCCTGTCCAAATTTGCCACTTGAACAACAAATTCCTTGCAATCTGAAACCATGTCCGATAGATGGAAAATTAGGAGAATGGAAAGACGCAGAAAAATGTTCGGCATCGTGCGGAGGAGGAACGGTTCGACAATATCGCGAATGCATTCCACCAATGTATGGTGGCAATCCTTGTCCAGTTGATCAACCAATGGAACAATATGTATCTTGCAATGAACACAATTGCCCAGAAGATGGATATTTAACTGAATGGAAAGATGCAAGCACTTGTTCAAAGCCATGCGCGGGTGGAATAGTAAAACAAACTCGCGAATGTATAGAGCCAAAATTTGGAGGCAAGCCTTGTCCAAATCTTCCTTTAGAACAAACACTATTGTGTAATAAACAACCATGTCCCATCGATGGAAAATTAACTGACTGGGTTGATGCTGGTGAATGTTCTGCAACTTGTGGCGGAGGTGTTAAAACACAAACACGAAAATGTATTCAACCAGAACACGGAGGCAAATCTTGTCCTGATTTATCTATGGAACAAGAAATCACATGTAATGAACATGAATGTCCTTTAATAAAGCCAGATCCGGAATTTTCCGGAGCGATGGTTGCAAATATAGAAAAAGGTTTTAAAAATATGATGATTTTACTATTTCTTATTATCATTGTTGTGGCGATAAAGGTTGTCATATCTATGAGAGCAAAAACAGGTGTATTTAATGGCGCGATGATTAATAATGAAAAAAAATAAAATTTATGATTGCTGTTTTGATTTCCAATCAAGCATTGCTTGTCTTATTTCATTATTATATTTTTTAGCATTTGTAAAATGATCAAAGTGATGTTTTTCCATACCATTTTGTGCAATAAGAAATTTTGATATTTCCACTTGTTCATATAAATAAGCACTGAACGCGATACGGATCATATCAAATTTAAGTTCATGTTTCATGAAAAATTTTATCGTTTCCATAGGATTAACACACCCCTTATAATATGGCATATCTTTATTTTTTAAATACATATCTTTATTTTTCAATAAATGTTCTACACCCCAAACTTCTCCGTCTAACATCGACTGTTCAAAACATCCAAATAAATTCTTGATGTTGAATAATATTCCATAATCAAGATATTTATCTATCATGCTGATGTTTCCAACTATGCATAAATATTGCATAAATTCATTGCGTCGATCATCATATCGCAATGGATATCCATGTTTATCAAGATACTTAAAAGATCGCATAAATGCATTTACAATGTTGTGATTATTGAAACTAATCGCTGTATAAAATGCATTATGTTTTCTATCATTGATATCTGCACCATTATCAATTAAATATTGCATAGATTGCGCATTACCAAACTTTGCTTCAATTGTCATCTGTTCAGCGGTATCTATATATTCCAACATAGTTTTTAAAAACCATTTATTCGTGTGCGTTCCAGGATACGGAAGAAAGTCGAAGTATGACATGATTGTTTTTTATATGGTATAAAAATTCAATTTTCTATAAGGGGCTATCGCCCCTTACAAACCCTTATGATGTTTTGATCCTTTTTTGTTCTTTTCGTAAGGGATATCCCTTACAAACCCTTATGTAAAGTATTTTGGTTCTTTTCCAAAAAGAACGAAGAACAAAAAAATATACATAATTTATTCATTGCGTTGATAATAATCTTGAACCATTTGTTTTATTTGACGATTTACATAATCGTGATTCACGATAACTTCATAAACATCTTTTTCAAGTAAGACATTGTGTTCTATGAGCATTTTTACCATTTCTGTTTTTCCATTGACACATGCATGTAAAAATACTGCAGTTAAACGATATGGTAGTGGATTATCGTATTTTATTAGTAATTCCAATGTAGAAATATGATTATATCGTCCTGCTTCTTGAACAACATCATGACATTCACTGACATGAACTTTATTGTCTATCATGTATTTGAGAAATTTGTTTTGCCCATTTCTTGATGCTATTCGCATACTATTATACATATCACTATAATTCATCAATCCGAGATTAACAAACTTTTCTGTCGCATCTATACATCCATTCATACACATAAATCGAATAATGCGGTCTTTCCATTCTTTGAAATTAAAGTTATTTTTGAGTAGAAGATCGATGATATCATTTTTATTATGCGCAATCGCATAAGCCATTGGATTTATTCCTTCATTATTTATATCTACTTTTTTATCTATCAAATATTGAACACTCGAACAATTTTCATGAAATATCTCTATTATAATTAAATCATTTAGATTCATATATTCCAATATAATTGATGATAATCCATCGTGAGTATATGAATCCAGATGATCCAAAAATGTGAAATATCGAATATATGTTGCCATTGTGTTATTGATGTGGATGATGATTCAATTTTCTGAAAGGGATATCCCTTTCAAACCCTTATGATGTTTTGGTTCTTTTTTTTAAAAAGAACAGTCTCTTTCAAACTCTGAGAAAGATTTATTTATACTTTTAGTTCTTTCTGGAACGGATGTTATCTACAAAAAAATTGACTCCGTCAAAACATTCCAAAAATGATTATTCTTCATCAGCTTTTGATATATGCTTATTTTGCACAAATGTCAAATTTTCAAAATGGACATCAAACTTTTTTTCAAATGTGGGTGTAGAAAGAGAAGAAGAATGATAGGATGAACGATGATTATTTATGTAATCGAACGAAAATTGCATATAATTGTGCTTTATATTTTTACATTCGACACAAATGAAATAAACGGAAATGAAATGATAATATTCTGAATCATCATATGACTGTACTGTTAATGCAGAAAATGAGTTATCTTCTTCCATTTCCGATTCAAACATTTTTTTCTCAGTAGTAAATTCGACACATGAAAATAAGAAGACCATATCTCCTTCGCATGAAATAAAAGATCCTTCATCGAATAGCAATGCATGACATATGGAATTATATTCCGTAAATTTGTCTTGCATATTCTGTTGAATACGATCGGCGAAATATAATACATTCTTTTTTACAATGTCATTAAATGATATCATTAAATTGCAATCACTGGCATAACACTCTTCTGGAATAGATTTCTCACATCTTATACACATGTCATTTTTATCGTGGCATAGATTTTTGTGTTCTTGTTCCTGTTCATCAACAGTTTTATGATCTTCACCCGAAGATTCCTGCATTGTTTTACATTTTTTGCCCAAATAAAAGAGCAACATCCGAATTTAGAATTAAAAAATCATTTTTTTCTCGGAAAAGAAAAAAGATCGAATGATCATAATTGAATAATCAATATTGTATGGTTTAATTACCATTTTGCATAAGGAATGATGTAATATTTTTCAATGATGGTTTGATACGAGGATGTAATTGATCTGCTTTAATTTTGTCAGCCGAATAATATTTAATATCCATCTTTGCGCCACCGCATTTGTCATAAACATTGCTAAAATCAGCACTTTGAAGTTTTCGAGGAAGAGCAACAATATGAATCAAATATTTAGCCGTTGGTTCATATAACCAATGGCATTTCTTTGCAATTCTGTATAATTTCTTATCATCGAAGATTCCTCCACTTTCTTCATTCGATTCGCGACATGCCGTTTCAGTATAATCTTTGTCGACAATATCTGTCTTTCCACCAAAATCACATAATCCATTTGGAGATGTTTGCAATAGGAAATATATATGTTTTCCTTTTTTCACATAAAATAATATGCCGGATGCACGAACAGGCTTTCCATTTATATAGAATGTCGGTCTTTCTTGCTTTCGTCCGCTATCATCCTTTTGCTCTTGTTCGTTATCACGATAACGAACTGTGTCTCGATAACAAATAGTGTCTTTATTGATGGAAGGCATTTCTATACGAATATATATTCGTTGAAAGAACGATATAACTATACGTTTTTCTTATTTTAAGTAAATATAAATCATTTTTTTATTGTTAGATAAAAATCCAAAAAAAATAAAACAAATCATCTTTTTAATCGACTTTTTAATAATTATCTCTTAATTGAGAAAGTTCTTCAAATATTCTTCAAGTATGACTCGAAAAGATGCTTGATGATTTTGTCATCGCTCCCAATCACAATGTTCTTCTTCATCGCAATTTGCAAAACTTTGAGCAACTTCGGAATATTGTTCTGTATGCAATAAATTCTATATAGACTTTGAATTGCATACTTTTTGTATCCACGATTGTATATCTCGATAAAACACTTTTCCGATTTGTCGAGATTATAATAATTCGAATTGACATCGCGACTGAAAATGTTTCCAAGTTTGACGAGGGCTTTAACAACATGGAGTTTGCTAGATTGCGTGTAATAGTCAATGGCTTGATTATACTTGCCTATCATCTCATGAAGATAGCCAAGGTAGTAGATTGCTAATTCGCATCCATTTTTATAATCATTTTGAAGATTTGCAATATGATTCTCGACATTGTCATTACATCGATGAAGATGCAATCTATAGTCTCTAATAATCGAATATAATGAACTATTGAATATGTTGTATTTGCATCTCGCATGACATGCTTCATCGTTCATTTGATTGAGCGCGTCCAAATCTTCATAGAATTTGATTCGAATATATGATTCAGAATGTTCGCGAAATTCAAGAAACCATCGACATGCGATCGAAAATGATTCTTTTCTTTCTTTGAAAAATGACTCAATTGCCTTAATATGCTTGAGTTCGAAGATGAATAAATAAATTTTATTCATCGAATCATCATCACCATTTATCGATTTTTGTAAGATCGATGATATATCGACTAATTGATGTGCATTCAATAGTTGAGACATAGTCGGTTATATTATCTTCGTGAGATATAGAGACTATCGTTATTTTTAAGTAGAAAAAATTCATTTTTTGTGGATGTATTTATATCAATTTTGATATAGATGCATCAATTTTGATTGTTTAAAATGAACAAATTTACGAGTTTATCCATAATAAAAACTCAATCCTCGTTTTGTTCTGATATATTCAGGAAATGTTTTTGGGTCATTATTTTTTGCATATTCTTCGCTGTCTTTCATATATTCTTCTAAAGTTGGATATATCAAGTCTAAAGATGTTCTTCCGTGGTTGTTTGATACTATAGATCCAACTGGATGTTTAGTATCTTTACAATTTACGATCAATCCCACATTTGAACAATGCTTTGAATCAGGCATGTCAGTGATAAGTGTCCAATTTAGAAATGATGATTTTAGATTAACATTGGTTAACCTACTTGTATATTCAATATATAATTTATTTCTTTCTTCGGTAATTTCATTCTTCAATTGTTCTGGAATAGTATATTCTGATTCTTTTGCATCAATTTCGAATAAATGTGGTTCGTAGTAGTCATTATTTATATAATAGAGTTTATTTAGATCTGTGCAATTATACACTTTGTAATTTGATTCATCAAGAATTCTATTTTTGTTATAACATTCTTCACAACAATCAAAATCCAAATCGGAATTGCGCAACCATCTACATCCACCACCTAATGGTATAGCACAGATATCACAGTTCCATTTAAGTGGTTTTTCTTCTACACTGTAATCTCTTCTGTCGATTAAATCAAGTCGTTGGATTAATCTAATATTAAAGCAATCATTACATAATTGCAAATATTGTCCTATATTATACATTTTACTGAAATTACTAAGTTCTTTTTGACAAATATTGCATGAGAAACAACTCTCCATTTCTTCAGTTAGATGTTTAAAATTATCAAATTTTTCATCAACAATTTTTTGTCGCAATTTTGCATGATGCGACCAAATAGACGGCAATTCAACAGATGACATTTTTGTAGAAATTTTGTGTGAATGCAAAATTTTATATAATATTATGAATAATTTTATTTAAAATGAAGAAAAAAAAACAAATGAAAAAAGAACAAGATTTCACCACTTTGTTTGTTTGCCTGCATATTCCGATATGATGTCAAGCAAACGATATAATCTTGGAAACCCAGATGACGTGTCCACTCCACAACACAATTCATTAAATATTTGGAATTGAAAATATTCTTCTTCGTATGCATAGGAAGCAATTATATAAAATAATGCCAAATGACCACCTTCCGTTGGAAAGGGTAAAACAGAATCAATAATGCCATCATTGTCATCAGTATGTTTTACTTTCTTCAACATTTCTTCAACGAGAAGAATATTCTCCGCGTTTTTTACAGATCTTGGAAGTGGAACATTTAATCCTTGTTTACGAAGGAACAATCCAAGTTTTTTAATGGAATGTGTGCAATGTTCGATAAGATAGATGAAATATGAATGCAAACGTTTATCTTTAATATTAACATGCGTTTTTAAACCAAGAGCCGTGTCGCGATGCAATAAATATCGAAGATACATATACAAAAATCTATCAATCGAAATTGACTTATATCTATAATAATCGTATCTACAGGATGATTCAATTATCATATAGTATTTGCACGTATTGCAGTAGACATATAGTGTATCATCATCTCTTGAATCCAATGCACTGAATAAAATCTCACATTCTTCATCAGAATATTCATGATGAAATCGATGATCATAAAGACTGCATACAGTTTGTTCTGGATCATCTTCATAATGAGCAGGATCATCATACAATGAATGTTCTGAACATTTTGACCATTTTGAACACGCTGAACATTCTACTTCAAATACACTATATCTATAATCATAATATCGCACATCGTATGAAACATCATGATCTTCTGTATAGTATAATGGTTCTTCTTCCAAAGAACGTGGTTTTTCATCTGAAGAATGTGGGTCTTCATCTGAAGAATTTGATTCTTCTGAACTATTCATTTCTTTCAAAATGTTTATCTGGATTTTCGTGAGATATGAAGAACATTGTAATTTACATGGATAAAATTCATCTTTTTTCTGTCTGTTCCAAATAAGATAAAAAATTACCGATCCGTCTGGAACAGACGAAAAAAGTGAATTTATGTTAAATAAACATATAATATCATAAATATCATAGATATTATAATGTCCGAAGAAACAAAGACACCGTCGCTAACTCCAGCAGAAAGATTTCTTTCATGGAAAGAGAAATATCAACAACGCAAATGTGGCGTAAAAGACTTTATCGAACAGCTTAAAATTGAATGTGAGTCGGGTTCAGGTGATGCATATGCAATTCTCGGAAATATCTATATAACATATCCAAATAGTGATCATCAAGATAACCATTATATTCCTAAATATGCAATAGAACTTTTTAATAAAGGATGTGAATTGAAAAGTCTTTATGCATATGTAAGTCTTGCGGATTATTATTCTCAAAGATGTAATTCTATAGATGAAAAAAAACTTACAATTGCTGTTGAATATTATAAGAAAGCATGTGAATTAAAGTATTTGCCTGCATTTTCCGGATTAGGAAAATTATACATAAGCAATATGTATAATATGTTTGAAGATTCATGTGAATTAGCAAAAGAAACATTTGAACAAGGATGTAGTATTGGAGACGATTCGTCATTTTATTGGTTGGGTATATTGTATTTTGATGGAATGTATCTCGAACAAAATAAGAATAAAGGACTTGAATTGTTATTCAAAGCAAGTGATCTTGGAAACAGAAGCGCAAAAGATTTTATCAAAAACAAAGAGTTTATGTCCACAATATATGAGCAAAGGCAGGAAATTGCTCGTCTTAATAAAACTATTGATGATATAAAGAAAGCCATATTGGCAAGTCATGCAACTGGAAATGAAAATCTTGTAGTCGCGAATGCCGTCCAATATATGTAATTATTGCAAATGCAATAAGTATTTTTTTGATGCTATCATTTCAAAGAAATGAGTTATATAATATTAAATTGTGTATAAACATCAATTCTACACCATGTCGGAAGAAACAAAGTCATCCACACAGCAATTAAATTTGAAAACATTAAGTGCATTTGATTTATGGAAACAATATTATTTTGAATCAAATTTTGATCATAAAGATATTGTTGAAGAACTCGAAAATAGATGTAGCTTAGGTGATGGCGATGCCTACGCGGGACTCGGTAATCTATACATGACTAGGGAGCATGATAGCAAATATTATAATAAAGAAGAAGGCATAAAACTTTTATTGAAAGGATGTGAATTGAAGAGCGGATACGCATTTATTAGCATGGGAGACAATTATTGGTGTGGATCGGATAAGACAATAGAAAAAACTATGCTCGCCATCAAATATTATGAACAAGCGTGTGAATTGGGATCTTTATCTGCATTTTCATCATTAGCTGAAGTATATTTAAAATCTAAATTTGTTATAGTTGACAGACCATTTGTCAAGATAAGAGAAATATGTGAAAAAGGATGTCAATTAAATGATAAAATATCGTTTTGTGCACTTGGTGCATTATATCTAAAAGGACATGATGGAATTCCACAAGATGAGTTTAAAGGAATCGAATTATTAGTTAAAGCTAAAGAACTTGGAGATGAACAAGCCGTTCGGATATTGAATGATAACAAACTATTATATATTACATATCAACAAAAAATACGAATTGATAGTCTTGAAAAAACTATTGAAGATATGAAAAATTTGATGTTGGCGAACTATTCGATTGGAAAAGAGAATGTAGTTATGGCAAACACGGCGCAATATATTTAACATGGATAATTCCTGATATGAGCACGATTTTGGTATTTTAATATTTTTTTAAACCATTTAAATGCTCACCAAATCATAAATATAATATAAAAAATAATACAAAAAATAACGCAAAAAAAATGTCGAAGCCTCAACCTGAATACAAAGAATTATGGAAAAGTCATCTATCATTAAAGCGTATCAAATCTGATATAGTAGATGAAAAACACGCAGGTTTTTGTTGTGATTTATGCGAAGAGAGTTTATTTGACCGTAAGATATTATATGAAACTGCATATGACACACATTTATGCGATGCATGTATAGATAATGATCTATTAGACACATTGATTCCAATCGACAGAACAAATTTTACTATAGAGCAAAAGCCGTTAAAATGGAATTGCAATGCATGTTCTGCAAAACTTGGTGGGGGGTGTAAGTGGTTTTACAATCTTAAACTTAATATAGATTATTGTGAACAATGCTATGCGTCAAAACGACCTTTTGATAAATCGAAACCTAAAAAATATGATGTGTCGGATAGAACTAAAACATATTATTTATTTACTAATGGATCGGGAATGATAACTCCCATATTTATAGCATTGAGTAGAGAACCGATAATTTATGAGATTCCTGAAGAAGCAAAAGATAAAATTACAGTCGAACATAATGGATTGTATATAGATTGGATACAAGATATCTCCATAACCAATTCTATAAAGTTGGATGAGATATTGGAATGGACATTTTTAGAATTTAAAGAAGTTGGGTATGGACATACTGGATTATTGATAAATTGCAAAAAAGGAACGAATCATCCCGTCATGTCATGGATTTGGGATATAGATAGTGAAAGATGTTCGGTCGATAGATTGTATGATTCATTTGATGATTATCTTAAGGAATATAATGAATTCGTTTTAGAACGGAATATTAAAAATGATAATGATGGCGATGGTGATAATGATGGCGATGGTGATGATGACGATGATGACGATGATGACGATGATGACCTTAAAACATACAAAGCTAAATTATTAAAAACGACAAAATGTTTTGCTCTATACACAAGATTAAAACATGGATATGGTTTAAGAGTTAAAGATGAATAATATCATATATGATGAATAATATTTTTTTATTAATTTCCAATGTTTTAAATCGGCACAAAGAAATCTTTTAATGGAATATTTGCAGAAAACTGGAATCCCGATGCTTTTATGTGCCCTCCCCCATTAAATTCTTTGGTTATCACTGATAAATCGATATTTGACTTTTCGGCGCGACATGAGATATACCATTCATGTGTAGGAACATTATATCTATAACATGCAACAAAATCGCATTTAGTATCTTTGGCTAATAAATTTCCTACATCTGATGCATAATCGCGTCGACATTCAACAAGATAAACTACATATGTAGAAGTTTTCGTTTTCATAGTAGTAAGTATTGCATTCTTTACATATGTTTTAATTTCACGTTCTCGAAACTCTATTATTAACTTCCCTTGTTCATACATTTGTTCTTTTTCTTTTTCGGTTATGACTGTCAATCTATCATATGCATCATGATGAAACATACCTTTATAATTCATATATGCTCCAACTTCTTTTGATTCTTTCATTTCCCATTTCCATAAATCTCTATCGGCGATAATTTCAATAAACCATGGTCTTTGAACATTAGGAAAGAAATAATCCCATGCAATTTGTGCACCACATCTTTTCATATCAAATATAATATTAACATTATCTGCTTGTATATCTATACTATCTTGTGAACTCTTATGATGATCGAGCACTGTTATAAATTTTGCTACTTTTGCCATTTCTAATAGTTCATTTTTCTTAAAGCAAATATCGACAAGCAATACAGTTTTATCTTTATAATCGATATCTAAATATTCTCCTGCGTGAACTTCATGATATTTTGTATCCAATTTTGTATTTTTTTCATACTGTTTATGACACCATGAACTTGCTGATCCATCTGGACAAAATTTATGAGATATGACAATATCATAATTTGGAATAGTCAATTGCGACATTTTATAGTGGTCGTGGTTTTATGTAATATATAAAACATATGTTTCATTTTTTAAATGGATTGACGAAATTCATTTCAAATTAAAAAAATGAATTGATATAATATTTAATTGATACATCTCTGTCAATAACTTGTTATCGAATCAATATAAAATGTCTATGCAAAAACTTTTATCCAAACCATTCAATAGACTTATTGATGTCATTTTATGTTGTGATAAGAAGTTTGGAATAGCAAAAAGCAATATCATTCCATGGAAAATTAAAGAAGACATACAATTTTTTAGACAAAAAACATCTGAAGTTGGACTTCCAGGAATACAAAATGTCGTCATAATGGGTCGCAAAACTTATCAAAGCATAGGCAAACCATTACCTGATAGATTAAACTTTGTTATATCATCTGGATTCACAACATCACAAACTGACATCAATACTCCAAAAATATTCAAAAATATGGATGACTGTTTTTCACATATTAAAACTATCAACACGAATAAAATATTTATTATTGGAGGTGCAACATTATATGATTGGATTTTTAGCAACCCATTGTTGATAGACAATGTATATCTATCCATGGTTGATAAAGACTATGGGTGCGATACTATTGTTAAACAGTTCAGTTTCAACGATTACAAAGTTGAAAATATGGTTAGTATGGATGTACAGGATTCATCAATAGACGAACAAAAAGAATCTCAAAAAGTTAGAATATCATTCTATAAACTCAAACCGAACAATGCTGAACTTGCATATCTTCGATTGGCTAAAGAAATACTTATTGATGGCAAAGAACAAATGACGAGAAATGGACTTACTACATATCTTTTTGGAAGACAGATATCATTCAATTTAGAAAGATTTCCTCTTATAACTACTAAACATACACCATTCAGATTAATCTTTGAAGAATTGTTATTTTTCCTAAAGGGAAGAACAAACACTAAGGAATTAGAAGCAAAGAAAGTTTTTATATGGAAAAAAAATACAACTAAGGAATTTCTTGAAAAGAGAAAACTTCCTTATAGCGAAGGTCAAATGGGGCCACTTTATGGACATGTTTTTAAATTTTATTGTGGTTTTTATGATGTAAAAAGCGGTGTAAGTTCTGGTGGCTTCGATCAATTTGAATTCCTTCTCAATCAAATATTAGATGAATGCAAGAAGCAAGAAGGTGACAGACGTCTATTAATGACTTCATATAATCCCATAGATGCTCAAAAATCTGTTCTATATCCTTGTCATGGACTTATCATTCAATTTGATGTTAGTTCAGATAACATGACAAATCTTACACAAGATGAACACAAGAATAACAAGACTACAAAGAAATTTAAACTAAATTGTGCATATTACCAGAGGTCGTGCGATTATTTTCTTGGTCTGCCATTCAATATCGCATCATATGCACTTCTCACACACATCATATGTAATATAGTCAATACACGAGCAAATGTTAAAACTGATTCGAAAACGAATGTGGACTTCTATCTCGATGTCGGCACTTTAACAATCTCATTTGGAAATGTGCACATTTATGAAAAACATCTAACTCAAGTGCACGAAATGTTATCAAGAAAGCCATTTGAATTTCCTACACTTACCATCAATAAGAAAATTAAGAATGTAGAAGAATTAGCATTTGAAGATGTTTCTATTCACAATTATAAAGCCCATCCCAAAATCGATGCGGAAATGATTGCGTAGTCGCGAATTGTTGCAATGGTGATTGGGTGCGACTCGGACTTGGCATCGTGATATTTAATATGTTGGTTGCCAATCCATATTATACACACCGTCGCCATCCCAAACACACTATTTCGACAATGCGCCAATTCGAGTGAATTATTTTTTATATAAAAAATTGAAATTAAATTTAATATAGTTTTACTTCGAAATATAATCTATTTGAATGTCATCTCTCGATATGAGTTCAAAAGTGCAGATCCCTTTAATAACACCTCTATCTAACACGGGTTCAAAAGGGCAGAGCCCTTTAACGGTATCATCTCTAACATCTTCTGTTAAGAAATTATCATTGAGAAATAAGAATGCTAAATCAAAACAATACAATTTTGACGACACTTCTGTCGAAGAACAACAACAAATTTTATCAAAAATTAAACGATCGACAAAAAAGAAAATTCCAAAAGGAAAAAAAATAAAACTAAATTGTGTCATCACAGACGAAGATAAAGATAGAATTGATGACGATGAATATATATCCTTAAATGATATTTGTGTTTGTCCAAATTATTTCATAATATCGAATGATTATGGTCAAACTTGCGAAATTAAATCATGTAGTAATTGTGAATATAGTCATATAGATACTGTCATCCCATTCGGATGGGAATCCGTAATATCATTGGATGAAATTCTTTACTATTTCGTAGATAGGAAGATATTATCTAAATCTTTACCGAATATAAAAAATAAAAACGAAGTTGTCGAATGTGTCCGAGAAGCAACTTTTCCATACATGGTGAAGATGGACAAACAAAGAAAAATGACATTTGCTAAAGTAGATGAAATGGTCATCAAACATTTTGCAAACTACAAAGTTATTCTTCGTATATGATGATACATTAGGATAAATATTGTGCCGATTGTGTAATAACAAAATCTGCCTGTCCTTTTGACATCGCTATTGTCATAAGTTGATTGAGTTCAGCAATGCGTAAATTTTTTTTATGAATGATATGAAGCAATCTCATATGTGGACGCAAATGTAATTTTGCGATGGAATGTATGTTGGCGTATTCTGCAAGAGCATCAAAATCACCAGAATCACTAAACTCATCAGAATGTTTTATATTTAAATAAAGAAGTTTATCAAATGCACGATAACTTCCTAATTTCATACCTCTTTGATATAATTGTCGCGCTTTCTGAATATTTTTTTCGACTCCTTCTCCCATTTCATACATTTCTCCGAGATAAGAGGATGCGAAATTTTCATCTAATTCACATCCTTTTTCATATAATTTTATGGTTTTATTCAGATCTAATGAACCATATGATTTAAATCTATAACAATGTCCAAGATCAACAAATGCCATTCCTACATTCAAAGCACAACCTTTTTCAAGAAGTTCTTTTGCTTTTTTATAATCATATGCTCCTGGTATATTAAAAAGATGATATTGCCCCAATGTATAAAATGCCATTCCTATATTTTGTTCGCAACCTTTTTCAAGAATGTTGATTTCTCGCACGGTAATCAAGTCTACCTTTTCCACACATGTATAATATATGAAACAAATCTGGTAATTTATGTCATCTTGTTTTCTCATAAATTCTTCGAGATCGCGCGAAACTGTTTCATTGTGTATATGTAGATATATTTCATCTAAAGTCATTTTCGATGGATCTGATGCATCTTTTTTGGGATGTTCTTTTGTTTCAGACATTTTAGTTTCTTTATATAAAATAATTCATTTTTTTAAAAGGGGTTATCACCCCTTTCAAACCCTTATGAGATTTTGGTTATTGCAAAAAATATGAAAATCATAAGGGTTCGAAAGGGATATCCCTTTCATTAGGACAAATATTGTACCGATTGTGTAATGACAAAATCAGCTTGACCTTTCGACATTGCCATTGACATGAGTTGTTTGAGTTCGGCATTTTGTAAATTTTTTTTATGAATGACACGAAGTAATTTTATTTTTGTGCGTGAAAATATATCTGGTTGCACTTTTGTATGAGCAAATTCTGCAAGTTTATCAAAATCGTCAGATCCAGCAAAATCATCACTAAGATTTATATTTAAATCTAAAAGATTATAGAATGAATCAGAATCTCCTAACTCCATTCCTTTTCTATACAATTCTCTTGCTTTATAAATATTTTTTTCCACACCTTCTCCCAATCTGTACCTGTCGGCAAGATATGAAAATGAATGAGCACATCCTAATTCGCATCCTTTTTCAAATAGATTTATTGCTTTGATATAATCGCGATTTGTTCCAAATCCTCTTATATACATATAACCAAGTTCTGCAAATGATGATCCTATGTTCATTTCACAACCTTTTTCCAATAAGAATTTCGCCTTTGAGCAACTTTCTGATGTACATATACCTAAATGATGTCGCCCTAATATATAAAATGCCATTCCAATGCCTTGATTACAACATTCTGCAAGAAAAAGCGTGTCTTCAGGTGGAAGATATGTTGTGCAATGTGTTAATTTATAATGTATAAAGCAAATTTTATAATTTATATCATTGCTTTTTTCTATAAAGGTCTTCAGATTATCTGGAACATTTTGATTGCGTATGCGTAAGTATATTTCATCTAAAGACATATTTAATATTTCATCGGAAGATGAATCTTCATTCGTTTCTTTATGTTGTTCTTTTGTTTCAGACATTTTAGTTTCTTTATATAAAATAATTCATTTTTTTGAAAGGGATGAAAGGGATATCCCTTTCGAACCCTTATAATATTTTTGGTTCTTTTTGAAAGGGATATCCCTTTCGAACTCTAATAAGAATTATTTGCATTTTTGGTTCTTTTTTAAAAAGAACAATATATAATTTTTATTTTCTACAGAAAAAAACAACACAATACTGTTCTAAAATGAGAACTCTTATTGCGTTAACAGTGGTTATTCTTCTTGTTCTTCTTGTTCTTTACACAATGAATTTTAAAATTGCAGTTCTGTTTTTAACTGGCGTGATCGCATATAAACTTTCACAAACTAATGAACTAATCGTTAACGAACAACAAGAAATTATAGGAGGAAAGAAGAATACCAAAGAGATGGATAAAAATGAATTGATGCATGGAAGCATTCCAGAGATTAAAAAAATATTGTGCATAAGTGCATATGACCATGAATTGATTCCTGGAGATTTTCCGATGGTAAAAGAATTCGTATTTGTCAATTCTTATCCACTTAACTTTTATGAAAGAGATCACTTTACAAAAGGAACTTATTCAGACAATTTTGTAGATGAATTGATTAAAAAGATGAGTAAAAAAGGATTTCATCCAGATGCGAATACAAAAACTATACTTAGCAAACACGAAAGAAAAAGATATTTGCATTCTACCAAATTCACATTCTTGGACAAAAATAAAAAGCGAACGATACATTATTTCCTATCCACACCTGTTAATAAGAACTTCGCAGAACATAATTATGAAGAACTTAAGAAACATATGAAAGAATGTGATACAATAGTTATAGCAGGAAAATATCCACATAAAAGTATATATGATTACATTCCAAACATCAAGAATATTTTTGGATACACCGGCACATATTATTTTACTTTTGATAAATCAGATATCGACAACTATTCTGATGATGATCTGCATGAAATGAATTCATTTATATATATGCTTGCTAAAGATAAGAAAGTTGATAGTAAGTATTCATATTATGCTATTATTGATGCTGAAACAAGAAAAAAAATTAATCCTAAATATTTGATGTTAAAATGTAAAAATTATGCAGATCTGCGGGAGACGGTTAAAAAGATTTGGAAAAAAGCCAATCCTTAATTTATATGATGAATCATGGTAAATATAATGCAGATTGTGTAATGACAAAGTTTGCTTGTCCTTTAGACATTGCTATTGACATAATTTGTTTGAGTTCTGCATTTTGCATATTCTTCTCATGGATAATACGAAGTAATTTCATTTCATTTTCTGAAATTCTTTTTAAGTTCAATATTTTATGTCTATGTGCAAAACTTGCGAGTTCATCCATATCTTCTTGCATATATTTATCATCCATATTTATGTTATATAGATTTATAAATGCGGAAAAGCCACCAAGTTTTATACCTTCTCTATATAATTCTCGTGCTTTATCAATATTTACTTCCACACCATTTCCATGAAAATATAAATTTGCTAAACCATTAAAAGCATCAACGCATTTTATTTCGCATCCTTTTTGTAGTAATTCTATTGCTTTTTTACTATCTTTTTCGATACCATCTCCATATTTATATATCATAGCAAGATTAACAAATGATATAGGTATATTTCTCTTACATCCTTCTTCAAATAATTCTTTTGCTTTTGTATATTCTTTGGCATTATCATATTCAAAATAATAATGTCCCAAATTATTAAATGCAATTCCGATGTTTTGTTTACACCCTTCTTCAAATGTTTCTTTTATTGGATATGCACCATCTTTAATTCTTCGCATATGTAAAAATGCGAGATGGAGTCTATTTTTTATATTATCCTTTTCTTCTAAAAATTTTTTAAGTTTATACACATCTTCATCCATACAATGCCATATATAACTATATAATTCATATTCTGTTAATGATGCAAAATCAGAATAATCTTTCTTAGATGTTTCTTTTGTTTCAGACATTTTGTCATAGTTGTTTTTGTGAGAAAGATTATTCAATTTTTTATAAGGGGTTATCACCCCTTTTAAACCCTATAAGGGGCTATCGCCCCTTACAAACCCTTACTAATAATATGAAAAAAATAAATTTATCAACATAATATTTTCATTTATGATTTATAAGAATTTAAAATGAATAACACTCTAACCACCATAATATTTTTTCATATTATTAGTAAGGGTTTGTAAGGAGCGATAGCCCCTTATAGGGTTTAAAAGGGATGATAATCCCTTTGGTTTGAAAGGGGTTCACCCCTTTATGCGCTACAAGATGTACATCCTTCACTGCCATCACATACAATATCTTTTTCTTTGCTTCGTCCTGTTCTAGAACTTTGCCATTTATCAAATTCAGTATCTAACTTCTTTTCTTCATCATCCTTTTTTGGATCATTTCCGTTGCCTTCTTTATATAAAGATGCATCCACAGTAATCTTAATTGCATCGGTTGCTGGCTTTGTTCTGAGATAATACATTCCTGTTTTAAGACCTTTCTTCCATCCATAGAAGTGAGCCTTTTGTAGTTTTGTAGTATCTTTCATAAACAGATTAAACGATTGACTTTGATCGATGAATCGACCTCGTTCCGCAGACATATCGATTTGCACTTTTGTTGCAATTTCGAATGATGTCTTAAATATATCTCTGACTTCTTTTGGAATTTCGGTAATATGTTGGACACTACCACCACCCATAATGATTTTATCTTTGATATTTTTTGACCATAATCCTAATTCGATCAATTTCTTGACCATGTGATTGTTAATACAAGTAAATTCACCAGATAATACTCGACGAACATATAAATTGCTTGAATATGCTTCCATACCTTCATTGTTGCCTAGGATCTGCGATGAACTAGCTGTGGGCATCACAGTTGTAAGAAGACTATTTCGCAATCCGAATTTCTTAACATCTTCCTTTAATGCTTTCCAATCATACATAGATGGTTCATCACATTTTTCTTCATTCCACATATCGAATTGCAATATACCTTTACTTGCAGGTGAACCAGCAAATGATGAATAAACGCCTTCGACTTTGGCTATATCGATACTTGATTGCAATGCTCCATAGTAAATAGTTTCGAAGATTTGTGAATTGAGTTTTTGTGCTTCTGGACTATCATATGGAAGATCTAACATCATAAATACATCGGCTAATCCTTGGATGCCCAGTCCTATAGGGCGATGTAATTTGTTAGACGTTTCTGCTTCCTTCACTGGATAGAAATTCGCATCAATAATATTGTCGAGATTTTTCGTAACTTTATACGCAATTTGTCTCAGTTTTTCAAAATCATATTTTTTCGATTCTTGATTAACAAATTTTGGAAGTGCGATAGATGCGAGATTGCAAACTGCTGTCTCGGTCGGAGATGAGTATTGTACAATTTCACTGCAATTTTTTGTTAAAATTCCATTAAAAACACCAGTATTTTTGAGTGGTTCTGTAAAACAGAATGTATCATGTTTTCCATCAAGTTTTGTGATAGATAAAACTTTGACAAATCTACCTGCTTTAATATTTGGTTTATCGTTAGTAATAATTAATCTTTTTGGACTAAATCCAAGTTCCAAGAGCCTATATATTCCCATAGAACTAATCAAAAGTCTCCAGATTTCCTTACAATCGTATAATTTTTCTCCACCATTACCATCTGGCATTAATCTTTTACGCGCATTCTTATGTTTTGTTATTTTACTATCTACACCAATTGTCTGTAGCATGAGTTTTACTTCGAGTAAAAAGTCTTTATGAATTGATGCTACTTGCAATGTTTCACGACATGCTCCAACAATATTTTTAGTAATACAGGCATCTGCATCACAATATCCTTCAAACCATTTTATCTTTGTATCAATATCATAATTTATAGGAACAGTGAATTTTGGATTTATATCTTTTGGTAAAACAACATTAATAACATTGTTCATAGTCTTATCAGACCAAGAATTATGATCTAAATATTTTAATAATTCTTTCTTTTCACCATATAATGTTATTTTTGGATGTTTATTACCATTTTTATTTCTACCATAATAATAAGTTCCATCACCACAGAAGAATCCATGTGTATATGGATATTTAAATTCTTCAAGTTTATTTTCTTCACAATTTGTATCAATTGGTAAATCCCATTTTATCAATCTATCACCCTCTTGGAGATCTTTTGCTTCTTTTTCAATAATTTTTGCACCTTGAACATAGATTCCATCATTGATCCAGAACTTATGATAAGGTGTGCAATCGACATATGCACCATTGGTTAATTCGACACGAAGTAATTCTTGATCAGTTCCAGTTTGGAATATAGTAGTTTTGCTCCATTGTTTTCCATTCCATACTTCAGTTTCTTTATTAACAAGATCTTTAATCTTGTATTGTCCAGTTTTGGTTAATACATACGTATCTCCCGCAACACATAAATTTGAACTTCTTATTGTTCCCAAGTTCTGTTGATTTGACTTGCGATTACATGCATCCTTATAAAGCATATATGGTTGTCCTACTTCTTGTTGGACATCCAATATTAGTTTCCATAAATCGCGCGCCTTGACAACTTTTCGCGCCTTACCTTGCTTTTCATATTTTTCATATAATTTCACAAATTCTTCATTGTGAACATCATATAAATTTGGTGCTTCATTTGGACAGAATAAAGACCAAGTTCCATTTTCTTCGACGCGCTTCATGAATAAATCTGGCATCCATAATGCGTAAAACAAGTCGCGAGCGCGAAGTTCGTCAGCACCCGTATTTAACTTTGCGTGGAGAAAATCGTATATATCAGCATGATGGGGTTCAAGGTATAGAGCGATCGAACCTTTTCTCTTACCACCGCCATTATGACATATACCGATACTCGATACATATGTGTGATCGCTTTTTTCATCGAGTTCAAGATCATAAACCTTTCCTTTGTGATCCATTTCAATAACATCCTGCACGCGGACATAAATGAAACCTTTGAACATGAAACAATCACCTTCTTGTAAATTTAACTTAATGATGCCAGACAATAACTTTGTTCTTTCATCCTTTGCGGGAAATACGACAAAATCATTGAGCCAAATTTCTTGAGCATCGACCATTTCTGGTTCTATAAGTTTATTAAGTAGTCTAAATGTGAGAATATCACATTCATCCTTTTTGCTTCGTTTTAAATTGCAACATCCTTTTCTTTTATTATTTTTAAGAACAAACATTTGATGTTGTTTCGTTACGAGCGGATGACTATTGAAGAATGATGAATCTCCCATTAATCCAAGATCGATTAACAACAATTTATCATTAACTTCATATGTCAAAACTTTGTTGACAGTAGCATAATCTCCAGAAGATGTGTAAATATCACTTTCGCCTTCATAAATTTCGCTAATTTTCTTATATCCATATTTAGTTAACACATTTGTATCTCCCGAGAAACATTGATCAACATATCTTGCGCTATTATTAAATACGCGCAACATAGGCAATATTCCATTGCTATGTCCATTAGTTCCACGAATATAAGATCCTTGTGCTCTAACATTATGAATAGATAGACCTATTCCACCGGCGCATTGAGAAATTTTAGCACAGTCTTTTAATGTATCATAAATTCCATCAATCGAATCTTCTTTCATTGATAAGAGAAAACAACTCGATAATTGAGGCTTGCGAGTTCCAGCATTAAATAATGTAGGAGTTGCTTGTGTATATAGCATATTTGACATATCATTATATGTTTCAATTACAGTTTTAATGTCGCCACAATGAATACCACAAGCAACACGCATAAGCATATGTTGAGGTCTTTCGACTATTTCACCATTTATTCTTAATAGATATGATCTTTCCAATGTTTTAAATCCGAAGTATTCATAGTTATAATCGCGATTATAGATTATTGATGAATTTAATTCATCTTTATTTTCCATTATAAACTTATAGACATTGTCGGATATGAGAGATGCTGGTTTTTTAGTTTTTTTATCAATATATTTATGTAATTTCTCAATAACATCGGTAAAAACTTTAGAAGTTTCTTTATGTAAATTTGAAACGGCAATTCTACTCGCCAAAACTCCATAATCTGGATGTGTAGTAATCATGCAAACGGCTGTATTAGCACATAATTCATCAATTTCTGTTGTATGCATATCTTTTATAATAAGTCCACATACCTTTTGACTAACGAGTGTAGAGCATACATATTTAGAATCTAATCCATATGTTAATTTTTCAATTCTTGCGGTGATTTTATCGAATAAAACGGGTTCTCTATTTCCATCGCGATTTATGACAAACATTCTATTATTAGTATTTGAATCAATAATACGATTATTAGATATATCATTATTGTGATTCATTTTTTATAATGATTACTCGACAACAAGTTGTCGAACATATGTTATATATTTTACTCTCAAAAACTATATCCAAAAAAGATATAATATTTGTTCGACAATTTATTGTCGTTCGACAATTTATTGTCGAACTTAGACTCAAAAAATGGATAATATCATAACAGATGTCATACAAATATCTAATATTTGTATTGTCGAAAGAAACTATAACAATGTATTACACAACACAAAAATACTCATCAATGATGTAGTCAATATGCGTTTTAATAACAAAAAACCTATGATTGTTATTACCGGAAATGTCTTTGAATATAGAACTGCATCGATAGATGACATAAATATATTACATATGATGTTAGAGATGTTCGAAAATAATAAAATACATGTCGTTATTTTCTCCGGAACAAATGATCGCAACATATCGAAACGTATTGAATTCATCGATAATAATGTCAAAACTAAACAAATTATCGTCGACACAATAGATATCATTCTTAAGAACACATCATACAAATACATTCATCACAATGATACGATTTTGGGAAATATATCAATTGTGAAACCGAATAATTCAAAATTTGACAATTCAAAATTTGACAATTCAAAAACGGATGCCTCAACTATTGTGAAAATTGTGGATTGTAAGAATATAGAATGTCATGGAGAATGTTCTATTGATAATCTTGATTACAAAGATGATAATGAGCAGATTTGTATATATCTCGTTATATGTGCATCATCACAACATTATATTGAACCACAGAAATGGTCAAGATCTGGAAATTTTATTCAAAAGTATAAAGATACCAATGAATCAGGATACATAATATGGAATTTAAGATTGCAATCGGCTGACTATGTAAAGATTAAAATGAATGAACAACACTTAATTTTAAGAGCAGAAGACAATAAATGTCATCTACCAGATGTGATTCCACGATCTATATCTCTATTATACAAGAATTGTGATGACGAATGGCTATCAGAATTTAAAAACATCATAAATACAAAGTATAAAAAATCGATCAATTACATTGAAGAAAGTTATGAGAATGGTGAAAATAGCGAATGTATCGAAACTAAGTTTGACATATCAACGATGACTTCTCTCAAAAAGCAATGTTATCTCATATCAGATTACCTCAAAAAACAAAACATATCTACAAAAACACAATTGGAAATATTAAAATTACATACTGAATATCATCAGAAATATAAAACACATGAATGGATCATAAAATCTTTGAGTTGGGATAACATCATGTGTTATAATGATTCCAACTTTATCAACTTTGAGAATATAGATGGAATTGCTTCTATTATAGGAAATACACGATCTGGCAAATCCGCGATATTAGATATACTTGTTTTTATATTGTTTAATCTGCAATTGCGTGGTAAAAAAGCGGAATTGCTCAATTCGAGCAAAAAGATGGCAAACATTAAATGCATATTTGATATTGCTGATGATGAATATGTAATAGAAAGAACGATAAAGCACAATTCGGCAACTATAAAATTCACCAAAAATAATAGTATTATGAGCATAGACATAGCTCAAACATATATCATTTTGAAAGATTTAATTGGTTCTTTTGACAATTACAAAGATTCATTCTTCGCATTACAAGATAGAAAAAGCATTCTGAATATGAACACTGATGAAATATATGAATTAATCGCGAGTTTTCTTGGATTTAGAGGACTTGTAGAAATAGAAAACAATGTTTCACATGAGCTTAAATCTATATACAAATTGGAGAAATCGACATCTTCTGAAATCGATGAACAACAAAAAATATCGTCTATTTCGGGAGATACAAATAAAAGAAAAATAACACAAATGGAACTTAACTGTATCAATCTTAAAATTAGAAAAGAAAAACTGCTCGTTCTTGCAGACAAACTTAATCATACACAGACTCAATTGCAAAAGAAATATGAAGAAGCAAAGAAAATATATGATACATTGGCAGATAAATCGAAGAAATCGTGTAATAAAATAAGCATTGACAATGATTTCAAATATGATATGAAAGCACTCGAAAGACGACGAGTTCAATTAGAGATCTTACTTAAGATTCATAAAAAGTGCGATGTTCCAAATATTGACATCGATGTTCGACACAAGCATATGATACTTCCACAATCGATCGACGATATCAAAACAGAAATATCCCATATAAAGGGCATCATTACAGAAGACAAAAATTTTATCACCAACAAAACGGAGATGGAGATAGAAGCTGAACTACGGTTAATGCTCGATTGTGGGCGCGACCTCGATTCCGCATGCCAATCAACACCCAAACCACATATTTCGACATCGCGCCAAAACTCCGCATTATCCGATATGTCAATAGATGAATGTAAAGCCAAAATTCGGCATTATGAAGATATGTTAGCACAATATTTAAAAACCGTTAATATGTCCGATGAAAGCTTTTCCAAATTGCGATTTGACAGATCATGTAAAGAATGTAATGCCAACTTCAATACCATATCTGATTGGAATGACAAATATAATACATACAAAGATATCAACATTGTCAAAATTGAAGATTGTATGTCGAAAATTGCAGATCTTAAAATTGTTAAATCGAAATTAGAAGATGAGACAAATAGAAAAAATCTCGATCAACAACGATACATCGCTGATCTACAACATGATTTGAACATCTTTAAAAATAAAAATTTAAAGAAGAAACTTTTAATGTTGGAATCGGAACTTTGTAAACTTACAAATCTAAAACATGATGAACTTCAATCTGAATATGATGAGATTATTTATAAAATTACATTTAAAAAGATGAGTAATATGAGTGCATTACTTGGTCGCGCATCCAAAAATCATAAAATTCATAAAAAAATAGATAAACTTTCTGACACAATTAAAACATTAGAAAATGAAATCGTCGAAGCAAAAAAATGTGAAAATAAGAATGATAACCATCATAAAGAAATTCTTGAACTTTATTTTGGCGCAATTAACAAGAAAACAGGTGTCTTCCATCATATGATATACGATATTTGTCAATTAGTTAACAATCGTGCAAATTCTATTCTGGGAAAGATAACAGATTTCAAAATTAAACTCGATTTTGATAAACATTTCAATCTATCTATTAACACAAGCAGTAATATCGACAAGTTTATATCTTCAGATATGTGTTCTGGATTTCAAAGTTTTATAGTAGATTTCGTGATAAGAATGACTTTGGCATCATTATCTCGAGAATTTAAAAACACACATAGACCAAACTTTATCATTTTTGATGAAGGATTTGGATGTTTGGATAAGGACAACATATATGATCTTTTACATTGTTTATCTCATATCAAAAAAAAGTTTAAATTTATCATGATAATCTCACACATTAGAGAACTTCAATTGATGTCAGATACAAAGATTTACATTTTGTCGAATAAGATTCATTCAAAGTGTTATTTTGAATAAGTATCATCTCCCTCCATAATAATTGTAATATGTATTATAATTTAAGAAGTTCATACCCCTCTTTTTTCGATATTCCCAAATCATAACTCTGACGGATCTCACATGTTTTTCCAATGCAACTTCCATTAATTTATCCAGACCTAAGTAAATGTATGGTATGTCTTTAACATTGCTTAAAATCAAATCTATTATCTCTATATGGTTTGGAGTTAATTCATGCATAAAATCCATAATATAATCTTTATATGAATAATGGTATGTATTTATATATATGTTTTTTTCTATCAATCGTTTCATTGCTTTTACATATCCATTTTTACATATAGATTCAATTTCAGCATATTTACATCGCGAAAGTGGAACACATCCACGATCGACAAATGCATCAATAATTTTAATGTCGCATTGCCGAACTATTGCATCAGATAACATCATATTATGCAACTCATTGATTTTATTTACAATGGGAAGTAGAAATCGTATATTTTCAACATTGTTATCCATCAATTCCTGAATTAGTAAAACATCAACATCTACATATCCTATGATAATTTTACAAAATTCATATATTGTATCAGAATTGATATTGAATGATACAAATGAGACATTGTTAGTTTTATGTGTGTCTGTTCGATACATATTGTTTTAGAAGTCATATATATTGTTCTGTATGTTATTTTGTGCGTTATTTTGTATGATGTTTTGTATGTTGTTATATATGTTATTCGGTATGTTATTTTGTATGTTATTCTGCACGTTATAAGTTTGTGATGTTGTATTAGTTCGTGATGATGTATCAATTTTTTCTAAATAATTATGCAACATTCCAACAACGACGATATCTCCTTCTCTATCATAAATTCTAATTAAATTATCGATGTCAGACTTATCGATATTTTTATCATAATCTAACACCATTCGAAAAATTTCTAAACGATTGTCTGTGTAATTTTCTATATAATACAAAGCATGTATACGTTCCCCTCTATAATTTGTAGAATATAAATCTACTTCAGCTTTTATCAAGTTTTTGACAGTATTGATATATCCATGCATAAATATAGAATGCAATTCACTATTTTTACTATGAAATCTAGCATTGTTCTTTAATAGAGGAATACATCCTGCATTTGTAAAAACATTGATCATTCCTTCGTTATGCATACTTTCACTCATATAATATCTATGATATGATTCAATCTTTGCATTCTTCATCAGAAATGCCACATTTTCTACATGACCTAATTTGACTTCTTCTTCCAGATATTCTTCTGTATCGATGTATCCCATAATAATATCTGAAAATCCCTTTAAAGTATCAGAATCGAGATTCAAATCGTCCATCGTTCTTATTTTATCATCTATTGTGGGTAATGTATTCTGTTTTCGATATGTTTCTAAAATCGCCACAATATCCGAACGATTTTTTCCTGCATTTTTAATACATATATCCATGATATTGTTAGTTATTCCTTTTCCATAATCAAGAACAAGTTTCAATGTATCTATTTTGCATCCCATACTCATTCCTATCAATATATGTTCATATTTGTTATCAATCATAACAACTGGATTCACATCATGATTCATCAAAAGTTTAATAATGTTAATATTATTATTCTTAATAGCATGTTGAAATGCAAATCCTCCTTTAATATTGACATCTGCTTTATTATCTATGAGTAATTTAGCCATTTCTGGTGATTTAGATTTACATGCAAAATATAATGCTATTCCATTGGATGCATTTACATCTACAAAAGGTAGAAGATTTGCTACTTTTGTTATATCTCCCGCCATTATCTCATCTATGAATGTGTCATAAATATCTTTAGGTTTTTTATTCATATTGACACTATCTGATATTTCGTTAGTCATCTTCCTTTAGACAAATATATGTATAATGTTTAAAATGAATATGGATTAAAGTAGATCCTTTGTTTCGGAAATACCTTTAGATATAAACGATGGTCGTTGAATATCAATTATCACAAATAAACATTCAGAATCATCTTTATTATACATCATCCATTTCTGCGAATGGTCAAAAACAAGCCATTTTTTCGATGTGAATTTTTTGCTTTCTCCATCGACCCAAACTCCACAATATTCCAATTCTTTACTGCATTTAATAGGAAATATGCATCTCAATGTCGAATTTGCCAACGATTTCCATGTTGAATGCTGTTTTAACATGGTATTTGGCGGAAGTTTTGCTATAAATGAACATTTGACACTTATTGGGATATTTCGAATGAAATTGAATATGTTGGGACAGTTGTCCATGAACTCTGTGTATAAATAGTCTTTCTTCTTTTTCAAGTCATACATAAATAGAGGATAAATGAGCAAATCATTGTCCTGTTTCCACAGTTGAGAATCTGGATATGTGATCCATTTGATGTTTGTGTTTTTTACATCTTTTTTGAAAAGTTTGAATGTTGCACTGCCACCAAATGCATCATTTGATAAAAACGGATAAACATCGTTAAAAAACTTCTTCTTTTTCGGTGCAAAGATGACTAATATAATCGTAATAACGACTAAACATATAAATATACCTATAGCGATTGATGTAGGAATCATATTAAATATTTCGTTTGACAAGATATTTTTCTTAAAAAATTGAATATGTTTTATATATATTATTTATTATCTATTTATTGCATTTTGTCTATCGCATTTTGTCTATCGCATTTTGTCTATTTATTTGCAAACGAATCTTATTCACAATGACAAGTCGTAAATTTATGTATGATCCCATATCGATGGATATTGAAGACAATGATATGATGTTTAATATGGATGAATTATGCTTGTCCAATGATACCAAAATGATAGAAAGATTTGACATGAATATATTGAATGACATTAAACATGAAATTCAAAAACTTTCAAATAAACACTGTTCTGACAATAAAAAACTTTACAACAGTCCGATAAACATCGATGTCAAATTGAATAATAATAAATTAAATAATAATGAATTAACCGAAAATGTATTGAACACATCTATAATTCAATCTGTCGATACAATGAGTACATCATCAACTTCTAATTCATTGAAATCTACCAAATCTACAAAATCAAATATGACATTGTCTCCTGCAGGAGAAAAGATAAGCTTTTCATTATCTACACAATATCAATCTCCTAATCGTATTGTTGGCTTTCATATCAAGTAGGAGTTCATCAACTCGTTGATGAACAACAATACATCAACGAATAATGATATATCAATAGATAAATCATAATATCTTTTTTGAACGAGAAATAAAGAATATCATGTAATTTTAAGATGAATAATTTATAAAAAAATTTTGGGGTTCAAAAGGGGCGATAGTCCCTTTAAAAAAATGAATATATTATCATTATAACATCATCAAACATGGACACAAATCTTAATAAATTTGAATTAAGTTTATTGAGGACTTTATCGAGATGTGTATATACAAGAAATGCTGATAGATTTGCATTTAAAACTATATTCATCGAAATAGCAATGGTTTATTTTCGAAAGAATAGCAGATATCTATATAGATTGAATCCTGATTGGTTTGATCATATGTTAAAACGAAATAAATATGTGTTAAAAAATGATCAAAAAAATAAATGTTGCGTTTTGCGCCGATCGCAAAATTACGCACCTGATTCCATATTAAATTTTGAGAATTATTGCAGTGATTGTCTGACATCATTTGGATGTACAACTAATGCATATAAGCAATTCGTAAGATGTATCGATTTTGATATGACATATGTAGAAAAAATGACAGAAATATTTCAACTTATTGAAACTATTGATTTATCAAAAATACCAAGGGAATGTGCATGTAATAATAAAGAATGTGGTATTGTTAGATGCTTACGATGTCAATTGCTCGATTGTTTGGAGGCATCATCATATAATAGATTTTTAGCAAAATATAAAGATATCAATTTAGATGCGATTGATAGATACACATGCATCTTCGACAAAATCATTCCTGCTGGATATGATATGATATTAATTGAAGAAAAGGAAGATTACAAGAAAGAAAACAAAAAACTAACAGACAAGTATAAATTACTGCCGACTTTGGCATTTATCGCACCTGATCATAATGGTTTGACCGATAGAGAAATCGAAATAATGGATATCGAAATGTGGTCAAATTATTATAAGGCATTGTATGAATACCGTATTAAATGGTTAAATGATCCGAAAATCATTCCAATCCTAAAAAATAATCTAAAAGAGACATAATCGGAATATGTTGTTAAATTAAATGATCAATCAAATGATCAAAAAAATAATCAGATGGTCGAATGATTAAACAACTAAATGATTGCTTTGTTGACAACATTTCGACAAACATTCATAATTTTATTCTCTATTGTTCTATTTTCGTCATTTTTTGATATAAATATACATTCTTTGTACAACAACATATTATTGTGAAATAATAAATGTGGTACATTTGGAATGTATATATCATCTAACATTATCTCACTGCTATAATGCAGAAAGTTAAAATTCGCCGTATTTTTATTTTTTAAATGTATGTATCCATCGGGGATACAGCAATAAATATATAAACATATGTCAACCTTATTTCGCATATTAAAAATTTCAGTAATTGGATATTGAAGAGTAAAAACACTGCATAGAAGATTGTCGCTCAACATATTTTCTGTCGAACACAAATCATAAGTTTTGTATAAATGTAAATGGTGTGAATGTGATTTTAGATTTAGTATTTGATTGTATAAATTTGTAGTTGAATATTGTTGCAGTGTTGCGTCTACTCCTCTTATACTCATTGTCATATCGTTATGTATCTATATCGTTATAGTTTGATATGTTAATAAATTTCACTTTTTTCTTTATTATGTTTTACTGCGAATGGTAGTAAAATTGTGAAAAAAATAATCTTACTTAAAGTTTTATATCACACACAAATCATTACATACATCATTATGTGATTAAAATTAATCTTGAGTTTTATCATCAGTTGTATGATAGAAATTATTATTTTCATTATAACATTGAAGACATAGTGCTTCATATTTATCGTGTTCTCCTATTTCAATCACATTAGATGTTGTTTTATCAGAATCAGATAAATTACACAAAACAGTTTTTTTATTTGTAAAATAGGCAGGTTCAAGTTTTTTATTTGATGCACATTGCATACAATATGCATGTAATTTAACGATTGAAGTGCATTTTGGAATTAGAGATAATACATTGCCGAACATGTTAGTCTTATAATCTCCATCCAAACTTGCTATGATGATGCGTTTATTAAGTTTTTTGATCCACTTTGTTATCGGAGAAACGTCTTTAAAGAATTGGCATTCATCTATTCCGACAATGTCATAAGTGTCGATTTTTAAGTCATCAATTTTTGACAGATCGTCCGTGTTCATCATATCTACTTTATATGATGAAAGCTTATCTTTTATTTGTGGATTGTGTGTGGAAAACACATCATTTTCATTTCTATTATCTATTTTATTATTAATATAGAGAGTTCTCTTCCCAACTTCCGCTGTTGTAAAGAGTCTTCTCAATAATTCAGATGTTTTTCCAGAAAACATAGGCCCAATAATAATATCAAGACCTGCCGAAGAATTTATCGTATGCATTTTTTAATATAATTTATCAAATATAACCAGATAGCACAATCAATTTTTTTGTTTGTTCCGGACTGGAGAGTCGATCTATAACTGAATCAACCAATATATATTATCATAAAGTTATCTTTATAATGATATATAACATATACGATATGGCATCTTAGATAACAACGACTGTCATGACAGATGAATGTTCATGTGAACTGTGTATTACAGTTTCGGATGATTCTGGTCAAAATGCTGAAGATATTTTTAAAAGAGTAGTAAAGTTATGTGTATTAGATTCTACACATATAATATGCGATGATACATTCTTTGTTCGAATGGAATATAATATAGAAAAATATGATGAATTTTTAACATGTAAAATAGATTTTATCATGTTAGATGAAAAAAAACATGATTCACATCATATAAGTATAGTTTTTAGTGGTGGATCTATAGAAGCATTTGAGGAGTTTAAAACTGAAATATATGCGCATTTAGATAATCAGAGCCAAAATTAAAATGTTTGACATCATTACGATTTCATTTCTTCCGCACGTGCTAAAATATCTAAAAACGAAACATCTTTTTTTCTCTCATTTTGAGAAGGTTCTTTTTCGAATTTAATAGGTGGCTCTGAAAAGATCGTATTTGATAGATGTTTATTAGATCTTCTATATATGTTTCTAATCTTTCTGAATAGCATCATCATACGGTTGATAATTTTTTTATCCATCGGAAGAAATTCCAATTCTCTCAATTTCACCCATCTGATTTGTTCAACTTCTAAAATTTGATCTTTGTTGTTGAATGAAACTTTGATTTTTTTTGAGAATCCATTGATGGGTGTTGCGATGTAATATTCATTAATATAGGTTGTTCCGCAATCATTATGTACATCATAGATAGGCTTTTCATTGAAGAAAATATTATAATCACTCATACCAATATTCGTTTCTTCTTTAAATTCGCGAATTGCGGTGTCGATACTTTTTTCATTTGCATTTCTTCTGCCTTTAGGAATTTCCCACACTCCTTCGATATTTTCACTTGAAGTGATAAGTTTATTAAGATGTTTGCCATTATCTTTACTTATCAAATCTTCAAATATACTTTTCTTCTTGATGTAATCTACATTATTTTTATTGATCTTACTTATAATAATACATAGATCATTATTATATGATGTCTGTTGGGAAAACAATCCATAGTAATGTGTCCATAGATTTTCATAATTATGAGATAATATGAGAGATTTTTCATGAATAGTCATAGTATTAAATAGATATCTCAGATTTTCATCAGTTCTATATTTACCATTTATAAAATCGACAAAACTGTATGATACGCGTTTTTTTATCATCAGAATTTCAAAATCGCCATTATTGACTTGGCATAGAGCAAGACCTATTGACTTTTTTGTTTTCATTTGTTCTTTTGGAAAAAGAACCAAAATGATTGTCGGTTTTAGGGGATTCCTTCGTTTTTTGATTCATCAAAAAACTTCAGTAAGATTAAACTTATATTACATATGTGAGTTTAATTTATAATATTTGACAAACATCATAAAAAAATGAAATACATTATATATAAAAGCATTTAGACAACAGACGACCATTTTGATTCTTTTGGGAAAAGAATATGTCCGAAGATTGGATGTATGTAATGTATCTCAATGTGAGAAAGTTTTTAGAACATAAGGAGTATAGAAATCATAAAATATTATCCGAGATAGAAAAACCAGATAATTTACACCAAATGGTTCAATTAGATGAATATATTAAAATTATGTCTGTAAAAGATAAGAAAAGGTATGCAACATTGATATTGGCGGATTCGAGCACATTTTCTGGATGGAAAGGCATACTTTCCATATTGGTGAATACATTTAAAACATGTGATGAAATATTTCTTATTACAAAGAAACACTTTCTTGCGAGAATCAAAAAGAAACTTGTCATGTTTAAATCTGTAGGAAAAATACATAATTTCATATATGATAATTTTACCAGTGAAGTTACGAAAGGTCCTTGTGTATCTAAACATACGGTGTTAACACCAGAACAAGCCATTACTGTTTGTAGAGACATATTAAGATGTCATCCGATGTCTCTTGAAAAAATTTCTGTAAGTGAACCACAATGTATTTGGATTGGAGCAAAAGTAGGAGATATAGTCAAAATTAATGGCATTTCCAGTAACGAAGGAAAATATACAGATTATAGGCTCGTATTTCCAGAATCAAAGATAAAAACAGTAAGTTCATCTGCCAAAGAAAACTATGATGCTAAAGAAGAAGAGGGACAAGAATCTGGAGATGAATATGATGAAGAAGCTGGTGAAGAAGAGGAAGAAGAAGAGGAGGAAGAGGAATCCGAAGAAGAACACAAGGGTGATAAAAAGAAGGGCAAAGCTCAAAAATCGGACAAGAAAAAAGGAAAAAGTGCTGTTGAATCGGAAGAATCAGATTTTGGAAGTGATGTTGCGAGTGAAGATGACGTAGAAAGCGAAGAAGAAGTTGGAAGCGAAGAAGAAGAGTAGAACATAAGGGTTTGTAAGGAATTGTTCTTTTTAAAAAAGAACCAAAAATGTAAATTGTTTTTATTAGGGTTCGAAAGGGACGTTAGTCCCTTTTATTCCTTACGAAAAAATGAATGCACATATGAATAAAAGCTATCCAAAATAATAGAAAAAATAATAGAATATAATCTACTATTATATAACTGTTCGATAATAAATTATATAACTGTTCGATAATAAATTATCGAACTGACACTAAAAATTAATAAACGATGACTTCACAAACTAATTCGTCATTACAGAAAAGATATACAAACGCTGTATTTGACTTATTTGAATCAGACACACAATTTTATACTGGTCTGGTTTACGAATTTACAACATTATCGGATTCTTCACCAACATTTCTCAGAACGGGGTTCAGTGTGAAAACAAAATTTATAAATGATAATGTAATAAAATGTATTGCAGTTATAAATGGTAGATGTAATAAATGCTTAAATAATGTGGAATGCTTAGAACTTAATAAAGAAATCGTATATGAATTTAATGGAAACATTAATGATTTTTTAAACAATATCGATAATGGACATGTATATTCTATAATGAAACACACTTGTACATTGGCAATGAATAATGTATATGAGCACTATTCACAATGTTCATATGGTTCTCCGGTCGATGGAAAGGAATAAATCATCTCTCCTAGATGAAGATAAAAAATGAAAACATATAACGGTATATTCGTTATATCGACAAATGAATCGAGAACTTTATCAACATATCGATGATGATAACGATGATAATGATGATGATCGTAATAATGGTCGTTGTGATTATGATGCATTCATAATTATGTGTATGATAGCAATGATTTTAGGAAAGATATGGGAATATCTTCAAATTAATATTTTATAATTGTACAATATTATTTGTCCCATATGGGTCATCCAGAACAGATAAAGATAAAAATTGATTTTTTTCCATCTATAAGTTCGTCTGTGTAGCATTTACATAACGTAAAATCGCATATTGTGAAATCACATATCGTAAAAAATTAACATATCATAATGTCTACTGTTGAAATAATCGAAAAGAAAATAGAAATGCCACATTTGGCAGAAAAAAATACTCTTGACGAATGGTCATACATTTTATCTGATGATGATGAAAATGCCGATGATACAAATCTCAATTCTGATTCTGAAGAAGATGAAGAACATGACGAGAATGAAGGATATTCTTATGATGATTACAATGCATATGTTAGTGATGATGACAATACTCATGATGATGAATATCATCAATATCAACGCATGTTAAGAAGTGATTCAGATGTCGAATATAATCAAGATTCAGAATGTGATTCTTGAAAAATTTATACATTTTTGATTGTGGGTCTATATGGAAACTCACCATTTTGTTCACAAAACATTTCCCAAAACTTATCTCGTTTTATCAGTGTTTTTCTGGATTGTAAATGCATACACATTAAAATTTCATGCTTTCTTGCCGTGTCATTTATTATCCATACATATTTGTTAATTTCTTTTTTCACCGAGAGACCGTTGTATAGTATGATTGAATCAGATTCATTAGATAAAAGATGATTATCGTCTATCTTTGCAAGAAGTTCCGCATCATCCATGACTTGTTCTATGATCTTCTTATCTTTGGTCTGCAATACGCGCTTTCCATCTATTATGATATCCAATACTTTATAAATAAAATAAAAGCCATATGGTCTATTTGTTTCTTCCGGATCTTTATATTTATCATAATATTCTACCGCCGTTTTTACATATGAGATACACATCTGCTCTTCTTTTTCCGAAAGTTGATGTGGTGTTATTCCAGTTATTATCTTTCGAATCAACGACACGCAATTATTAAATTTATCCGCGTGGAGCATTTTGAGATACTGTCGGATCATTTCGCAGGTAACGATCTCGAGATTTTTTATTTTATTGTTTTCTATTATCTTCTTAATGGAATCTATCAATTTCTCAGGAATATTAATCGCTATTTTTGCTTGAATGTAATCTAAACATTGTTGAGTATTTCTGATGATAGCACTGACATATTTTTGTTTTTTGGATTCTTGTGTTTCCACGATAATCTCTTCTTCAATAGTACCTTTTAGATTCTTTGTAGCACCGCAAATTACACAATATATAATAGACGAATCATTCAGTTTTGCCATACTTGTTTGGCATTTATCACATATGTTGTAGGATGTGTTTTTGATATGACTCATGTTGATGAATTTATTATCATAAGAATTATCGATGTATATGTCTTTATAGGATAACAATAGCGAAATTTCATTAGATGGGCATTTTATAGTATCAAGTATAGATTTAACTGACATAACGATGTTTGAGAATCTCTGAACAATGCTTTCACCAATAAGAAATGTTTTGACATTATTAGTTGTCAAATTCTGATCAAGCATGAGTTCAATAATACCATGATCAAACTTTTTATGCAAAAGTTCGGTTTCCAATTTTGTATTATAGAGTTCATTCTTCAAAGAATCCAATGATTGATTATTCTTCTTTCTTTTTGCATTCGATTTTAGATTTTCTTGTCCTTGAGATTGCATTTTAATCTGGAAATTATCAATTCTGGAGATGTTGTTGTTGATGACATCTAATAGGTTATTGAATTTTTTAATCACATGATTTTTGATATCCATCGATATTTTTTTTAAATTATGACTCTTCATATAAATTTTATAAAAAAATTATTTTATATGCTATTTGTATTTTGAAAAAAATATGATGAATCTAAAAAAATTGAAATTTTTATAAGGTTAACAGTGATTGCGACACATCTGTGTCATATAACATAGATTTTCATCAATAAATAGATAGAAAAAAATGTCTATCAAACCATTATCACCTCTTGTTCCGATAAAGAAAAGTCTTCATCCATTGATTCCTCTTAGACAGATAAAGAAAAGTCTTCATCCATTGATTCCTCTTAGACAGATAAAGAAAAGTCTTCATCCATTGATTCCTCTCAGACAGATAAAGAAAAGTCTTCATCCGTTGATTCCTCTTAGATCGATAAAGAAAAGTCTTCATCCATTGATTCCTCTTAGACAGATAAAGAAAAGTCTTCATCCATTGATTCCTCTTAGATCAATTACTTCAAAAATAGAAATTAAAATAGAATACAATGAAGATAAATGCTATTATGAAGAGGATAAATGTGATCAAGTTGAAGATAAATGTGATCAAGTTGAAGATAAATGTGATCAAGTTGAAGATAAATGTGATCAAGTTGAAGATAAATGTGATTATACAGAAAATAAATATGAACAAGTCGAAGATAAATGCGACTATACAAATGAAGGTCAAATGTTATTTCTAACAGAAATTGAAGATATTCCAAGTTCAAAAAGTGCAAGAAATAAAAATCTTATGTACCTACAATGTGGATCAAGATTTGCATGTGTAGAATATTCCAAAGTTGCTCAATTCAAATTCTTTGAACATGCTCAAGGACTTATCTATTACAACATGGGAAATGTATCATTTGAAGATTTAGATAACTTTTTGCAATTTGTGCATTTAGGAAACGATATAATCTATAAACTAATATTGAATCCGCAAGAGATAATTCAAATGTATCATACGATTGATGATTTGAACAAGAAAGGAAAAGATTGTGATCATATCATTCAAAGATTTATGAATGTTCTTATTCAAATGATTAATGATAGATTGCCATCATTCAAACAAATGCTCAGACCAATTACAAAAGACATTATGTTTATGCATAATGATGATACGATTACACATACTGCAGTCATAGACAAATGTCTATACTTTATTATATATTCATACATATCATTGGTTGTTATTGCATCCAATATTGAAGCTCATGACAATGATAAAAGATTGTTTCATGCATTGCTGGATTATGGATATCCTATATTAATGGGATATGCTTTACAATATTCGAAAAAGTATCTTGAAAATAAGAATATGAAGAATTATGACATATTTAAAGACATGCTATTGCTATTACATGGTGAAGCTATTATGAATGCTATTGAAGAAATAATTGAAGAAAATATTTATTCTTCTGAAGAATAAAAACTAATTCTAAAACTAATTATAAAACTAATGTTGAAAACTTAAATTTAAAAATGATAAAACTAATATTCACAGTCAACACATGACAAATATTTATTTTTTTACAATTACCAAGTGTAAAATTTATCTTAAACTAAATGTAATGAAGTTATTATAGATTGATCTAATCATAAATTTAAATTTTCTGAATTTTCATATTTTAGGAAAGTCAATAATGTCGCAACAACAAGCCGATGGAGTTCAACATCAGGTTGACACAGTTCATCAACAAGTTGATGAACGGAAGCAAACAAAATCTGATACTGAACTTGTCGAGGTTGATGATGATAATGAATCAGAATTACTTAAGCAATTGTTTGCAGAGTTGACGCCAGAAAACTTGGCTAAACTTAATGATAATGAGGTTTTGGAATTGCGCAAAAAGATGAACCCTTATGGTAGAACCGTTGAAGGTGCAGATCAATTTTTGACATTTTCATACACTGATTTGCGTGCATGTTATTTAGAAAAGTTGATGATGACAGGAATGATCGCATTCTTTAATCGTATGTGCGATGAATGGGGTGTTCCTGATGGTATTAGAGTTGTTCCAGTTGATGACTATGTTAAAGATCATACAACAATCGATCCACCAAGTGGTGTAGTTGCTGATGATGCATTGGAGGATTATAAAAAGAACTGGAGAATGATGCAAAAGCGTGTCATTGTTAAGGAGTTTCTCAATTATTTGTTTCAATTTGATCCAAATGAACACGTTCGCTCCGCATATGTTCCCAATCCAAAGGATGATGCTCGCAAGATTGTTGAAACTCCTGCCGGAAAGAGAGCTATGCATTACAGCAAGACTCGCAATCCTCGCACGAGAGAAGCCATCCGACTTGCATATCAAAAAATGGAAATGGAACGCAAAGCAAAACTTGAGAAGGCAAATGAGGCTTCTGCAAATGAAAAGAAGACTACTGAGGTAACGAAGACGGCTACGGAAATGATTCCACCTGCTGATCTATTTCATAGATTTAGATTCTATATGGAGGTCAATTATGAAGAATTACGTGATGTTGTGCGTGATTTATATGCTGATGTTCCAGATTTGGAAACTGCTATTAATCCTTATGCTGTTCATGCGACAAAGGAAGATGCTGATAAGTTTGTCAAGAAGCATAAGAACGATGTTATCACTCGAGTATATACCGCGCAAACAGGTAAGTGGAACATTTTCGGTAATTTCAAGAAGGTGCGCGAGGGTATGAAGTTTGACAACAAGGACACAGAAGTACTTGACGAAATTATGCGTACTCGTGAAGATGAAGAAAAGATGGGACGACAACTTGTTAAAAACCGCACAACTAAGAAGCGTCTTGAAAATGATAAGAAGGACGGGCCTATTGATCCAAACTTTCTCAAGTGGCGAGAACAAAACTCCATGCTCAAGGAAAACTATCTCGGAAAGGATGAGCGTGATGACGAATGTGATGACAATGCACTGGAAGTTGGTGTATATGATATGAATGCTGCCACGGGTCAATTCAAGAAGAGTGTGTTCTACACAGCAGCTGAAGCACCAATCATTCCAGATGTATCGGATGCACCTGCTTGGAATCATGCTACTCCTGCATCCGTTGCAAAAAAGAGCTAAAGTTTATCAATTTATCAACAAACATTAATTAACCATGTCTTCAATAACAGATACAATAGGATGTTCATCTTCAGATGAATTTTCTTCATCTGAAGAATTTTCTTCTTCAGATGAAAATTTATTATCATAATTTTTTTCATCACCATCAAATTCATTGCCATAATCATCTATCTCATTATTATCTGATTGACATTCGCTATCTAATTCTTCATCACAATCATATGCAATAACTTGTACATTTCCTCCAGATTTATTCTTACTCTTTTGCGATTCTTCATATTGTTTTTTGTTTTCCTCTTTAACCTTTTTGTAGTTTTCGAATTCATCTTTTATATCTTTATATGATGATAATGTTTCTCTATCGATGATGAATATTTTCTTATTTTTAAAATTTTTGCATAATTTTTCATATATGTCGATTGACATTGTAATTTATTATTTTCCAATAATTTTTTTCTACACGCAATAATATACTATAAGATATAGAAAAGTTTTTTAAAATGGATAACAAAGTGTTTGCGATCATTATTGTAGTCGTAATCCTATACATTTTGTATAATGGATGTATGAGTTTGTGCGAAAAAAAATCGACATTAAAAAGCCGATTTGATGCAAATAATGAATGTCCTCAAACGGATAACAGAATAATTAATGGCATTGTCTCTAAGATAGATGGTATTTATACAGGTGGTGATACAGCAGGACAACTTGCAGAAGCAAAATCTCCCAATGATATGTATGAAATGTATACTGTATCAAGAAAGACACCAATGACCGGACAACCAAATCATGTAAGAAACTTATGGAAATCCGAAGATTCTGCAGAATATAATGTCGATGTTGATGCATATGCCACACACGCTATGGTTCGCGCTCCGACAGACAAACTTTTGATGGCATCTAAAACAATGGCAACAAGCAGAGAAGTGTTGAGAGATCATGTGTAATTAGATACAATGGCAAAAAAATAATCAATCATGTATTTGTTTGATAACGAGTTATGGTTTGATAACTTGTTATCAAACCGTTATTCTTCATCAGATTGATCTTCTTCTTTCTTGTCCTCTTCTTCCTTCTCATCTTTTTCATCTTCCTCTTTCTCATCTTTTTCATCTTCCTCTTCTTCTTCAGACATATCATCTTCTTCGGACATATCATCTTCACTATCAGATATATGATCGGGAATATCATCCATATCAATATTATTTGAATTATCATTCGAACTATTTTTATTACCAATATGGTCTAATAATATCGACATATCATTTTCAGTAGTAGATATCGAACTTTCGTCCAATGGTTTATAAATGATATTCTTCTTTTTTCTTGTACGAAGTTCTTCATCAATCTTTGTGCGTTTTTCTTCTAATTCCATCGCTTGTTCTTCCAATGATTTTTTCGTATCTTCGTCATTATTCAATTTATTTTTTTGACGATTATAATATGGTATCTCACCTTTGAAATTCTTTTCCATATCTGTCATGAAAACACTTTCATCAAAGAGTTCTTTCTCTTTTTCTTCGCGCTTTATTTTATTACTTTGTGCTTCATCATATTCTTTTCTTAATCTCGCAAGATATTCAGATGATGTCTCTGGTTTAATGTCTATATTGTTATATTTAAACTCACTTTCATCATAATTTGATACATACTCTTCATATGGTTGTTTTTCTTCAGTGAGATCAAGAATTCGATATCCTTGTAAATATCGACCACTTCTATCTTTTTTGAAGAATTTTTCGAGTTTAGAGTTTTCGAAACTTAGATGTACATTTTTTAATATACTTTTATCAGTTTTAGTAATTGTAGGAAATAACTTTTCCAACCATTTGATATATTTATCTATGATTTCGGATAATGGTTGTTTCTCTGGAATGACAACATCGTTTTCTATTTCCGACATTTCTCTCATTTTTTTAATTTCTTCTTTGGTTTCATCCGATCTTGTGTCTTTCACAAGAAATAGACAGATAAAGTTATTGATGTTATCTTGCTTATTTCGAAACACTTCCGTATCATGTTCGATATGGGGATGTGGAACTTTCGAAACACTTCCACCATATTTGTATTGCAAAATACGATGATAATATGTCATTATGCTTAACATTGCACTCAAATATCTTGGATCATTTTTCCATTTTGTGGCAGCATCGGGATTCGCCAATCTTTCCAATGGATTGTTTGGATCATATTTCTCTCCAGCCCAAGTTCTAATCATTTTCATTTTAAATATTAAACGAATAAATCTACGCCATGTACCATGATCTGTAGCTCTAATTTCGAACGTATAATTGGTCAATGCAATAAATATAGCTCGAACTGCAAATTCTGTAATCATATCTGCATATAATGTTCTGGCTGATGTTGTATCACCACCAGTTAATCTTTTAATCAATTCCATATCCAATACAGCAGCACCCTTAAATTCGGAGAATGCTACAAAACTCGCAAATTGTAAAGCCATCGTCATAGGACTTGGTTTATCAGAATCGTTGCCACCGGGTTTTTCTATGATAAAACTTGGCGGTAATGATGCAGAATAACCATTTGACGAATATGTGCCCAATACAGCAAATATAAATTCCGCAACGAATGTTTTACCATTAGCTCCATTACCATCTATTGCATAAAACGATGCATCTTTTGGTGCACGATCTAATGCTGCCGAAAGCATAAACATACAAAATTCATGTGAATCCGGTTCATCATCCGGAAATAAATGTCTCATAGTAATAAGAATTTCCGCAGTTATCTCATCATATGGATTAAATTCTTTATATTCAGTCTTTGTATATCGACTGACGAGTTTGTTATGATAGCCAGTTAGTAATGTTGGTCTAACGGCTTTTTCTTCTTCGGTATCTTTTGGGCTACATAATAATAAAACACCATTTCCAACACCGATGACATATTCATCAACATCGAGAGATCTGGAAAACCCAAATTTCTCAAATTCAGCTTCGGCTTCAGATATAACCGATGCTTTAAATTTCGATCTTTTCAAATCACGCATACTTTTCTTAAAATTTTTTAAGACAAGTTTGTGATGTTTTTCAAGATCTTCTTTATCACCATCTCTATTGATATTATTTTTTATACATTCCATTGTTCTTTCACATAGAATTGGAAGATGGTTTGATATATATCTGGTAAGAGTTCGTGGTATTCTATTTCTATAACATCGCCATTTGAACTTCTCACCAGTCAATATGTTTGATTCATCTAACATAAATTCATACCAAGTTCCTTTTGAACTAACTGTTGAATCAAATACATATTTGTGTTGTAAAATCATGAATAATATTTTTGCAACATCGTTTTCGGCAATTATACCTTCATTGACTTGATGATATACTTGTTCATATAAATAACCTTGAATCGATCTTTTACATATTTCTTCATATGCAGATGGATTATCTCCTTTTGCATATGAACGCAACATTCCAATATTGTAATTTGATTTAGAATTGATCGCATCCGACCAATCTTTTTCGAATGAAGTTTGTGTAAATTTTGGTTGATATTTTCTACTAAAATGCTCTGCCAATGGTTTATAACTATGGCTTGTATTAGCTAATATACACATTATTTTTCGCCAAGACATATAATCCTTTGCTCTGTCTGGATTCAAAATATTCAATAATTCGAGAATTAGTTTAGCATCGGGATCACTTGTTTTCAATGTCGATAATTCACCATGCAATTTATATTGAGGTACAATTTCTTCTTCTTCTTGAATTGTAGTCAATGGAGTTTCCAGAAATTTTTCATATTCAGATTTAATGTCAAATTGACATTTATGAATAAGTGTATTGGTTTCAGATTGCCAATTTAAACTGAATTCATATGAAAGATTCAATTCTGGATCATTTATAATTTTGTCATTTTTGAGAATATATATATCATCTCTATCGATTGACATTTGGACATTATATACAGCCACTAACTCATATGGTGGTGTATTATGTTTTGATGAATTACCTACGAAATATACAACAACATGTGCAGAATTAGTATCAAAAATTGAAGAACACCCATATCCTTCTGCTAATTCAATATTATTAAATATGAATTCAGGTTCATTGTTTTCTATCATTTTCTTAAATATAAATTTTTTTGCTTCTCGTTTAATCTTAACAGCCGGCAATAGAAGATGGAATCCATCTCCATAACAATTATATTCTTTTTTGAAAACAGGTTTAGGTTTTTTTATAATTGCAACATGTGTTTCGAATGTTTTCTTTTCCAAAACTTTTTCGAAATCAATATATGTTTTCAATGTTCTCATTAAACTTGAAATTGTTTTATGAAAGTGAGAATCTGTAAGTTGGCTATCTTTCTTCTTCTGTTTGATATCAAAATCACACATAATACCAGAATACAATCCTTGTTTTTCACATAACATCAATGGTAGTTTCTTTTTTCTACATTCATCGATATATCTAAAGAACTGTGGTATTTTTGCATCAGGAATCTTATAACATTTTCCCATGATTCTATCAATTATATTCGTTGATGCTGTACCTGGTGGATTTATAAATTCCGGTCTATTTAAGAAGTTCATCAATAAACTCTTAATGTGTGATATCTGACTCGTAATCATATGATTAATTCTTTCATCGACAATTTGCTGTTGTTCTTCTTCATCATCAAACAACTCGTTATATTTACTATCTTCATATTTAAAATCATCGCGATTTCTATCATCATTGATAGAAATATTAATCTCCTTTTCGAGAAACTTATTTTCATCTTCATCCGAATTTATAATTTTATGTGCATTTTTGACATTCCTTCCATTTATTTTGTTATTTGTTTTGTTATTTGTTTTAGTATTATTAGTTCCATTTTCGTTATATATATTTTGACGATATTCTTGATTAAATTCTTTATCGATTCTATTATTGGACATCATCTAATATTACTATAACATTTATATATATAACCTTTTTCATTTTTTAAAATAATAATATAATTGACAAAATGCGTATATTAAGCGAATTTTAGGCATAGAACGCATAAATCGATTACGCTTTCATAACAGTCAAACTTTCAATAAATGCACCGTCTTGATCAGATGATCCATCATTGCGTTTTATTTTAAAGTCTATGATTGTGGTCTGTTTTGGTGTGGATATTGAATTATAATCAGATGTGATTACTGTATCGGTCAATGTGTTATCACATACATATTGTGCCAATATTTGTTTTTTGGTACGATCATAAATTTGAATAGTAAAACTTGTTGTATTATTTACACAATTTCCAACATATTTAATATGATGTAATGTTTCTAACATACATGATTTTTTGACAAATATATGTGTATAAAATGTTTCAAATTGATCATTATTATAAATCTCATTTACATAAATGTTTAAATATTCACTTGTTCCCATCTCTTCTCGCATTAATTCAATATATTTACAATATAATTGCGAAGTTGAGATGAGTTTGGCTTCCTCGGTTTCATCAAGTTCCTTATTCATAATTATATTACATATCGTATCAGATACGTTTATAGATACTAATGTGTTTGGTAGTTTCTCATTGATGAATGATTCGAGTTTATTCTCACATACACCATATGGAAATGATTCTGACAAAGAAAATGTATATTGAACTTTTTGTTCGTTCATGGCAGATATATATATCTAACAAAAATTTAAAAAAAACATAATCGAGTTTTTATGGTAGGTCAAAAAGAATAGTTTTAAAGATTTTTTTAAATAGGTTTTATATAATAAATATTTTATGTATGGTTGTAATTTTTACCATTCATGAAATAATTTATCAATGAGTGTTAGTAAAAAATTTGTTTGTACCCAAATAGGTGCATCAGATGGAAATACATCTATAATAGTAAACAATAAAGTTCATAACATTGATGGAAGTGTATCCGCACCAAGTTACTCATTTTCGAATAGTACATCATCTGGTATCTATAGTTCCGGAACGAATACAGTAGATATTGCATCAAATGGTGTCTCCAAACTATCGATTGGATCATCGTCTACTGTTTCAAATCAAAATTTATCGATGAACAGCAATAATATAACTAATGCATCATCTGTAGAATTCAAAAATTCAAATATCGTAACAGTTCAAGCTCAATCAGGAACAGGAAACTGGACTATGCAATTACCTACATCAGCAGGAGTAGATAAACGTGTTATGCAAACGAATGGTTCAGGTGTTTTAACTTGGTCTCCATCAACACAATTTGGTGGAGTAATAAGAGTAGATAAAACATATGGAAATGATACTAATGGATCAGTTGGTGGAGATCCATTTCTTACAATAAATGCAGCACTTGCTGTGGCATCTTCGGGAAATCTTGTATTAGTGTTTCCGGGATCATATGATGAAACCATAACTATTCCATCTGGAGTTTCAGTCCGTGGTGTAGGTCGTAATGTTGTATCTCTTGCAAAATCCGCAGTAACATCATCAACTACTATGGTGGAATTCAGTTCAAATTCCACGCTTGAAGATATGAATATTACATTATCATCTGCAACGACTGGATTAACACTCAAAGGATTATATTTTCCAAGTACTACATCTTCCAATTCATATGCAAGAAATTGCCATGTTGGAATTACCAATTCATCTACTGGTAGTGGTAATATGTATGCTGTTCATTCATCTGGAACGGGTGCTGCATCTACGCATTTTCACAACATACGAGCATGTAGTATAGATACAGATGCAACAGGTGCTGCAAATACAATTATATCAAAAGGTGTGTATCTTGATACTGGTGCTGCGACATTTCGATGCTCAGATACATCATTCGATGTAACCACGGTTGGTTCTGGTTCTACCATAGCTGCAGAAAGTAATTTTGCCGGTTCAACATTATCATTGTGTCAATGTCAATTAAACGGAACAACTGCTGATATTTCACAAACTTTAGGAACTTTATCCATTATATCATGTTCATTAATGAATAAGACCGCTAATTCACTTGGATTTACTGCAGACAAATGTTCTACTATGAATTTTGGATATACCGGTGCTGCAGGTGCAAACGTTACATCCTATTTATATCCAGGTGCATCATCTGGATCTGCAAATCTTGTATCTGTATTATCACCGAGTAAAATTATAATTAAAAGTTTTTATGTAAAAAGTAGAACTGCTCTAACGACTGGTAGAACTTGCACTGTATCTCTTTTTAGAGGTGCTGGTACTGGAAGTACTCCCACCGCTGTAGCAAATTTTGAAGTAACACTTACTGGTCCAGCAAGTGCTGGATTTATTAATAGTATTTCACAAACATTCAATGAAAATGATCAAATTACTGTTAAATTAGTAACTGGTTCACAAACTCCAGGTGTTGCTGATGTTATGGTAACGATGGAATATATCTAAAATTTTCGTATTCATCGTCATTATTTATCGTATGTTATTCATCTTCTGTTTCTATCTCCTGTTTCCTAATATACGTCATTTCTATCTTTCTCGCAATAATTAAAAATTCATAAATGTTATTTTTATCACAATGTTAGAAATACTACAAAAAAATAGTTTATAGTTTATAGTTTATAGTCATAATAAATCATTTTTTTGAAATTTTATTTATAATGGTTTATAATATTCCAAAAACGGCAACATTTTTTAGATTAACATTGCCAGTAGTTCCATCATCTTTACGAACTTGAACTTCAAACTTTGTTTTTCTTAATGGTGAAGTAGTGAAAATATCATATGCGGATGTTTGAATCGCATTAATATTAGTATTTGTGGAAGTTGTTGTTCCCATAACAGAATTGTCTTCTAAATTGACAATGCGGATAGAAAAACTTGTTGTATCTCCAGACATTGCTGCGTAAAAGATAAAATAACTTAATTGAACATTTAAGACCAAAGATCCACGATATATATTGGAAAATATAGGAGTCCATACATTTGCTGTGGATATAGTTATATTTCCTGTTGCTTCGGCAACTTTGGTACAAATGGATTCATTTTGTACAACCAAAATATCAGAATTTGTTAGAGGAATTACAACATCCGTCATTTCTTTTTGTTCATTAGACGAAAGTGCTGTGTTGAAATAAACAGCGACATCATCATCAACAAAATCAATTCTATCCAAAGTTGGTGTGATATTTGTATTTGCTGTGATGTTTTGTGCAAAAATGGATGTGTCCATTCCATTAGGAAAATATGTTCCTATATCATATTTGTATTCGTATGACATGTTTGTAAATCAATTCTATATAGAAGATAGTTTATATAAGATGTGTAAAATAAAATATTATAAATAAAATATTATAAATAAAATATTGTAATTATAATCCTGAAAAAAAATAATAATTGTTCGTCGCATTTATTTATTCAGATTCCTCACTGTATTCACTTTCTACACTTTCCTCACTTTCATTATTTTCATCATTTTCATTTTGTTCATTTTTTTCAACTTTATCATAATAACAATTTTCCAATACAGTTCTGCACATCGGGCATTCAAAGCTAATTGGTTTTTTTGAATGCTTGCACCATTCTTTACATCTTCTAGATAGTTCACAAAGTCTACCAGATTTTTCTAAGTATGAATAGATACATTTTAAATGAAATATGTGATTACATTTACCTACATAGATATCATTTTCCTTTATTTCATCGAAGCATATAGAACATTCTTCATATTCTCTAATTTTGATATGATTAATTTGAACTGTATCTGCATATATTGTTTCAAATGTAGCGCGAGGTAATAATTTACCAGTTGTTCCACTAATTTTCAAAAATTTAACAGTTAAGGATTTAAAAGAATCAATATCATCTATTGTGAAGGCTTCTCTATATTTAGTAGAAGATATAGATTTACTTTGATATCTAAAGTTATCATTATCATCATAGAAATGAATAATATCGGTATTTTCGAACAATGTATCGTTCATCTTTATTAAAATTTCAGCCACAAATGTATTTCCTTTTTTGGTGGAAAAGTTTTTTTCTGCATTTATTGATAAATAAGTTCCTGATCTATCTCCATCATAATTATTTCCGCACCAATCATAACTGGAATAATAAATTCCATTCGATATAATCGCACTATATTCGTTCTTCTGTTCACTCGACATTTTAGAATTACATAATATTATAATCAATTTTTTTGTTTAAAACACTTCAAAGTTTCCTCTGTCCGGAACAGACAAAGAACTCTTTTAGAGTTTCCTAAACACGATAGGTCGTCCGGATGCATCATTGATACCAATATTTCCATTAAATCCCCAAAATGTTGTATTAAAAGTTAATGTGCCACCTGCGGGATTAAATGTTAAGAATATACCCATAGTAGCCTTTCCATTTTGATAAAACATGTTTGAATATGATTCGACTACCGTTGATGCAGATGTATTAGGCCAAAATCCATTAGCAAAAACAGTCGCGACGCCACCAGCAAGCAATGTATTTTTGTCCGAATAGAAATAAACTACTGTATCACCCGCAATACCCATAGGTGTCTCAGTTACCTTCAAATACCATTTAGTATTGAGATTGTCAGCACCACTTGCTTCCCACACACCAAATAGATGATTGGTTTTATTACATGCAACTCTATTACATGGCTCATTTTCGAATTCTGCGGGGCATCCATTTCCTGTACAAGTGCGCAGTCTAGTTCCTTTAACACCACATACGTCCGTGCATGCACCCCATGAGCTCCATGTCATGGATGCGGGTGATGTAGAAGATGTTGTAGGTGTTGGTGATGAATTGGCAACAGTGGATTCAGGAGATGATGTGTAATCAGTTCCAGATGCATCAGCAGAAGTTGGTGAATATGGTGTGTCTTGTTCAGTTGGAGGAACATATGATGCAGAAGATGGTGAATAAATATTATCTTGAGCAGGTGTTGTAGATGATGGATATGATCCCGATTGTGTTGTTCTAGGTGGTTGTGAATAATTGGGATATGAACTTCCTGACGATGGTTTTTTCGTACTCAATGCGACAATTACTACGATAGCTATTAGAATAATTACAACAATAATTATAGCGACTATTGCACCTGCACCAGAACTTTCTTGTGGTTGATAACGCGGAAATTGAGGATATGGCATTTGATAAGGTGCTGGTTGTTGCATTTGATAAGATGGTTGTTGTGGAAAATTTGGTGGAAATTGAGGTGGTGGTATATTCATTTTACGATATTTTATATATATCAGAATAAAAATTATATATAAATAGTGGAAAAAATATGAATATGAAATTAATCTTGATCGTCAAAAAATGAATCGATTTTGTTGTCGCATTATGAATGATCTCGCCGTTCACGATTTTTTTATTTGCCAAAGAAGACAAAAAATATATGTTATAATTCTTTATAATAATTTAGCAATCATTTATAATAATTTAGCGATCAAATATATGTCATGACCACGCCAATCATAGTATTAGCCTTGCCAATCGATGCTTTATAAGCATAATCTTTACTACTCTTATTAATCTTATTTTCTATTATTTGATTATCGCAAGCAAGTCGTCCAAGATACATCATGTAGTTATGTGAATTCTTAAAATGATGATATACTCTCACATCATTGGAAATATGTGTTGTAATTAGTTTGGCATTTTTATGCATATAATACATTTTTGATGCTTCAACATAATTCTTCATATCATCATATATCATAGCCAATGTATAATAGGCAGAGCTACATTTAATCTTTTTATAATATCTTATGGCTTTATTCATATCCTGCTTTACATAATATCCTTTATGATACATATGTCCCATTAACTGTAAAAATCTAATATCATTTTTGTATGTTTTAAGCATTCTGACCAAGAATTTATATATTTTTTTATAAACATTTTCATCAATAGATGCCCCGTCATTATAATATATGAGTTCCGCTATAATTTCCGAAATAAGTTGTGGATCTTTAATAGTAGATAATTTACGAAATTTAATTTCTTTATTGGACATCTATAATTTATATATTTATCTATATTTATATATTGTTCAAGATGCATTTCATTTTTTTTCTCCAAGTTGGACAAAAAAATATCACATCTTTTACAAGTCTATTTGTGCATCATTAGATGTTAAAACATTCAACATATTAACTGTATCCAATCTATGAATGTTGTTTTTGTGTCGTATCCATTCATCATATAATATTGATGTTTTGGATTCACCATAATCATATCGTGATAATAGCACATCGTCGTTTTTTTTAAGAATATCATATGTTTCCATAAGATATTCAAAATTATCATTTCTTATATATGAGTCATACAATGAATATAATTTTTTGTAATTTCGTACACATTTAAAACATTCTCTTGTTTTGTTAGATACATTCATTATCTCAATATTAGATAACAATAAATTTATCAAAACTGAATCGTATTTAGCATATGTATAAGGATTATATTTATATGCTAAATCACATAATTTTATAATTTTATCGATGTGTTTATCGATATGTACATTATCTCGTTTTTCATGCAAATAATGTAAATTAATCAATACCAACATATATCTTGATATGTCATTGATAGAATCTCTCATAGATGCATCAGTGATATTTTTGACAAGAATATATTCGTATATGGTTTCTGCTTTTTTGACATCGAAATGTTTATAAACACCTGTTATGTACATTTCTGCAAGTTTGAGCATGCATGGAATATTTCCCATATTTGATCCATCTTCCAGATGATTGATTAACTTTTTGACACCATTATTATTTCTACCACAATGTTTGTTATATAAGTATATCATATCTGGAATGTGATCATAATCTATCTGAATTGTTCCATTTTGCATTAATATTATCGGTCGACATTTTGTCATAATATCATATTCAAGTTCGAGATAATTCAGATATTTCTCTGTTAATGAACTATCATTGACGTTATTCATAAATCGTTTATATCTCGCGATATTTACTCTGTCATATATTCTAAATTCAATATCGGATGCGATATTTAAATCCAATCCATGAAATAATCTATAAATATATTGTGAAGCATATGGAAATCCATCTAATAAAGCTCTATTAAGTTTCTTAACGTTATCAATACTTAATTCTCCTATATTTTTTAGATATATCATTGCATTTTTGTCTTTCTTGAGTTCTATTCGATCTTTTGGTAATTTCATATAACTCAAAAGTTCTTTAGGTTGATAAGGACAATGTATTGTGAGATATTCCAATTCATCAATGATATAGTATGGATTTTGGCGTTTTCTTATATCATTTTTGACTCTATTGAGATCATATTCATAAGTAGAACCGTATTCATAATAATCACCATTATCTCTGTAATAAAATATACTATCATCTAATTCATTGTCATCTCCTCTGTAGGTATCTATATTTTCATATTCTATGTCATATATTTCATGTGTTGATTCATTGCAATTCATCTATTATACTTTATTAATATGTCAACAAGCATTATGATAAAAACTATTTCAATTTTATCTCGGTTTGATAACACGTTATCAAACTATAGTTGCTTCTCATAACTAAAATAGAACCATTTAATTTTCGTCTTTTTAAGTCGTTCGGTAAGTTCATTATAAATGAGTTTAGTGCGAATTTTTTCACAAATGGTACTTATATTACTATCGGCTTCTTTGATCTTTAATTTTTTCATCAGATCAAGTAAATATTTCTTATCTTTGGAAAAAGAGCACACTGAACCTTTTTCGATAGTTCTTGAATCACTCGATACTTTTTTGCCAATATTTGGAGGTCGAATTTTAAACTTTACACTGATGCCAGTCTTTGACTTCTCATCGAATCCAATTATGATAGGATTTTCTTTCATCGTCTTATCTACCGCCATATATTCAATGGAATCGAACCAATTGTCTTCTTGAGAATAAAAACGTGGAACTTTATCCAAAAGATGCCCGACTGGCAATTCATTCGCGGGAACTTTCTTCTTTTTTCCTAATGGCATGTCTCTACCCTTTGGATAATAAACATATGTTTTATCAAGAACACTTTCATACTGTTCCCGAAGTTCTGATGGCGCCCAATGCAACAATGTAGTATTGATACTGGATTTTAACATATTAATAAGACCCGATGACGTTACCTGTTCTTCAGTTGCTACGACATCTTTGATCTTATGTTTAAATTGATCCACATTTTTTTTATTGATGAGTTTTACCGATACAGGAACGACAAATCGTTTATATTTAGAGAATAGAATATCTTTTACTGTATGTGCCCAAACAATGAGATTACGTATATTGTAATAATAGAGCATTTTGAAATAGAATGTGTGCATATAGTGCTTTTTGAATAAATTGTTTGTCCATATATTGAACACATATTCTATACATTCTTCGATGAACTTGATATGAAAATCAACGCCAAAATCACATATCGATGCTTCCAAGTTTTCGAGTGGCACGCGTTCCCACCTTTGACGGAATTTTTCTTTCTTTTCGTCATAATCATACAATATACTAAATTTTTCGAGAAAGTTAGATATATCTATACTCATATTAGAACCCACTTTACATATAGGATCTCTATACATGACTTCCATGTTATATTTAGGTTGCAGAATACGCTGTTTCGCCATAAGGTTTGATGGTGCATTTGGTATATATTCGTCTAATGATAGAAGCATAAAATATGGATGTATATAATCTATTACCTTTATTCCACATCCAAATATGAATTTTTCAGATGGATCGATTAAAGATTGAAATTGAAACCTTGCTCTATCGCCATCTCCTATTCTTTTTTCTTCTACATGGTCGCCATTATTGTTTCCATTCATATGTTTATTACCATTATTTTTTTCGTTCACAATGTCGATCATCATTGGTTCTGACTTTTTATCACTGTGAACATTTCCATATCCATCAACATCTTGACATAGTTGGGCATTATTCTGTTTATACCATAAGAGTTTATATAATGCCAAATTGAAGATCTTCTTGTCAAAAAGTTTAGAATTGATTTCCATGTCAAATGGAAGATTTTGCATTTGCTTCCATAGATCTTCATATTTCCATATAGGTGAAACTTCCAAGAATAACTTTTTGATATAAAATATTTGTGTGTTGAGTTCTTTCTCGCCATTATATGCTAAAAATGTATCGGATTTGATATTAGAAATATTCGTTATATTCCTTTCAAATGTTTTTTGGTCGATCATGGGTTTGTGATCAAGAACATCAAATTGCCCCATTTCTGATGCGCCTTTTGGTGGTTTAATATCTCTATTATCGTCATAATGACTATGGACAATATTATATGAAATATTTGCATCGAATGCCACTTCATGAAACACCTTTTCGATTTCTTGAATAATCAGATAATCTTGAACTTTGCTCATATATTTTTGTTCTTCATATGATAATTTTCCATCATGTGTATATGACGTATATATGCGATACACTATGCTTTGTTCATTAGATTCTAAAAATATATGACTGCCGGATCGATTACCTCTGCCAAAGATCTGCTTCAAAGCGCTAATATTGTCTGGTCTGCCCAAAATATCTATTTCTCTAACACAATTAAAATTATAGCCTTCTTTAACTTTTTTAGAACCCAATGCTATTAAATATTTATGCCCATATCTGTTATTATATGAGTTATACTTTTCCATAGAATTATGAAGTGTGGTATTGTCAATTTCACCATGTAATATGACAAATCGCACAGGTTCATAGTTATTGCATTTGTGTGCTCGACCACCTAAGATTATATCATCTTTATTCTGAATAATGTCATCATTATCATTCTTTGTTTCTTCATTGTCTTTTTGTACATCTTTTGTTTCTTTATTGTGCGATTCCTCATTGAGAACCTGTTTACCAACACCGTCCTTCTTCGCGATATATTTGCATCTTTTCACATATAAATTATATGCCGGATTAACACATTCAACACATTCAAATCCATTCTCAATAAGTTTTGAACATCTTATATCAGATTCGCATTCTTCTTCATCACCATTCGTTTTTTCTGATTGTTTTTTCTCCTCATTTACTTCGACATTAGGGTTTTCGTCAGTTTCATCAACAATCTTATTGCTTTCACCAGTTTTCTCGGTTTCATCTAAATCTTCCGAATAATTCCAATTGCGTATCTCCACATATAAATCTTTACCAGTGCATTCGGGTAGATTTGTAAGTTCATTAAGTCGTTCATTTGTAAAATCCTTTACATCGATAGTACCCGATCTTGCGATTAAAACATCGTCAAATTTATCATTATCTATACATGTGATATCCGCCAAATAATCTATATCTTTAGCCCATATCGATTGTGGTGATCCACCAGTTGTTGTCTTATGATATTTTTTAGCTTCACCACAATGCACACAAAGTGTGTCGTTCGATGGTGTATCATATTCTCCAATAATTCCATTTGCAATGAGCACTTCTTGTGTAAATGTAATACCCGACATTCTTACAATAGGATGGAATGTAAAGTTCTTGCCCCTTTTTTCCTTAATGTTTGACATGATGTCTTGCATATATCTGTAATGCTTTGTAGATATAATTGCAAGATTTTCATTTAATGAAAGACCATCACCGGAAATTTTTCCATCGACGTATTTAATTTTGTATTTATTATACCAAGCTTTTGGTGGATTTGATAGTTGTGTTTTTATCTGCTTTGGTTGATATAAACATTTATCTTTTTCAACAGGTGAAGGAATATACATATCGCATATGTATTGTGCCTCATGATAGTAAAGTTGATCGATGATTTTACTATAACATGAACTGTGTTCTTTTGACATTTTGCATCTGATAAACCTTAGATATGGTGTGTTTGGAAGTTTATCTCCCAAAATAAATCGTCTAGGAAATCGTTTGGGATTGATATCTCTTAGATAACTGATTTTGCCTTTACATAATTCACGAATTTTGTCTTTTGCGCCTTTCTTCAATACACCATCTTTATCGAAGAAATCCGATTTATTAAAATTTGCATGTGGTGTAAGTAAATTAAGTAGATCTATGGATTCCGATGGATTGTTATTGATTGGAGTTGCTGACATAAAAACTACTCTACATGAAACATTATTGATCAAATATTGGATGGTCGCACCCCAATTGTTCTTTTCCAATGAATTGTATGTATTATGAATCTCGTCGCATATAATGAGCGAATCCTTAAACATGTTAAGTGCCAATTTATTAACTATAACTTTTCCATCTTCTATCAATTTATTGAGATGATTGATATCACTTATTGTATCATCTATTCCGGTAAATATAGAGTTGACGAGAGCTTTATAACCTATAAAATGGAAGAATCCGTTTCCTATTCTGGAATGGAATCTTTTATTGAACATAGTTCGCATCTCAGCAAGTTTTTTCTTTTCTTCCAAATGTCCATCTCTCACGAGAAACTTTGTTTTGTTGAATTGTTCCATTTCTTCTTTTGTAATGAAACCTAATTCTGGATATTTCAGAAGTTGTTCTTTGAATATATGCTCGGAAAAACCGATTATAAATATATTTCGACTTGTTTTAGTTCCGGAAATGCTTTCTAGCTTGAATTGCTCTATAAATCTTAATGCTATCGAAATTGCTCCATATGTTTTGCCCATTCCAGGCTCCCACTTGACCAATAATCTTTCTACATTTGTATGTGGATTCATGAACATGTTTAAAGAAAGTTGATATCCATGTAATTTGAGAAATTCATCGCTTTTAACAGAATAAAATTCTGTTTTTGTCGACAATTTGTGTTTCTCGTTGCCCTTATAATACATAACCGTTTCCTTTCTTGAGTTGACATCTTTGATGATGTCATTCGTACCATCAACTTGTTGATACATTTTTGAATCTTTGTATATATATGTTCAATAATAAATTATTGAACTATGACAATTTATTGTCGAACTGGTAATAAATTACTGAACAAGATGTTATTCTTAAAACAAAAAAATATTTTGAAATGTATATGTTCGTCAATAAATTGACGAACTATAACAAGTTATCGAACTGTCAATTTATTATTGGTTCGATAACAAGTTATAGTTCGTCAATTCATTGACGAACAGTGATAAGATAATATTTTTATTGTTGTTTTTTTGAATATGAATACATTTATGTATTCATACATAATTGAAGACACAATCGAATATAATTAAATGATGTACCAGTTTGTGGTTGTTGCAATGTATTGAAGAGTAAGACGTTGGTGCTTTTCAGTAAGAGTGTATGAAGTTCCAACTCCATCTTCAACAGTATCAGATCCACCAGCGTTAATAGTCAATGTTCCTGCATCAAGGTTGTCAATAATTTCGTAAACTGTTCCTGTAGTAGGAGCAGTGGGCAATGTAACCGTAGCCGAGGTTGTGTGAGTAACAACGTTAACACGCTTACCATCAGTGTTAAGAACATGTGCACCAGCACCGGAGTATTCCTTAACTTCGTTGATTTCGTTGGTAAATGTGAGTTTGCCGGTAACCGACGAGTTGCCAGTAATGGCGGCACCACCTGCAGAGACGGTCAAGCCAGTACCTGCGGTAACTGTGGTTGATGCGGAAACTGCACCTGTAATGGCTGCACCACCTGCAGAAACAGTCAAACCACCCGAGGTAACGGTCAAGCCAGTACCTGCGGTAACTGTGGTAGATGCGGTAATTGCTCCAGTAACGGCGGCAGTTCCTGTAATGGAAGCACCACCCGAGGTAACTGTCAAACCAGTACCTGCGGTAACTGTAGTGGATGCGGAAATTGCACCGGTAACCGCGGTTGCACCAGTAATTGTTGCACCACCTGCGGAAACAGTCAAACCACCAGTTGTTGCGGTCAAACCAGTACCGGCTGTAATTGTAGTAGATGCGGAAATTGCACCGGTAACCGAAGTAGCACCAGTAATGGTAGCACCATCTGCAGAAACAGCCAAACCACCTGCAGTGATAGTTGCGCCACCAGATGTAACTGTCAAACCTGTACCAGCGGTAATTGCAGCGCTTGCAGTTACCGATGTTGCAGTAAGAGCAGCAATGACGAGGTCTGCAGCAGCATAACCAGAAGCACCAGTATTGACTGTGGTAACGGCAGACAAGTCTTCAGTAGTTCCCTTGAACAATTTAAACTTACCACTGTCTGATTGATCGCGGAACAAACCAGCATAACGAGTAGAACCATCGTTATATTTGCTCCAAAAACCCAAATCGACAAGGTCTGAAGACGAGTTGTTTGCACCGACACCAAAGAATGGATCAGTAACGTTAAGATTGGTTGTGTTGACGGTGGTAACTGTTCCGTTGACGGTAAAGTTTCCTGTAACGACGAGGTTGGTGGAAACAGTCAAGCTGTTGTTGAGTGTCAAGTTTCCACTGCTTTCGGTAAGAGTTGCGGTTCCGAGTGTGAATACTGCACCAGCTTTGCTGAATGTAAGATCACCGTTTGTGCTTGTCAATGTACCAGTCATACCAATAGTTGTCAATCCAGAAAGAGCGTTAACAAATTGCAATGTTCCTGAACCCGATGTTGTCATAACAGTGTTTGCTGCGCCGGCTGCTGCAGGAAATGTCAAAGTATAGTCGGTAACGGTTGCTGCAGGAGATACAGTCAAAACACCGCTTGTCGAACCATACATCTTGTTATTACGGTGGTGAACATCAACATATCGATGTGTCGCATCACCAAGAGAACAAGTAAGATCGTTATTTGGGTTAAGTTTTGCGACAGTGTTTTCACCAAATGTGAAAACGGTGGGAGAGATGTTAAGGACTTCACCGGTTGTTGTTGTGGTAACATCGGTTAAATCATCTAAAGCACTGGCTGCAACAGCAGACCAAGAAAGATTACCACTGTTATCGGTCTTTAAAAATGTATTAGCACCACCAACAGCACTAGGCCAAGTAACTGTGTAAGATGTTGTGGTTGCTGCGGGCTTGTGGGTTAATGTTCCACTTGTAGTGCCACGCAAGATAACATCCTTCGTGTAGAGTTTATTAACAACAGACATTTTTCAAGTTTTGTGTTTGTTGAATCAATGTTATTATTTTATATATATACATTCAACAAAATTCGAGAAATTAATTTTATATTTAAAAATAAAAACATATAAAGATATATATGCACTATATATCGTGTGTTTTTTGAGAAAAATTAGAAAAGATGAATGAGACATCGCAAGTTCAACCTAATAATCCAAATCCTGGAGCAACAACGAGTGATCCATCGCCAACTCCAGGAGAGCCATCATTTACGGTAACCACTGGAGATTCTACACAATTCGAAATTACAGTACAAAATGATGATTCTACACATATTACATTGGGTAGCACGGATACTCCTAATGATATATATTTAAATGGAGGTCTAAGATATAATATTACTACAAAATCCGATACAGGAACATCATATACACTTACAGATAATGATTGTGTTGTATTATTCACATCGGCTACATATACTTCATGCACTGTTCCGGCAGCAGCGACACGAACAGGTAAAGTTTATATAATCATACGAAATTTTGGTGGTGATAACACATTCACCGTAAATCGTACAGGAAGTGATACATTTGATGGTGAAACATCATATCCTTTACCTGCAGGTGGAACGCGTGTATATCTCATATCAGATGGTATCTCGAGTTGGAGTAGTTTGTAAGAGTTCAATAACTTGTTATCGAACAGAAACAATTTATTGATGAACCATAACTCGTTATCGAACAAAAAATAAATCAATCGTAAATCGCGTCTAATATCGCTTCTATAACTGGTGGAGTTACCATATTGCCAAACAAGTCATACATATCAACACTATCTGGAATTATAAATTTATCAGGAAATCCACATATTTTTTTAAGTTCTCCAACATTAAGTTTTCTAATAATTTTATCATTATCCACAATAATCGCCAATTTACTTGAATCCGTTGCTGTTAATGTAGGACATATGTTATTCGGATCTAATATACAACTTATAGGAAAACTCAGCTTTCCTTTACATATATTATATCCCACTTCACTGTCTTCTTTATAAACTCTTTTCCCATTTATTAGATCTTTACATTTCTCTAACTTTAAATATTTTTTAGAAACCAAATTCTTGAGCATTTCGGACAAATTTTTATGTTGATAAAATGAAGAAATTTCCTTTTCTGTCAATGGCATTCCATCCATCCATACTATGTTCTTTTTTAAAGCCCAATGTTTTTTTCGTCTTTCTAACATAATGGCATTCATTAATTTCTTTTCTTCATCAGTTATATCACCATTAAACCCCAAATCCCAAGAATGAATGTTATTCTTACCTCCTCTTTTATCTCCTATTTTGCATCCATATAACGATCGTTTTTTACATAATGAAACAATTTTATCCATAAACTTTTTTTCTATATCGGTGCTTTTATCTGATGTATCTATTATGTCTTTTAAGACATAATTAGAAAAGTTTGTTTTAATCCTGTCGAAGATGGACATATTCATTGATTTGTCAACACTTTCGTTCGTCAATTCACCGACATTCTCATTCGTTGATTTATCGACATTCTTGTTCGTCAATGAATTGACATTCTCGTTCGTTGATCTATCAACGAACAAGCACACAATATAGACTCGTTCTCTGTGTTGTGGTAATCCAAAATCAGATGAGTTAAGTTTTTTATATTCAACTTTATATCCAATATCTTCAAATAATCTTTGAATCTGCTGTATAGTCGATCCTTTGTTTAATGTAAGTAAATTTGATACATTCTCTAAGATGACAATCTTAGGTTTGTGATGTTTACATATATCGATGATCTTAAATATCATTCCACCCCTTTTATCATCAAATCCTTTCTTATTTCCTGCAGAACTGAATGGTTGACATGGAAATCCTGCACATAAAAGATCGAATGCTGGAATGTTTTTTGGATCAAGAGTGTATATGTCGAGTTTATCATTTTTTTCATCAAAATTAACATTATATGTTTTAATTGCATCAGGTTTAATATCTGCAGATAGAATACATTTAAATTTTCTATTTGTCTTAGTGGCAAATTGTTCGATTGCTATTCGAAATCCACCTATGCCGGAACAAAGATCAATATAATTAATTGTAGATGTAGAATTATCTATGTTTATTTCTTTTGTTTCTGTAATATTTTTATCCATATTTTTATGATAAGGATCGAATGATATATAATATCTATTTTCAATTTTTAAAGTAATTTGAATGTCGAAAATTACTTTAAAAATTGAAATATACAATATATATGTTTGTCCATAGATGAATCATTGTGTAAAATATTATGTCTTACATTTGTCCAAAATGTGATAAAAATTTTACAAGAAAAAGTTCATTAACAAATCATAAAAAAACATGCGATATATTTATTCAACAACAGATCACATCTAAACCATCCGAAATAAGTAAAGAACAAGAAATCAAACAGACAAAAAAATTATTAGGACAATTTTATACAACAAACTATGATTATATCCTACAAGATATGAAAATTCCCGATAATATAAAGAATATTATTGAACCATTTGCGGGAGATGGAGATCTGCTAAATTTTATAGTAGATAAATCTATATATGAAATAGAATGCTATGATATTAGCCCTAAAAAAGATTTCATAGTTGAACAAGACACGATTGATAATCCACCAGATTATAAAAATAAGTTTGTTATAACGAATCCACCATTTTTAGCAAGAAATAAATCGAAAAATAAATATATATTCGATAAATATGACGTGAATGATTTATATAAATGCTTCATCAAAGAATTATCGAACAATATTTGTTTAAGTGGAATAATAATCACACCATTGAATTTTTGGTCTTCAATTCGAACAAATGATGTAAAATTGCGCAAAGATTTTCTAAATGTTTATAAAGTTTCACAAATCAACATCTTTGAAGAACAGGTTTTTAAAGATACAACTTATACTATTTGTTCATTTCAATTTGAACAGTCTTCTAAAGTAAAATCAGATGAAATTAAAGCAAACAATACAATAAACAATATAACAATTCCTATGACGATATATCCATCAAAAATCAAAATCAATGTAGAATTAGATGACATAAATTATTTGATGGGTGGATCTATATATCATCTAAAATCATCGAAATATAAGATTGGTAGATTGACAAAAAAGAATATCAATGATACAAATCATACAAATATATTGGTGAAATGCATAGATGATAGTAAAAATAATAAGATAGGAATGACATTTGTGTCAGATGATAAAATATATGTAGATAAAACTCCAAATCAATCAGCAAGAACATATGCGACTTTATTTATAGATCCACCAATTTCAAAAGAGATACAAAAACAATTAGTTCAGAAATTCAATGATTTTCTTGAAGAACATCGAAAAAAATATTATTCGTTATTCTTGACAAATTATAGAGAAAGTAAAGATATTGCGAGAAAGCGCATATCTTTCGATCTTGTGTATGGAATTTCTGGGTGGTTGTTAGATACATTGTGAAAAAAATGATTATTTTTTCGCTATTGTGAAATCATACAGTTTTATCAAAATGGAAGAGTCGAAACAATCCGATAAAGAATTTGACAGGCAGTCCGATAAACATTCCGACAAAGAATACGATCCTGAGATGTTTTTCGAAGTTGATCGATACTATCTCAAATCCGATTTAATTGCAGATCTCATTAAATCATATGAAGGAGATAAATCTGCTATACAAAGAGTTTATGAAAATATAACCGATGGGATGTATTTTGATGATATTAAAAAATTCTTAGAAGATAAACAGAATTTAATATTGTCAAAAGTGTTTATGTCAAAGATACTCATGGTTGAAAAGAAATACGAACAAGCATTTTTATTGCTCAATGGGGTATATGACTCTGGTGATGGATATGTATTTACTCAACTTGCAATTATGTACAAAAATGGTTATTATGTGAGACAAAATTTGGACAAAGCAAAAGAATTACTCGAAAAGGGATGTCGATTGAAATGCGGAAATGCATTTAATATACTCGCTACCATGTATTATCATGGTGAGGGAGTCATCAGAAGTATTTCAAATGCAATAGCATTGTTCGAAGAAGGATATAAATGTGGAAGTTCGAGTGTTTGCAATAATTTTGGTAATATATATTTGGGTTGCAAAGATGATGATGGAAATATTATTCTCGATTTTGATAAAGCAATCAGTTTGCTCATGGAATCTGAAGAAAATTGTTCTTCAGCTGCATTATTTAATATCGCGCTCACATATGATACCGATTCATATGGTAAAAAAAGAGATCGTGATAAAGCGATATATTATTATAAAAGAGCATGCAATTTGAACATCGCAGTTGCTTTCAAGAATTTGTATCATCTATATCGAAAAGAAAACGATCTTATTAATGCATCGGAGGTTGTGTATAAGGCATCTCTTCGTAATATCAAAGTATTCAACGCAAACGACGTGATGTTGTCTATATATCATCTTCATAAGAGAATCAAGTTGATGAAAAAGACATCATTTGCCTGTATTTCAGACGGAACTTGTAGCACTTTATTGGCAAATATAATTGATGAATTATGAAGAATTGAAAAAAAAATAATTAAAAAAATGATTATTATTCTGCTAATGATCCAAATGGAAGAATCAAAACAATTCAACAAAGAATCAATACCCAATGAAGAATCAATACCCAATGAAGAAAGAAAAGATATTTCTGAAATATATTTCGATGTTGATCATTACTATCTCAAATCAAATCTTATTGAAGATTTGAAAAATTGTCTTTCTGGAAATCCGATTGCCATATCAAGGATTTACAATATAATATCTAACGGAATGTATTATGATGCAATTGAAGAATTTTTGAAGAATAAACAAGATTCGATATGTACCATACTTTCAGCCGTCGTTAGAATAAATAAAGGTGAATATGAACAAGCTATTCCAGTGATTATGGAAGAATGTGAAATGAATAACGGATGTGCATTTTGGCTTCTTGGATGGTTGTATGAAAGAGGATGGGAAGTTGGTAAGAACTATGAAAAAGCAAAAAAATTATTTGAAAAAGCGTGTGAATTGAATTGTGGAGAAGCATATCCTATGCTTGGATTATTATATGAATATGGATATGGTGTTGAAAAAAATCTTGATAGAGCAAGAGAGTTATATGAAAAAGGTATTGAATTGAACTCAAGTTGTGCAATGGTTCGACTTGCAGGATTATACATGGACGATGTGGACGTTGAGCGCAATATTGAGAAAGCGATATCCTTATTGCAACAAGCATGTGAATTTGAAAGCAATAATGCATGCAACAATCTGGGATATATTTACTGTAAAGGATGTGGAATCGAAAGAGACATTGAGAAAGCAAAATATTATTATTTGAGAGCATGCAATTTGAATAATGAAACTTCTTTTAAGGTGATGTATCACAAATACAGAGAAGAAAAAGATCTTATTAAAGCATCGGAAGTTATTTATAAAGCATCGTTGCGCAATACAAATATTGAAAGTTGCAATAACAAAGAAGAGATGCTTCTCATTTATCACCTCAATAAACGAATTGGATTGATTAAAAATGTGGCTTTGGCTGGATCTCTGACAGAAATGTGTGATGAAATATTCGCAAATGTGATTAACAAGATGTGATTCGTTCTCGTTTTTTTCGATTTAAAAATTGAAAACTATCATGTTATATAACTATGAGCGATCATCAACTTGATTCCAACATTAATCATCAAATCGATGAAGCAGTCGATAAGATTGCATCCGAACTATCCGATGATAAAATTACAGACACTGCAAAAATATTGGCAATGATGTGTGCAATGATGTATAAGGAAGATAAAGAAGATAAAGAAGATAAATAATCTTCCATTTTGGTTCTTTTAGAAAAAAGAACAAGAATAAAAATTGAATTAATTTTAGTTTCAACCATCATTGACAACATTGATTCAAAATGTCATTTGATTTCACGAGCATATGTAAATGTGGAACGCAATTTCAATTCCAAGGAACAATTCCGCTTCCCAATGACATATCATTGCAGAATTTTGCAAACAATTTATATATAATCATTTGTTATTCATGCACTACTTGTGGTAATAATGAATATGTATGGGATAATCCCAATAATGGAATTCAAAAACTTATATTTGTCAACAACTTAAAAATAAAACATGCATCACAATCATCTATTCCACCAAACTCATTCAAAATTAATGGATGTATTCTTAAATATAAAATGAAATCATCCGTTGTTGATCAATTGAAGATCACAATCAATACAGAGAATGTTGATTCAGAAAAATACTATATCAAGTCTATACAAGATCAAGATTATTCATATGTCAAAAATGAAGAGGAAAACACAACGAATATTAAAAAATCTATGCAATTATTAGTAATGTTTCAGAATCCACATCAATGCCGTATATGCAATGTTTAAAATCAAATATCGAACTTTATCTATATTTTTTTGAAAAAAATATATGTTAAATTTGTTCATGTGTGGTTTGATGAATAGTTTTTACAATAATAACATCATTGAACATTCAATGAATAGTTTTTAAAATAGTTTTTAAATAATCTTTTTAAAATAATTTTTTTAAGGGTTCAAAAGGGATGATAATCCCTTTGTTTTACAATAATCTTTTTTAGGGTTTAAAAGGGATGTCCCTTTGTTTTACAATAAGTTTTTACAATAATTTCTCTCAGAGTTTGAAAGAGACGATAGTCTCTTTTAGGGATTGAAAGGGGAGGTATCCCCTTTTATGCAATGATCATTTTTAGCATCATTCACTGACATGTGGCAATTCGAAATTGCTATATTATAGAACATGCGCATCATTGAATATGTTAATGATTGTTCATCAACATTTGATTGACAACCATATTTTTGAACAGTCCAAGTTTCAGCTTTGGCATCTGTTTTTATAACAGCAACATTATGATATTCGTGTGTTTCTTTGATTTGATAATTTTCTTTATTTAACTTTGTTATATGCACAGTTTTATCATTCATATATTCGAACATATATTGATCTCCATTTTGGGTTTCACCTACAATACCAGAATGGGCTATAACACTCGCCATAGGTAAATGTTCACCATCGTCGCCTTTGCGCAATGGTCTACGTGCATGTTGCATACGAACTATAACATCATTTTTATCTAAGACAGTATCTTTAGATGTTCTACGATCTTTATACCATTCCTTAATGGATTTAACACTATCAACTATCTTTCCGGTGGTATCATTAACCACATTGTTGATTGTATTTTTACAAGTTGTAAAGAGAGATAATGCCATTTGTGGCAAAACATTTGATATAATATTTGCATCTTTGGCATTATAATTGGCATCGGTTGTATCTTTAACAAATTTGTCCATAATTTCTTTTTCAGCCTTGCTTGGTAAAGGCATTTTAAATATATTGTCGTTTGATTCGATAGATTTATGTTCTTCATTCGGTGGTGGGACGGATTTATGTTCTTCATCTTTTGATTCGGATTTACGATCATCTTCATCTGAAGAATCTTCTTCACTGTAGCTTGAATCAAATAATTCATAAACAGCCCGAACAATAATTGCTTCGGCTAATCCATTGAGAGCAGCATTTTCAATCTTATCACCATTTTTGGCAGCGATTAATACTTTTTCAAATACTTTCATAACAATATCAGCATATTCTATATCAGCCACTTGAGCAATAGCATTGCACACTGTAGTAATAGCAGCATCTCCAATATCGGTATCAAATACAACTGCGGTGGCTATCGGGCCGAGATACGAGTTCGATAAACTCATGGCAGCACATTTCAACATTCTATCGGCATTAGCACCGTCTTGTCCGGCAATAATAGCAGATTGTACAGCACCACCAATTGGGCCGGCGACAATGACCGCTGCTGTAATTTGAGCAGTTTTGAAAAGTTTTGCACCGTCTCTTCCAATCTTAATGCCAAGAAGTCGATATGTTGGCTTTCCATTCTTGCCAACTCGAGTTCCCATAACTCCCGATTGCCCGACAGCATTGCATAATTTGGCGATACCTTTTCCAGTTTCTTTGACTGCATCGCCAATACCATGTGCTACTGGTCTAACTATATGTTTTTCAGCAGCATGTGCTACATTATCTACAGCATGCACTACAGGTCTAAGTAAATGTTTTTCAGCACCATGTGCTACGTTATCAACCACATGCACAGTTTGCTTAACAATACGATTTGCTTCGCGAAAAAGTTTCTTAAGAAATCCCATTTTTATGACAATTGAATGATTAATTGAATGAAGAATTGATAAATTTATCAAATATCTGTCGATTTAACGACAAGCGTAATAACTAAGCAAAAAAAATCAATTTTTTTATCGTTCATCATTTTGTGCAAAACACATATTGTTTATTTTTTACAAACTAAAATAATAACAGTAATATATATTTTCTATCACGAAGATAAAATATTCAAAAATGTCCGAAACAAAACAACCAGAAGTTGCGCTTGAAATTGATACATCGGAACAAAAATCGGTCAATTTTGTGGAGAAAGCGACCGAACTTGTTGCAAAACTTAAGAACTATAAAGAAATTCAAAGTGTATCCGATGTCGTTGCATTAGTTGCTCCTTTGATGAGATTGGTTGCATCTCTCAAAAATATGGATGGTGCTGATAAAAAAAATTTAGTATTGACTGCATTAAGAATGCTCATTGCAAATGCAAAACTACCTGAAGATGCAAAAGTTCCAATCACGTTCGCAGTTGATTCAATAGTTCCACCTATGATCGATGAATTCTTCAATATCAAGCCTGAAGATTTTAAGAAACAGTTGTCAAAATTCAAGGGTCTGTTTTGTTGCTGTTCTTCAACAAGTTGAAGAACTATAATTCCATCTTTTGATGTGGTTTATTTTGTAAAACTCCAGACCAAACAAGTGTTCCTATTGAGTTCCTTACCATGACCGAACCATTTCCACTTGTTAATGCGGAATCAATCAAAATTGAATCAATGGGAATATCTGTTCCAATGTCGAGAGAATATGTATTATCAGATTTTTTTAATGCGCCTAAATGTACTTTTTTGTTTAAATCTTTGCTAATGATATTAATATTAGATACAATTCCATCAGTTTTGACAAAGATAAATCTTCCTTTTTTCTTGTCCACTAAAGTCGATTTCAACTGAGGAATATAAGCTTTGGCGAAATCACTTTTATCAACTTCTTCCCTAAAGTAGTGATGTATTACCAATGCGATAAGAACTATTACTATAGCGAATACAATCATTTTCCCACTTCTACTAATCATAGGTTCTCTATTGATAATAGTAATATCATCCGAATGAACGAGACCAGCAGATGTTTTATATGATTCATTTGTCAATTGATGAATAGTTTCTCGTTCAATTGTATCCTTTAGTACAGGTTCAATAGTTTTAGTAAAAATTTCAACATCTGCTCCTGACGCCATTTTTTATGTTCTTCCAAAATAGTTCTTCCAAAATAGTTTTTCCGATTATGTGTATAATATGAGAAAGTTATATATAACTTATAAAAGAATAGAATAAAAAAAATTATTCTAAAAGGGACTTTGTCCCTTTCAAACCCTATAAGGGGGCTATCATCCCTTTTGAACCCTAATAATAATTGTTTATATTTTTGATTCTTTTTAAAAAGAATAGTTTTTTAACGCTTCCCAGTTAATGCAGACATATCATATCCACGCACTCTTTGAACTTCTCTTTCATGTCTTAATGAGCCGGTGTCCAAATCACTTTCTTCAGAAATTGTAGATGGCTTTTGATAACGCTCGTAGTTTCTCTTACTACCTAATGTTTGTCGATATGGTATCTTATTTCTTTCTCTGAATTTTGAAGGATCGTATGAAACTGTCATTGGTTTCCAAACGTCCAATTGTCGAATATCTTCTACATTCATTTCGGACAATTTTACAACCACTCCTTCACTATTTTTCATTTTATCTTTAAACACATTGGAATCATGTGGAATAACAGGCATTATTTTGTTCTTAAGAAAGTCTTGATTCATATGATTCAACACATCAGTCCAATCATTTGATTTAGGATTTACTTCTATATTCTCACAAAATTCATATGCATATTGCTTCATAAGATTATATATAGATTGTTTTTGATTCTCTGCTACATTAATAAAGAAAGTATTTGGTTCTTTATTGATCAAAAGCACGATGTGATTAAGATTTTTTTCTGATAAAAATCCAAAATATTTAGGAGAATTCTTATATTCTTTACATTCTTTTTTAATAGAGTTGTTTTCATCTTTCACAGAAATGACGAGGGCATCTGGATCATTCTTCAAAGCTTGTTCTCTTCTTTCAATGTGCGACATCTTTCGTATTATTGCCAGTTCAATAACTTGTTACCGTTCAATAACTTGTTATTGAACTATTAGACAAAATTAATGTTTGATTGTCAAATCAACAAATACATATATATTCTCATCATAAAAAAGATTATAAAAGAAATAATCACAAAATTATAGAACTTTATCAAGCATAAGTTATCTTTCCATCTAAAATATGCCTATATTTTACGATTCCATAGAAAAACTTCTATCCAATGATTTTCTTGCATCAGAAATCATACTCTTCGAAAAAGCATTCTTCTTTTGTGTTCGTCCTTTCGCAAATTTTGCCGGTGTCATTTTTTCCAATAAAACGGAGTTTGTTATACCTTCAAGTTGTCGAGATTGTGCAGTATTTTGAAATGCAGTTTCTTGCAAGAGCAGTTCGGGATCATTCAGATCAATTTTACCGAGTTGTTTTTGATTGATTGGAGCAATAGCATTTGTGTAGTCGGTTCTCGATTGATTGCGTGGATATCGTCTCAATTCAACATATCTGGATATATCGATGCGTTGTAGTTTATTGAATTCTTTCACGGCTTTCGCGACAACATCTATGATTGTTTCGAGTTCTGAAATTTCCTTGCGTTCTTTATCTCTAAGTTTATTCATCAATGATGTATAATATTCATCATCCGCAGAACTATATTCGTTAACTTTAGATAGATCTATATTGTGTATATTAAACATATATTGCTGTTTTTCTTCATCATGTTCTTCCATATCAGAAGCAAGATCATTGTTCATTTTAGCTTCTATTTGAGTCAAGTCTGCCGATCGTTGATCTATTTTTTCTTGTTCTAATCTATCAATTTCATCCCTATATTGCTTTAGATCATTCGTATCAATTAGTTCGATTAACATGAGTTTTAATTTATATCTTGAATATGAATCATATTCATGTAGTGATTTCTTCAATGTTCCCAAAAATTCTAAGAACACATCTTTACTAATATTTGTGGGAATTTTACGAGCATCCCATATTTCTACAGTTCCCTTTTTGTCAAAATTAAACTCACCATTGTGTGTAAGAAATGATCGCTCTGTTATGAAACTATCTTTTCTATTTCTATAGCAAGTCAATAATATAAATACTATAATTATACATATGCATAATGCATAATATTTAGATTCATAAGAACCCATTTGTGTAATTATTTAACTTTGATGAAGTTATATATATCCCAAAATGTTTTAAAAAAATGAAAATATTATTTAAATTTAAAACTATGAAGGATATATAGACACTGTTCGTCAACAAGTTGACGAACTATAACAAGTTTACGAACTATAACAAGTTGACGAACTATAACAAATATCAAGATGCATAAAGCAAAACAATTTCACAATAAACCTAAAAAGGAATCAAACTTCACAAAATATTATGATGATGTTCTCAAAAGAAATGTAATCATTTATGATCTCAAAAATCTTAATACAAAGGATAATATGCTCATAAAACCTAAGAAAGGTGGATATGCTCAAACTTATTCTGATGAAGAAGATGATTCAGAAGAATGTTCGTCAGATGAAAAAGTTGATGAAATTAATGAAAGCAATGAAATTAATGAAAACGACGAAAGCAATGAAGAAGATGAAATTGATGAACAAAAAATCGATGAAATCAAAATTAATGAAGAGAAAGAGAATGGTGAAGATGGACAAAGAAGAGGCGGTAAAGCGAACATAATTCTATCTGTTAAAAATGTTAAATTTTCATATGAAGACTATTTTCGCAAACAAATATTATCAGAATCAAAAGTTTCCAAATCGAAACTTCCTAAACCTCCAAAATCTTCCAAAAGCGCCAAACCAAAAGTCGCACTTATATCATCTAACGAAATGAAAGATATGCTCAATAATACATATAAAGCAGGTGATGAAATTGAATTTACATCAGTTGATGTAACAGAAAGATGTGTTGGAGATATAACTTATTTCAAGAGACTCGTCGATGAACATTTTACACCCGACGAAGTCAAAGAATACAATTTCGAGCCTATCGCAAAAATAAAATCATTATTTAATGATAAAACATTTATCATAATCGACATTCAGTATGATTATAATATTCTGCAAAATCCATTATCCATTTATAAGATGCGTCTAAGATATGTAGGTAATGATTATTTCGATATTAATAAACAAAATATATACAGAATATTAAAACCGGAATATCCTCGTGTACTATATAGAGAACACACATTTTCTACCCAACAAAGATCTTATCATTGGGGACAGAGAAAACTTCATTTATCCGAAGTTGAATTCTTGACATTATTCTATCAACGAATAGAAAAAGATACTCTAAAAAATAAGGATAAGAAAAAGAATAAAATAGTTTTGATATATGCCGGTTCTGCAAATGGAGATCATATTCCATATCTTATGGAAATGTTTCCCGAAGTCCATTTCGAACTTTATGATCCCGCACCATTCTGCAAAAAATTGCATGAAATGGAAAAGGCGGGTGAAAAAGTTAAAATTCACAATGAATACTTCCTCGATTCTGTAGCAGAGAAATGGTGTGCGGATTTACCAGAACATAAAGATACATATATACTTTATGTAACCGACATTAGAACTGTAAGTAGAACATCCTTCGAAACCGATGAAATAGAAGTTAAGAAAAACATGGATTGGCAAAAGAATTGGTATTATATAATGAAGCCATACATGTCAATGTATAAATTTCGATTACCATGGAATAATGGATATGAAGACTATATGGAAGGTGATATACATTTTCAGGTATATGCACCAGCATCATCATCTGAATCAAGATTGATCGTTTATGGTAAAGATGTAAATCTTATCAAATATGACAATAAAGCATATGAAGAACAATTTGCATATTTCTCGCAATACGGAAGAATATATGAAAAATTCGATGTGAAGAAATTGTTGCTTGATGACAATGAAAATAAGAATGATGATGATGTTGTGGTTGACAAGAAAAAGAAATCAAAATCGGTGCAACAAAGCGTTCATCAACAAGTCGTTCGTCAACATGTTGACGAACTGGAACAGGAGCTCAAAAGAGGCTTTCTTACCGATAATTATGATTCATTAGCCGAACTACTCATCATAAAAAACTATCTTAAATTTTACAAAAAACAAAAGAATATAACGATCAAAGATTTGGTTGATATGTCTATAGAAACAAGTTCTAAAATAAGTTCATATAGAACTCTTGCTATGGGAACTAAAATGCAAAATACCGAACTTTCCGTATTTAAGTTTCTTAAAGATAATAATTATATTCCGAAAAATATGAAAGAAACAAGAGAGAACTATAATGAGCATATTATTTCGAATGATAACTTTCTCAAGATAATAAATGATAATATTGATAAAATTTCTGCAATGAATGAAAAAAATGCAAATACTAAAAAATAGAAAAAATAATCGAAGAATAACCAAATAATATTCAAGTAAATTTGCTATTTTGAATAAACATATCTATTTGTTTATCCATTTTTTCCGCAATAAACGATACAAAGTTATTTCCATCTTTAACATTTTTTTCTTTTGAAAATACACGAATGATTGTCAATGGTGGAATAGTATCAAAAGTAATGTTATTTTGATTGAGATAATGATATTTGTATTCGTCATTTTGACGATCGACATTTTGAGAATCATCGTAAAATATTGCGAGATTGACCGGATTTTTGTCTTTAAAACCGAAATTGATACTTGTCAAACTGGCAAATGTTGAATCTACAAATGTGTTTTTAAGATAATCTTTCATTTCATCTACATCTATTTTATCAGTAAAACTTCTTTCATAAACCAATGATGGAACATTTTTATTCGTAATGAATATCTTCTCATTCAATAAAATGTTGTCCGTTAATAATAGATATTTTTTAACATCGGACAGACAAGCAACAAAGTTATATTTTTTATCCAAAGACAATATATGATCAACTATTATATTTTCTATTGCCTTCGTGCTTGCATGTGTATAAAATTTATAATGCATATAATTTCTTAACATGAACATATTCTGTATCAATGGTTTAATACTTTTTCCATAACATATTTGTCCATTGATTATCTTAGAATTTTCTATAATTTTATCAAAATCTATATTGATATATCTATCATGTAAATAGTAATAATCTCTTTGTAAATAATCCATTTTATCAACATCTATTCCGTTATCTGCATTTGCTACGATTTGATATAGAAATTCTCTAACTCCGGATTTTGCAATCTTTGGATATTTATATGGATTAATCATGGCTTTAATCATATCGATCTCCTCGATGGAGAACATATTTGTTATATAATTCGTGAATATATCATCCACTAACATAGTCGAAGCATCTTCGTGAGACCATTTATTATTAGTTAAAAGAGGAACGATTTGTCCATCGAATAAATGACTAAACGGGCCATGACCTATATCATGACATAATGATGCAATCGTAATCATCAAAACCTCCCTATCTGTTATACACAATTCGGGATGTTTATTTCTTAAATACATAATCATTTTATTTCCAACATATGCTGTTCCTATAGAATGTTCATATCTTGTATGAAATCCTTTATTGAAAGCATATGATGTAGTAGGTATTTGCCTCAACTCTTTAAGTCTCTTGAAATGTGGTAAATCCAGCAATTCCAGAATTTCATATGAAAGTGATATATTTCCGTGAATATCATCAAAATATTTCTTTGCATTTCGATAAGTATTATTTTGTAGATTCAACATGATGTCAAAAGCACCACTTCTAAAATTTTTGGAAATTTTGACAGAATCGACAAAATTTGAATACTTTGAACAAACAAAGTAATTCTGAGATTTACATAAAACCAAATTCAATTTTTTATATGATTTATTAAAATGTACAAATGAAGATACAAGTTCTCCTCTTGTTTTAATTAAAAAATAACTAAACAATGGAATAAAAAGTCTAAACATCCAAGCAACAAAATTAGGCATTTCGACGCAAAATAATCCAACTATGATGTATATATATGGATAAATTTCTTTTATAACATATTTCCCCTAATCATTATGTCCACTGTTAGTAGTATAATTACATATAGAATTAACTGAATTATAGATCCTTTAGTATTTACTATTCCTGCATCGATAGTATTTGGAAATTTAGATATGACATTATCTACAAAAAGATTGGAAAATAGAATAAATCCCAAAATGAATACTATGATTCCCAATTTCCAATTTACATTATATAATAAATGTTTTACCATCGATGGAAAATCATCTCCATCTGTATTATGTTTTGCTGATTCGATATTAGCACTTTTGGTTTCTATTTGTGCCTTCTCTGACATTTTTGGTATTTCTGATACCTTAGTTTATTTTTTGTATAAATACTTATACAATATACAAACAGTATATATATAATTGTATATTTTTTTTCGTTTTTTTATATATCTTATCATTCATATAATAAAAAACAAAACCATGCGTACTTTTATAATTGTAGCAGTTATCATAGTTCTCTGTCTATTTTTCACAACTCACGTAAAATCGTCAACATCAAATTTTGTAAAATCCAGTTTTGACAATAACTATTATGAAGTAGTTGATCCATATCCAACTGTTTCTGGTGGTAGTTCAAAAGAAGATGCTGCCGACACACTTGCTAAAATCAATAGTTTTATCATAAAACTTGTGGAACACATGAAAGATGAATATATTGATAGTAAAATAAGGTCATCTGATTCGATAAAAAATATAGATGCAAAAATTATCACACAGAGATTGATCGATAGGTATATGGGATCTGAGGCAATATCTGAACATCGTCCAGTGGATTTAAGTGAAACATCATATGCTCTTAACAAAGAATACATTCGATTTTGTTTGAGAGATCCTTCGAATAATGATGAATTGCACAATTTACCAATTTTGAAATTTGTGGCATTGCATGAATTGAGCCATTTTGCAATTCCATCTTATGATCACCCAGAAGAATTTTGGATAACATTTAAATTTCTCCTACAAGAATCGAACAAAGCTGGATTACATATTCCTGAAGACTATGCCAAAAAACCACAATCATATTGCGGGTTAACCATAGCATATAATCCATTTTATGATGATACATTAATTGTTGATCATTAATTTCGTTCTTGTTCTTGTTCGATAACTTGTTATCGAACTATAACAAGTTATTGAACTCACAATAAATTGTAGTTTGACAATTTATTGTCAAACCGGTGCATCAATTTTTTTTTAAACTTTTAAAAAAATACACATATATAACTTGTGTTCGACAATCAATAACAAATTATAGTTTGATAATAATTGTTGAACAGTTAAACAAAGATGGCATCAGTTCCGACTATTCTTAATTATTGGAAGAAAAAAGAATGCATTAAATATGCCATTGTTGGAGATGTTCCTAACAATGTAAGAAAAGAATGTGAAAAGATAGAGAAAGGACGATACAATAGTTATAGTATAAAAACATTGCAGAACCATTTTGGAAAGAAATTTGTTGCAGAACTTAATTTGGGCAAAAGTGGTGGTGATATCGGCGATGAAATAAATACAGAATTCTCTACAGAATCAGTTCCGACAGAAGAAACCAAAGAATCGGATGAAAATAAGGAATTCAAACATTTCGAAGAAATGGAAGAAATAGAAGAAATAAACAACTACATAAAATCATATGAAGTAGAGAATGAAGATTTGTCTTCATCTAATGAAGATGAGACAACTATTTCTGGCGGAAGTAAATCAAAACCAAAATCGAAATCGAAGAAATTAACAATATCTGTTCCAAGTGATTCTTCGAGTGATGGTCAAGATGAATTCGCAACACCAAGATCTTCCGATGAAGATGTTGTCAACAAAGAAGATGCAGAATATGATTTTAATTTTGATACTGATACTTCAAATGTCAAAGTTGAAGATTCAGAAAATGAGGTTGTGATTAATCGTGTTAAGACTTCTGATGAAGAAGACAAAAAACTTGTCGGAGTTTATGATCTATATAATATATCGCCAGAAACTGCTAATTCCGATGTAGAAGCCAATTTATCACATAGATTAAATCCAAGTCCAAAAGCATCTAAATCTCCAAGATCAATTAAATCATCGGAATTTTCTGAATCAGATATTAGCATCTATTCCGAAGAAGAAGAGCGAGATATTCATGAAATGAAAAAACAAAAGAAAATAAAGAAAAGAGAAAAAGAGATTCCTTCACCGCAATTAGATAGAAAAACCATCAAGACAACAATAGTATTTGATTATACAAATATATACATGGAAGATAGCGTGTTTTGCCTAAAAGAAAAAATAACCATGATAACTAAAATTCCGATTTATGCACAACATCTTTGGCAAGAACAACCATCTAAAAAGACATTGAATTATATCATCAAAACTGATTCTATAAATCAATTGGACATCAATGCTTTTGACATATTATTTTCGACAAATGAACTGTTTGAGAACATTCCCGTTAAGCAAGAATTGTTTTCGTTCAAAGATAACTTCAAAATCGAAAGCAATGAACAGTTCGTATTAGTAGAGAATTTTATAGATATTGATGTTGCAATTTTCAATATAGTATCGATGTTGGATTTTCTGCCAAGTGGTAAAGTATTATTCAATATTATTAACGATGTGTATAAAATGGAACTTATCTATTACACATTTATCATTATCTACTTTCCTATGTTAACTTATAATATGTGGATTGAATATATTAAATCGCCAGATAATATGCAATACTATTTAGATATCAATCCTTCGATTGGATCACTTAAAAATCGATTCGCGATAGAAAAATCATTATATGATGCACAAAATAAACTATTCAAAACCAACATAGATGAGTTTAGCGACAAAATGGAAAATTTCATTGTCGAAAGCGTGGTTACGAATATGGAATATAACATTAATAATAATCTCATTTCTTTGCGAAATTTGTTTGACTATCTTCCATTAGACAATGAATTGGTATGGTGTAAATATTTTAACAAGGAAAGCAATCTTACATTTGAAAAACAATATAACTTCTCAAAATCTCGATATGTACATCGCATTCATAATATATCAAATTTGACATATAAAATCATGAATAAATCTGTGAATCACATGTATTTAACTTTTTATCCAAATCTTACATACATTATATCAACATCGTGGCCTATTGATAAGAAATACACATATGATGATTGTTTTGCAATAACAAAAGACATTGTAAATCCTATCATTGAAAAAATCAACAAACTTAAAAATGTATTTGTCAAGCATACAAGCATCAAAGATTTTGACAGAAAGTTGATCAAAATTATCTCTATGAACTCATCTATAATTTATAAGAAACATTTCACCGACTCTGACTTTATCGAACTCAAGAATAAATTGGATTTGTATCAAAAAGCGCGAATCTTTTCATTGAAATCCGCGGATAAATTTATGCTTGAATATTTCTGTATTAAGGGTGTACAAGATATAGATACCTCCAGAATAGAGAAAAACATTCCTGACATTACTAATTATTATCTTTATCTTTCTGATCCAAATATCAAAGTTAAATGGCATAACCTATTCGAGATTATTCATCTCATACGATTTACACGACGATTCAATGATATCAAAATAGACATAGTAAATATTAAAGCCAATGAATTTAATGCGATAACAGAAAGAATCATCACTTGTCTAAGTATGATAAAATTTACGCAGAAGAAAGCGGAAGAAAAAGTCAGCTTGTCAAATAAAAAACTCAAAATGTTGAAAGAAATTGATCCGCTTTTGTATAATTTGGGCAAATCCAAAAAATCCAAATCTGTTTATAGTAGGAAGTGTCAAAAACAAAATCAACCCATCATTTTATCGAAGGAACAGATGAAAATGGTATCGTCTTCTAAAAAAGTCAATACTGATTATGGTGTGATTGATAAGTCGCGTATTGTCAAATATTGGAATTTTACGACTAATGAACCAGCATATTATTATTGTCCTAATAAAAAGTATCCACATATAAAATTCATAGTTAAAGAACACCCCAAGAATTTTTGCATTCCATGTTGTCGAAAACTCGAAATAGTTGGCGATGAAAGTGAAAAAGATAGTGATGATGGTAAAACCACAGAAGATATGAAGCATAAGAAATCGGTGAAGAAGATGATATATGATATATGCATGAAAGATCATGTTTATACGGGTGAAAAGAAAGTTCAAATCCAAGATTCAAAATATATAATGAGTTATGGCAAGGATATTGACATAGGTCGCTTATGTAAGCTACCAGAATCATCACTTGAACCTTTATTTTATGAATTATTTTCTATAGAAGGAAAGGGTGTAGAGGATGAATGTTATGTACATGAAAATTATTATCTTTATGGTACACATCAAAACACAAAAAATATCAATAAGTTGGGAATGTTATTTTGCATTTCACATAGTTTAGATATGACAATACAGGATCTTATAGGCTCTTGGATTCAATATATCAAGAAGAATAACAATATGTTTGATACTTTACTCGGTGGACAAATATACAATTATTTCGAAAACAAAACTAAGTTTATAGAAAAACTTCTTGACATTGTGGAAAATTCTGATGTTTTTGATATCGAGGAAGCATCGGATACGGAAAAAACTAAGTCGCCCAAAAATGTAAAAACTGCAAAAGATAAAAGTCAAAAAGATAAAAGTCAGAAGGAGAAAAGTCAGAAGGAAAAGAATGAAAAAGAACACATACAGAAAGAAGAAAAACTAAATAATCAACTTCCATGGAATGATATATTTCGTCAATTGGTTAATATCAACAAACTGAACATCATATTGTTTTATGATAATACAAAGAAAGTTGCTCTTAAACTTCCACAAAATTTTAGCAATAGCGAACGATTTGTAGTAGATGAATTGGAAAATTTGTTTGTTCTGCAAAAATATGACAAATTCTATCCTATCTATTTAGTCAATCAATCTATCTATTTTAAAACGGGAATCATAGATAAAAAAACATTTAGTACAGATCATAAAATAGTAGTAAATGTGAAATCATTAGTCAGCAAATATGTCAGAAACAATAATTTGTTAATCGAAGACCTCAAGATAAATCTTAATAATATTGAAAGTTTCTGCGAACACCATGCTAAATCGAAGGTGAAAACTTCGAAATCGCCGAGTATAACAAAATATCTTATCAATAGATCCAATCTATGTTATGCAGTTATCTTAAATAAAAATATTTACTTTCCTGTACAAGAATCGCATTTTGTGGCAAGACCAAATATTGAATGTCAATATGAACCGTTCAAACGAAGCAACATGGCAAAGTTTGCGGATTTAATCCAAGCGATAAAATCATATAACAATTGGGTTTATTCAGTAAATGAAAATCTTTCTATTGACACAGAAAAAACAGAGCATGTGTATCAGAATATACAATTTGACAAATGGATAACATATTCGGGAAAAATAATAGGGTTCATGTCTTCATTCCTCAATTATTACTTCAGCGACAATTTGAGTGAAAACTTCGCGATGAAAATCGCAAAAGTTCCCATATATAATATGCTATACAATATTGATGATGTCAATAAAACTCTGAATGAGCATAAAATATCGTCTGGCGATGATAAGATATTTAGCATATTGAACATAAATGAAAGTGTGTATTATTATCATCTATATAAGATATTTTTATATAAAGTATCACATATATTGCATTATCGACGAAATAAGAAAGTTAGAATCGACATTGTTCATAATATCAACAATAGCACAAAACTAATAAAGTATATGAAAGATAATTTGACAACTGAAGATATCAATCGTATGAACTTTATATTTGATATATTCTCCGTTGATAAAAACAACAATATTACCAAGAATCAAATGGTTGCATTTAAGAAGTATTTTGATAGTATGACATTCGACTTTGATTATGATGAATACAACATTCTTAAAGATAAAAACATAGACAATGGTAAATTGAAAAAAGTGGTTCAGGAAATAATGAGTCATATAATTAAAATAGTAAGTCCGGCAGAATATAAAAAGTGGGTAGCATCTATAAATCTAACTACAAACTTTACCATTTTTGCATCAAGTGGAAAACTTCAAATGACTAAAGAAATGTATGAACATATAATGTATGTGTTCATGCTTGACATAAAAAATCCATCTAAACTCAATTGGATATTTAATTATCAAATCGTGGATGATATAATAGTTCCATATCGTTTTATTAAGAGACCATTTGAAACAATATTTGTGTATTAGTTCTTCGTCTATAAAAGACGGAGAACGTTATTTCTTTGTTTTAAATAAAAAAATTGATTTTTTTTCACCTAAATTACAGCATCCCATACATTTTTGTATGAAACAAAAACATTCAAGTGATCTTGAACGATTTTTGAAAGTTTTCGATTTATTCAAGAACTACGAACAAAGCAAACAAAAGATAATGCACACTAATCAACAAAGAAATACAGCTTTGACAACAACAACCAGCAGTTTACCAACTGCTTCAACTCTGTCAAAAAATCAACGGAAAAAGATTAAAAAATTTATCGAACAAAATAAACAAATTCCATTCTCTCTGCAAAGTCAACCGACTTTGCAAGTCAAAAATACACATGTGTTGAAAGAGCAACCTGTTGTGCAAATGCAACATACATATGTTAAAACTCGACCTGTTGTGCAAACACAACATACACATATTAAAAAACAACCTGTTATGCAAACTCAACATACACATGTTAAAAATCAATCACTTGATAAAGTTCCACATACACATACACAACTTCAATATAATGAAGCACCCGTTCGATATAGAACCGATTCAAGTATTATGCCACAAAATATGGAACAAATGATGCAACAATTTTTCAAAATGTATCAATCATTGCAACAAAATCAATATCATGAACATGAACATGATCATGAACATGAACATGATCATGATCATGTTGAACGCAAGGAACGTCATTCTTCATCATTGACTACATCATCTTCAACAGGTAATATCACAAAATCTTCAGAAGAAGAACTTACAACAATTGATCGTAAATGTAATGATTCTTTGTGTGAAGAAGAATGCACTTCTGAAGAAGAAGAAGAGGAAATCACATTCATTCCTATTTGGAATGAGGAGGATTTTGAAGATGAAATGGAAAGTGAAGAGAAAAAAGATCATCATGCAATTTGTGAAGAGTTGCTTTTCAGCTATTTTCACAAAAAACATGATGATATTGTGGATAAAAAAATGCTATTCGTTACAAAAAAAGATGCATCCGATGTCAATTATATGTGTAAAGACATCGTATATTTGGCTTCTGATGATGGTTCATATGGTTCTGTTCTACGAGAACATCTCGAGGGGTTCAAACACATCGAACGCATCATAAAGGAAAGCAATTGTATATGTATCAAAGAATTAACATTGCAAGAATTTGATAAAATGATTCAAATTGTCAGATGTTCCGACAAAACATCCTTTGAATTGATGAACTTTCGTATGTTGCATTACAATGATGTTTTCAAAATGTACAAAATTCTAAAATTATTGGGTGCTCATGTTTTAGAAAGTTCTTTCATGACATATCTTGTAGAACAATTTTCTCGCGAAATTGAAAGAATTGGATCAGATCCATTCTTTCTCATTGGAGATGATGTAAAAGGTGAGGCACGGAAAAATATAATAAATCAAGCACCGGATTCAAACAAAAATATCCAAATTATATATGGAGATGCATTTTATGAATACTTACTCAAATATTTATTCTGCATCATCGCAGAAATCAAAAAAATGATCAATTTGATTGCAATGACTTCAGGTGAAAAGATTATTAGTTCAAAGTTGATAACAATTTTGAAAGAAAAATGGAAGAAATCATTGCTTATAATCATTGCTTATGATTTTGATCATCACGAAAGATTATGTGGAGTTGAATTATTGAATATGACATGCAATGAGCTTGTCTCAAATGCTCAAATTACCAATACATTGAAAGAATTGGCACAAAAATATTTGTAATGAATTCATTCGAAAAAAAATGTTGTCTGTGTTCATGAAGATGATGCTTTGTGTCTGCGTTAAACTGATAAATGTTCGACCAACACATTGTAAATCTTCTTATTTTTTTGCTTCGATGAAAATTCGATCAATTGTTTGTACAAGTATATATCTTCCGGTTTAACATCATGACTTTTGTAAAAATTCAATAGTTCAACGACAATTTCATATGAATGAGCTTCAACTGCATGAATAAGCGGAGTCTTTGTAGACGATACAATGTCTATTTTTTTCATTTTAGATAACAGTGTTTTAATCATTTTCATGTTCTTAGATTTAACTGCATGATGCAATGCTGTATGACATACTTTATTCATTCCATCAAATTCATCAAATCCATATTTCACTATTTTATCAAATTCGGCATCCCAATTGTTAGAACATGCCAACATTAAAGTTGTATTTCCCATTTTATCCGAAACATTAACATTAACAGGTGATTCAAGAATCATATTACATACATTTCTAAATTTGTATATCAAAGACCATAACAATGGCGTGTTTCCGTATAAATTTTGAATATTAGGATTTGCGCCCAATCCAAGTAAGATTTTTACAAATTTATCATTGTTATTGATTGTTGCGAGCATCAATGCTGTATTTCCATTTTTGTCTTTTTCATCAATATTGTTTCTACCAAGTTTGTGTGAAATGATTGCTTTATCCATTTTATGTTGACTGTTATCTTTTACCGCGGTGAGAAAACTATTAGTTTGTGGAACTTCTTCTTTGTTTGTTTCGGATACTTTGTTTGTTTCGGATGGTTTATCAATCTGTTTTTCGTCCACTACAGATGGAGTACTTTTTTGTTCTTCATCCGTTTTAGGTGTATCATTTATCTCAAATTTGTCGATTGTTCTAGACTTGTCTATTGATGTTGTACTAATCTTCTCTTGCTCTTTATCTGTCTCATCTGGAACAGTTAATGATGACGTTTCGTTAAGAGGTGTAAATGGTGCTACTGCAGATGTAGAATTACCCATTTCTATATATTATTATGTGTTTGTTTATATTTGTTAGTATTTGTTAATATAAACACATAACTAACTATATAATAATCTCATAAAAACTATTTAAAATAATAAAATGAGTAATAATCAAAAAGATAACAATCAAAATGATGAACCTGATTCTGAACAAAACACCGAATCAGAAGAAGATATGCTGATACCATCATGCGACAACACGGGGTACAAAATTATTATAGATGATAGAGAAAGGCATGTGTCAACATTTTTCAATGACTGTAAATTTCCATATGAAATACGAAGAATCCACATTGGAGATTTTGCAATTCTCAAGAATGGTAAAATAGTGATAATTTTAGAACGCAAAACTTGGGCAGATCTTGCATCAACAATCAAATCATACCGCAAAGATAATATTAAAAAACTTCTCGACATGCGACAGAAATATGGTTGCTGTGTCGGATATATAATAGAAGGAATTCCATTTCCAAATCCAAAATCAAAAGTTGGTAGAATTCCATATGCAAATCTTATATCTCATATCGATCATATGATTATGCGAGATAATCTTGCTGTTTTTTATACAAAGGATCATAAATCCACATTCGAAAAATTACTTACACTTGTTAAAAATCATTCTACAATTAAAACAAATGTGGAATATCTTAGTTCTGATGAAGATAATAAAGTCAAAATTGAATCCGATGTCATATCCACAAATGAGACGAGTGAAACAAACATAGGAGAATCAAAATTTAAATCAGAAGAATCAAAAGAAACATCCGGAGGAAATATGTCCGATCTTACCAAACCATTTAAAAAAACTGATTTGCAAATTTTATACAATCTTTGGTCATCTATACCATATATAACAATCAAAACCGCATCATTATTTATAGATGCAAATATCAACTTAAAACAATTTCTACTCGGAAAAGTGGATATGCATCAAATAAGTACTTTAAAATATGCAAGTGGTGTTATTATTGGAGAAAAAAGAGCAAGAAAGATAATGGAATTTATTAAGACAGAACAACCAAAACAAGCATATTCAAAGTTATTACAACAAATACCACTCGTTAGTAAATGTGTTGCTGATTTACTTCTCGAATCTTTTCATTTTGAAGATATTATTACTTTCGATGACACTGAAGATAATCGACAAAGTTTAGCGGATATTAAGAAGAGTGAGAAAAAAAGATTGGGTGATAAAGTTGTGGACAATCTTTACCATTATTTGATTAATGTTTGATTAATGTTTGATTAATGTTTGATTAATGTTTGATTAATGTTTGATTAATGTTTGATTAATATTCATCATACATCTCAATCTCACCTATTGGATGTTCAAGATTGTCCTCGATATCTTCTATGTCATCTGCATCGACATTTTGAGATATTGAAAACTCATCAATTGCATCATCTTCTTCATCAAGATCACTTTTATCGTCCAATTCTGATTGCTTCGCTTTGTCAATGTCTGTTTTTTCTTCAATAATTTCATTCAGTACACCAACATCTTGCGATGCTAAATCCAGATTGTCATCTAATTGTTCTTTTTCATCATCTTCATCATCCTCATTTTGACCACTTAATATGCGAACATATGATTGCTTGTATAACTTAGAAATATTCTGTACTCCCATGCTTGTTTCCTTTTCGAATCGAATAATTTCATTCAACAGAAATGATGATAAAATTTTACTTTTATGTGTATTTTCGAGAACCAATAATGCATTGCATATGTTATGTAAGGAGAAATTAGCCAATTCTTTGCTTGACACATTATCTTTAAGTTGATTGTACATGGTAATATAATCCTTTGCAATTTCGGGCATTTTAGATGATATGGTTGTTATATTGCCCATTTTTTCAAGTTCATATTTTAATTTTGATGGCAATTTTATAACACGTTTGATATTTCTGATTGTATACAACGTCTTAATGATCCATAACATATATTTATGTAAATATGTACATTGTGTGAGGATTTGTTCTTCAGTAGCATTCACATATCGGGATTCTTTACCTAATTCAATAGCGGAAAATGACAATCTTTCATTAAGACCAATATTAAATAAAATATTATGATTGATATCGAACATTTTTGACACCAACATTATTTTAGATACATCTACTTTCCAAGATGGCGCTTTGGTTTCTTTTACCTTTACTTTATCTTTGCTCTTTTCTTTTTCTTTTTCTTTGAGATCGACCTTATTTTTATTAATTTCCTTTATCAACATTGATAGATTTTGATTTATATTTTCTTCATATTGCTTCTTGAAAATTCCATGATATTTTTTGAAAAATAGCTTATCGTTTTTCTTCTTGAGAAGATCTATATGTATTTTACATTTCTTACATGAATCCTTGATAAATTCGTGAATTTCACCTTCTGGACAACGAGATTGATAGAAATTATAGAAATTTTCTAATTCATCTTTTTCATTAATTATACTTTTTACATCTACTTTCTTGATTTTGCTCGCGTATTCTCCACAATTCGAACATTTTCTATCGGTAAGTTTTTTCGTTCCACTTATGAATTGTTTGTTTGTATCGGCTTCTTTATTTGTAATTTCTAATTTATCATATACGAAGATATTAAATTTGTGAAATTGTCCATCTTTGCAATAATACTTATGTAATTCTACATCACCTCTATAATCTGTCAATAACATAGGATTGAATAATTTTTTGACTCTGTTTAATAATGTAAAATGCTTTAATTTGCGTAAATAAATGTTATGTTTAATGGCTTCATCGATAAAATTATACTTTTTTTCAAATTCGTTTTCTTGAATCGTCCTTGGGATGCAAGTAAGATTGAACACACCGGATGTAATGTATTCTTGATAATAGTTATAAATTGAATCGAGAAGAGATGAAGAATCGTATTTTGAAAGTGGTTTGACATTGTTAAAGATATGAAGTTTGTGTTTAATTATATTGTCAATAGTATTACCGAGTAATGTTTCCGGTTTAGTATTGTACTTTCTTGCAACAAGATTAATATAACGATAAATGACATCATGTTTAAACAATTGTTTTACATTGTGTATAGTTAAAGTTGCAGTGTTTTTCATGATATGCATTTTAGCTTGACCTATCGTATGGTATGCTTTGATCATCAGGGATTTGATTCTTTCAATATCCATATAATCTTTTATTTTTGACAAGATGAGAGATTTTGATGATTTAATAATATCCACGGCACTATTGATAATATTCATAAGAATTACTTCATCCTTCACTTTTGTTGGTTGTTTTCTTCCACCTATTTTTTCTTCTACTATCTCATATGTGTTGTCATCTTCATCGCAGTTTTTTGCTTCATTGACATTGTCATCATCGCCAAAATATCCAATATTTTCATCTTTATCTTCATCAAGAGATACAACAAATTCATCACTATTAGATTTATTAGTTTTATCTACAATGATATCTTCATCTTCTTTGTTGTATACAATGATATCTTCATCTTCTTTGTTGTCTACAATGATATCTTCATCATTTTCATTGCCACCCTTTTTGAGCGCCGTTTTGGGTGTTTCGAATTGCTTTACCTTCGTTACGAAAGTGATTTGCGACAGATTTGTAAAAATGAGATGGCAAATTGATGCATATATGTATATTTGGATATGAATAGCAAGTAAATCCAGCAATGTTAATTTATCTATCTTGTTTTTGCGCAATTCGATTTGAATGCTAACGATCTTGTTATATATGAGTTTCGAAATTGAATTGGCTAAATCTTTCTTATTTACATTTCCTTTGAAGAAAACGAATGTATTCAATATGTAAAAACATTCTCGTGTAATCGTCAGAAGTAATTTATTCTCATCCGTCTCTATTTCATTGTATGATAATTGATTAATTGATAATTCAGATCCTTGCTCAGTTTCCAACATTTTCGCACCACATATTTGACAAATTGCACCTTCATCTTCAATAAAATTGTCATCCGCGTATTTATACATTATTTTATGCGTTGATGTTATAATGCGTTCATAGTTGATTGATTTTGGAGAAGTGTGTTTTATCATATAAGCAATTTCTAACCAATGAACACAGATTATGGGAAAGTTTTTATAAGTTATATAACTTTTCGCGCCTAACTGTTGTATATTGGATTTACTTACTGAAGATATCTTTTTAATCAATGGCTCGAATTTTAATTGTTTATTGAGAGAATCATAATATTTCCTGATATTATCTAATTCCATATTGCCAATGGAAGTAATAAGATTATTCGCCATCAATTGCAAAGGATGCTTTCTGATATTGACGAATTCCAAAAGATTATTAATAATCTTATGTGTATTATTGAATTCTTCATCTATTATAGATAATTGTGATTTGTTGAGTTTGGAATAAGATTTATTGAATCTATCCAAAGAAATTTTATTTTTATATGATGTTATATATGACGCTTTAGTAAAATAGACGTATTGCTCTGATAATCTTTTATTATTTTCCAATCGTTCTTTGATTTTTTTATATATTAATTTAGATTGCGGATGATCCTTTCCATTGTGTAGAATAGTGAAATAGTCAATAAAAAGATTGTTTCCTATTAATTCATTCAAAATGCATGAAGGTGATAAATTCACACGATCTCGTTTTACATTAAAAAATAGTTCCAATAACTCAATAGAAAGTTTGTCAAGAATAACATTAGATGTATATGTGTTGATCTTACTGTAATCATATGCATTTAATATTGGACGATGTACTTTTTGTCTTTGTGGAAGTAGAAAATAAAGAAGAGAGTGAAAATTCGTTTTTAACATGTCAAATAATTCCAAAAATCCCTTGTCATTATTTTCTTTTATAGTTGCTTCAATAGTTGATTTATCTCCAAATAAATTATAATTGTATATAGTATCTACTGTACTATTACCATAATCTGCGTCAAACTTCTTTACATATGAATAATTATAGAGTTGATTGATTCTATCCATCAATTGTTGCATTGAAAATTTTAACTTGACGACGCTGATTACACCACTATTATTCCATGTTAGATAGACATTCTCTTTTTTTCCTTCAAGAATGACAGGTGTTGTATTATGTAATTGGATTAATATCGATTGCGCATTGTCTTCCGATTTCTTGCTTTCTTTGCTTTCTAATTGTTTCTGTTTCGACAATTTCTTGAATGTTTTTTCATCTTGTTTTTTGCTGAACTTGGGAATTGGTGCAATTTTCTCCATTCTTATATGCGATTCCGGAATTTCATATATAACCGGCACAGCGCCTTGATATATGATATATTGAATAACTATGGATCTGATATTAGTGTGAGTCGTATCAAGTTTGATTCTCGTAATATTATCTACATCCCATCCAATAAAAGCATTAAAATGGTAGTTATCTATGTTAATTTTATCCACTATAATGTTATAATAATTCTGTATGTCATTTATGAATGTCTTTTCACCTAATACTGCCGTATCTTTTCCTGTTTCTCCTTCAACATCAAATACTAAGATATCCATAGTAAATTTTACTTAATGTTGATAACTTGTTGTTAATATTCGATAACTTGTTATTGTTCGATAACTTGTTATTGTTCAACAACTTGTTGTTGAACCGTGTCAAATTGAACTTATATATAATATGCAATAAAACATTTTTATATATTATTTTGTCATTTTACTTACTCATTGATAATTGTTTATCAAAATACAAAAAATAAAGTTTTATCAAATATTGTGTTGATATTGACATCGATTAATTTTAATCATATTGACATCGATTAATTTTAATCATATTGACATCGATTAATTTTAATCATATTGACATCGATTAATTTTAATCATATTGATCATATTCACCAAAATTTTCTGTCGATTGTTCTTCAACGATTTCCTTCTTTTGTTGTTTTGGTGGTCGTCCACGTCCTCGTTTTACTGTTGGTGCAGATGGTGTATTTGTCTGCACAGTACTCTTTTTAGAAGTTTTCTTTTTTTCTGTGGATGAATTCTTAAATTCTTCAATTTCATCATTTTGTTGATTGACATCGTTATTTTTGTTTTCTTCCTTTTTGTTTTCCTCAACTTGTTTCTTATCATCGGATGAAGAAACAAGAGAATTTTTGGCGACAATTTTATCATCATTGTTATCATTATTATCATCGTCATTATCATTATTATCTTTAGTTCCTGTAAAATTATTATTCGTATTGTTGCGTTTTTCTATTGCTTTTTCGATTTCATTAAATGAATCATTTCTATTTGTGTCATAATAATAACCAATCGATGATTCATAATCATTATTTTCCTTCAAATTGATCATGTCCTCGAGTGAGATATCTTCTTCTTGAACATCATCAGAATGAGTTTCGCTTTTTTCATCATCACTTTGTTTATATAGATGTTCATCTTCTTGTTCAGATTCTTGTTCATGTTCCGATTCTTGTTCTTGTTCATCAACTTGTTGATGAACGGAATGTTGATGAACTGAATATTGTCGAACTGATGGTTGATGAATTGATGATTGTTGAATGGATGGTTGTTGAATGGATTGTCGGCGGACGGGTTGTTGATCACGTTCATCACGTTCATCAACTCGTTGATTGACTTTACCACCATTTTTCCAGTTTATGTCATTATTGTTCTCACTTTGAGATTTGTTCTCATTCTGAGATTTATTTTCATTTTGAAATCTATTTTCATTTTGAAATTTAATTACATAATTATTCTCATCATTCTTTGTTCTCGAAGAAGATGGATTTGCTCTTCTTGATGAATCGGATATATCAAGACGGTCGGATGGACATTCAGGTGTATGCATTGGAGTCATAAGAAATTTATTAAAAGTGGATGTGTTCTTTGAATCCGATAACAGTTTCTTTAATCTTTCATTGTCAGTTTGCAAAATTCTGATATTATTGTTCAACAATTTTTTGCTTTCATTATTTTTGATGATGATCTTTTTAAATTTTGAATTAAGATCCATCAAATTTGCAAGATTGTTGTTAAGATTTCCTATCTTCTCTTTCAATGCAACAATCTCTGTTTCCAAAGCTTTATTCTTCTTTTTCATTGTTTTAATGAAATCTTTATCAACTTCGGATGAAGCGCTCTTATCAGATTGTCTTCTTCCCAAGATAAATTCGGATCTTCTTCTTTGTCGTTCAATGAGTAAAAGAGTAATTAGTTTTTCAGAGAGGACGGTTACGTTGTCAACATTGGTATGATAATCGATGATATTATGAATGAATGTTTCACTGATGTTGTTGATAAACTTGGTGATGTTCTTCTTAAAAATGTCGATAATCAAAGAAAGTCTCTTGGGATTATCGATGAGATTGATGAAATCATCTGGAATGAAAACTTTAGAAATGGCATGCACTTTCTCGTTAAACAATGCGGGAGATGACGAATTGATCGAACTTTTCTTAAAAATACCATCAATATATTTATGGTATAGAGAATCATCATCAAGTCCTCGTATAAATGCTTTTAGTGTATAAATATATCCTTCTGTAATGCTTGATACTCTATTGCCGATTTTAAGTTTTTTTGCTTCTTGATAGAGAAAATTATAAATTACATCTACAAAATATCTTGTTGTGAGTTTAAGAACAGCCAATTCATCTTCTGGGCATTCACACATCAATGATGCGCCATAATCTAAATCGATATTTGACATTTTTGTTATCTTTCTTTTTCGGAAAAGTTTACAAAATTTTATGGAATCTTTGACTTATATAATTACTTTATATGTAATTGTTTATTTGAAATTCGATTCAAGAATAAATTACTGTTCAATAATTTATTATCGAACTAATATATAACCGTTTAACAATTTATTGTCTATATGACAATTTATCATCAAACAAAATGACAATCAATATCAATACAGCATTTAATAATACTAAAGAGTTTATTGGAACGAGAAAAATAACAATTTCGTTGTTTAGTTCTTCCATATGGACGGCAATCATAATAATCATAATCATAGCATTAATATCACTTATTTTCCTGACTACTACAAATACGAGTGAATATGTGAAATTCATAATGTATAGTATAATTTTTACATCTATAGTCATGTTTCTACATGATAGTGTAATTCATAGTTCTATCAAGAAAAAATATGAAGATGAGAGCGCAAAAAAAATAATGGAGAACATTAAAAATAATGATAGAGATGAATCTGATGGAGATGAATCTGATGATGAAAGTGATGATGAAGGAGATAGAGTTCGATATGGAAAAGGAGTTGCGGTAAACACCATTGGAAATATGCAAAATAGAACATCATCACAATTTCGACAGATGCCACGACCTACACCTCAATATTCACATCAGAGAACAGGAGGAAATATGATGGAAGATACCATAGGTAATAAATTGAGAGAGTTGCTATAACATATTCGTGAATTTGTATTAAACTATTTTTTCATTTTTACATATATATTGTCCTATTTTTATGCTTAAAACACAAAATGTCCGCAAATAACGAAGTTTCTTCATTACACATTCCTCAAATTGAGATGAAACCATCGATTTTTCTCAATAAGACTACTATGGTTTGTGGAAATGCTGGCTCTGGAAAAACAACTCTTTTATCTAAAATTGTCAAAAGAATGGTTGATGTCCAACCATCCTTAAATGTTCTTATCATGTGTTCCTTGTATTCTGCCGAATTTTATCGAAATATCGTTTCTGATAATTGTATATATGTTGATACTGACATTGATTCAATTATCAAATGTTTGTATGAATTTGTCGAAAAGCCAAATGCATTATTAGTAATTGAAGATAATTTTGCCACAAAATTGATTCTTGTCAATAAAAAAGATCCAAAAATTATGAAAAAAATTTTCCGTATTGATAAAAAGGATATAACCACAATAATCACAACATTTTCAGATAAAGGAATATGCAGTGAATATAGATCAAATGTAGATAATCTTATATTCACATCACCACAAAGTGCAACGGTTAATTTTGCCCGATCATCGAATGGATATTCAAAAGATGATAAAGCAATGGCAGAGAAATACATAAACCATATTTTTCCAGACATCGTACCAAAGACTTATGAAAATCTTGTGTATTTAAGAGATAGTAAACATCCTTTTTATAGTTCTTATATTGGCATGAATGATGATGAATCTAAAGAAAGTATGTAATGCCAAGTCTATAATTACTGTTAAACTATTTTTTTCGTTTTATATATATTGTCCAAATTTACACTTAAAGATGAAAACACGATGTCGATAAATAAAGAGCCACTCGACCTTGCCGATGGAACAAAACTCCACTGGATGGAAATGAGACCCCATCTTTTCCTCAATCAAATGACTATGTTATACGGTAGTAGTAGATCGGGAAAAACAGTTTTGCTACTTGAAATTATGGAAATGATGAAAGATTTGGTAACCAGTGTGTTTATCGTATGCCCTTCCAATGAAGCACAGGGTGCATATGATGGTATTGTTCCCGCTCGATGTATTAAGTCTGGTGCGAATATGGATGCAACGGCTACATTTTTGCGAAATTTCTTCAAAAGACAGAAGGAAATCACGAATATTTATAAAACAGTAAATAATTTAGATAAACTGCGAAAATTGTTCGACAAATGTTTCGACACTCTTGCAATTCGAAGAGTCAAATATATAAGTCAAGTAGCATCGGAAATGCTTTCTAACATAGAAAACAATCCTAAATACAACATGTTGCAAAAGAAAGCAAAACGCGAAAAGTTGGAAAAAGACAACAACAAACTTCTATCTGACATCTACAAGACAACTATAAAACATTTTGAGAAACATTTATTCGCAAATGATCTTTCTGATGAAGATAAGACGATAATCAAATACATCAATTTAGTTCCATTTGCATTATTAATTTTTGATGATTTTGCTCCAAAATTTAAACTTCTTAACAAAAAAGATCCCGAAATTATTAAGGACATCTTTTATGCAGCCAGACAGTACAATATCGCTACAATGTTTTTAACACAATCGGATAAAGAGATAGCGAGTGAATATAGAATTAATGTTATGTGTTCGATTTTTACCACACAACAAAGTGCTATGCTCAATTTTGATAAGAAATCGAATGGTTATCCGCCAAATATTAAGAAACGTGCGGAATTATGTGTGAAAGCAATATTTGATAATGATTCAAAGGCATCCGATGGTGAGAAAAACTACAAGAAGTTGGTGTATATCGATGGTGAAAATGATCCATTTCGCGTTCACCAAGCAGAGATTCGTTTGGGATTTAAGATGGGATCGGCATCCATATGGAAATATGCTGATAAACTCGAAGAAAAAAACAAGCATAAATCTCAAAAACAGAATTCTTTGTTGCAGAAATATCGATGAAGGGAATCCAATGTCGCTTAAAATCGACTTATTTCCTAAAGTCTCTCAAAATCGACTTATTTCCATGACAATCAAAGATATTAATATGTCGATTCCACCATCTGATAAAAGAAGAGAAAAGATTTTGTTGATTGCTTTAATGTAGATATATGCATCGAATAGATCTATATAATTTCCATTACGTTCACTATCAGCAAGAAATATACCCATTCTACTCATATCATATAGAAGTATGGATATGCTTATATGATCTTTTAATTTTTTAAATTTATAGAGTGATTTAATAAATGCATTTCCCATTTCATGATGCATTGCTTCGGCATATTCTTCTTTAATTTTCGATATAAATTCATTCGATGGATCTGTTTGATGCATGATTTTTTCAAATGTCGATTTACCGCATTTTCCCGTTTCAAGTGATGCTTGTAATATATTTTTTATATCATTGACTCTGCAATTGAATTCTTGAACCAAATGTGGAAGTTCTTCATCAAATTCTTTATCTTGTTCGGAGTCTTCTTTTGAAGTCATCGTTGTATAAATTAAAAAAAATCATTTTTTTGTAAGGGATTCATTCGCTTCGCGAATAATTGCTTCGCAACTGCACCCCTTTCGAACCCTTATGATATTTTGGTTCTTTTATAAAAAGAACAATTGCTTTTAAACCCTAAGAAAAAAATGTTGGAATAAAGAAAGTTATTTTTTTTTGAATCCCCAATAAAATTAACATAAATCCGTCTAGGTTTTGTAAGGGGCAATAGCCCCTTATAGGGATGATAATCCCTTTACATATTCTCAACTATGACCGCGATATCTTGATCGCACTTTCCTATAGAAGCAGAAGCTTTAATTGTCTTTTTGACATTTTCAAGAGATGTTTGCAATTCATATATGTGAAGAAGAGCTTCTGAATCACAAAATTTTGTTTCCATTTTTCTTTCTACCATTTTATGTATCATTTCAGATGATTTCACAAAATTGTTGTTTTTACGATAAAAACTATAGGCTTCTAATAATTTATTATCATCACTACATTTCAATTCGTAATATTTTTCATATAATTCATGTGATTTTTTTATATCTTTATCTATGTCAATGGAAGAATTACTATATTCATATGATTTGGCAAGAAATAAGATTGCATCGGTATCATTCAATTCACATGATTTTTCAAACATTTCTTTCGCTTTTTTGCTATTCCGTGGAACACTATAGCCATCTCTATACATTTGACCAAGATTATAAAAAGCACCAGGACTGTTTAACTCACATGCTTTTTCATATAATTCAATACATGTAGCATGATTTTGTTGCACACCACATCCATTTTGATACATATATGCCAGATTATTGAATGCTGAACTGATGTTAAATTTACATGCTTTTACGTAAAATTTATGTGCTTTTGCATAATTTCTATATTTTCCATGCATGTCATATGCATATGCAATAGTATATAATGAAAATATATTTCCCAATTTCCAAGCTATTTCATACAATTTTATCGATTTATCAAAATTATCATCATAATTTGTCTTGACGTGTATATATCCAAGAAAATGATATGCATATGAATTATTTGATAAACATCCAATTTCACCTAATTCTATTGCTTTATTGATGTCTTTTTTGCATCCATATCCATTATAATACATCAATGATATATAAGCAATTCCATTGCTGTTTCCTAGTTTATAACAATCTTCGAATAATTGCATTGCTTTTTCATATTGACATAGATGGCAATAAGCAATGAGTCCACACATAAAGATAGAAATGGAATCGGTTCTATTATTAAAAAATCGTTTAATTTGATAAATATTTTTTTCATTTCTAATCATATTCTGTACATATTGAATAGACACATCGTCGCCGTCAATACATTGATTAAACAATGTAGTTAAATCTAAATCTTGTCGTTTCTGAAATTCTTGCAAAAGTTGATCTTCTTGAGAATTTTGTGGTTCTTTTGTTTCCATTTTATTTTAGTGTGAATCTTTGATAATGGTTTATGTAGAAAAAATAATCAATTTTTTCGTCTGTTCCAGACGTGGATATCCCTTACAAACCCTATAAGGGACTAATGTCCCTTACAAACCCTAAAAGAATTTATGTTAATTTTGTTGAGAATTCAAAAAAAATAACTTTCTTTGTTTCAACAACTTTTCTTAGAGTTTGTAAGTGGCGACAACCTCTTATAGGGTTTGTAAGGGGCTATCGCCCCTTATGATAACAAATCTACAATTGTTGATATTTCAGGACTGCATTTTCCAATCGAAACATAAATTTTTATAGTATTTATAACATCCTTATGTGATTGATTTAACTTATGAATATAACACATTAATTTTTGATCTCTACAATCACGTGGATATATATTTTTTGCATACGCGATGCTGGCAATTCTAGCCATATTTTCATAGTCATTCTTAACATCATAAATACGATATAATTTGTCAAATGATCTTTTATCATTTCCAAGTTCACATGCTTTTTCAAAATATTTGATAGATTTTGCTTCATCCACACCATATTCATCATAATATATTTCTCCAAGATTAATAATGGCATTGATATTTTTTAATTCGCATGCTTTTTCGAAATATTCAATAGCTTTTTTGTAATCACATGCTCCCATAAACGTATATCGATATAAATGACCAAGATTATTAAAAGCATCAGAAGATCCACGCTCCGATGCTTCTTTATATAATTCCATGGCTTTATTACAATCTTTCGAAACTCCATATCCATACTGATGCATAAGTCCAAGATTGTTCATTGCTTCTATATTTCCAAGTTCTAATGCCTTTCTATAACATTCCAATGCTTTATCATAATTTCTCGCAGTTCCGATTCCATCTGCGTACATTCTTCCAAGTGTATTAAAAGCTTTATCATTTCCAAGTTCACATGCTCTTTCCAAATATTCAATAGATCTTGCAGAATCTCGCGTAGTTCCGTATCCATGAAGATACATTTCTGCAAGTCTATATAATGCATTTTTATCATTAAATAAACATGCTTTTCTGTAATAATCAATAGCTTTTTTATAATCTTGTACTACTTTTATTCCTTTTTTGTATTTTTCACCAAGATTATAAAAAGTGTTGCCATAGTTGGATTCACATGCTTTTTCATAAAATTCTATTGCTTTTTTGTCTACGTCATCCGATTCTAAATTAGAATCTTCAACATAATTAAAATAATTTTGAGTGTTCATTCTTTTTTATATGTTGAATATTGTGTTTTTTTATTACATATCATTCAATTTTTTCGTCTGTTCCAGACGGTAAAAGGGATATCCCTTACAAACCCTTAGTATATTATGTTAAAAAATTGAGTTTTCAAGAGATAATTCTTCCAAAAAAGAATCAAAAAATATAAGAGGTTGTAATGGATATCTTTTACATTTAACATAAGCACCATAATAATATATAATCAAATATAGAAAAATCGTCATCGTGAGCATTTACATTTTCTCTTACTCTCATCAATTCTTCATGTTCATTTTGCATTTGTGCCATGCGTTGAAATATGTTGTCATGAATAACTTGAAAAGGATTCTCATCTCTATATTTTTCGTATTCATCTTGAATCTTCAATCCATGTTGATGGATGTTATGAATATTTTGGAAACCATACATCTCTAAGGTTTCTGTATCTGGATACAACATTTTTTATACGATTTGTAATATCAATGGATAATTTAATCATAAATAATCAATTTTTTTGAAAGGGATATCCCTTTCGAACCCTTATGATTTTGTTTAAAACAAAGGTACGTTTTTCTTAGAGAGAATTAAAAAATATAAACAATTATCATGAAGGGTTTGTAAGGGACGTTAGTCCCTTTATGCATTAAGCAATTGAATTTCGAGTGCTTTTTTATTTAATTCATATGCCTTTTTAACATTTTTGATAACACTCAATCCATTTGCATACATATGTGCGAGATTCTTATGAGCCTGAACATTGTTGAATTTACATGCTTTTGTAAAAAGATAGAATGCCTTTGCATATTCTTTTTGATGCATATGCATACATCCAAGATTGTTCATTGCTTCTATGTGATCTAAATCTGATGCCTTTTTATACATCTCCATGGCTTTTGCGAAATCTTGCTTGATGCCCTTACCATCGCGATACATGTTTCCTAAATTATTATATCCATTACTGTCCTTAAGTAATGTTGCTTGAATAAATAACTTGGTGGCTTTACTGTGGTCTTGCTTAACTCCAAGTCCTTCATTATATATTTTGCCAAGATTAGAAAATGCACTTCCTATTTTACATTTGCACGCCTTTTCGAATAGTTCAATTGCTTTATCATATTTTTTATTCTGTGTGTAGATTCGTCCAAGATTGTTAAATGCCGTTCCATTGCCCAATTTACATGCTTCTTCATAATTATATTGCGCTTGTTCTGTATTTTTATTGCAACCTAATCCGACTTCATACATGTATCCAAGATTACAATATGCAATGGCAATATTAAACTTGATGGCTTCTTCATAAAATTCCTTCGCTTTCTTGAAGTCCTGTTTAACACCACTTCCATGAAAATATAAATGTCCAAGATTGCAAAATGCCGTTCCTATTCCAAGATCCGTTGCTTTTTTATATAAATCGAGTGCTCGCTTATAATCCTGTTGAACACCAAGTCCCATATGATACATGTATGCAAAATTGTTGAAACCATATCCATCTCCCACATCACATAGTTGCTTATAAATTTTTATTGCATCATCATATTGATTGTTAATTTCCAATAATTTGCCATTTATAGAGAGGGATACATTATCTGTTCTATCCTTGAAGAATGATGTTATTTCTGACACATTCTGTTTATCATCTAACATTGTATATATGTTCTGAATAGATATGTTGTCGCCTTTGGTGGCTTGGACAAACATCGTCGAGACATTATCGGATAATTTTATTTCTGTCATTTTGAAATAGATATCGCTTTTAAACCCTTATGCTTTTTGATGATATACATTCTCATAAAATTTTGTTTATGGTTAATCTTTTTAAAAAAAGATTTATCAAAAATGAAGAGATTTATTAAATATGGAGTTTTTTCCGATCTTTTTTTTTAAAAAAAGATTTATCAAAAATGAAGAGATTTATTAAATATGGAGTTTTTTCCGATCTTTTTTTTTAAAAAAAGATTTATCAAAAATGAAGAGATTTATTAAATATGGAGTTTTTTCCGATCTTTTTTAAAAAAAAAGATCAAAAAAAGATTGAATTTTTTCCAGCTAAAGTAAGCAAAGTGTTCTCAAAATGTCGCAAGAGGATACAAAACATCCTGATGAAAAGGATGACTGTTTCTCTGAAATAGAGAAGCAATTCGCAGAATCGCTAATCATCGATTCATCAATTGAATACAGAGTTACCGTATATCGTGGTAAGACTGTGAAAAATTTATCATTGCTCGAGCAAGCAGTGGTCTTAGCAAGAAAATATCCACATCTTCTTGAAAATCTCAATGTAGAAGAAGAACTTGCAAAGACGAATGGAAGAACATCAGCATTGATAATCGCGACAACAAATTGTGAATACACCGGTTGTTGGGTCGTGAAAAAGTTAATTGATGCTGGTATCAATGTTGATATATCAACAGAAATATATGAAAATCCTTTATGTGTTGCATGCAGAGTTTCGAACTGTTCTGAATGCGTCAAAATGTTAATTGATGTAAGAGCAAATGTTAATTATATAGATGATCCGTGTGATAGATCTCCATTAATATCTGCCGTTTCTCGTAGTAATGATATTACGACGAAAATGTTGATTGAAGCGGGTGCACACGTGAATCATAGGACGAGAGATGGATTTACTGCATGTATTGAAGCTGCCGAAAACAAAGACATTTCTTGTTTAAAGTTGTTGATCGAGGCGGGCGCATGTTTGTCTGATGAAGACTATGATATTGGCGTCTCACCATTGGGAAATGCTTGCAGAATAAAACACATCGAAGCGATCGAATTATTGCTCGATTCTGATGCACCAATTTCCGACAACAATTTCAATGAATATGTACTTCATGATAGAGATATTTTGCGACTCTTTGCAAGATATGATTATGTCTCCTTTCACACCGAAGAAAAAAAAGATGAATAAAAAATAATCAATAGCAATAATGCTTAAACATTCATCATATGCATCATTCGTTCTTGTCTTATTTTTTCACATTCATCTCGAACTGTGATCATCTCCATATGAGTATTCATCAATGTTGCAAATAATCGACACACGCATGCAAAACCTTCATTTTCCTCAGTGTTGTTATGATAAAATTGTTTCGATTGTCCATAGTTTTCTAAGAAACTTTTGAAATCTATTACAATTTCATCGAAATTCCACAAATTGGATTCTAAGTTGAATCCAAATATGCCATCAGTAGTTTTGACAAAGTTTAAAAATATTTTCATACGTTTCAGAGTATCTTTTGCTTCCGACACTTTGACAACCATTGCAAGTCTGTATAATTGAATACCAATAGATGTGGTAGAATAGTCTTCATCTGAAGAATTATCTCCTTGATCGCTCGAATTTTCTTGGTCGGTTGAATCTTCTCTATCGGATATATCTTCTTGATCAGACATGGTTTGAATATTGGTTTGTGTTGTTTAAGTTCGTTAATCTATTAACGAACGATTGGATAGTTTAGCAACAAAAAAATCAATTTTTTGTAAGGGATATCCCTTACAAACCCTTAGGAATATATTGGTTCTTTTTAAGAAAATTCCTTTTGCTTCCAAAAAACATTAAAAAATAAATGTATCACCGTAAATGATTATATAATAATTTCTCAGGGTTCGAAAGGGGTGATAACCCCTTTTAGACGATCATCTTATCGATAGGAAGTAAACTGCTGTTTTTTTCTTTAAAATTATCAAAGATATTATGTTTACTACATAGTTCTTGTGGTATATTTGCAATAGTATTACGAGTAATTGTATTTTCTTCAACACCTGCATGAAATGCTTTTTTCGCGAATGTATCATCTTTGCTGTAGTCTAATCTTTTGCATTTAGATAAAATGAGTTTATCTGCCACATAATCATCGGATTTCAATATACGGACTCTTGCATCATCCGGAACTTTAGCTTGACAATAATATTTATCTATTCCATGTGGATAACGAGAAACCGTAAATCTATGTCCAAATCGTCCATTATATTTATCCATCCATGTTCCTAAATATTGCTGATCATCAGATGGTTGATTTTTGAAAGCAATGACATCACCAACCCATTTTATATATTTTTCATTAAATTCTTTTCCATCAATAATATTGACTTTTTCAATAGATTTTGGTTTTTCAATATATTTTGGTTGTTCGATAACTTTTGGTTTTTCAATGACTTTTGGTTTTTCAATAACTTTTGGTTTCGTTAATGTTTGGTATGCAAGTGTAGAAAATACACCTAATGCAATTCCGCTTGCAGAGATTAACCAATGTTTGTTGTTATCCATTTAGCAATTTCTCGTAGTTGATTTGATGATCGACAGATTATCAAGGGATACAATGAGGAAAAAAATCAATTTTTTAAAAGGGGTTATCACCCCTTTCGAACCCTATAAGGGACTAACGTCTCTTACAAACCCTAATAATAATTGTTTATATTTTTGGTTCTTTTTAAAAAAGTAAACAATCTCTTCCCAGGGTTCGAAAGGGGGCGTTAGTCCCCTTTCATAGGCTATCAACAATCATCGCAACATCTTGATCACATTTTCCTATTGATGCAGATGCTTTAATAACATTCTTGATTTCATCTATAGAACAATACAATTTATGCATATTCAGATAAACATTTGCATAAGTTGATATCTTTCCTTTCTGCGATTCGATATAAACTATTCTTGATGCGTTTTTGTAATCTCCAAGTTCATCATATATATTAAATAACTTTGTTAATACATGATCCGGGTATCCCAACATATATGCTTTTTCGTAATACTCTGTTGCTTTTTTTATATTTTTATTATTATCACTATCGTAATTGTATATGTGTCCAAGATTGTACATAGCATTTTTATTATATGTCTTGCATGCTATTTCATATAATTCTTTTGCTTTGGAAATATTCTGTGAAGTTCCTAATCCTTCGTGATACATAAAACCTAAATTATTACATACATTTATACGTCCTAATTCATATCCAATGGTATAATATTCGAATGATCTTTCGTAATTTTTTTCAACTCCATGTCCATGTTTTAACATATATCCAAAATTCATCAATACATCCAGATTTTTCATTTCGTATGATTTTTCATATAATTCTTTTGCTTTTTGATAGTTTTGCGTAGTTCCCCATCCATTTTCATACATAAATCCCAAAAGTCTAAATCCATCAGAGTTATCCATATTACATAGTTTTTTAATATATTCCATTGCTTCATTGAATTGTTTCTTTATGATATATAATTCTGCATTCATAACCAAAGCCACTGCATCATTTCTATGTTTAAAATAATTTTCTATTTGATCAACATAGAAATTACTATGCATAAGATTGACTATAGTACATGTAGAAAACGCATCACCTTCATCAACTTTGTCGAATAAAAATTGCAAATTTTTATTTTGTGGATTGTCCAACAAATCTATGTCGTCAAATTTAGATTCCATCTTACGCCGAAAATTTCTGGATATTTAATATTATAAATGATAAATCAATTTTTTTCATATATATAGTCATTGAAGACACCGTTTGTTAATATATGTTCGACAACAAGTTGTCGAACAAAAACTCGTTGTCGAACGGAAACTACAACAATGTCATCACAAGACGAGACAAAATCTAATGAAGAAAAATCTTCAGAAATTGTATCGGAAGAAACTGATAAAAATGTCCTAACACTATTTAAACAAGGTATGTTGACAAATCCTAAAGTCGCAAAACATAAAATACCCATAGATGTCATTGAAGAAATACTTAATGAAGCTGTATCAACACCGGCAAAGAGTTATGGGGATAGAATATTCATCGTTCAAGCAGGAACGGCATCAGGTAAATCAACAGTTATACCACCAATGTTATATAATAAAATTCTTAAGAAGACTGGGCGAAACATTTTGATTACGCAACCACGCATTATTAATACTGTTGATATTGCTTCCAGTTTGACAGAATTTAATAAGAATCTAAAGTTGGGGAAGAATTTGGGATACATGACTGGTGAATTTCGTCTCAAAAATAAAGAGAATGGCATTGTATTTTCAAATGTCGATTACTTCTCGATTTTAGTTGAAAATATGAAATATGAGGATTTAATAAAAAGATATGCTTTTATTTTGATAGATGAGGTGCATGTCGAAAATATCAATCTTATCAATTTGCTCTTTATTGTCAAAAAGTTCATGATGAAGATGTATTCGGAAAAGAAATGTCCAATTGTCATGCTTATGTCGGCAACACTTGACATCAATAAATTATCTCAATATTTCTCCATTCCTTCTAAAAATGTCATAATTGTTGAAGGTGCTACTGCAAATATTAAAACCGTCTATATGACTAAAACTCCAATGGATATAAATGAATGTGTGGTTAGAAAAGCAATAGATGCTCATGAAAAAAATACAGATGATAAGGAAGACAACATGAATATAATTATATTTTGTAAAGGTGGAGGCGATATAAAGAAAATTCGCGTTTTGCTCAACGAATATAATGTATCGTTATATAAAAGTGGTAGTGGAAAAAAGAATATTCGTTATATCGCTCCTATAGAATTGACGAGCGAATCTTACACAAAAGGCAAAATAGAATATAAAAATCTATTCAGCAATGTTAAAGATATTATAGTTCAATTGGACTTGGGTGGCAATTATAAAAATGTTATACCAACTCGAAAAGTCATTCTTGCGACAAATGTTGCGGAAACAGGATTGACTATTCGCGGATTGAAATATTGCGTAGATAATGGACAAGCATTCACACCTGAATTTAATCCAGAATACGGGTATAATTTACTCATTCCTAAATTGATATCAAAAGGTATGGCGACGCAAAGAAAGGGGCGTGTCGGAAGACGTGCATATGGAGAATTTCATCCTTGCTATACCGAAAAGACTTTTGAATCTATGGACACATTTCGACACGGTGAAATTCTGACAAATGACATTAGCAAGTTCTTATTGCGATATTGTAATGTAAGCAATGAATCTGACATCATTCCGAGTTCTAAAACAAAAATATCGGCGCTCGATATTGATGAAAAATTATATCATAATTATCATGAATTCTACAGACATAAAACCGTTGATAGCAATAAATATGCATTCGCGATCAAAAAAGATGTCGATATCAATATCGATTTGATCGACCGTCCAAGCATTCAATCTATGGAATATGGATTGAAAAAATTATACAATCTTGGATTTATTGATCATAATTGTAATACCACTGTATTGGGATATTTGGCATTTAAGATGTCGGGTAAAATATCTCTTGAAGCAATTCGAATGATTTTACAAGGATACTATGAACAAACCAATATTCAAGATTTGATCATAATTGCATCAGCAATATCAATAGGTCATCGATTAATTGTAGATGAGAAGAAATATAAAAAGAGAGATATTATTACAATGGCGAATACAATCAATAAGTTTCAAAGAAAGCGAGTTTTAATTGGTGGAAAGGCGAAATCGTCGAATGCGAAATCGTCGAATGCGAAATCGTCGAATGCGAAAAAATACAAAATCGCGGATGATGATGTTGTTTATACAAACTTTGTCAACAATGTTCTTATTGCGGATGTTTTTATAGATATTTTGTTGTTATATAATGAATATTTGTATATGCTTGAATACTATTATGATAAGGATGATTTTGTAAGTTTGATTGATAAATGGTGTTTAGATAATCATGTTCATCATAATGGATTGGTGCAACTGACTACTATGAAAGAAGAAATTATGGAAAATTGTCTGGCATTGGGTATAAATCCATATAAGAATGATACAAATGGAAACTTGATGAGCAAACTTTTGAATGAGAAAACACTTGGAGAAGCATTTTCTGATGTTAAAAAAATAAAGAAATGTATTTATATAGGTCATAATGAATATATGTTAGTCAATGTCAATGGAAAATACATGTGGAAGGGACATGTCATCGATATGGGATTTGTTCCAAATAATCCCAATTTTATAGTTGTCAATGATATATATTTACGTAATATGTTCGATAAATATGCTTTAACATACAATGGATATTATTCTGTCATGGATGGATTTGTCGATGTGGATGTTGATTTGAATTAATGTTCGTTAACAAGTTAACGAACTATAACAAGTTAACGAACTATAACATGTTAACGAACTACATCAACAAGTTGATGAACTTTAAATTCATTAATGAACTCAATCAACATACCACATAGGTGTTTCTGATTGATCTACTAAAGATGGAAGATTTTCCAATGAAGAATAATTATCATCAATAGAACGATGTATCCTACCCACTGATTGTGTTATTCTTTGTTCAGGTGTACATATTACAGGTGGTGATATGGATTCTAAACCTGGAAGTTCGTCAACATCTGATTCATCCGATTTATTGTCGTTATTATTGGGATTATTCGAATTATTATTAGAATAATAATTTTGCAAATAATTCAAATAATTTAACGACGCTGTTGGTATCATTTCTGATAAACGCGTTGCATTTGTTCCACTGCCTCTCCATAGTACGAAGGGTGATAAAAGTTGATGTCTTGCATCTATATGTTGAGACGCGGGAAAGAATGTAAATTCTCCATTTCTATCAGATGCTCTATGTTTATTAAAATCTTTGTATGCTCCAGTTATCTCATTATTAAAAATATCTGTTGTTAAAACATCGGACATCCAATAATCACTAATATAATCTTCAAAATCGGAATTTTTTTCTTCTTTGAATTCGGCTCTAATAGACATTTTATAGATTTTAATATACAATAATTCAATTTTTCGTTTATTTCATATGTGAATAATTTCTATTCAAAATCATTTCCACGACCATCGCCTGAGATAAGTGTGAAAACTCCTGCTGTTGATGATGGTCTATATAAAATTCTTTGTTCATAATCATGACGTGCATAACATATTTCTTTATTAAAAATATCTATTGTTAGAACCTCATTATGCCAATAATCATTGATAAAATTCTCAAAATCAGAATTTTTTTCTTCTTTAAATTCGGCTCTTATAGACATCATGAAATATCAATAATATATGAATACTATAATGATACAAAGTTCTCTTTATGATGAATTTTATTAAAAAAATATAACTCTTTTAAACTTTTAGTGAGGATTTTTTTCGAAAGGGATATCCCTTTCAAACCCTTATTGAGAAAGGTTTTTTTCTAAAATGATATTTTTTAAGAACAATGATAGTACTTTTGATTAAACAATTTTTAAATATTAAACGATATTTTTATAGATCTTTTCAAGGGTTTAAAAGTGATGTTGTTGCATAGCAACTATTCACAAAGTGAATGAATCCCTTTGATTAAACAATTTTTAAACATTAAACGATATTTTTATAGATCTTTTCAAGGGTTTAAAAGGGATGTTGTTGCATAGCAACTATTCGCAAAGTGAATGAATCCATTTGGATCATTCTCCGAAAGAACATTATCAATCGGAGAAACAGGATTTGTTTGAATTAAATATTTGTATTTTTTATAGGCTTCTTCTAATTCGCTATCGTATCCATTATTTAATGAGAACTCATCATCTGATAGTGAATTATCGGATAGGAATTCATCATGAGATACTATTTCATCACTTTCATGCGATGTAGTATCAATAGAATTACGATTATATATCTCATCAAGCTCACTAAGTTCGTCAAGCTTATCAAAATCTTTGAAATCGGGATCTTCACCAAACTCATTTTCACCAATCCACAACGACATCGAATCAGTATATTTTTTATCAATTGAATAATAACACACACTGTTGATGTCGTTTCCTACGTCAGCCATTCCAAAATAAGGATAAGATTGTTCTACAATGATAAGTAGAACGATTATTGCCGAATAATATTCATTTTTTTCTTTGCACGTTCTTTGAGGAATATCACATAAAAAATGAAATACATATTTAGTATAGGTTCGATAATAAGTCATCGTTCGACAACTTGTTGTCAAACCATTACAATTTGTTGAACTACTACAAGTTGCCGAACATTTACAATGTCATCTCAATCTGATAATAGACCAACGATTAATGTGTCAGACAAATGTAAAGACGATGATCAAAATACACCATTTAATATTAACCAATTTAATGACATGCGATCGCCAAGATATATTATGCCTTCTTCTTTAAAGAAGAAGGATACCGAACTTAGATGTGTATTGGATCATCCAAATGCCATTGCTCCTCAAAAAAGAGAAGAAGATGCGGGATTTGATTTATGCTCTGTAGAATCTACTGTAGTATGTGCTGGTCATCGTAGATTGATCGATACCGGTCTTATTATGAGTTTTAATAAAAAATATATGGGAAAGATTTATAGCAGATCCGGAATTGCTTGGAAAAATAGCGTAGATGTTAAAGCTGGTGTTATTGATTCCGGATATCGCAATAGAGTAAAAGTATTATTACATAATTTTGGAAATGTCGATTTTCAAATCAACGTTGGAGATAGAATTGCACAAATTGTATTCGAAGAAATTAATCCAGTTAGCGAATTTACTGTTGTTTCTAATAAGGATGATCTTGATAAATCTAGTCGTGGTGAAGGTGGATTTGGTTCTACCGGAATTTCGGGACTTAAGAAAGATGAGAAGAAGGAATAGTTCGTCAATTTATTAACGAACGAGATCATTATCGAGATAACAAACGAGAATATTGACGAACGAACACGTTAGCGAACAAGAGCGTCAATAAATTGACGAACAGGATAAAACTATTTTTTCATTAAAAAAAATGATTATTATTATAATAAACTACCATATTCTACGATGGGAGAGAAAAAGATTTGGGCTTCATTGCTCAATAATTTCATAGAAGGATTGACAAAAATAGAACCAAAAGATTTTTCTGATTTTGCTCTTGCCATAGGTTATTCTATGGAAAAAACATTAAAAGAATTACAAGTATTCTCATACAATATACATACGACTGATATTGATCTAAGCAATAAACTGGGATATTTGGACGACAATATTTTACGAGGTTTAGCGTTGCATCCACATCTGATAAAACTTAATCTGAGTTCAAATGTACTGAGATGTGATAATATTAAAATAATTGCAACATCTACAACTATAAAAACATTAAATTTATCTAAAACTTGTCTTGAATGTGATGAATTGAAGGAAATATTGAAAAACACTACTATAACAGATCTTGATATAAGTTATAATTATCTATCAGTTGGAGATTTGAAATATATATCCAATAATAAAACATTATTGAAACTCGATATATCAAATCGACGTTCTGATACTACTATGGTTGATGATCTGAAAGATCTATCAAGATTTACCGATGAAATGTATCCATCTTTTGTTGATATAGTCAATACAAACCTTGAATATCTAAAAATGGATCATGTTGATTCAAATTTATATGTAATATCTGCATTATTTGATAATAATCACAATTTATCAAACATTGTCGTAAATAGGAAGAATTATATGGTGGAATATTTATCATTGATATATGGGGATAAACCTAAGATAAAACAACTTATTGAAGAAAAAAATAAACAAGTTCAAGACATAATAAAAATGCTACAATGCGTGAAAGGAATGAATCCTATACTATTCGACATAAATGATTTGAACAAACTCGTTGGAGAATACATAAACATTAAATATAACATCGAATATTATGATGAATGGAATAATGCATTCTCGCCTTATTGAAATTATTCATATTATCGAATTATTGAATATCTGCGACACATAAGTGATGAGAAGAGGGACATAATTCCTTTGGATTATAAAATGATATTTCCTTAAAAAAATGATTATTTTTTAGATAATCAGATATCAAACTTTTGCAACGATGGAATGTAAAGCAGTTGAAACACAAAAAGATGGTGAGAGTTCGAAAGATAAAAAGATGGAAAATTTAAAAGAACAAAATGATCAATCTAAGGCAGATAAAAATATTTTACACAAGGCAGAAAGTTATGCAACGATATTTCCAAGTTCTGCATTTGGTGATTATGAGAGATCAAAATCGATGCTTCCAAAAATAATAATACCTGCAGGAACAATTATATATCGTGCATTTATCCCGAATAGGGATAGATTATATCCATCAAAATTGCAAGAAATTATGCCAGCTAATCGATGTGTTGATACTGGAAAGATTGGATGGTATTTCGGAACTTATATGTTGATATCTGTATGCATGGCATTGGAATACAATACAAATATGCTTTTGGGGGTATTCGAACTCACATCTGACATCGAAGTTTATTTATATAAATATTCATTCAGAGATATCAACAGAAACCGATATTTTGATACGAATGACAAACTCATTCCGAATGTCATACCATTGCCAATCGAAAACATTTGCCATTTTGATGATAAAATGTTTCCACTTCTTTCCAGCATCAAAAATGAAACTCCAGAACTTCTAGAGTTGCGCCGTCAAATGCAGATAATTATCAGAAAAAAATCTTTTAATCGTTCACTCGGCGAACTATTTTTGAACAATATTGATTGTATTGATTTTGTTAAATTCATTAATGTGCCTCGTGAAGGACTGTTGGACAGAATTGTGAATTCTGGTTTCGATCTCGATTGCAAATTTTTGATTAATGGCAAATCGCATAAATCTGAGAATGATTTATATGTCGAAAATTTGATGAACAAAATATTTTGATCACTCCATCGGAGGTTCTTTTGTATTGGAAGCTCTTTTCCATTGGAAGATTAATAAATAACTGTATAATCTCCAAATGTATCGACAAGAACTGGACGATCGACATTCGTATGATTCATCCCCATTATAAAAAGAACATTGTCATATGCATTGAGATATTTATACAATGTTTTAATGTTTGAAGTATCGCGCAACACAGAATGTGCATATGATATTTTTTGTGTAATTACGGCATTCTTCTTATTGCTGGGGCTTGCATATTCGAGATATAAACCATATCTAAAGTATTTTTTAAATGTTTGATGAAACCATTTGAGAGGATCAAATTCATCAAGTGCGAGTTTTCCAAAATCCCTATCGATATGGTCTTTAATTTGTTTGAAACGACTAAAAAATTCTTGCTTCGTCAATTTTCTTGTATGGCAATTGTATTTATATGCTTGCATGAATAGGAATCCATATAAATCTTCTATTTTAAATATTTTTGCAAGTTCGGCAAAAAACTTACTTTCTCTTCCTTCTATTCCAGCGTAGTCAGAATTGTATTTTCTTGATACTTTTATTGCATACGAACCTTCACCACCATAACTTTTGAGATCTACTTTGAAATTTATACCTTCATCACTATGAACTCCTTCAGTTATGACCAGATCGGGCTTATATTTATCTATAATCTTCTTAATAAGTTTGAATGTATGGCTTTTTGGATCAACTGTATGTCTTGCACCTATATAGTTAAAAATCTTTTTTCCTTTTTCGAAATGAAGACAGAATGCATTTCCTGATGGGACTTCATTATCTTTTTTCCACTTTTCAAATGATCCATTTGATCCATGATCACCCATAAGTTTTAAATTTGGTTTGAGGGGCATTGTTCTTTCAGAACAGGTGTATATAATAGTTTTCTATATATTTTTAGATTGGTAATTATTTTATTTCTGATAAAATGCCATATAACCATACAATGACCATTATTCCTATTACGATTATTGTTCCATAATTGTGTTTTGATATTCTATGTTTGCTCAATGAAGTATCAAATTCGCCTAATTCACAGTCATACATTTCTGCCAAATCATCCGATACATCTACATTCAATAGATAGTGTGATTGATGATTGAGTTTGTTCTCCATCTGACAATTTGTGTGATTGAAATGGATCAAAGGAGAATATTTTTGCGCAGAATCGGATTCTATCAGAGAATTATAATATAAATGACGACCATGTGCAGTTAACATGATTTGAAGTAATCAAAAACAATTAATATAGAAGATAATTATGGTGATATTATAAATATTATGTTGAATTATATAAAGTTTGATTTCAATTTTTAAAATGAAATGACTGACAATCAATCATATCAAAGTTCGGATTTTGTTCATCAACCTGTTGATGAAGTTCGTTATCATGATGAAGTTCGTTATCGTGATAACGAACAGGAACAGGTTCGTCAACGAGATGCAGTTCGTTATCATGATAACGAACAGGAACAAGATAATGAATCAGATCGAGATATTTGTCTGTCTCCCATATCCAGTATTTATTCACCAATATCTTCCCATTCAATGATTTCCACCGATTCACCAACCTCAAAAGAGATAAATTACATGAGCATGAGTTGTTCAGATTTAAAAGAACATATACCAACAAATAATATAGGCATTCCATTGCATCATTGCGGTAGATGTTGGAAAAAGCGCTCAATGTGTCAATCATTCATACAATATGGATATGACTGTGATGGATTGAGACCAAAAAGTTCTGGCGGATTTATATGTTCGCCATATCAGTACGAATTGTCAAGATTTAAACATGTGTACCAAAAAGGAATATGTCTATGCATATCTGCATATGTGTGTTCATGTCCACAAGAATCTATTAAGAAGAATAATTGTATTTGCTGTTAAAGGGATTATCATCCCTTTTGAACCCTATAAGGGACTAACGTCCCTTACAAACCCTGAGAAAGAATGTTGAAACAAAGGGATTATCATCCCTTTTAATCCCTAATAAGAATTGCTTACATTTTTAGTTTGTTATCTGGATAACAAATAATTATATAATTATTTTTGAAAAAAAAGTCTAAAAATGCCATTTTTGTGGATCTCACAAAGTGGCTTCCGGAAAAAATCGAAAACTTACAAAGTGCCATCCCGAAGATGTTTTTGGGAAAAAATTGTCAAATTTCCCGTAACTTTTTTTTTCATAAAAATTTTTTTGTCCAGATGAGTTACGGGAAATTTGACCAAAAAATTTTTTAAAACTGCTTCAAATTGACTTTTGAAAAAATTGATGATTTTTCAAAATGACCTTCGGAAGAAAAAAAATGTTTCAAAGTGGCTCTCTGAAGAGCATCGAAAATTTTATAAAAAATCGAAATTTTTGAGAACTATTGACTTTTTACAAAGTTGATTTTGAAGAAGAAAAAAATGTTCAAAACGACATTTTGAAAAATCATCATTTTTTCAAAGTGGCTTCTCGATACATTTCATAAAACTTTTTTGGTCAAAATTCCCGTAACTATTTTTTTCATAAAAATTTTTTTGTCCAGATAACTTACAGGAAAATTGACCAAAAATTTTTTAAAAATCACTTTAAAGTGGCTTCTGAAAGATTTTTGAAATCTTACAAAATGACTTTTACGAGAATGGACAAAATTGAAACTTATTTAAAGTAATATGATAATATAGTATATAATTCTTTTGATCGGGTTCAAAAGGACAGACCATTTAATGTCATCCTTGTCTGACACGAGTTCAAAAGGGCAGAACTCTTTGTTGGAATCTACGAGTTCAAAAGGGCAGATAAAACCCCTGTCTCAAACGGGTTCAAAAGGGCAGAGCCCTTTGCAGAGCCCTTTGCAGAGCCCTTTATCCATAGACAAACAAATACCTATTGATTTGCTTCCAGAACAACAAAAAGCATATGATTTAATGGTAAATAAACAAAATATATTCCTTACCGCTGCTGGAGGTGCGGGCAAAACATATACTATTAAGAAATTTATTAATAATTATGCACATATTAGAAAAATGGGTCTAACGAGCACAACAGGCGTAAGTGCTATTATGATAGGAGGAACGACATTACATTCTTTTGCAGGAATAGGTTTAGGCGATGATACAGTCGCAAACTATATCAAACAGATTAGATATAATAAAAAACTTCTCAAAAGATGGCAAGAAATAGAAGTCCTTATTATTGACGAAATATCTATGCTAAAAGTCGATACATTCGAAAAAATAGAAGAAATTGCACGAACTATTAAAAACAATAATAAGATTTTCGGAGGAATACAAATAATAGCATCTGGCGACTTTTTACAATTACCCACTATTAAATCTGACAAATTATGCTTTGAATCATCCATATGGGATGAAGTATTCGCCAATACGATATATCTACAAACAATCGTCCGACAGACTGATGTTGCATTTCAATCTATTCTTAATAAAATTAGATTTGGTAATGTGGATGATGATGTCAAATCTGTTCTTGATGCGCGAATGGATGTGGAGCTAAAAAACGATCATGGAATTGTTCCCACTAAATTGTTCTCTCTTAATAAAGATGTTGATAAATTAAATAATGCAAAACTTGTACAACTCGTCAAGGAAACTAACGCGGGTGTGTATAAATTTAATATGAATATATATCAATCTAATCGTAAAACACACGAAACTAAGCTAATGTCTATTACAGAACAAGAACCATATAAGAAGAATACAACTGCTTCGGACACACTTCGATTGTGTGTTGGTGCGCAGGTAATGCTATTATGTAATAAAGATATTAAAAATGGAATGGCTAATGGAAGTCGTGGCATCATTACAAGATTTACCATGGATAGACCCGTAGTTAAATTTTTGAATGGTGTTGAGGAAACTATTGGATATCATCGATGGGAAATTGATATCGGAAATAACATGGTAGTAAATATCGAACAAATTCCTCTTAAACTTGCATGGTGTTTTACTATTCATAAAATACAGAGTATGACATTGGATTATGTCGATGTCGATCTATATGATGTATTTAGCTATGGACAAGTATATGTGGCTCTGTCTCGTGTTAAAAATATTGATGGACTTAAAATATCAAAAATTAATTATAAAGAAATCAAAGCACATCCTAAGGCTATTGAATTTTATGAGAACCTAAAAGGGACTACCGTCCCTTTCGAACCAAAGGGATTATCATCCCTTTTAATCCCTGAAGAAAAAATGTGAAATAAAAAATATTATAAATTTCTTTAAGAGATTGTAAAGGATATCCAGTACAGAAAGAATCAAAAATGTAAACAATTTTTTCTCAGAGTTTGAAAGAGACGATAGTCTCTTTTAAAAAATTGATTTTTTGTTATAGTATCTTGTTCATCATTACTGTTGATATATTGAGAATGACACACATTGACAAAAGACATAAAAAGAATTTGGATAATATAGAATATTCAAATAATATAGAATATCCGAAGATGATTCGTTCAAAGTCGGATTTTAGAATGTTGCCGGCTAATAATATGTGCAACATTTTCCAATATTTATTTGATACGAAATACTATATCAAAGATAATGAATTGGATAGATTTATAGAAATTGGACATATATTCAATATCGATCTATCTCAATGTGGTAATATGTTCAGATTTAAAATAATAAGAGATGTAGCAAGTCTTGAAAAATTATTGAAACTAAAACCATATAACTTGTATATCTTTGCATCGATGTTGCATGGATTCACTCTTGATAATCTCAAATATGTGAAAAATCTTACTATTGAAAGGTGCGGTGATATATATAATATAATACCTCATATATCAAATGTAAAACATCTTATCATCGCAAGTTATGATATTAAAATCAATGATAACATTGAAAAGTTTAAAAATATAGAAAAACTTGTCATTGATACAGATTACAACGACATTGTTGGATCGGATTTTGAAAAATTTAAAAATTTAAAATATCTTTATCTAAAGAATAGTATAAGACTAATGTCTCTCAATTTGATTAACAATGATTTGCATGAATTGCAACTTTTTAATTGTAAAATTACGAAAGATGTTTCACGCAACATTGTGTTTAATTCCGTTCGAAGACTGAGCATAGTCAATGATGGCGATATAACAGATGATAGTTTCGCGATGATGAATTTGAATGAAACTGTCGCGCTTGATATCGATTTGTGTTATCATATCACTGGCAAATGTTTTCAGTATTTTCCTAATCTAATGGAACTTCGACTACGATTTATATATGTCCGAGATCCACAATACTTCTCACATCTTTGGAAATTGCGAAAACTTGACATAAACTTTTGCGATAATGATGAGATTTTTCAATACTTTCCGAACTTGGAAGAATTGAGTATTTCTGGTGCTATCACTGGAGAGGGATTTAAATTTATACCGAATCTCAAAAAACTGAACATGACGAATTGTTATAATGTGAAAATTGACAAATTGCAAGTTTTTACACAATTGGAAGATATTGAAATTGACAGATGTTGTAATATTTCAGAATGGGATGTCAAGGATTTTAGACAAAAGGGACTCATTCGAGAATCGAATAGTTGCTTCGCAACTGCGTCCCTTTCGAACCCTATAAGGGATTAACTCCACCTTACAAACCCTTATATTTTTTGCTCCTTTTTTCAAAAAGAAATTAAAAAATGTTAACAAAATTTTTCCAGAGTTTGAAAGAGACGATAGTCTCTTTTACCGTCTGGAACAGACGAAAAAAATGATTCACATATTTAATAAATATAAAATGCTGAAAAAATGGATATCCACACAAAATTTGATATCAATGCCGACAATCTTGATGAAATTTTTCGCAAGGAATTCGATGATAATAAATATAGACAATTGATATATAGTAAAGATGTTCATGATCCATACCCACCATCGCATTTTTGCAGTGGGATTAAGTATAATATGTATAGAAATATAATAATGAGAGGAATAACTTATTATATGTTTTATTGTTGTTTGTGTAATAAATGGATTTATATAGAAAAAAATGATGATTATAATTATTATAAATTGCTAAGAAAATCATCTCCAATTACCATGCTTTATATGTATATGCTTAATTCATTGGCTAATGATATTGCATTGGGTTTACCTATAAATATACCGATAGTAAAATTTGGAGCATTATATGATGCTATACCAGATGTAAACAATAATATAAAAGAATTAATTGAATTTGGCAATAAGCTTATCGATGGTGGATATAAAGTCCTGCCTCTAAAAACAGAAGACGATGTGTATAAAATGGTAATAGATAGATTAACTGATGAAGTTATTGATGCAAATGGTAAGATTCAATATGTATTTCCATTTAATACTATAAATGGTGGTCATTTAGATATATTTAAGTTAATAGTATCATATGGATTTGGATATGGATCTTTCAATATTGCAGATAATACCATCTTACAAATGGAAGATTGATAACATTGTTTTTTTCAAAAAAAGTCCCAAAAAATGTAAACTGTTCTTTTCAGGGTTTGTAAGGGACTTTTGTCTCTTATAGGGTTCAAAGGGGATGCAATTGCGGAGCAATTATTCGCAGAGCGAATGAATCCCTTTATAAACTCCAAAACTCGTACAAATAGTCTTGTATATTTTTTACAAGTTCTCGAAACAATTTTACATCATGCAATCTCTTCAGACAACATATATATTCATTGGAATACAAATCATTGACCGAAAATGAAATATGACAGTAATGTTGTGCATAACAACCGACAAACGTAATTTTGCCATTGTGATATTCTTGTTCCAGCAAATTTATCTTATCCAAGTGTTCCACCATATCAAATGTGTTATTACTGAAGAAACTGTAATGTATATATCTATATACATTGAAAAACATAAATGATGTAGGAAATGACATCTTCATGTCTTGTTTTTTATCAGCAAAATAAGCGTTCCATTTCTTTACAATCAAATCCTCCTGAGGTTCGGCATAATATCTTTTTTTAATTTCATCATTAATATCTTGCAAAGTATAATTTGATGGTAGATTTTCGAGAAATTTGCATAGATGTTTATAGTCTATCTTTCTCACATAAATAACAATAGTTAGAGATGTGCGAATATCATTTGTATCAAATTGCATACCAGAAGCAATGAAATGATAATGCTTTATTTCACAACTATAGTAGTTTCCATCAGATTTGTTTTCATCGAATGGGACGAAAACGGAAGTTGGTTCAGGATCAATAAGTTTAAATTCATGTTCGAATTGGTTAAATAAAGAATTGGGATTTTTGATTATTCCATTTGATCCTTTTTTGAAAGGAATGCTTTCGCAATCAATAGTTGTGAAAAATGGTGTGAAATCCTCAACAATATCATCATGATTAACATTGCCATTTTTTTTACTCACGATATCAAATCCTGTCAATGATGTTCCATTAATAGTCGTATTGATATATGTATCATCATTGACTTGTAATCTGAATGGAATTTCGCATTCATGCTTTGCTCCATTGAACATAACTGGAATAACAAATTTCTTGTCATAGGATTTAATGAAATTTTCGATCATTTGTGTTATTTTGTCAATATATGCGATTTCTGCATTATCGACATTGATATTTTTTTGAATAATAGAATAATTTCTTGTGAGCCACCAAGCATTAGATTTATATTTCAGATTTTTATTTCTCTTAACATTTTTAAATCTTCGATACTCTTCCAATGAAATCAATAGATTTTGCATAATAATTTTCAATTTGGTAATGCGAATACACATGTATGCTACCTTGACTTTGTCGCACACCATATCTATCAAACTGTTATCTTCGATCTTTCTGTCTCTGAAAAATGTATTGTACAGCATAGTAGAACCATTGATAGCACCAATGGCTACGGAAACAATTGCGAGTGCCTGCATCTTTTTTATAGAGAAAATTTTTTCAACTTTTTTATATAAGGGGTTATCACCCCTTACGAACCAAAGGGATTCATTCGCTCCGCGAATAATTGCTTCGCAATTGCATCCCTTTTGAACCCTTAGAGATAGAGAGTTAATTTTTATGAGGTAATAAAAGATATTGTTCTTTTTTTAAAAGTATCCAAAAATGTAAACAAAATTTTACTTAGGGATTAAAAGACAATATAAAACCCTTAGGGTTCGTAAGGGACGTTAGTCCCTTATATAAAAAAATGAATATTTTTGTCCTAACTGAGACACACGCGCTCACCACATCAAAAGTTCAACAAAAATGGCGGAAAATGAAATAACATTTTACTATGATGATGATGAATTGTCCTTAACCGAAGATACTAATATATCGACAATGACGCATCCTCCCACACCATATCATTCCTGCAATACATCGGGAGATTGTGAATTCTTGAGAGAGGAGAATTTTTGCGAGGAAACACACGATATTCAATATGAGAGTGAGTATCAAGAGGCGTTAATATCTGGTACTTTGTTCTTCACTTCTGTATTGTCATTGTTCGATTTGGAAAGAATAATTCGTTTTGCGATGTACAATGGAATCACTTCTCTCTATCTGTGGAATGGTAATATAGACAATGAGGGCGCGATCCTTATTTCGAAATTCCCTTTTCGAAGAGTGAGTTTAATGAACAATAACATTGGTGCTGAAGGAGTTAATGCTCTTTTACAGAATAAGTACATAGAAACATTGTCTTTGCTAAATACTAATATTCGACATCGTCATTGATTTTTTTTAAAAGAGATTCATTCTATCTCTGAAAAAAATATGAGATAAAGTGAATATGTTTTTAGAATATTTGATATATTTTATCAAATATTTTCATCTATGATTTGTTGAACACTTTCTTCATCAATTCTATAAAGATTATAATCGATAAATTGACGAACTCTATAATTATTGACATTGTTCAGATATTTTGATCTTTCTTCTTCCAATTTAATAAGATCATCAATAAACAATTGTTTAATATCATCATCGATATTGCTAATATCATTAATATTAATTATACAATTATCTGTGATTACACAACTATTGTTGAAGACATCATTGTCATCCAAAGGGATCACCATCCCTTTTGAACCCCCCATATAATTAAATTCATCTGAAGGGATTATCTCTTCCGATTCCTCGATATATCCAGGTTCGTCTAAAGGTGTTATCACCCCTTTTAATCCCTCGATATAATTAAGTTCATCCAGGGCGATTATATCATTTAGATCTGCATAATTGAGATTACCATTTTCGGTAAAATTATCCATTCTCAACCATATGATATTTTGATCCTTTTAAAAGAACATTATATTTAAGTAAAAAATATTCAATTTTCATTTTAATTCTATAAGGGATTATCATCCCTTTTGAACCCTATAAGGGACTAACGTCCCTTTTGAACCCTCAGAAAGATTTGTTTACATATGATGTACTAACTCCATCTTATAGGGTTCGAAAGGGACGTTAGTCCCTTTTACTTTTAAAGAAAATATACCATTTTTTGTTTTCATAATTAAATTTATGCGGATGTGATTTTTTTTCAAATTAAAATAATTAATTTGGTGTGTGTCAAAAACTTCGAATGCCATTTTTTGTTAATTTTTTGCAATATTGTTGATATAGATATATCCTGCGTGAAAATGGAAAAAGTGCCAAATGAAGCGGAAAATTATTTTATTTTGCGATATTTTTCATTGCATTAATATATAAACACAACACTTTAATCTACACAAGTAGTTCTTATAAATGTCGACCGCTGGTATTTTTACCCTTATCTCTAACGATGGTAAGCAAGACAGATTGCTCATGGCAACTGCCTTCCTTAACCAACGCCTTGCTCAAATCGAGAAGGCTCGTGCCCTTGACCCCACAGTCTCGGACTCGACACCTACACTTGCTGATATTGAGAAGACACACGTCTTGTTCATGAATGCTCACTTTAAGCCTTTCGCTGCTATCGGCTTCGAGTATAACAAGGTTCGTGCGGGTGCTGGTAACCCAACACTTGGTGGCTCTGTCCAATTCTCTCTTCCCCAATTTGGTGATTTCTTCCACGACATGGTTGTTCACATGGTTCTCCGTCAACCCACTTTGACCGCCACCGCCTCTGCCGATTCCGATAAGCCTTTGATGCGTTGGTGTCCATTCATTGGTGAGCGTGCATTGAGACGCACACAAATGTTGGTCAACGGTAATCCCCTCGATGATTATGCCAACTACACATACAACTTCTACCGTGAAACATGCGTTGCTCCAGGAAAGCGCACATCTTGGGATCGCTGTGTCGGTCAAGAAGTTCCTGAAGCCGGTTTCGTCGATCAACCAACTTGGGCTCGCAGTGGTGTTGCTCCTTCCGCAATCACTTCCCGCTCATTGTGGCAAACCGTCTCGGGTGCTCAAACCCCCACCGGTCAAAAGGACACTTCCGCTGCTGGCGATTTGGAACTCTTCATTCCTCTCTTGTTCTGGTTCAACAAGGATGCTCGTTTGTCTGTTCCTTCAGTTTCTATTCCTTACGGTCAACGTTTTGTTGAAATCGATTTGGCTGAACAAACTGAACTTGTCAACATCGTTCCTCGTGGTGCTTCTACATGGGCTTCTCCTGGAGGTTCTATTGACACCAGTGTCAACATCTTAAGAACAATAGAACTCTACATTAATAATATCTTCCTTCCTCTCGCTGATGGAAGCACTGGAGATAAAAAGGTAATATAAAAGTATTACCTAGTGAATAATCAATCTCTTACTTATCATATCGTATTTAGTTGTGTTTATACATATGATAGCGAAGTAAGCGACAATCTCTATTGTTGATTATTTGCAAGACCTCCGAATGCGGGAAAACCTCGTTAGGCTGTTAATACCGTCTGTACATAGTAATATGTATACGACACCTCTGGGAAACTAGATAAAACTATATTATGAAACTTCATGTCAATTCTGTCGGGTGAAAGCCTGTTAATGTTTTGAATGTGTAGTTATCAAATAATATAGGGGTATGGTAAAAAGTTAACAGATAGAGGCGATCCGCAGTCGCATCCCTAATAATGACTCAAAAAATTGAAATTAATAATAATGATATAATTACTATAGATAAAATGTCTGAAGATAAGAATTTAGAAGAAGATAATCCTGATATTATACCTGATTCTGAAGAAGATAAAGATGATATTACTTCTGATTGTGAAGGAGATAATTCTGATGATGTACTTAATTCCGAAGAAAATACCTCTAATTCGGAAGAAAATAAAACTCATGAGAAAGTAGGATGTATTTATATGTGTACAAGTCCAAGTGGTAAAAAATATATAGGACAACATAATTCCCATAAAGTTTCTACTCGAATTAGTGCACATTATCAAAAATATCAAAGTTTTCTGAAAGAAAAAATTATCCTTGAACAGAATAAAAAAGATTATCCTGATAAAATTCATCCATCTCAACCTAAAGGATTTTGTACAGCATTGTTTCTAGCATTTGAAAAATATGGTTATGATAATTTTAAATGGGAAGTTATCAAATGGAACATTCCCCGTTCAAAATTAAATGAAGAAGAAGATGCTTCAATTCTAGAACATAATACAATGACACCAAATGGTTTTAATTTAAGATTAAATAAAGTTCATGGTGGAAAACCAGCTGTTTCTGATGAAACACGAGTTAGAATGTCCGATGCTATCAAAAATAATCTTGAATTATATCGTAAATATACCAAAGAATTGGAGGGATTACCGCATCATGTGTTATTCTTTAAATCTGGTGATACTTGTGGATATAAAATTACCAATCATCCACTCTGCAAAGAAAGACATTTTCTATCTTACATCAAAGATTTTGACATGGATAAGAAAAAACAAGAAGTTCTCGATTTCTTAAAATCTCTCGAAGAAGGATTTGAATATAAGAATGAAAGACAACTTAAAGCAGAAAAAGGTATTCCTGAAGGTATTATTGAAGATAGAAGAAAAGATAAATTCATTGTATGTTTTACTATTGATGGAAAACGATATACCAAATTCTTTGGACAGAAATCAAGAGAAGAGAATCTAGATGATGCTATTGAATGGATGAATAAAACTAAAGAAGAAATTAATGCTGGAACATATGTGGAAAAGGAAATCAAAGTTTTACCAAAAGGCATTTCTGAAACTCAAGAAGATAAATTTACAGTTAACTTTATGTACGAAAGAAAACAATATACGAAAGGTTTCTGGAAAAATTCGAGAGAAGAAAATTTAGAAAATGCTATTACTTGGATGGAAAAGACTAAAGAATCGTTGAAAAATGGGACATATGTTAAAGAAATTTCTACCAAAAATCCATCAAAGATTATATCTTCTTCAGAAGAAACTCTCAAAGAACTTCCTCCCGGAATAAATGAGTCTGGAAAGAAAGGATATAGAGTTGAATTTAAATTATATGGACAAAAATATAACAAATCATTCGGACGGAAATCTAAAGAAGAAAATTTAGAAGAAGCGTTAGAATGGATGAAAAATAAAAAAGAAGAAATAACTAAAGAATATGAGAAAAAATAAATAAAGTCATTATAGGGAACAGACTCAGAGACTTAGCGTTGGTCTGTTTGTTTATATAAAACAAATATAAGATAAAGTCCCACCCTACCGAGAGGTAGCAATCGAATGAAGAGTATAGAGCTCCCGAGTCGATTGATGAAAGAAAATATTATTGATATTGTCAATCTGTTGATAGTTTTATAATTACCATGATTATTAAAATTATCAATATGATTTTCTTTCTGGAGTATGGCGTCAACCCCGAAATCCACGAAATCTTTATTAAGCGTGTCGGCTTCTCCCTCATCAGAGTTCACCGTCAACAAACCGTTACCGCCAACACTGCTTCTGGTGAATTCCTTCTTCAACAACTCAAGTGGCCTATTGAAGCCCTCACTATCGGTATGAAGATGTCCGACTACATTAGCTCTGATGCTACCAAGCGTGCTCAACACTTGGACAAGTGGCACAGATTCTGCAAGGTTACTGACACCTCACGCACTTGCGCCGGTTTCACTACCTTCCAAGCCCGTAGCTTGACACAAGGCGCTGGTGATGCCAACTTGTTGACTATCTCGGCTGCCGGTGTCGTCGGTGGCGTTGCAAGCACTGCATTTAACACTGAAGTTGCTGTTGGTGATAGACTTTTGGTTACTATTACCGGCTCTGGTGTTCAAACATACGATGTCGCTGCTGTTGCTTCCGCAACTGTTATTACAGTTACCTCCGGTTTGACCGCTGTTACCGCTGGTCAAGCCACCGCATTCAGCTTGATGAAGGCTACTCCTCAAACCGCCACCGTTGCCGTTCAATCCAGATTGATTGATACCATGACTTTGACTGCTCACGGTGTCAACATCTACCAAGAATTCCCCTCCGGCTTCTACAATGCCTACCTCAACTACCACTATGGTGGCCCCAACATCAAGTCACCAGAAGATATTGGCGTGTTGTTTGTACCTTTCTGTTTGTACCCCGGTACTTATCAACCATCCGGTCATATCAACTTCTCTCGTGCCCGTGAATTCTACCTCAGATACACATCTTCCGTCATTGATTCAAGCACAACTGGTGTCTTGCATGTGAATGCATCGGCGATCAATTTTCTATTAATCAGTGACGGATCAGCTGTACTTCGTTATACTACATAGTTGCCAAGTCATCACAAACAAAAAGAAACTTATACAAATCAAAAATATATCAAAAAAAACAAACAAAAAATACATCTTATCAACAACAATTTTTTTCAATAAAATTGAATCTATTTTTCTGAGTATAATAAAAGTAATAAAAATGACATCCCAACTTATTTGGAGAGATATTATAGGATTTCCTAATTATAAAATATCAAATGATGGTCAAATTAAATATGTCAAACTTGATAAAATTTTACAATTTAATGCAAAAGGTGAATTAAATCTTTCTGCAGATGATGGTAGTAATTATACAATCAAATATGATAGAATTATGAAAATATATTTCAATGAACATCATCAAGATGAAGATGTGAAACAAATACCAAATTTTCCAAATTATATTGCGACTTATTATGGTAGAATATATCATAAATATCATATGAATGAACTGGCTACTAAAAATCCTAAAGGTAGATATAAAAAAATAAATATAAGAAATACTGAAGGTGTAGAAAAGCAAGTATCCTGTCATAGATTATTGTATTCTACATTTAATGGAGAAATCCCAAATGATAGAAAATTCAACATAGACCATGTTGGTGGAAATAAATACAATAATGGTGCAAATAAACTAGAACTTACTACAAATGGAGAAAATGTTAGAAGATCATATGAAAATGAAAATAGAGGACATACGAGGCTTGCTGTTGTTAAAATTGATCGAATTACAAAGAAAAAGAAGATTTATAAAAGTATAGAAGAAGCAGGTAAAGCTCTTTCTGAAGAAAAAAAAGATAATAAAGCTAAAGATCATGCAAGTAAAATAGGAAAAGTATGTAATGGGGAATTAAAATCGCATGGTGAATATATATGGGAATTTGTAGAACCGCAAAATAGTAGAAAATATAAATTGTCATTGCGCAAAAAACATGATGATGAAATATGGAAACAATATTTATATGAAGGTAAAGAAACGAATTATGAAGTATCTAATCATGGAAATGTAAAATCGAGATGTCAGAAAGATGCGTTTATGAAATACGATAGAGATCCAAATAATCCACAAACAAGATTATCTGTAGGTTTGGTAATTAATAATACACACAAAAGCATAAATATACATAGAATGGTCGCCACTATGTTTATAGAAAATGATGATCCTATAAATAAAACTCAAGTCAATCATAGAGATGGTGATCCAAAGAATAATCATTTTACAAATCTCATATGGTCAACACCAAGTGGAAATGTCAGACATTCTTTTGCATTAGGTGTTAATCAATATGATCTCGATGATAATTTAATGCAAAGTTTTGAATCTATTGGAGATGCTTCATATGAAGCAACAAAAATGTATGCTGAATATGCTAAAAAAAATAATATTAATCCCAGTCAAATTCAAGAAGGTATGATATCTGCATGTTGTAATTATAGAAAAGATAAAACTTATATTTATAAATGGAAATATAAATCTGAAGATAGTAAAGTGAATGAATATGATTTTAATAATAATTTTATATGCTCTTATAATAATGTTAAAGAAGCATCCGAAGCACATAAAACTTCTCTCGGAAATATTATTAAAGCATGTAAACAATCCCCTACTTATATATTTCAAGAAAAATGCAAACTGAGATTCGATAATAATGATGTGTTAAAAAATATCATTGTACAACAAAATGATGATGTCAAAGATAATGAAATTAACAACGAAATCAATGATAAAAAGAATGATAAAGATAATGATAAAAATGAAAATGTTGAAGATGAAACAGATACAGTCAATATAGAGAATGAGAACAAAAATGATTCTTCGATAGAGTCTGTAAAACAACATGTGATTCGCGGAGAATATAAATTCAATGATGAGTTTAAAAAACTTATATATGATAAGTCGTATGAAGTATGGGTAGAACTTAAATTAGATGGTGATAGAATTTGTAATTACAGGATATCAACATATGGAAAATTAAAAAGTAAAAGACAAGGAACTGATAAAAAATTGGATAAATACCATAGAGCAAGAATTGATTTTAAATGTAATGGTGTATTGGATAATAAATCGTTCGATATAAGAAGACTTTCTCTTAAAACATTTAGGCCAGAATTAAATCTTCGTGATACCATGGAAGATGATGGAATTTACATACATGTTATAAATGAAGATGAATTATTACATTTTACAAATTTAACATGTGGGTCAAAAACAGGCATGGAAAATGGAAAACAGAAATATATAGTTCAATATGATCTTAATGGTATGTATAAAGATCATTTTGAAACTGTTGAAGAAGCATCAAAAACATTAGGAAAAAGTATTCCACCTATAAGAGATAGTATTAATAAGAAAAATCATGGACATAAATCTTTATGGGCAAGTAGATTTGATCTTAACCATTTGACGACCAAAGAATGGAAAGAATATAAATTACCTAAACAATTTCATAAAGATCATGTTAAAAAGAATAAGAAATAGAAAATATCGAATGATTACTATAATAATAACGTTAATGATAAAATTGAATTTACTTTTTTAATAAATTGCAGAGAGATAAAGAAAACAAAAAAAGAAAGAAGACAAGATTTAATCACTCCAATTATAAAAATATTATGAGTGAAGAATTTAAGAGATCATCACCTCAGCGTCTCAAAAATAAGAAATTTATAAAAAATTGTATGAAAGGTAATACTGATAGATTTGACAAAAATATTGGGCAAATACCATTTGATAGAATCAAATTCGCATTCAAACATACATCTCATGAAAATGTATATACAAGAATTTTAGATTGGTGCAATAAAAAGTTTAGCAATCAACAAATATCCTCATTACTCGAAGATGGATTGCACAATGAGTTATTTGATTTCATAGATGTAATATTTGAAGATGATAGTAGTGAAGAAGATGATCTTTTTAATCATAACAAAATAATGAATGCAACCAAGGTCAAATTTCTTATTGAAAATGGTGCAAGTATCGATTGTGGTGATGATATATCATTCTTATTTGCATCAAAAATCTATGAATTAGATAAAAACTTATTCGATAAACTAATCAAAAATTGTGAAAAATACTATAACACATTGTTGATTTTGTACCATGGTGAAAATTACTGTGAAAAAGAAGAAATAATGTTGAGAATGTTATCACTTGGATATGATACTTATACAGATGAATATGGCAGAAATTTATTAATACATGAATTTATTCATTATGCGAAATATTATGCGCACATGAAAACTGATGAACGAATATCATTTAATAGATATATTGATATTTTATTAAAATCAAAAATAAATTTATTTCATAAAGATAAAAACAAACACAATATTCTTGATTATGTTGCAGAAAGAGACGAATACTATCTCAATTATTTCACAAAAATTTATGAAGACAATAATAAAGAAAATGAAATAAGTAATGAAGTTCTGCGACAATTGTACAATAATAAACGACAAAATACTAAAACAAAAGAGAAATTTATGTCGATTAATATACAAAATTATGTGATTAACGATGTGAAGAATATAATAAAATCTTATATCGTATAAAAAATAACAACAATCAAATAAAACTATTCAACTTAATACTTTAATGATATATTTACCGAGATGATAAGCAAATCTGCATGCAACAGCGTTACCAATTTGCATAATTACATCTTTTTTTGTTCCTTCTAAGATAAAATCATCAGGAAAACTTTGTATTCGTTTTAATTCGAGTATTGTTAGTCGTCGAATTTCATCATCATTATATTTCACCAATGCATCATATCCATCTTTAAAATAACGCGCAACTATAGTATATGATGGTTTGTCCATATTCAAAAATTGCGCTCCAAATCCATCACCATTTGCTTTAGACTTTGCTTTTTTATTTTTAATTCCTTGTATTGCTTTTTGACTTAAGAATTGTTTTTTATCAACTTTATCTTTAGTCAAAAGTACAGACTTAACAGGAATTCTTTTATCATCTGGAGTTATCAATCGTAGTTCAGAAGGTTTAATATCTAACTTTTTATTAAATCCTATTATAATGATTCTTCTTCTATTTTGCGGAACTTCAAAATCACTCGCATATAGTTTATGTATGGTGCAATTATAATTCATAGATAAACTTTCTATTATGATATCTATCAGATTCTCTCCATTCGATGTTTTCATAGATAAAATACCTATTACATTTTCCATCATAAATGCTTTTGGTTTAAAATAATCAAGATACTTGACAAATTCCATAAATAATGAATTTCGTGGATCATTTATATCTCGTTTTCCCGAAATACTAACCCCTTGACAAGGTGGAGAACCCACAAGTAAATCAATACTATTATTTTTAATATATGTTTTATCAAATTCTTCTGGTGATAATTTTGTTAAATCTGCACATATTGCATGATGATGAAAATTTTTTTTATAATTTGTAATAGCTTTATCCCATATATCAATTCCAGCGATTACATTGATTCCTGCATCAACTAATCCTTTTGTCATCCCACCACATCCGCAAAATAAATCTATTGCATTTAAGGATGAATCCTTTTCTTCCGTAATTGAAGACATCTGTATATACTATATCTATGATATATGTATTCATTTTTATATCTATTATCATTCAAAAAAATATTCTCACATCTTAAATCGAGGCATTAATCCTTTCTCCAATTGATTTTCTTAATGAAATTTTTTTCTATAAGTGCACAAAATTCTAGATCATTCTTACTTATTTCATTATATACGGATTCCATATTTGGATCATCTTCTTTTGTATCATCCATTAAAGCTTCAAATGTTTTAAGTTTTTTCAATATATCTTTATACTTTGCAATTTTCAATAATTTTGTCGCAAATTTGCTTCCGAGTCTCGCACTTATTTCATATAATTTAACTTTAGTAAATATATCTGACATTGTCAGGCGCATCCCAAGTTTTATATGCGCATAAGGATTACTTAATTGCATCGAAAAATGAAGATGTTGCATAGCTTTAAATCTATCTTTATCAATACATGAATCTCCATCAAGATAAAGTTTACCCGAATAATACAATGCCAAAGGATTATTCCATTTTGTGGCTCTATCGAATTGATCTGGTAAATTATATCTCATTATATTATTTCCCATACAGGCATATCCATCATTATTATTGTATAACAATGCTAATGCTGTGCGTGCATTATGATTTCCTAGTTTTACAGATTTTTCATAATACTCTTTAATTATATCACTATCATTTTGAACATAATAGTTCTTTCTATGCATTTCAGCAATATTAAAGTATGCAAATGGATTGTCCAATTGTTTTGCTTCATTAAAATATTCAAATGCTTTTTTATAATCTTGTGGAATAATACAATCATTGCACATATTATCATCCATATAATCATATTTGTCATAATCCATATGAATATGCAAGCGGACATCTTTATTACAGTTATTACAATATGTACCTGTAGAGGATTCTTTGTAGACAATTTTATCACTACATTTATCGCAATAAAATTCATTCGCATATCTGAATGCTTTTTGAACATTGTCGTCGTCATCGTCGTCCTTGCTTTCAAAAATATTGCAATACATTTCTCCCATGTAAACAAGTCCATAACTATCATTTGCATCAATGGCTTTCTGAAAATATTCTTTTGCTTTTTTACAGTCTTTATCTACTCCATATCCTATATGATATATTTGTCCCAATATACTATATTTTATTTTTTCAGATGCTTTCATAGTTTTTTCAAGTATGGCTTTTTTATATCTACCAATTTTATGTGATAAAAATGTATGTATCAAACACAAAACTATAGGATTATGTTCTGCTTCCTTGAATACAAGATTGATATTAAAATAATTAATTCCAGTCAATGTCATAATTGCGGGAAATATAATTGTTTCTGAGTTGTCAGCCCTTATCTATAAGAGTATGTATTTTTTTAAATGAAAAAAAATTCAATCATCCGCACAATAGTCATAAACAATATCATTTAAGTCCATAATATCGAATGGTACATAACTTTTCATAAAATTTTGTAGATTTTCATTGTATCTTTCATTATAGTCGTCATATTCCAGCATACGATTATAATTCGGCATATCGGTAGCCACATTAAAGTCAGGTGGTTCAATACACATAAATCCATGCGATCCATAATATCTCCAAAATCTGTGATAGTATTCTTTAATTTCTGCATTGTGTAGATTGTTCAACAACACTTCTTTGTTAAGCTTAATTCGTTTATCACGAAGAATTAGATTAAACTTTGCAGTTGATACAATATCACCTTCTACAACAACTTTAGATAGAAATTTGTAAATTGGGTCATCTTTACCATCAGGCGAATATGAATCACACAATTCGAGTTTAAACAAGAATTCATTAAGTTCATCCATCTTTCGAACCGAAGAGATCTTTTTTTAAATAAAAGAGAATCATTTTTTTGACTCAAAAAAAAGTGAATACATATTTATTAATATCTACTGTTCATTCAAAAAAAATGACGTACATTCTTAGAGAGCATATTTCATATGTTAAGCCTATTATGTCAAAGCCCCTCGAATATGAAAATATCGTTAGATCAAGTGAATTTATAGCAATTCTTGGACAAGAAAAAAAGAGCGTTAGTCTTCAGTATGATTATTGGAAATATCCAGAATCAACTGTGTGTAAAGACATCATTATATCAAATGTAAAAAATGCAAAGACCGTAAAATTAACATTTCTTGGTCATGATGAATATGTATGGAAATCTGATGTCAAAGAAGAACCAATGCATATTCCCGTGTTTACAGGATATAATCATTGCTATAACACACTTTTTATGTATCAGCCTGTAATTTTACAATTTGAAAAAATAGATGATGCAAAATCTATAGAATTAGATGTAGAATATACAAAAGTAATGGAGATAGGAGGTGATTTTGACATGCTATGTCATTTTGAAAAAATCCATACATTTGCTCCATATAAACATATAATTTGTAGAGCTGGAACGGCTCTAATTATAGATAATAGTAAAATAGTTGAAAATTTTAAAAAATTATCGAAAGATATTCCTTCCGACAATAATTATGATAAAATATTGAATCAATTTCTTAAAGAATGCTCACAGCATTATAAAAGTATAAATAAACAAACTGAACATGAAATAAAAACAACTATATATAAAGACAAACAGGAGCATAAAACCCAAGAAGCTATGATTTATTATAATGATATAGATAAACTTAGAAATGATAAGTTTCTTAAAGAAAATGTTGTATTCAGTCCTTTTGAAGGATTAACAGATCCGCCATATGTTGATATTAAATTATCAATTCATGATAAGGATAAGATTATAACCTATATTAGAGAAACATTCATCGGTGCTAAAGTTGTTGGACGTAGAAACGATCCGATGGAAATTGATGAAGAAAATACATTGAAAACCCAAATAGCTGAGCGGGAAGCTACATTGAAAGCATTGAAGAATCTTGACATGAAAAGAAGTCCAAAATACTATACAATTGATGAAATTAACAATGATCCAGAACTGCGTAAATCTATGGATAAATTTATCAAGTATAATGAAAAATATTGCAAGAATATGATGTATAAAAGGGACTAACGTCCCTTTCGAACCCTATGTGTTTGATTGTCGATAATTTTTTGGATTCTAATTTATATAAAATAATCTATACATAAAACTTGAAAAATATCGTTCTTTTTTTTAAAGAACCAAAAGTGCAAACTGTTTTTATCAGGGTTCGTAAGGGACGCAGTTGCTCTGCAACTATTCGTTTTACGAATGAGTCCCTTATAGGGTTTGTAAGGGATATCCCTTACGAAAATTGAATATATCATATCAATAACATAAACATTAATTCATTGTTATGAATAACACAAACTATCATGTCATCCACCAAAGAATCTGAAGACGACAAGCTCTTCAGAAAGTTTCGAGAACTAGAAAGACAATTCAAAGATACATCAACATTTGATGCGAGCAAAGAATATTATTATGGTATGTCTATAATGAAAGATTGTATATCTAAATTAGAAGCATCCGTATTGGCATATAGAAAAAATCCATCATTCTTTAAAAGTTTAAACATACAAGAAGAATTGAAAAAGGAAACCAGACACTTTCAACATTCTGCACTATTTTTAGCATGTATGAATTCAAGGTTTTTATCATTAGAACCCGCTAAAATGTTAATCAACGCTGGTGCAAATATAAATGATACTTTTGGTTGTCAAGGATGGTATAGACCCATAATTTTATACATAATGGATTATGTAAATACATCATCAACATATGAAACTATAGAATTATTGATCGATGCCGGAGCAGATTTAACAGTATTCGATACCGAAGATTGCGTTACTCCGATAACATTTTTAATGTCTGAAACTTGCAGACTTACAAAAAGAAAAGAACTATTTAATAAAATGATAGAAAAAGTAGATATCAATAAACCAGTGGAAATAAGACGGCATAGTGCATCATTATTAGAATATGCATGTAATATCTTCTATTTTGGGAAAAATGAAGATTTGTATTTTGCAGAACGTTTGTTAGATGCCGGAGCACGTATAAATGTTAAAAATTCAGATGATGGATATGTCAATATTGCACATTCATATGAAGTTCTGATGATGTTTGTTGAAAAACGAGGATTAAAAATATTATCACTGTCTGATGTATTTATGCATTCATCTAATATAACAGTCTTGCGAAAATTTATAGATGAACTTTCAGAAGAGGTGAAAATATTGCGATATGTGATCTGGTTATTCAGAAATTCATTGTTTTGTAAAACATTTTCTACCAAACAACCTAGAAAAACTAATGATATATTATCTGACTATGAACAACTATACGTATCTTTAGATACGAAACAATATTTTCCTATAAATATTCGTAAAATGCAAAATAATTATATATCATTATTCAATGAATATGACTATCTAACATCCATGAAAACATTAGCAGAAAAAAAATTATTACCATATGAAATGCTGATTGTGCAATTCATCGCGAAGTTCAAAATTTGAAAGAAATTTGTTAAACAAATAGAGATATCTTTTTTGGACTAATAGTAAAATCAACACAAATTCCTTCAGGGTTTGTAAGGGGTGATAACCCCTTATAGGGTTCGAAAGGGACGTTAGTCCCTTATAAATACTTCAAAATTAAAGCATCAAATGGAGAGACTTCTTTGAGAAGATTTTGCATAGATATCTTATCATCCAATTCTTTTGCTAAAGTTTTAATTATCTTTGCCATAAGATCTTTATCCATGTCATCATTTTTTTCTTCAATCACGTTTGCAATTTTACTAAAGCCACATTTTTTTGCAAACATCATGAATAATTCATATGTATCTTTAATATATTCCAATGCGTCAAATCCATCATAATTACGAATATAGATATCTGCATCCAAATCGAGTAATAATTGTATATATCTATAATAACTTTTTGATTCATTTGTAAAAGCATTAGATGCCCAACAACATAAACTTATCAAAATTGTATCACCTCGATAATCTCTATAATTTACATCCACACCCATTTTAAATATTTTTTTCAATAATTCTGTTGATATATCAAAATAAAACATTAGTTCAAATAAGGTTTCTGTTGTGTCATTAATAGACATTTCATTCATTAGTATTTCCATTGGTTCGACACCTAAATAATCCACATTCACAATCGCTACTGATAATGCATTAAAACAGAATTTCTTATCTTCATTTATTGCATTTTTGTTTTTAATCATGTTTTTTAAAAAATCTGGTCTTCCTTTAAATAATAAAACACACTTTGATAAAAATGATATATTCCAAGATTTAAAACCTTCTGCGGGCATAGATGGAAATATATCATTTGAAAACATCGGCATACATTCTTTATCATTTTTATAATATTTTCCATATAAACACCAAGGAATTATATCATCAGTTATTTGCACAAGAATTTCCTGTATTTCTTTGTCTTCCTCCATTGGATATGAGTGTTTTTACAGATATGATATATATAACATATATGATATATATAATGGATATCTGTTTGTTTTATATAAATAAAGGGGTTCATTCGCTTCGCGAATAATTGCTTCGCAATTGCACCCCTTTTAATCCCTATAAGGGACGTTAGTCCCTTACAAACCAAAGGGATTATCATCCCTTTTAATCCCTGAGAAAGATTTTTTGACAAATAGAATCGCCTCTTTTTTGAATTCACAATAAAATTGACGCAAATTTCTTAAGGGTTTGTAAGGGATATCCCTTACAAAAAAAATGAAAATCATTATCATACAAAGTTGTATTCGAAATGACAGCGACACATTATGTCGACGAATTAAAACTTATTGAAAGTTGTCTAAATGATGATAGTTGTGAATATCACAACTATTTATCCTCCATACACCGTAATGATATAATATTTGCATTTATGTATACAAGACATGAAAAAGTTTATATGAAGATTTTAGATTGGATGATAGATACATGTGAATTTAATAGAACATCTATAATCACTGAAATGTTCAACAATAGTTTATCAGAAGAACTCAGTAGAGGCGATCTTGATAAAAATAAAATTAAGTTTATAATCCATAATGGAGCGTTCATTGATGATGAATGCATATGGAAATTAGATTATCTGTCAAAAATTTACGAACTTGATAAAGATTTATTCGATCGTACTATAAAATCTGAGTTAGCGCATGATGGAGGACATCCACTATTTGCATTATCTTCACCATGTAATCATATCAAAAAAAGAGAGATGATATTAAGAATGATTGGACTTGGGTGTAATATTAAACACATCGATTATGGAGGAAAATCATTAATAATGAGAATATTGGATGATTATAAAAGTTGCAAAAAAAATTATTCTTATATGTTGCCACATTTATCATATAATGTGGATATGAATATTATAGAGAATATAATATTATTGATGGAAGTTGGTGTAGATCCTTTTCATACAAATCATGCTGGTGATACAGTCATTGATTATCTTCTCAATATAAAATCTTGCTACATGTATAACATGATCATATTGTTCAAAAAAAATAATAAACAGGATTTATTTACATGGAGAATTCTAAGATTCATGTTAGATGACATTGAAAAAAGAGAACATTGCAAGAAAAAATTTATGGAAATAGATACTCATAATTACTTCATAAAGGATATCAAAATGATTGTGTGTGATTATTTGTCGCAGGTTTTCATATAAAGGGGTTATCACCCCTTTTGAACCCCTATGAAAGACGTTAGTCCCTCACGAATCCTAAAAGATTTTTTTAAAACAAATTAAATGTTGTGATAATAGATTTCATTTGTTGTTCTCGAGTTTCATTATTTTTTCAATAAGTGCATTATTTTGTGTCGACAGAAACATGACTTTTCTTTCAAGTGCATCATTATCTTTGATAAGAATATCATTTTGTTCTTTAATCTTGATTGTTTCTTTGTCGACAATTTCACCATCGCTTTCGATATCATTTGACTTTGTTTCTACAAGTTTATTATGAGTCTCTGTAAGATCACAATATTTCTTTGTAAGATCACAATATCTCTTCGTAAGATCATCACAATATATTTTAAGTCCCCCATATGCTTCCGTCATGTTGTCAAGATCACTTTTAAGCGATTTAATATATTCTGTTTGATCGTCATATTTTCCTTTATAGGTTTCATATTGTTTATTAAGAGTTTCATATTCTGAAGTTTTTTTATCAAGTAAATCTTTAAGTTTAGTAATTTCTTCATTAAGAGTATTGTCATTATGTATTTTTTTAAGTTCTTCATATTTTTGAGTAATATCATCACGTTGCTTGATAAGCATATGTAAATCCAAACTTTGTGAAGCAAAGTCGCCTAGTGAAGTTGTTAATCGTTTTCTAAGATTTTCATTATCAGATTTGATTTTTGACTGCTTTTCAAATTCATCAAGAGTCATTTCCATCATTTTTGGCGACTTTTTGATTTCTTGCTTTGAATAATAACAATTATTTGCAACTCCTTTAGAATAGCATTCAAATGCTTCTTTTTCTTTTCCAAGACTTTGATATGCCATTCCCTGCCTAAAGTATCCAGACATGATTCCATGTTCTACTGCCTTTGTTGCATATTCTAAACTTTTGTCATAATTTTTAATGTCATATTCATATCGAGATAAAGGAATATATGCTATATTACATCCCGATTTAAGTGCATGTTGTGCATACGCATAAATATTATCTCTTTTTAGTTCCAAGTACACATATGTCATTCCAATATATGCATAAATACATTCTTTCATATTATTAATAAAGATTTCTTCTGTTTCTTTTATTTTGGAAATATTCCACTTTAACTGTTTAAAACCAAATAATGTATTTGCATAAGCACTTTTTTTTTCTTTGATATAAGTGGTAACATCACCTTTCATATTATTTATAAGAAGAAGTATATCTATCATCTTATCCATTGCATTATTATCTCCTTTTTCACATCGATCAATAAGATCACGTGTTTCTTGTAGTTGTTGAGTCATTTGTGGAGTATCTTGCGAAACTTGTTGAGTATCTTGCGCGACTTGTTGAGTATCTTTCGATTCAGACATTTTGGTGTAAGAATTACCTTAAGTTTGATAATGGTGATATAAATTCAATTTTTTCGTCTGTTCCAGACGGTAAAAGGGCTATCGCCCTTTCGAACCCTAAAAGAGACTATCGTCTCTTTCAAACTCTGGGAGAGATTATTGACATCATTTTTAATCAGAATAATATATAAAAAACATAAGGGTTTGTAAGGGATATCCCTTACAAAAAAATATTAAATAAAGTGATTGAGGTAAAGATGTCATCCATTTTAGATATTATGGATATGACTTTTTAAAATGGATGGTTTATCACCCATGTCATTATTGATTTCATCAGCATCATCTTGAACTATTATTCCATTCAATCTTTTGTTATATGCTTTCATCTCGGATCTTAAATCTTTCAATCGCCTTTGAAGTTCATATTCTTCATATTCTAATTCTCTAACTTTTCTTGTCAACTCTAGAAAATCATTGGGATTATGAAGAACTTGTTTCATTTCTTTTTCGAAAGAAACTTTATTCTTTTTAACATCCATTAAATAAAAACTTACAAAACTTATTTTTTCATATAAAGAAAAATATTATTATATCTATATATAAGTATGAACGAGTATAAACCCGCATCGTTTATACAAAAAACCCATAATATATCTACAAGTGCGCTTAGAGTGTGGGGAGAGAAAGGAAAAATAAGATTTATTAGATATACAGAAAGGGGAAAACGATTTTATAATATTGAAGATATTAACAATTTACTTTGTGAAAAATCTGAAAACAAAGAAAACGATCAAGATTTGCAATCAAAAATTATTTTATACGCGAGAGTTTCTTCTTTACATCAGAAAGAAGATCTTGAAAGGCAAAAGGAGATACTCGTTAATAAATACCCAAATTCGGAAATAATATCAGATGTCGGATCTACACTCAATTACAAAAGAAAAGGATTGCGGAAATTATTGGAAACAGTTTTCTCGAAGAATGTCAAAAAAGTCGTTATCCTATACAAAGACAGATTATGCAGATTTGCATTCGATTTGTTCGAATCGATTTTTAAATTCCAAGGAGTTGAAATTGAAGTGGTATCAAAACAAGATACACCTTCTCAAAAAGAAATCCTTCCTACATCAGAAATGGGAGAAGATATCATCAATATTATCAACTATTTCACAGCAAAAAATAATGGACTTAGATCAAGAAAAAACAAAATTCTCAGAGATGAAGGATGAAACTGAAGATATTGATGAAGAAGAAAATAAAAAAGAAGAAGTAGGAAAATCAATCAAAATTCGTGTATATCCAACACATGAACAAAAGAAGTTATACAACATATTGTTTGGATGTAATAGATTTATTTACAATAAAACTATAGAATTTATTACAGAGTATAGAAACGATGTAAACAATAAAAAGAAAAAATTTCCTTCTGAAAAAATATTGAGATTTCATCTTATAAAAAACGATTCTAAATTATTGAATGACTATCCATTTTTGCGAGACAATACTGTATTTGATTTTAGAGATAATATAATGAGAATATGTCTTAATAATTATAAATCAAATATCGAAAAAAGTAAAATATCCAAAACTCCATTTAAAATAAATTTTAAAACAAAAAAATTAGATAAATCCCGTAATGCATCAATCACCATTCAACCTAAATATTGGAATACAACGGAAAAAAGTTGGTGGAACAAACTATGGAATCCCAATGATTTGAAATTTAAAGATAAAAGACATATAGAACTTTTTAAGAAAATTAATTATGAATCTAAATTAATTAGAACTCCGACCAATAAATATTATATAGCATTTCCATTACCAGCAGACGAACTGCGTGAAAGTAAAGAAAATATATGTTCGATAGATCCAGGAATGAGAACATTTTACACAATGTGGAATCTAAAAGACAATTGTATGGAAGAGATAGGTGTAGGATTTTCTGGATGTGTTAAAAGATTGCAACACAGATCAAGAAAATTACAATCTTTGATGACACAGAAGATAAATGATAGATTTGTTTTAAATCATCAAAAACGGCATAATTTAGAAAAAGCATATAAAAGATCTTTGTTGAAGATTGAAAATAAAATAGATGATCTTCATAAAAGTTTAGCGAAGTATTTGTGTGAAAATTATTCTACAATTTTAGTTCCAAAATTGAATTTTCATAAACTTGATAAACTTAATAAAAAATCAAAATCTGTGGCAATGGTAGCCAGTCATTGCGGACTTGTTAATCGCTTAATAACCAAAAGTGCTCAATATAAAAACTGCAATGTTCATGTAATAACTGAGGAATTTACATCTAAAACTTGTTCGAATTGTGGTGAATTACATAATAAATTAGGATTGAGTAAAATATTTGAATGTCCTAATTGCAATATTATTATGGATAGGGATCATAACGGTGCAAAGAATATTCTCATCAAAACCATCTATGATATTAAGAGCAAATCTAGGAATTCTTAGATTTGTGATAGGGCTTACCCTCTTTTTAAAGATTTTTCTTTAAACTGTAATCTATGTCGAACAAGATTGTATGAAAAAATAATGTTAAATATACTCTTGTTTCATGTAGGTTAAAAATTGAAAATCTATAGAATGTAAATTTTATAGGTTTTTCAGTAAGCGAAAGAAATCTATCGGCTTCCATGGGAAGATAATTTTTCCTGTCCATTCCATAATTTGAATGCATATCCAATTCTGATTTAAGTTCAGCAATTGTGTATCCAGGAAAATGTTTGCGGACTTCTTTACTTCTGATATGTGTCCAATATAGCATTCTTGGAGGCATTTTTTATATGAGAATGATATGTTTTGATGTATCTTGATTTAATGAAAATAGATAATTCAATTTTTTGTAAGGGATATCCCTTACAAACCCTTATATTTTTGGTTCTTTTTTTTAAAGAACGAACCATTACAAAAAATATTAATATATGTGCCACAAAAGAATCTCATGTCTTTTAAAATTTGAGGTCTCAATTATCATTTTAAGTCTCCATTAACAAGCAAATCATGTCAAAGAGCATTCCCATCATATTCGGATGTTTCTTAATATTTTTCTTAGAATATTGACAATTGTATTTAAGAGCTTTATAATAACATTCGAACGCTTCTTTTTCTTTTTCAAGTTTCGCATATGCCTTTCCTTGTCCAAAATATCCGAACATGACTCCGTGTTCTACAGATTTTGATGCATATTCTAAACTTTTATCATAATTTCCTTTCTTATATTCATATCGTGATAAAGCCATATATGCAAAATTACAGCCAGATTTAAGTGCACGTTGAGCATACGTATCAGCATTTATTCTTTCAAAATGTATATACACATATGACATCCCAACATATGCATATACACATTCTTTCATACTATTAATGAAAAATTGTTCTGCTTCTTTTCCATTATTAAAGAACCATAATTCCACGAATCCTAATAATGTATCTCTATAAGCACCATCTTTTTCTTTAATATAGTCAACAATTTTATCTTTGATAATTTCTGCACCCATCAAAAGAAATACATCTAATAATCTATCCATCGCATCATTATCTTTTTTGATACATCTATCAATAAGATGATAGATTTCTTGTCGTTCTTGAGAACTTTCTTTTGAGTCAGACATTTTTTCTGTAAAATTATCTTATGTTGGATAATAGCGATATAAATTCAATTTTTTGTAAGGGGTATCCCTTACAAACCCTATAAGGGACTAACGTCCCTTACAAACCCTAATAAAAATTGTTTACATTTTTGGTTCTTTTCTAAAAAGAACGATCCCTTACAAAAAAATATTAAATAGAATGAAATTTTATCATATCATATCATTTGAAATTCAAGAGAGAGAATATTGGTCTTTATTTCCCATGTACGAGCCGATCCAAGCAGACTTCCATTATTTTTTTTCGAATTTCATTATTTTCTCGGTAAGTGCATCATTTTGTGTAGAAAGATACATAACTTTCTTCTCAAGATTATCAATATCTTTGACAAGATTATCATTTTGTTCTTTAAGATTTTCGATCTCTCTATTTTTTTTCGAATGTGGCGATGATATAACATAGTCATGTCGCTCTTTAAGTTCATCATATTCCTTTTTAAGTTTATCATATATTTGTGTAGTAGTGTCGCGTTGTTGTGTGAGTGCTCTATTAAAATTTTTATATTCTTCAATATCACATTTGTTCTTTAACATTTCCACATATTTATCCGACATTATCTTCGTAAGTTCTGGTGAAGATGTTATTCTTTCTTTTGCATGTTTACAATTTTTAACAAGAACCATTGAATAATGATTAAATGCTTTATCATATTCATTTAACACTTGATATGCTCTTCCTTGCGAAAATAATCCATAAGAAAATCCACTTTCAGATGCATTCACTGCATATTCTAAACTTTTAGTATAATTTCTTTCATTATATTCATAGCGTGATAAAGGAAAACATGCAAAATTACATCCCGCATTGAGAGCTACCATTGCGTATTCCTTAGCAGTAGCTTTGCTTTTATTTATGTATATATATGCCATTCCAACATATGCATATATACATTGTTGCATATTTTGAATAAAAAGAGATGCAGCTATTTTACTATCATCATATTTCCACATTTTAATAAATCCTAATAATGTTTTAGCATATGCTCCACTCTTTGTTTCGACATACTTAACAATCTCATCTTCAAGATCATCCATTTTGTATAGAAACATGTCTAAAAATTTATCCATAGCATCATTATTTCCTTGAGCGCATTGATCAATAAGATCATATGTTTCCTTAAATTTTTGTAAATTTTCTTTCAAGTCGGTCATCTTGTCGTAAGAAGATTATCTTATGTTGGATAATGATAATATAAATTCAATTTTTTGAAAGGGTCTAACGTCCCTTTTACCGTCTGGAACAGACGAAAAAATTGAAATTATATTTCACACAACTACTCTATTTCAAATATGTCTTCAGAAGACAAAGCAACAGAACCATCTTTTGATGAAGTTAAATCAAAATTTATCCAAGAACAGAATGAAGCAGAATACAAAAAAATGTTAGACTGGTGCAACAAAAATTGGAATAAAGAACAAGTAATTTCCATGCTTAAAGAAAGTATTCATACAGAATTACACAGCTTTCTTGAAGATTATAACATAGATGAAATGATTTCGACCAAAGTCAAATTTTTGATTGAAAATGGTGGATATATCGAAGCAGATCAAGATCCATCAGAAATATTTGCATCAGAACTTTATGAAATCGACAAAGATCTATTTGACAAGTTTATAATGAATTGCAAACCATATTTTGAACCATTATTAGTACTACGAGATATGATAGGAATTTATGAGAATACGAGAAGCGAAATTGCATTAAGAATGATACATCTTGGATGCAATATTAAACACATCGATAATGATAATAGGTCAATGATAATGCGAGAACTTGATTGGATCAGACCAATATTTACACATTATAAATCCGATGTTGTTCGTAGAAATCTCATACAGTGTATCAAAACATTAATAAAAGCAGGTGCAGATCCATTTCATATAGATGCGCGTAAAAACACTGTGATTGATTATCTTCTTAGAGGTGAGATGTATCATTATGCATATGATATGATAAAATTGTTTGAGGAAAACAAAAAATCAAAATTATTCACAAAGAGAGTTCTAGCATTCATGATAAATGACATCAGGAAAAGAGAAGAATGTAAGGAAGATTTTATGAAAATAGACACAAGTGAATGGTTTATCAAAGATATCAAATCGATTATATATGATTATTTATCACAGATATTCATATAAGGGGTTATCACCCCTTACAAACCCTGAAAGAGATATCTCTTTCAAACTCTTATGAAAAGTATTTTAGTTCTTTTTAAAAAAAGAACAATCTCTTTCAATCTCTTTCAAAATCTAAGAATTTTTTTTAAAAAATATTGTGATGATTCGAAAAGTATGTTGTTGTGAAGCAATTATTTATGATGTGTCAACTATGGATATCTCAATATGTTCTGCAATTAGTTCATATATTAAAATATGTCCTCCACAAATAGGAAATGGGAAAATTCTCCTCACGTTTTGTTCATTATCAACAACATTCTGTTTCATTAAACTGATCAATTTTTTTCTATATATTAAAGTTATTCTTTTACTAAGTTCTTCATTAGACGTTCTGGAAGATGCTAACTGAATAGCACTTTGTAAATACGAATTTGCATTAGAAAACATATTGTATCCATCAATAGAAAATTTCCATAGAAATTCATATGGCATCATATCAATCACAGTCTCGAATATGTCAGATTCGCATGACAGTATAAGATTAGATATGATATTTTCTATATAATAAAACTTACTTATATTGACACCAGCCTTAACTGCATTGATAAACATTTCGCTACTTTTTAATAATATAAGAGTTCCATCAACATCATCATATCCAGCATTTAACATTCCATTAATCAAATTTGCATATGCTTTTTTATCATCTTCATCACCACAATATAAAATTTTACATAAAAGAAAATATACTCCTGTATGTCCGAATGCATCATTAAATCCATCATTTACATTTTTTGCATACAAATATGGATTGTTGATAACTTGAAGCATAAAATCACCTCTATCATCATGTGAATGAACAAGTTTTCCATCAAGAATTTTATAATAAGAAAACATTCTATATTCTATTCTTTATTTAAAAGATGCAGTATTAAAAAAAACATATTTCAATTTTTTATAGGAAATATTTCTTATAAACTTTCATCAATATATGTAAAATTAAGTAATCAATTTGCATTTATATCTTTTTTAATTTCTCATCACGAACGATCATAAGACATTTGCCAAGCAAATTTTGTCCAGACCATTTATATTTATTTTTAACAATAGTATCTGCATCACATCCAGTTCCCCAAATTTTATCAAATGGAGACGCTTCGACAAGAATCTTATCTCCTGTTTCAAGCAATAACTTTCCTAAATCCGCATTTTGCGAAAATTTCAATAAAAGTCCATCTATCATAATCTTCTCCTTATTTTTGTCCCATGTAGATTGATCAAAATTTTTAATAGTTCTTCCAAGATCTCGTATTTGTCGAGAATTCGATGATTTCATAATTTTATTCAAAACTACATCGTCTTTGAATAATTCTGCTTTCTTAGCCATCATATATTGTTCTGTGTTTTGATATTTTGTATCTTCATCGCTAAACGGCGCATCAAACCAATTGGATAGATAACCATTTTCTCCAGTTTGACGCCAAAATAGAATATGACTCATTTTTTTTCGAGAATGATAGTTATATGAATGATTATATTGTGATTATATCGAAATGTTTAATTCAATTTTCTGTAAGGGATATCCCTTACAAACCCTTATTCACATTTTTGGTTCTTTTCTGTAAGGGATATCCCTTACAAACCCTTATTCACATTTTTGGTTCTTTTCTGTAAGGGATATCCCTTACAAACCCTTATTCACATTTTTGGTTCTTTTTCTAAAAGAACAGGTTCATTTTCTAAAAGAACAGGTTCATTTTCTAAAAGAACAATATCTAAAAAAAATAACATTAATTATAATACCCCAAATTATTTTTTTCATATAATATACAAAAAACACGATGAAAAGTATATATTTGGCAATTATTATTGTCATAATCGTCATATTGTTCATATATGATTATAGATTAGGTGTAATTGTGGCATCTATTGGATTAGCTTATAATGCTAAAATCTATAGTGGAGGTGGAAACGGTGAACAGGAGCACAAAGGTAATAGATTTATTAATCCACAATATAAAAATGCATCCAATAATCCATATAGAAACTATATGGCAATAGTATATGGCAATGTTGTCAAGGATGATTATATTACATTACCTCGTGGTATAAGAATTATTCAACTTCATACAGATACCAATTCTAAATTACAGCCTTCATATTTAGGCAAAATTACATCATTAATGTTCAATAATCTTGATCCAACACTCCAAAATACATATTATCTAAACAATCTTTTACCAGAAAGTCATAGATGGTATATTTATTCAGGAAATATGGATGAAACGTTTGACGGTAATTTTAAGAACAAAAAATGTTTTAACATGAAAATCAATAAAATTCAAAACATTAAATTTGCAGATGTCAACAAAGCGAATATGATATCTTCTAATGTTCGAACAGGTGTATACAAACTTCCCATTAGAGCACAAATTATGGAACAAAATGTCTCAAATAATTCTGTAAAAGAAGTCATTTCAAACAACGCACTTAAAGATTTTTACGATAAAATGAGCAAAGATTTAGCAAAAGATAACAATGGATTAGAACTTGCATTTTCATCACCAAATCTAATTAATGTGTACAATTCTATGCACACTAATAAGTTATCCGTCGTAATAAATCCAGACTATATTGTTTCACCAAATGATTTTGCGGTTGCAAAATCTATGCCAAATGATTTAAGAACTCTATTGGAACAAATCAAAAATATAAATAAATTCGACAAAGAAGAACAATTAATCACTATTATCATGATTGTTTACACAGATGATGGTATATTAAAGTATAATGATTGTCCTATTCTTTTAGATGATTATGTCAATAGTGAGAAGAACTTTCTAACTAAAAATAGCAGAGAGTGTGAGAAAACATTCGTTGAATATGATTTGGAGAGAATGAACGATACAAACAATGAGCTTATATGCAATTATGCATATGCAGATACATGCGATAAATGTAATCTCGATACATCTTTTATAGTAAAGAATATAATGCCATTGCAATACAATTCCAAGAAAAGAATAGAAATCAATTCGGGAAACAATCTGATGGGAATAATGCCAATTGGTAATAACTTAGCAGTGAATAATCCCAAAATTAAAGATGACAAACAAAATCTTAAGAATATGATGACAGATTTTCTTAATAAATACTTTTTCGAACATGAAGCCGACATGGCTTTCGTGAAAATTATATATTCGACATTTGACACTGCAATCGCAGAATATATAAAAAACAACAATCTATCTCCAAATACAATTTTATTTGTGTATAAAGGTGGTAATTTGGTGAGATATATCTATAAAACATTGATTAATCATTATTCCATTACTATATTTGAAAAATACAATAATACACATAAAGAATATTTCGAGAAATCTGATCTCGATTTCAATCTTTATATCAATCCATATTTAGTGGACAGTGCCAAATATGAAAAGGTTTATGAAGATATGACACTATTATCTTATTATATTTTATCCAATTTGCGAGAAGTTTTTAAAACAAACAGGCAGTATTTCTTTACTTATCATAAACTTAGCAACAATGAAAAAGTCAATTTGTTAGAAAAATTATTACAAACTTTTCAAGGTTCAAGAGATTTCCAAGATACAAACAATACTCTTCTTTACAACAAAAGTGTTAAGGCTGTATTTTTCGGAAATCTAAACACGAATATTAAGGAAGAAATGAACAATGTAAGTAATTTAAGTGATACTGATGTAATAAGTGGTGAAAACATAACTGGAAAAAAATATGATTTTGATATGAAACGAAAGTATGCGAATGATCCATCTAATCTCATCATCGACACAATCGAAAACAATATTCCACCATCAAATTATGTAATATCCATCAATAGATCTATAGACTACCAAAATGAAAATAAAGATCAAGTCAAATTCAATCTGGTAAGAATGAAAGTCAATTGTAATGTTATTTTAGAAGAGAAAAAGAATAACATCGCGAAATATTATAAAACCGGAGTTGCAGGAGAATTGATAGATATTTCTATCATTCATAAAAATACATTCAATGTAAAAAAATTCTTCGACAATGCTAACGACTATATAACACATTATACAGATATTAATAAAAAAACAGCAATTAATGGTACATCTCTCAAATATCTAATGATTGATCTGAAGATGATATTATTTGTGCTAGGAAAACCTTGGTCTGACAATAAGTATGAAAAACGAGTTCGACGACTTGTATTTCTAATATTTGTCAACGAATTAATAGAAATCAATAAAGTCAATATGGTCGATAGACTCGTCAATTACCAAAATATGATATTTCTATTGAATGATTCATTAAATGAAGGAAAGAGATTTGATTTGGCAAATAGAAAAAATAAAGATGACAAAACATTCTTTGACAATGATAGATTTAAATCTTATTCCATTTTACTAAAAGATGATTTATATGACAAAATGGGAAATCTAATAGATAATAACAACAATCCTCAAAATAAAGAATTGGTTGATTTCTTAATAGTATTTATAAATGAAATAAGAACTGTCATACTTATAATCTTAGAAATTGTTAAAACTTATACTAACGATAAGCGAAAACTTAATGACTATTCGACTATTGCCTAAAAGGGACGTTAGTCCCTTTTAAACCCTATAAGGGACTATCGTCCCTTACAAACCCTTATATTTTTTGGTTCTTTTTGTAAGGGATATCCCTTACAAACCCTTATAATTTTTAGTTCTTTTAGAAAAAGAACGATTTACTTTCCACAATATTTACATACATTACCATTCATCATTCTATCTAATCTTTCGCCAACGACTGCTTTGATATATTTTACATATAATTCCATTAATTTTTTATCTCCGATAGAAAGGTATCTTGCAACACGCAATGCATAATGCTTTTCCCAATCTTTTGTACGATATTTTTTTATATATTCCATTGTTTTATATTGATTGTTATTCATATCTGCGATAAAACGACAGTGGTCTGTATATTTTGGATCATATTGATCTATCATGATGTGGTCTGATTCAGATTGATCCGTTAAATCATCTGTCGATTCAGGATGAATTTTTTGCACACAGTTTCCCATTTTTATAAACTTCTGATTCTTTTATTAAAAAATAAAAATTACTTTAAAGTGATTGTTCGTTTAATCATCTATATAGAGGAATCAATGTTGTCTCTGATAAGATCTTTGAGATCAACCAGCGTCTTCTTGATTTCGTCGATATTATTCGCGTCTTCATTCAGTTCTATTAGTCTTTCTAATATCTCAAATGCTTTAGATGCATTCTCTTTCGCATAACAATCTAAACAAAATCCATCTGTCAAATTTCTTTCTTCACATCGATTGCAATATGTATTCCAGCATCCATCTTTCCTATTCTTGCAATCATTATTTGCTTCTCTATCATCACAATCTTTACAAGTTTCTGGGCAACAAACTCTGCACATTTTATATTATTTTGTAATATTTTATAATATAAATTATCAATTTTTTATGTGCAATTGTATAATTGTTTCATTCTTTTAATATCCAATTCCAACTTTTGTATTCTTGCATTAATATCGACTATTTCTTTATCATCATCTTTATTCCCAAGTAATATTTTCGAATATTTCATTTCTCTTAATTCTTTTAACAAATTTTCCATTGTTGTCAATTTTGCATCAACTTCACCACAAGAAGCCAACCAAGAAAACATCTTATTAAATATATCAAATTTCTGTGCTCTATATTCAAATCACCGAATATATATTGAATGGTGTTTTTTGTTTAAAATGAATTCACTGCGACAATACACATAAACAAAAATCGTATATATTTTTTACATATAAATGTCGCACCATCTCCCTCAACAAAACCTTGTTTATGGAAAATGGACTTATTCATCATAAACAATGACCACATTTTATATAAAACTTGTGTGTAAAAAAACAGCGAAATGAAGGTGATTCATTTATTTGTCGTTTACTTACTATTTCATACAGATATAGGTAAGAATATCATTGAAGCAGATTTATGGACATTTTTTAAGATAGAATTCATATTATTTGCATTTAACACAGTATCTACCTTTCTAATATTTAAAAGCAATGAATTGAACGATGGATTACAAAAATGTTGTAGACATGAAGTGGATAGACAAACAGTTGCACGATATATGAATAGACTTACAGAACTACTATGTGATTTAGAATTCACAACTGCCATACTTTTCATCATATTCTTATTGAAACCATTCATCAACATGTTGATAAACTCATATGTAATAAATTACGCATTCGATCTATTTAATTCTATTAAATATGATCCACTTTCAGAAATTTTCAATTCACAAAAGCAGAATCCATATATCTTTGAGCCATTGGCATAATCATACAATAAGAACCAAAAAATATAGACAAATTTTTTTTTCAGGGATTAAAAGGGATGATAATCCCTTTGGTTTGTAAAGGGCGCAGTTGCAAAGCAACTATTCGCGAAGCGAATGAGCCCCCTTATATTTACATGTAATACTGCAACATCATCGCATCTAATGGAGATACTTCTTTAATCAATGACTTCATCGATTTAAGTTCTTTATTTTCTTCTAATAATTGTTTAACCATATCCCACCAAAAATCGTATTTAACATTTTTAATCATATCTTTCTTCTCAATTTGGTACAATATATCAAATCCAGATCTTTTGATAAAACATGGTAGCAATTTACTATTTCTTGATATATAATCTAAACAATCATGTGCATATACATTACGAATCGTTATATCCGCTCCAGCATCAAGCAATAACTCCATATATTTTATACCAATGTCATTGATATGATAAAGAAAAGTAGCATCTTTGAGAAGTTTCATTATTATTGTATTTCCTTCAAATTTATCTTTATGATTCACATTTGCTTTTGCATCGATTAATAATTTAACGGCATCTATTGTAGGAAATCCTTTAATCACAGAAGTTGATAGAGATTGTGAAATGCCATCGGTAGATATCTTTGCATTAAGCAATAATTGCATAGGTTCGATGCCTATATATTTAGAATTTATACTTGCAATAGTTAATGCAGAATGGTCGAAATCTTTATCTTTTTTAATTTCTTCTTCATCTTTTATCGCAGTTTTCAACAATTCTGGATTTTTATTATATATTAAAACATATTTTGTCAATGATGATATTTTCGAGTGTCCCAGATATCGCGATATATAATAAAATGTATTTGAATTTGGAGAATTTGAATCTTCCATTAATGGTTTAACAACATCTTTATCAAATTCATTCATTTCTTCGAATGAAGCTTTTTCATCATCTGAATCTTGACTTTTATTCATTGTATACATTTAATATGGATTTGAATGTAATAGTGTTTTCAATTTTTTCGTCTGTTCCAGACGGATAAAAGAAACTAACGTCCCTTTCGAACCCTAAAAGAGACTATCGTCTCTTTCAAACTCTGAAGAAATTTATGTTAATTTTATTTGGAATTCACAAAAAAGATAATTCTCTTTGTTTTAATAATCTTTCTCAGGGTTTAAAAGGGATTATCATACCTTTGGTTTGTAAGAGACGATAGTCTCTTTCACTTGTAATATTGCAACATCATTGCATCTAATGGAGACACATTTTTGATTAATGATTTCATTGATTTAAGTTCTTCATTTTCAAGTATTAAATTTTTAATCAATCTGCACATGCTACCATTATCAAGATTTTTAATTCTTACATCTTCAAATTGAAGAAGAAATTTATATCCAAATCTTTTTATAAACACATCAAGTGTTTGATAATCATATCGTAAATAATGTAGGATTGAATTTCCTGCCTTATCTTTAATATAGATATCAGCTCCACGATCGAACAGCAGTTGCATAAAACTATAATCTCGATATGAATCATTATGTCCCATTATACTACACATAGCCATCAATGGTGTTTTTCCATCATTTTTATCGATAAAATTTACATCTGCTCCAGCGTCGATTAATAATTTTATACTTTCTATTGTTGAAGTAAAACATTCATTATCACATGCAATAAATAATGCTTTTGAAATTTGCTTTTTATTCATCTTGGGTATTAACATCTTGACAGGTTCGTTTCCCAAAAATGTAGAATATAATGTTGCATATGTTAAAGCATAATGCTCAAATGTTTCATCTTTTTCCAGATTTTCTTTATCTTCGATAGCCAATTTTAATAATTCTGGGTTTTTGTTGTATAGAAAAACACATTTTGACAATAATGATACATAATGATAAGCATCATAAGTATACATTAATATTGTTTCATGTTTTTCATATTCGTTTGGAGGTATTAAATCATTAGTAAATTCAGTAGTTAACTTATCGAAAGATTGTTTGAATTGTTGTCGCAATTTTTCTCTTTCTTCTTTATCATAATACATTTGTAAATCATTCTCATTAACATCTAATTTATTATCGGACATCTTTAAATCGGTGAAATCTTGATGATAGTTATGTAAATAATAGTTTCAATTTTTTGTAAGGGATATCCCTTACAAACCCTTATGATATTTTGATTCTTTTTTTTTTGAAAAACTATTGCTTGAAAACTATCGCTTGAAAGTTTAATTTTTTTGACATATTACACTAAGGGTTTGAAAGGGACGTTAGTCCCTTTTATCCGTCTGGAACAGACGAAAAAATTGAAAACTATTATTTATACAAATCTAATAATCAAAAATGAGTTCATATTTAAAGAATAAAGGTAGTAGAAAAGGATATGATAAAAAAAGAGGTAGCCGAAAAGGAAGTGTCAAAAAGAGCAGTAAAAAAAGTGGTAAAAGAACGCATTGTTCGCAAGATACTTATACAGAGGTAGATAACCAAAAACGCATAGATGATCGATTTGCCACACAATGCCTAAATGGGCATATAAGTGATAAATTTGATGATGAAATTAAAACAGTTTCGTTTTCCGCAATTGAAGAAATATTCTTTCGATCACAAGATATCTCTGTATATAGTAGAATATATGATTGGTATAAAAAAATTTTTGGTAAAACAAATAATATGCTTTCTGAATGTTTGCAACCAGAATTTACCAGAACAAAAGATACATCAAAACTAAATATTATCAAAATTAAATTTTTAATCGAAAATGGCGCATATGTTGATATAAATGATGGTTATGTATATGAGATTATATGTAAGGTATATAACTTAGATAAAACTCTATTTGACAAATTAATATCGAATTGTAAATCATATTATGAGCCATTGATGATATTCAAACATATGGCTGTATCTGATGTAGAGAAAAAAGCAATTATGACAAGAATGATCGATAATAATTGTGATATTAATTATGTCGATAATGATGGAAGATCTATACTAATGAATGAATTGACGGATGTAGTTGATCCACCTCCAATGACAGAAGAAGAAACCAAATCTTTGTTTTGTGGTGTTGAAATATTATTAGAAGCAAAGGCAAATATATATCATGTAGATGAAGATGATGAAACTATTGTTGATTATATGATTAGGGCTAAAATGCCCAATGTTCTTGAAATCATACAGAGATTTGAAGATGATGGAAAAGAAGATTTATTTACTGGTCATGTTTGTAAGTTTATATATCATGATAGAAGAAATCGCGAAAAAAGTAAGAAAAAATTATCGGAAACAAACACCGAAGATTTGTTTATAAAAGATGTCAAGTCTGTCGTGTCGAATTATATCTAAAAGGGACTAACGTCCCTTTCGAACCCTAAAAGAGATATCTCTTTCAAACTCTTATGCAAACTATTTTGGTTCTTTTCAAAAAAGAACGATCCCTTTTGAACCCTATGAGGAACATTGTTAACATATATTCTGAGTTCTATGAATAGTCTTCATAATTTTTTATGCATTAATAACATCACACCCAATGCCCCAGATGTGCGATATCGAATATCATATACGCGAAAATCAAGTCCTATATAAAAATTTATTCTTTTCATTACGGTTTCTTTCTTTTCCATCTTATCAATAGAACAATTTAACAATATCTTTTCTACTTTGTTATATTTAAAATATGCTTCTAATTTTTTGTATGCAGATTTACCATAGTTTGGCGCATATAACCAATCTATTTTAACAGATTTATCAGTTATGTGAAATACACAATATCCAACTTTTTTATTCGATATAGTGTCATAAAAAACTAACGATGGTTTTCTGTTATCATTTACAAGTTTTTTGTGCAATTGTGTTATGTCTTCATGCACATCTTTGTTGAATTTGACCAATTTAATCATAATTGAATTTGACCAACTTAATCATTATTATATATTAATCAAAAAATATTGCGATGTTATAAAATAATGATTGATTATGGATTAATTGGTCAATACATATACATCTCCAATATAATCAAGCACTGTATTATAAAGTAAAACATGTCCACCTGCAATAGGGAATGGTAGCATTCGCCGAATATTTCCATTTTGTTCAACAACTTCTCGCGACATTCGCACTAAAAGTCTTCGATGATGTAAGAAACATGCACGTTTCTTTACTTCATCTCTAAATTTAGGATTTCTCCAATCGCTCATTCCGAAAAATATAAGTGAGTTTTTAACTCCATTGTCAAAATGGACAAATAATTTAAGATCATTATTGATTATTTCACAATCAAGTTTATCAACTACATAATCTGGCAATGTATCTATTAGTTCAAAATAATTATTATTATGATAGATCATCGAATATAATGTAGTAGTAATTGTGCATATGTCAAAAAGATCATATTTCGCCACAACATTTTTAAAAATATGTAAAGGAATTTTGTATATATCAATATATGTGTTAGTTTTATCAACGATATCTCTAATGATATCTACACATCTTTTATCCAGAATATCATCATATCCCCAATCCCAATTTACCATCAAAAGAAATACTATTTGTCTATCATTATAAACAGTACCCCACCTATCACAAAATGTCGTTTCGAAACAATTATACAATTTACGAGAAAACTGTTTATTTAAGTTCTCAAAGTAATCGAGCACTTGCTCCGGAGTTTTAACATTAAGATAATCCGATAGAGGAACATATGATATGTTTCTTTTCGACATAATCGAACAAGTAGTTTATTTATTAAACAGTTCAATTTTTATAAGGGACTAACGTCCCTTACAAACCCTATGCATATTTTTAAAAGGGATATCCCTTTCAAACCCTTATGATATTTTTGAAAATAATCAACAGTAAAGTCTTATAAACACTTTTTATATTCACAATATAATTCAATGATGAGTTCTACAATGAGTTCAAATGTTGATCCAAACGTGGATATATGGGAATCGTATTCAAAACTTCGAGATAAGATTCTTCAAGAAAAGACGCAGTATAAAGATCTAAATTCTTTGAAAAATTTGTCAAATGAAAAATTGTCAAATAAAACGTTAAACAATGATTCATCAAACAATGATTCATCAAACAATGATTCAGATGAAGATTCATCGAATGAAGATATTATTACATTTGATGGATTTTATTGTTCGCTGTGTGATAAATGTGATCGTTGCGAGCCATATTATTGTAATTATGATAAATGTAAGAATGAGATGGACATTTATGATCGTACATATCGCATAAATATCGTACAATCTTTATGTCATGATTGTTTTAATAACAAGTTTTTTCAGACATTGGAAGAATATACACCTGATCCAGATGATTCGAAATCGGACGATGTTGCCTCATCTGTAGTATGTGATATGTGTAGAAATGTATGCAAAGATGTATGTGATAATAAATGGTATCGTAGTAATAAGTTAAACTTTGACTGCTGTGTCAAATGCTACAATCCATCTATTATTTTAAATGCTAATAGATATACAGTGTATGATTGTACAGATCCAAACAAATTATATTTTATACGCAAAAATATGGCACATTCAATTATAGAGATTGATAAAAAAGAGACAGAATACATCATTCCAGAAAAATTCAAGAATTTAATTTCTGAATATAACAACGAAACTTATACTACAAATGTAGAATCATTATATTATTCAAATATCAATTCATCACCACTTGATTGGGTGCAAATAACAGATATGGTGGAATCACTTTATCATCGTTCAGAAAGAGCACTGGTTGTTAATTGCAGAGATCCAAAACATCCAGTCGCGCTAATTATAGAAGATTCGTGTTGTCGCATATTAATAGATAAAATATATGATAATTTAGACGATTTTATGAAGGACTTTGATGAGTGGCAAAAAAATCAATCAAAAGAAGAACTTGATGCACAATTAGCCACATTCGCATCTCAAATAAAAAAGGGAAGTATTGAAAATATTCCTCCATCTTGGTGGAGTGATTGAGTTTTGAGATTTTAAAAAAAATAAGAACAAAAATTATAAACATTTTTTTCTCAGAGTTTGAAAGAGATTGTTCTTTTTGGAAAAGAACTAAAAAATATAAGGGTTTGTAAGGGACGTTAGTCCCTTATAGGGTTCGAAAGGAATATCCCTTTCAAAAAGAATCAAAAATTATAAACAATTTTTTTAGGGATTAAAAGGGATGATAATCCCTTTGGTTTGTAAGGGACTGTTCTTTTTGGAAAAGAACCAAAAATGTAAACTGTTTTTATTAGGGTTTGTAAGGGACGTTAGTCCCTTATAGTAGAAGCCTTTCATACATGCTTCTAATCAAATCTTCTTCTTTTGGATATGATGTGCACCGAATAATGCCAACTTTCTTGAAACATTCTTCGAATATTTGCAATTCTTCAATAGTCCAGATTGGTGCACCCCATTGACTTTTAAGTGATGTTCCAATAAATTCGCCCTTTTTCACAATGACATCATTCTTTTCTGGAGCAATTTTCCATTTTGTCATTACATCCTTGTTAATCCAAGGATATCCAAGTTCGGTATTGTTGAAATAGATTCTCATAGTTTTATATTTTTCTCGCTTCTCATTTCCACAAGTAAAGATACATTTATCACTTTCCGGAAAACTTTTGAAGATGATACCACCCTCGGTAATAGCCTCAGGTTCGAAAGAATATTCTTTCGATTCATATTTTTCATTAAATTTTTCTGTCAACAATTCACATAGTTCCACGAAGTTTCCTTTGGTGAAATCCGTGGTCGTCGCAATCTTGTATCCGGCTGCGCAAGTTTCAGCCATGATAGTCGTGAACAAATTTCAATTCGATACTAAATTATCGAATAGTTTATAGATTAAATAATTTCAATTTTTTCGTCTGTTCCAGACGGGAGGGACTCATTCACTTCGTGAATAGTTGCTTCGCAACTGCGTCCCTTACGAACCCTAAAGGGATTATCATCCCTTTTAAACCCTAAATAGATTTATGTTAATTTTATTGGGAATTCCAAAAAAGATAATTCTCTTTGTTTCAAATAAAATCATAAGGATTTGTAAGGGACATTAGTCCCTTATAGGGTTTAAAAGGGATGATAATCCCTTTAGGGTTCGTAAGGGACGCAGTTGCGAAGCAACTATTCACGAAGTGAATGAAACCCTTTTAAAAAAGTGAAAGATATAATTATAATATGTCCATTAAGAATGACCGATTCTCAAAATACACAATCGTGGATAGACGAAATATATAAACCTACTTTCGCGATGAGACTTCCGCCATCAACTATTGAAATTATATGTCAAACAATAGATGTAAACAATATACAAAAATCTGTAGAACGGTTGAAATCAGCTTTTAAATACAATTTTGATCCAAATAAAGTATCGGATCAAAGAGTGATTATTGAAGCATGCAGACATAAAGATATATTCGACACATTTGTAAAAAATGGATGGATATTTGAAGATGGTAATATGAATTTTAAACGGCTTCTCTATATGCTTCAATTTTATGGAAATGGTGATATAGATATAGAAAATACAAATTTACATCCATTCAAGAATATGGTTATGCATTTAGGAAGTGATTTATTGAAGTTTAGAAACGACAAAAAACAACATCTAATTGATTATATTGATAGTATAATAGTATCAAAGAGATGTAAGTTATCAATAAACATAAAATCAACTATATCTATTGGAGGAACTTTTGTAAGTACTATAACCAATACCGATAGTTTTGAAAAAGCATTAATTCGATTGGACTTGCATTTATTAAAATGTATCAAAGCTATAGCATTTAAATACATGGTAAAAGCATTGATGATGGAGGTTGTAAAAGAAGATGAATTTGCTTCATTCAGACGATTATTGCCATTTCCTGTTGCTGGAGGACATGAATTATTGCATGATCTAATACTTGATTATGTCAAAAAAATTAATTTAAATGATTCTTCGTATACACATGTCGATGAAGAAGATGTAGATGAAATGTTTACAAATACATAGAATTTTTATGAATGCAAATGAATATTATTTTTTTATAAAATTTTGTCTTCATATGGAATAATCCGCAATGATATCAGAAAGACAATCTTTCGTTTGTTGTTGTATGAAATTATCAAAGACAAGTTCCAATTCATACATATAATTTTGTTTAATTCGTCTTTTCATCCATTCACATAGAAAATTCGTAAATTTTACACACTCCAATCGTAAATTACAACCAATGTTTATCGTTATAAAAATAAGATGTCTTGGATATGGCAATTCATACAATGCTTTGCAATTATCTTCTCTTGTAAGAGTAAATGCATTCTCTCTTTCATAAGAGCCTTCTGGATAATCATAGAATCCTACAAAACATTTGCCATGTCTGTCCATTTTTGCCCAATCAGAACATGCAACATCATCATATTTTTCCTTGAATTCATCATACGACATTTCTGTCTTATCATTCCAATCATCAATCAAATCTTTATATAGTACATAAGAGCAACCTATCTCATAATTTGATTCTATTTCATATCCATTGACTTTAATACTTTTGTGCAACGATTTATAAGATTCATCATAAAAAACAGATGGTTTCCACCATTCAGGTTCGGGCGTTTCTCTAACTTTTTGATAATGGACTAACCGTTGCAAAGTTGCAAGATTGTTGTCAATTAGTGTAAATTTCGGTGTTGAATTAGTAATGCATTCTGATACATTTTCTGTCAAATCAGACATATTGTCTAAACTATATAATGTTCACTGTTGAACATATATGATATTTAACACATAATGTTTGATATAATTATTTAAAAGGGACTAACGTCCCTTTCGAACCCTGAAAGAGACGGTTCTTTTTGGAAAAAAAAAAGAACCAAAAATATAAACTGTTCTTATTAGGGTTCAAAAGGGATGATAATCCCTTTGGTTTGAAGGGGGTGCAGTTGCGAAGCAACTATTCTCAAAGTGAATGAATCCCTTACAAAAAATTGAATTATAATCATATAAAATTCGATTGAAATCTATTTTGCTTCTTTTCTTAGAAGAACAAAACACAATTGAAATCCATTTTGGTTCTTTTTATAAAAGAACGAGAACATGTTCAATATCGCGAGAAAGATTCTTACCAAACAAGTTGCTCCATTTAGAGTAAGATTTATGAGCAATTCAATGTCCAACAATCTACTTTCAAAGATATCGAAAACAACTGAAAAATTAGAATTGAAGAATAAAGATCTAAATTTGAAACTCGAAACGTTGAAAAAAGAACTTGCTGAAAATAAGTCTATACAATCAATACAGAGACCAAGTTTTATCAATGAAATTAAAAAAATATGCATATTGAAAAAACATAATGTTGGTCTAAAATTATCGATCATTAATGAAAAAATTAATGCAAAGACGAATCATATGGCTTTATGTCCTTCGCATGAAACGAGAGAAAAAATAAAGAGTTTTATGTATGATTGTGTATTTGCAATCATAATGTATTGCGCTTTGGTGCTCATTGTTTCATCGGTAATAATTTTATTCTGTATGTTTGTGTGTTGTGTGTTTGAAATACTTAAAAAAGTTTTTGAGTACATTGAATAATATCTTCGTTCTAAACGAAATATGTTATTATCATATCTTTATTCAAAAAAGATTTCACAGGGTTCAAAAGGGATGATAATCCCTTTGGTTTGAAGGGGGTGCAGTTGCGAAGCAACTATTCTCAAAGTGAATGAATCCCTTCTCAATTATCCCATATAATTGCATTCTTTGGCAAATTGGGAATCTTGATATCATCATAACGCATGCTAAAATGAATCAAAATGAATGTATTGTTCGGATGTGCATTGATAATTTTTTCTAAGTTTTTCCAATGTGTATGCTTCGATTGTTTTGCCAATTCATATGTTTCATCTTCTAAAAATGTACATTCAGCCATAATATATGGATAATTGAAGATTTCTTGATGTTTATCATATATTGTTTCACATGTATCACACAAATATGCAAGTTGCGGAACAATAACCACATCTGAAAGTTCCGTTCCTTTTTTTCTCAATTCGGCAATGTCTGCTCCTTTTAGTCCTTGATATTCCTTTTTAAGTTTTGTTGTGGTCTTATAAATACAATATCCATTTGTAGGCACACTATGATCTAATGATAGAACCTTTGCAAAATATTTTTTACCCAAATCGATGATGTCATCTTGAGCAACTCCTATAAATTTTCGTTCATTTTCTCTAAATTTATGTTCGTCGACAATTCCGCAAAATAATTTAGTGCTTGCTTTATCATGTTCAATAAATAAGCCTTCGTGTTCTTTTGGAACATATATATTTGGTGGGTTCGGTAATCCCAATAATAACATCGGTAGAGCAAATGAATGATCTGAATGACAATGCGTTATAAGTATGTTCTCTGGACAAAAATAACTTTGCAATCCGGCATCCAAAAATGTTTTCAGTTCGGGAATATAAAATCCTGTCTTTTCTGATCCACGCGAATGACCTCGTAATGTCAAACCAATGGTCAACTTCATTTCATATTTCCACGATGAATATATGTCGCTTTTAAAACGCGTCGTCATTTTACATCAAATTAATAAATAACAAAATATCCTATATAATATATTTTGTTATTTAAAGGGATTAACTTCCCTTTTGAACCCTCGCATAATGATTCATAAACATATTTGATTTTAAAGATACTTATGCATAATATATAATCATCATTGCAAAATAAAATATCAATTTCACGATGAGTGTTGTTGAAGATCTTAAAGAAACGATAAATGATATGCTTCGTAATTGGGATGAACTAAAAAATCTTCATAAAGAAGAAATAAGTGCCAGCGAGCATGTTGATAGATTTTTATTGCTTCTCCTAAAAACATTTTCACAAGCCGAAGATGGAACATTAAGTTTTAATGGAAAGAAAACTTATAGAAAAGATATGTTCTATGGCATTGGTGTTATGTACGACAATGGTATCGGAGTTGAAAAAAATTTCGATACGGCTTTTAGAGCATATGATATTGCCAGCAGATTAGGAAATGAAAGTGCATGTAATAATTTAGGATATATGTATGAATTTGGATACGGTGTACCACGGGATACTACAAGAGCAATAAAACTCTATAAAAAAGCATACAAACTCGGCTGTTTAAGTGCTTCAGAAAATCTTAGGCGATTACAGGGTGATCGGTTTTTCTTTCTCAATTTTTAACTCCTTCAAAAAAGATAATATAAAACTTAAAGGGCAATCATACTTTGTTTCAACAATTTTTTTCAGAGTTTGAAAGAGACTGTTCTTATTTGAAAAGAACAAAAATGTAAACTGTTCTTATTAGGGTTTGTAAGGGGCTATCGCCCCTTATAGGGTTCAAAAGGGGGTGATAACCCCTTTATGTACACCCAACATATTCTTCCAATGTATCGAACATCAAAGTATGACCACCGCCAACATAAAACGGAAAGATTCGTCTTATAAATCCGTTTTTATCAACAACTTCTGCTTTTAATAATTTATCTAAAGCATGTTTATATCCTGTGCTTATTCTATTTCGTATGATTAAATCATGTTCCGGTTTCTGCCAATATCTAAAATTGTACATTTTCTTAGGATTCTTTATGATAAAGGTTTCTCGCAACCATTCAACATTTACTATTTTTTCTATTATTTCTTTAAAACTTTGAATGTTCATCTTCCCTAAAAAATCGGATAATTCATAATCACAATTTGCAAGATCATTGATCTTAACACCATTATTTACCGCATTTATAAAAATATCTTCATCTGAGAAAAGTGATTTTGATGCATCTTTATTATTGAAACCAAGTTTCAATAATTTGTTAATTGCATCGGTATATATGGCTATATTATCTTTGTCTTCTTTAAAGCATCTAAAAAGAAAATTTACGATAGAACAATTTCCAGCATTTAGGAAGTTATCACTGATTCTGTCAACATATGATTCCGGATCATTGATAACATTGAACAATAATGTGTTTTTCTTTTCTGAAGAAATATCAACAAATTTTCCATTGCTGATTATATATTCATTATGAATGTATATTCTTGCTTGTCTTTCTTTTTCCTTCCAACTTTTAGAAATCGAATAATAAGTTTCTGACATTGTTATCTATCACTACCAAATAATCAAATCGACTATAACTATATGTTATTGGTCTTTTAAGGTGATTTTTTACTGATTATTGTATTCAAATTCTTTGATGTTATTATGTTCTTTGATTTTGAAGAATTCACGACGTGCATGTTCATTTACATCTGAAGATGATCCAAGATAGCTATCAGAATATGGGTCAGAATATGGTTCGTATACCGTATAGCCTTTATAAGGATCTGAATAATCTACTACAATATCAAATAATACATGATGACCTCCTTCTACTGGAAATGGAAACATTCTTCTTGATTGTTTTGATATTTGCGACTTTTGAACATTTTTATCCATAACAAATTCCATCATTAATAATTTCAACATATTTTTATAAACAATGGATCGATAACGCTCTTTTATATTATATCTAGCACGATATAGTCTATTTATTTTCCTTACTCTAATCAATTCGGATACAGTTTTGACATCATTCTCAGCTTCCTCCATTCGACAGATTTTGATCTCATCTCCAAATAATAACGCATCTACGATGGTCAATAAATTTTGTTTTATGAAATCTTTCATTCCCAAAATTTTTGATCCCAAAAATTTGAAGATTTTATCAAGTACGTAACTTCCGGTGTAAGTGGATTCAAATCTAAAAATGATGTGTTTAATTATATCAATACACACACTTCCATTTTCTATATCTAATCCATTATTAATGAGAAATTTAAACATTGCATCATCATGACACATTTTAATGATTATTTCTCGAGGAACACAACTCATGCGTGCACCATGATGAATCAATTCATGAATCTTGCCCATATAGTTAAATTGCCCATATATAATGTTATAACTCGTCATATCTATTTCTTTCAAAAAACCTAAGCATACGAATTCAAGTGGGCAAATACTTCCAAATCCTTCGACATTAAATCGTTTATTTACATCTCCCGAATTTTGCAATGGAGACATACATATATTTATGAGTTTGTCCATCTTTCGATCTTTGTTCCTGTTTGATAACTTGTTATCGAACAGTGATACATTCAATAACATCTTTTTTTAAATCAAATAGAAAAAAAATGAATTTTTTAAACGAATATCCAATGAAATATTGTAATTGATCATTTTGTCAAAATGAGTTCCGATTCTGATATAATTCCGTGTGTATTTTATGACGATGGGTGTTTATATAATGCTCGTAATTTTGATGATTTTAAAAAACATATGGAAACACATAAATTTAAATTTAGATGTGGCTTTTGTGGAGAACGATTCGCAACGAAAGATAGTGTTAATAAACACTACAAATTGCACAAGGATCTCTTATCTTCTTATCGATTTGAGAAAAAGAGAAAAGCAGATACACTTGATGATGTTCAACAGTCTAATATTAAACAGTCTAACAATATTAGACATAACACACAGCCTCAAGTTGATGAACAAGATAAAAAGGATAATCAAATTCGACAAAATTCTACACCAATTTATCAAATTGTCGAAAATAAACAAAATCATATAAGAAGTCCTGTCTACGATGTTGCATTTAATTGTACAAAATGTAATGCGAAAGTAAAAAATCATGAATTTCTACTCCGTCATTTGAGACATTATCATAGATATAACTCAATTGATGCAATTAATATTGCTTATGATTCTCCATATATAGATATTCTTAAAGCACGATCTAATACCAAAGAATGGTTTAAATGTGATCATTGTAAATATCAATCATTAAGTATACACCTTGTCAATAATTATCATAAAAACAAATACCATGATACAAATCGACAACCGATTGTTCAGCAACCTATCATGCAACAACCGATTGTTCAGCAACCGATGCAACAGCAAGTTATGCAACAACCAATTGGTAAAGAACATGATAAGGCTAAAATTGTAGATGTAAAAGGATATATCACTTGTACCGCGAAATGTAAAGATGGAATAATATGTGGTAGGAAAATGACAAATCATACTTCTATAATAAAACATCTCACATCATCGCATCATAATATGAATAGAAGAGAGGCATTTAATTTTGCATATTCTTCTTATTATTTAAAAATTATTAATCCTAACAATGAACGATGGACAAAATGTGATTATTGCAATTATCAAACAAAATATTCATATGCAATGGCAAGTCATGATTGTTTTGATGATTCAACGTATGAAGATGAAGAAGATACCGAAGATGAAGAAGATACTGAATATGAAGAAGATGAAGAAGATGGTGAAGATGAATCTTCTCCTAAACGATCAAAATTAAATCACGAAACACATAATGATCACGCGGATTTAAAATGCACTCTTTGTGGCGAGACATATTTTGGAACGAAATCATTATTGCAACATCTTACTAGAGGTACTCATAAAATATACTCATTTGATGCATTCAATATTATTTACACTGGTGAAAACTTCGAGAAAATTAAACAGTGTTTTGATGATAAAGAATGGTTTAAATGTAAATATTGTGCATTTAGAACACAACATCTATCCAATCTTACTTCATATCATAGAAAAAAACATCATGCTCATCTACATCCATCAGAAATTAGAGACAAATTTAAACATATTCAAAACAATGAACAAATTAAAGAAGCAGAAAAGAGAGATAAACTGATAAAACTCACCAATTTTGCCATGTCAAAAATGGGCATTCACTATGATGACGATACAGTTCCCAGTCAAGTTGATAAACAAGTCAATGAACAAGTCAACAAACAAATGGATAAACAAATCAATGAACAAATCGATAAACAATCATCAACATCAGATGCATCTTATCCAGCCAATATTGATGTGCCTGATCAGAAAGCGTCTTCTTCATCAAGTTCTATAGTATCTTCTTCATCAAGTTCTATAGTATCTTCTTCATCAAGTTCTAAAGAAAATACACATATAGATAATCTACAATGTGAAGAAAAAGATGTCTTTTGATATCAATATTCAAAAAAAATCCATATTTGAAAAAAGATAAAATCTTGATATATTTTTTGTTATCTTAAAAAAAAAATGATTTTTTTATATCTAATTTATCCAAGCGTTTCTTATTCTAACACAAGAACAAGAAATCCATTTTATTGAAATCATGAGCGACAAATTTCCCGTTTATCTCTGCCCATTCCATAAAGATGGTTGCCTTTTTCGCACTGAAGAAAAAAAACATTTCGATACACATATGAAATCCCATGAAACAAGCTATGCTTGTGGATTTTGCAAGAAATTTTGCAAGACAATCGGTCTCTTGATGCAACATTACGAATCCCATACGGATATCTTATCGTCTTATAGACATGACAGTAAACGCAAGCCTGAAGAACAATTGCAATCACATATTCGAACTCAACTTCGAACACAACCAAAACCAAATCCGCAATTTGCTGAATACAAGGAAAAACAACATGCAAAGGTCATCAAATGCAAAATAGATGGGTGTGGTAAAATTATGAAAGACCACAAATCTTTAGTTATTCATTGGACATCTTCTGTTCATGGAGTGGATGCAATTGAAGCATTCAATAAAGCATATACATCTCCTTATTTGGAGATGATAAAGCCTGATTCTGATGAAGAATGGACAAAATGCAACAAATGTGCATATCAAGCGAGAGAAGCAAAATCTGTCAAGAATCATGTGGAAAAATATCATTCTTCATCTCAATCTGATTCAAAATATGATGACGAAGATGAAGACGATGATGAAGAATCTGAAGAGTATGAATATCTTGATGAAGAAGATATAGTCATGACGAATAATGACAAAGATGTCGCATTCTCAAAAAATGACAAAATCGCGACAAAGGATATGCAATTGTCATGCACATTGTGTTCCAAGAAATACAATGATGCAAATCATTTGATGCGCCATCTGACAGCAGAACATGTTTCCAATCCTATTGATGCATTCACTATTGTTTACACTGGTGAAAATTTCCAGAAAATCAAAAAGAATGCTGATGATGGAACATGGTATAAGTGCAATCATTGTGCATATAAAGCACAATATTCACACAATGTTCGTATTATTCACAATAGAAAGTATCATTCTGTTCCGATGATTTCTACTGATAAGGAGAAAGATGTCGAAAACATTCTTGTCGATTTAAGCAATTCTGATCGAGATGAAGACGATGTGCAAAACGAACACAAATCGAAAACGAAGGATTCATCGGATCTTGCAAAGAAAGTTCATTTAGCATTGGCTAAGATGAATACAAATAGTCCTCAAAAGGAAATGACTCCATTCTCGAGTTCATCGAGCACATCCAGCTTATCGAGTGTGTCAAGCACATCGAGTCCCTCAAACGGAGGAACACCAATTTCATTAGAACCAGATGTTGGAAATTCTGAGAAGGTTGATAATAATATTATCAATCACAGCGTTTCTACTAATTCTATTTAACATGTCAAAATGTTATCGAATAACCACAAAACCACAAATGTGAAAATCATAAAACACAAAAAAACACAAAAAACATAAAAAACAGAATTCAACATTTATATATTCGTCATCAAAATAATGAATCATAATAAAATTTCATTCAAAAACACATATACCTTTGTTCTCCATTTCTTGAATATCCTTTTCAGAAAAATTTTTTTTATCTATGCAAATGCGTTCGAGGTTTTTTAGTTTTTTAATGCCATCATATGTTATTTTTGGACATCCTGAAATGTTTAATGTTCGAACATTTGTAAAACAGGAAACGGCTTTATCTGTTATATCTTCACAATAGGCTATATTCAGATTTGAAACATTATCCAAACATATAATATGATGATCGCAAATTTGATTATTAAATGAAATAGATAATTTTTTAACAGATCGAAGATATTTCAATGCATTTAATGATGTGAACGGTGTTTCATCTATAATAATTTTTATATTTGGAACTGTCCCTATTTCTTCCAGAAAATCATCGTATATATAACAATCACGTAAAGAAATCTTCTTTAGATTTTTTAAATGTCTGAATCCAATACAATCCTTATGTTCTTCATCGGCAAATTGATATTCGTCTTGATAAATCTCGCATTTGATTAATGTCAATATTTTTATATTGTCAAAATATTGAAGATATTTTCGTTTTATGTGGCAATTTTGCAAATATAGTTCTTGACATTTTCTCAAATTTTGCATAAAACTTCCATTTATATTTTTAGTGCCATCAATATTCAGATATTCTGCATCTATCAAGTAAGATAATCCATCATCATTGATGTAGGGACATCTGTTCATTGAAATTCTTTTTGTATTTTTAAAGTACTTAAGATCTAAATTATATAAATCACAATGTAAATATGCTTCATCTATGTTGCTGGGCAAACAATCAAAGTTTTGTCCTGTTAAATTATTCAATGACAAAACTTCAATATGATCAACATTCTTGAAATATTTAATAGATTCATCCGTTATCAACAATGATGATAAATTTAGATTTTTAAATATCCAATTTTTCTTATTTTCGAGAAGATTTTGAATTCCTTTATCAGTTATAGGAACATTGCGAAGTTCAAGATCTATAACACTATGAAAATATTTAAGAATATCATCAGTTATGCTATGACAATAGCAAAGATGTATTGTATGACAATTGATCAACTTTTGACCAAACTTATCACTTATTCCACAATCATTCAATTGCACATGAATTAAATTGTTAAAATCTTTCAAATCACCATCTTCTATATTTATACCGTCTCGTAATTTTAGAGTATGAATGTTTGGAATGTATTTAAATCCATCATATCCAATACTATCGCATTCATCAAAATCTAATATTTTTAGATTTTTTAGGTGTGTAAATATTGGATTTTTCACACGAAATGCATCAGAAAGACAAATTTCTTCTACATTTTCCAAATACTTGAAATCATTCATATGATGTGAGGGAAATCGAGTACAATCCAATGATATGGACTTAAGATTCTTAAAATGTTCAAATGTATTCGGAAATATTCTTTTGCAACCATATAGATTTAGTTTTTCGACATTCTTCAAATATTTGATTCCCTCACTGGTTATCAAATTGCAACTTGATAAATCTATCGATATTGCTTCTGATAAATATTTCAAACAATCATCGTCTATCGATCGACAATCTGTCAAATCAATATGTTTAATTTTACTGAGAAATACACATCCATATTTTAATGATTTACAACATGATAAATCTATGCTGTGTAAATCCTGCAAATGCTTGAGAAGATGTATGTTGTCATCAGTTAATTTTAAAGAAAACTTTTTTTTCAATTGTTTTAGTTCCAATTGCATCACATTCAAAGCATCGCAAAATTCTTCTGGTTCTTCTATATATTCAAAGACTGTCGACACAACATCAAGCGGTGCTATATTCATCGTGTGCAAATTTTGATTCTATGTAGAACTCGATTCGATATAGAACTTGATTCTATGTGGAACTCGATTCGATATAGAACTTGATTCTATGTGGAACTCGATTCGATATAGAACTTGATTCTATGTGAAACTCGATTCGATATAGAACTTGATTCTATGTGAAACTCGATTCGATATAGAATCCTCTGGTTGTTTATGAACCGATAAAAAAATCAATTTTTGTATTATATGCTGGACAAAAAATATCATATCATATTTATCTTTTTTATGACAATATTATTATTCTTTTAAACTCTGAAGAGCACGATTTACTTCTTTGAGACCATCAATTTCTTTTTTAAGTTCATCGATGTGTTTTTTAAGATTATCAATCTGTTGTTTAAGGATATCATTTTGCTCTTTAAGATTGATAACATCCTTATCAATCATTGCTATATCATTTCCATCTGCAGTTTTGAATTTTATCAATCTATTAATTTTTTCTTGAAGAATGTTGTTTTCTACTTTCAATTCATCAAATGATCTTTCAAGAAGATTGTGAGATGCGCAAAGTTCGACATATCGTTTATCTTTTGTAGTAATAGATTCTTCAAGATCATTATTCTTCTTAATAAGATTTGCTATTTTTTCGTTATTATCTCTATAATTGATTAAAACCATATCCATAAACTGTGTTGATTCAGTGAGAGTATCTTTTGCATATACACAACCATGTTCAAATGCCATAAAATAATACTTTAATGCTTCTTCATATTTCTTTTGTTCTTTATAGATAACAGCTTGTCGATATAACCCATAATTAAAACCACAATTAGTAGCTTTAATGGCATATTCTAAGCTTTTATCATAATTTTTTTTATCATATTCAATGTTGGTCAGCACTATATTTGCAAAATTACATCCAGAATTAAGAGCATGAAATGCATACTCAGACATATTTATTCTATCGTACTGCCAATAGATATAAGACATTCCAACATATGCATATATACATTTATGCATATTATGCATAAAAATAAGTTCTGCTTTTTTAGGATCAGAAGATATTAAATATATGAAACCCGACAATGTTTTAGTATATGCATCATTTTTTGTTTCGATATATTTGAGATGTAGACTTTTTATATTATCATTAATTCTTCCCAAGAAAATGATGTCTAAAAGTTTATCCATTGCATTATGATCTTCTTTAGAACATAGATCAACCAGGTCATACAGTTCTTGTGTAGAATTTGATGGAGAACTTGATAGGGAATCTTTTGATTCAGACATTTTGTTCGATGCAAGATTGTGTGTGAGTTCTTGTGTTGTATGAGTAAAAAAATCAATTTTTTGTAAGGGATATCCCTTACAAACCCTTATGTTTTTTGTTTTTTCTAAAAAGAGATACTTATTTGTTTCAAATAATTCTTATTAGGGTTCGAAAGGGACAAACGTCCCTTTTAAAAAAATTTATAATGATCCACATGAATCACATATCATATAATCATTGCATTTCTACATCCCTATTGATAATGCATGATAGTTAAAACATGATAGTTAAAACATTGTATTTTATAGTATTCTTAATCATTCGATTAATTGAAATATTCAAAATAACCGAAATATCATCTATTAAAACAGAATTGCTCTTGCTTTGATATTTTTGATACTATTTGTTGGTGCAGATTTTCTTGGTGCGTTTGGTGCGATTTTCTGCCTATTTTGAATGGGTGTTCCATTATGATCAGGATCATTGTTTTGAATTGGTTGCACTGGTGGAGATGAACCTCCTTGCTCGGGTTGATATTTTTGTTCCGATTCAGTAAACACATATTGACAAGGACGGACAAGAAGAATTCCATTAACTTCTTCCCATTTGCAATCTTCACCAGGCATTTTAAGAATCTTATTAATCAACAATGATATTGATAAACACAGACAAGCATGTATATTAGGTATTTAAAATTCAATTTTTTCGTCTGTTCCAGACGGTATAAGGGGCTATCGCCCCTTACAAACCCTAAGAAAAAATATGTTTATATTTTTAATGATACATTTTTTATATGAGTTTTAAGAGTTTGAAAGAGATGTTCTTTTCATATAAATGTTAAGGGTTTGAAAGGGATGCAATTGCGAAGCAATTATTCGCGAAGCGAATGAACCCCTTTTAAAAAGAACAAGCATTCACAAACACATGATGATTGTTTTTCATAGCAATTCTTGCCATTTTAGCTTTTTTATCTACAACATCATTATATTTATCAAGAAGAAATTTCTTACTATTGATCTGTGCCTTTTTACCACCAGATTTTCCATGGCTTTTTACATGTTCTATTTTGCATATAAAACTATTCTGATCCTTATCCTGATTCAACAATTCGTCAAATGTAAATTCACCTAAGTCGGTCTTATTTTTATTGGAAGTATCTACATCAAAATTGTTGACGTTCTTCCATAGATTCCATATAGGACGAGTTAAGTCTTCATTAGCCTGCATATTGAATTTATTATCATCCCATGATTTCATATAATGTAAAATGCATTTTAACCAATGTTCACAATCTGTGATTATAACAAATTGTCCAGTTTTGCATTTATCTTTACCAATTTTTTTAATACAGTTTTGAACATAGGTTAATGCATGTAATATTGCAGTTCCTTCTGCTCTTATGTTAGATGCAAAATGTTTACTATTGTCAATTTTGCCATATATTTCCGATCCAGCACCAATTCCATGAGATACATATACAGCATACCCAGCCTCTGCTTCTGGACATTTCTTATTCGGCTCACATGATCCATCCGTGAATATAACTGTGTAGTTTCCATCAAAAATTTCTTCACCTTGTTCCCAATCTGTTTTTAGAGCGATATCCCGAACTATGATATTATTCTTAGATTCATTTTTAGAATTTGCATTCTTAGATTCATTTTCGGAATTTGCATTCTTAGATTCTTCTTCATTATTCGAACAATTTTCATTATTCGAACTATTTCCAATAGTCCAATCTATTTCTTTTTTACCATTAGCTTTCAAATATTCATTTAATTTCACAAAATGATCGCAAAATATAAAGTTAGTCGGATCATCATTTGATTTGTATGCTACAGGATGTGCCCATTTCATAACATTTTGAGCATTCAGTATCTTATCAAGTTTGTGTGCATGAGAACCCCATAACATATATTTTATATCTTTTTTCATTGCATTTAGTCTCTGAATAACTTTCGATACATATGGCTTCCATATATTGATATGTGATGCGGATATTCCTATAATAGTTGTAAGCGCCGTATTAAGCATCAGAATGCCTTGTTTTGCCCAATTAGATAAATTTCCATTTAACAATTGTTCGGCTTTGGCGCATTTAGAATTGATCAAACATTTATGAATATTCTTTAATGATTTTGGTGCAGGATATCCCAAATAACTGAATGATAATCCATGTGCTACATCTGGTTGCGGATATGGATCTTCACCGATTATAACAGCACAAACAGAATCATAAGGACATAGACGAAATGCTTCAAACCAATTATCTTGTTTTGGAGTTGTGTTATCTAAATCTATATCATTGAATTTATTAACCAATTCATCGAATAAAGCACGAGCCTGACCGGAATATAAAATTTTCATCCATTCTGGAGATAGTCCATTAAATATTATATCAATATCAAGTTTAGACATTTAATAGTGTTCACGTTCGTCAATAAATTGACGAACTGTCGATAAATTGACGAACTGTCGATAAATTGACGAACGAGTTATATCAAAAAAAGAAGTTCAATTTTTATATCTTTTTGAAAGATCAATGAGATCTAATGTACCCATACGCTATATTCATATGCTTTTGTTATCAGATATGGATTGCTATCTTTGTTAAAAACTTCATAAACTTCACTGAATCTATCAAATGCATTTTTCGTAAAAGCACGATCTACAACATACTTAAGATAGAAAATATGATGTTTTGAAAACATTTGCAAATCGAAGTTGGTCAACGATAAAACATGTTCAAAATAGTTATTTTTGACCATTTGTAAATACAATATGATCATATCATCATATTGTTTATAAATATCAAAATGTTCGCGATGTCGTTTGTCTAATTCATTTATCAAAATATTCGAATCTTCAATCTTTCTCTTTAAAGAAGAAAGCATATTCTCGTATGTAATTCGATCACTTTCATATCGCATATATACATTCAATTCTTTGTCATACTTTTCTATTAATTGATTTTTGAATTTTTCCAAATTTTCGATTTCATTCTCAATAGATATGTATGGTAATTTCTTCTCATCATACAATTTATCACATATCTTTTTGATAGTGTTGTCATTGTTATTACGATCTATTTCTGCAAATTTATGGCATTCTTTACTAATTTTATATTTTTTGATGGATAAATCATGAAGTTTTCTATCAATATCCAAAATATTATCTTTGGATGGCTTTTGAATTTTCACTTGTTCATCGAAATTCTTAGTCTGTTCAAGAAATTTTTCTTCCATGTCGATCTTATATTTTTCTAAATATCGAATATCATTACCACAAGACATAACTTTATCATATTCATTATTTACATTTTCCCACAAATCCATATATTTACAATAGAGAAATGTAGAATCAATTCTTACATCATTTGTTTTGGCATTGACTATGATATGAATAGTTGCATTATTGATACAGGAATAAAGTTCGTCTTTTTCTGGGTCTGAAAGTTGTGCGTGTTTAATAATGTGTATTTTTTGCATCTTAGTGTGTTATACATAATATGTAAATATATTTAAAGTGATTTTGTTCTTTTTCCAAAAAGAACCAAAATAGATGATTTATGAAAGAATAAAGTTAATTAGATGTCGTGCTTACTGTATTTGACGAATCATTATTTGATGAATCATTACTTGACGAATTGCTTGGTTTAGATGAACTTCCAAGCAACAAGAAAAGGACAAGAAGGAACACGATTAACATAACAATAAATAAAAATCTGGCATCGGGTTTAGCAACTACTCGATCCGACTCTACTCCAGCAACTACTCTAACAGGTTCTTCTACAACAGGTGCAACAACAGGAGTTGGCTCAGTTTTAGAAACAACTATATCTTCTTCTGTATGGTTCATATTTTCAGCATCAGTGCTCATATTTTCAGTATTACTCATATTATTGATGTTATTGATGTTTTGTTATCTTGTCGTCAAACGGATAGACTTTAACGAGATTTTATATAATATAACCATAAAAAAATAATAATATTTAATATTTATTCGTTTCTTATTTTATTTCGTCTTAAAAGATGGAACTTTACATACTTTTGTATCGTCTCAATGTAAGAACTTTATCTCCATTAACATCAACAAATGTGATGACATCGCTTGCTTCATTGATAAAACCTCGTGTCTTTACATTTGTTTCTATGGTGGAACAATATATTCTTGCAGATGATAACATATTTCCATTATTGGATGGTTTAATGTTTAATCTATTGATGAATACATTTCTAGAAATAACATACTTAACATCGTTATCATCAACCCATACACCATCAAATTTACATCCTTTGATAAGTCTAAGTAAAATAATGACCATCATTACTGTAATACAGAACACAGCGATGGTGAAAATTGGATTTGGGTTTTCCAATTTTCTAAGTTTATATTTTACATTTTCATAATTTTGCTTACCATTTTCTGCCAGATCTATTCTGAATAAATCGGATTGAGACATTATTTAACTTTTTCAACTTATTATGAAGTAGTATTTATATATATGTTCGATAATAAATTATCGAACTAAATTACTAAACTAAAATTATTTGCAAAATTAATTACCATTCAATAATAAATTGTCAAACATATATATATTCTGACATATCAAAAAATGAGTTCAGGTGGTGTTTTTACATTGATTTCTAATTCTAATGAATTGGATAGATTACTTATGCAATTTGATTATGCCAAAACAAAGGCACTAAAAATAAATGCATCATTAAACATCGCAGATGGTAAAGAAAATAGTGATATTTCATATGTAAGTAGTTTAATCGAATTAGAGAGATCGCATACTTTGTTTATTAAAAGTTATTACAAGCCATTTGTCGCGGTTGCATCCGAATATGCCAAAGCAACGGCAACAACGGGTGGTGGCACATTTGGTTCTAGCATTTCATTCGATATACCTAAATTTGGTGAATTTGTGTCCGATATGACTCTTCATGTTCGCATTTCATCTTTGCAGGCAACCAGTTCTCTCGATAGAGTGAGATGGACAAGCATGTTGGGACACAGACTAATGAAAAAGAATACATTTTGTGTAGATAATATTGGAGTATCAGAATATGATTCCGATATAATGAATAATTATTTTGATAATAAAGTTAAAGAAGACCATAAAATATCTTGGTTGAGAAGTATAGGTCAAGAAATACCCGTATTGGGATATTTGACACCAGATCCCGATGTGGATGAATTTCGCGAATATAGATGGATAGGAATGGGAAATCAAACTCATAAAAATATTCATCCCGAAATCGACCTTTTTATTCCTCTCATTCATTGGTTTAACAAGACGGAAAATGCACTTCCACATATTAAACTTCCACGCGGTTCTGCAAGTATAAAGATCGACATTGCTCCAATTAATGAACTCGTGGCATTTATTGATAATGGTGGCGGTGGTGCATATAAAATACCACCTATTACCGCATGTGATCTATATGTTAACAATCTTTTCGTAATGCCAGAAATGTACAATTTGTTTTTGAAAAATGCTGGTATGTCCGTCATTAAAGTGTACAAAAAACATTCGGCGGTATTGACGAAATTATCTGATAAAGTTTCGCTTCATGGACTTAAATTTCCCATAGAAACATTATCCGTAGCATTTAGACCACAATCTAATCTTCTCAACAGTCAAAATTGGCATAAATATTGTAAATTGACACAAACCACCGTTCCATGTGCAGTGGTAACTGGCAGTCCTGCATCAGTATCTATCACCAATGCAACATTTCAACAAGAAACGGATGTCGTATCCAGAGTAGAACTTTTGGCACATGGTATCTCCATTTGTCGTTTAATGCCAGCATCATTTTATGGAAACTATACTCATATATTAGGACAAAAGGGTTCAAGTGCTAATGGATGGTATAGAATGCATTTCAACGCGCGACCTGATAAAAGCGAACCCAGTGGATATTTGAACTTTTCAAATAGTAGAGAAATGTATCTCAATTATGAAACATCATCATCTACCATAACTTTAACTTCTCCGGTTGACATCATTGTTATTGCAGAAGCATTCAATATCTTTGTTATGAGAGATTCCACAGCATATTTGAAATTTTCTACATAAATTTAAGAATATTAATATTTTGACGGAGATAATATGAGATATGAATTATTTAAAAATATTTTTTTGCATTATATATAGGATGGCTTGTTTGATATTTCCAAGTCAAAAATAAAAAATGTCAGTCGTATACGAGCATTGTCATCCACAGATAGATGGTAAAACATATAAACTTATTTATGATGGTAAAAAATACACAGTAATTAAGTGCAATATATGTGCGCAAATTCAAAAAAAACTTTCAAATTCTGAATTAGACAAACAAAGACCATCATTTGATCGTTCAAAATCTAATAATTCAGATTCATCGTCATCAATTAATTTTGATGAACAAAGAGATTCTAATATTACCACTCCTGTATCTGTAAAAAGTGATGTTTGACACAGTTCATCAACTTGTTGAAGTTTGTTAACAAGTTAACGAACAGTTCATTAATATATCTGTTCATCAACTTGTTGTAGTTCATTAATAAATTAATGAACATATAAACAAACTATTATCATTACATATAAACTATCCGTATATTTTAGTTTCTGTCAAATAATAAGTTATATTTTTAAAAACAATCACAATGGACTTAAATTTTATAAATAATAAGAAAACACTTATAATAGATGCTAAAAAATTGGGAAGTATAAATAAGCACAAAAAAGAAATTGAAGATGTTATTGTAGAACTCGCGAGAGGTATCGATCTTGATATTAGAGAAGCAGATAAAAATGGATTGAAAGAAATAGAAACTGATCTCCCAGTAGTGTTCGATGTATCAGCGCCAATATCCAATAGTTCCATTCAATGTGATGTATATTTTACGATAATGAAATGGCTTGAATGGAGAAATTATAAAATTCAATTCAAAAGTTATAAGAAGTCATTTGCCATTTTGATTAGATGGAGAGCATCATCAGAAAAGGAAATCAAAGAGTTGCAGATGAATTATATCAAATCTAAAATGAAGCCCATAAATGATTAGATATTGTTAAAATGGATATTTCATCCAACTTTGTTTGTTTCCAACAAATCTTTTTTTCTTTGAGAATCTAAAATTTTATAGTATTCATTCCTCGATATATTGCTTCCCGAATATTGTTTTTGACAAAATTTATTGTATGCAGGTGTAATTGATTTAGGCAGAAATCCATTATAAATGTTGAATAGATATTTTAACATATTGTATCTATCCTCGCGAAGACTGGAATTTGTTATGTATACTAATAGATACGCATATGCGCAATTAAACCAGCAAAACACACCTTCTGGAATAATTTGAACACCTGTATCAGTGGGTGTAATCGATTTAGGAATGAACACGGGTTTATTATTGAATGTTCTATCGCATATCCAACATTGTAAATTTGTTGTATGCACCCATGATGATAGATCTGTAAAGTAAGGTGGAAGTTTTTCATAAGTTTCACCTTTTTTTTCATCATAATCATGTATATCATTTTCACTTATAAGTCTATCTTCTAACATTTTTTCTATCTGCTTACAATCTTTTTTGAAAACTCCACCCATGTAGATATATGTTATATCATCAGTATCGGAATCCATTTTTATAATTTGTATTTTGCACAATGTATATCACGTATATACGATAAGTATATACATTACTCAAAACAACTTTATGAGATTTGCGATTTTTAAAACTTGTACATTCTAAACTTTTATATTTTAAATTTTTAAATTTTTACAATTGTAAGATATATTGCTCACAAAATTATATATTGATTGTTTGCAAAACTTGACATTCATATCAGCATGAACTATAATAATGGTAATGACTTTGGTTATGATCAATATACACCCAGTGTCTTTACTGCAGACAGAATGATATTTGGATCACCATCCATCCGAGACACTGTTCGAGACGCTCGAGACATCCAAGATAAACAAAATGAAAGTCTAAAACCGGCTCAAAAATCAAACTTTGCCCAACCATCATTCAACCTCGATTCAGCATTACGACAAATACAAGCAAAAGAACACTTTCAATCACAATTACAAGAATCTTCATATGATATGCAAAAAATAGAAGAATCAAATAAACATTGTAATTGCAGAAGAACACAATTTGATGAAAGTCATTCGAGAAAAGATATTGATTGGTTAGATAAAAATATCCTATTTCTAATTATGATATGTATATTAGTCATTGTCATTATACATCAGAATCGTCAAATGGAGGAAATGTTTGATATGTTGAAAACCGTTTATATTATGAATAATAGTTCGTGATTTAAAAAGATGACTTTTGATTTAAAAAATCGCATTCTTCATATTATAAAACCGTTCTTTTAGAAAAAGAACCAAAAATATCATAAGGGTTTGTAAGGGATATCCCTTACAAAAAGAACCAAAATACTTTGCATAAGAGTTTGAAATAGATATCTCTTTCAGAAATAAACAATGAATCGATTTTCTACCGACAAAGAGAAATCTCTCGAAATTTTTCAAAATATAATCAATGAAATGAAAAATGAGAAAGATGTTTGTGTGAATGAAGGATTTAACGAAGATTACAAGAATGTAGATAATATCATATCTTTCAAGCATAAAATTAAATTTGTGGAATTGCAATTAAGCAATTATGTGAATTTTGAAACCAAACATGGAAATATGGAATTTTCAGGTGAATTTTCGGATAGTGATGAAGAATATGAACATAGATCGGAATTTGAGGAAAAGTTAGAATCTCTCAAAAATAAACATACAAATATCGACAATTATCAGAAAATGTTTTTAGATGATGTTGAAAAAGAAAATTATAGATCTTATGGAACTATTAAAATAGATAAATATAGTAGAATAGACAGTGCATTCGAGTTGTTTATCAGTGGTCATATATATAATGCACACGATGATATAAAGAATATGGGTGCAAATTTTCAATATAATGAAAAATACAATTGTTGGATTCTCTATGATTACTATTATTGCCATGCAGATCATGGAATAGATGATACAGGCATCGTACGAATATTAGATTTTTCTGCATATGAGTGATAGATTATGATTCAAAAAAATTGATTCTTTTATGTTATACAAACAACCATCTCTCATTTATAAAAAGAACGAGTTCGTTTATTCATAAACGAACCAAAATACTTTGCATAAGAGTTTGAAAGAGATATCTCTTTCATAAACAATGAATCGATTATCTATTGACAAAGAGAAATCTCTTGAGATTATTCAAAATATTCTCAAAGAATTGAAAGAAGAAAATGATATATCTGCAAGTGAAGGATTTGATGAAAAAGATATCGTTTACAATACCACATGTACACACAAATTAAGAATAGCTGAAATATCTATGTATGGTATTGATAACGAAGATAGCAATGAATATGAATACGAATTATCTCAAAGAATAGAAGATGAAGATTATCAATTTCATTCGAATAATATAGAAATATATAGCGGTAGCCATATCGATAATGATATGATAAATTTAGAGATTTATATTCATGGTTCAAATTACGATGATGATATCCGACATCTTCAATTTTGCTATGATGAAAGCAATGAATATTGGATATTGAAAGATTCTTGGAAAAAAGATAACCATTTAGAATTCGATGATGATTCATTAGTTGTAATATTAGACTTTTCTAATTATGCTTGATCTAAGCGTCATGCAGATCACTCAATGCATCGTGTAAATCATTATTACGACCAACATTCAATTTGTCATTTTTTGTAACTCGGCGACGACGGCTGTATAAAAACATACTTGGTATCAATTCCGCAGCCAAACGCCAACCATTACTTGTCATACCATATTTCTCCATAATACCATGCACAAATGAACCAGTGTGATATCGCATGCGCTTTAATTTTAACTTAACCGTGTTTGACCATCCAACTAAATCTGGTTTTTGTCCAAAGAATTCTCGTTCTCCATTAAAAATATCTTCAAGAGAAGATGATAATGAAAGTACAAGTTCTTCTGCAATAGAACAATATCTGCTTTTATCATTCTTTAGTAAGAGTGTCTTATGAACATCTCGAATTTGTGATGGATCAGAACCTTTATTTACAAATGGAACGTCAGAAATATCAACATCATCTTCTTGCAATGTTTTTCTCAAATCAGTGATTTGATCAAGTAAGATGTCAATATCATCGAGTTGTGCGTTTGCAATTAATGTCTCTGCTCCATTTTTTTCGACATTTTGAAATACAGTTTTGATATGTTCTTGTTTGATTTGCTCGGCAGTTCGTGGAGGAGAAATATACATCGATTGTGGTGCATCATCTTCATCATCCTCGTCTTTATTAGAACTCGAACTTGAACTCGAACTTGAACTATCTGCTCCAAATTCGTCATTAAAATTAAAACCCGATAATGCACTTGTTGCAGAAGTTATAGGCGAAGTAGAACCATAAGATGCTCTTGTAGATGAAATCTTATCATCATCGAATGGACTCGATTTAAAGGATGATAGATCCATATCGTCAGAATTATAAACACTGTCAGAATTATAAATTTTATCATAGTTATCGATTTGTTGCGAAAATTGTTTTTCAACATTAATTTCCTGTTTAATTGGCACACCGGACACTATTTCTATTTCTAACTTTTCCAATTCGGCATCATCATCATCTAAGTCAGATTTCATTAATTCACTGATTCCTATGCAATTTATCTTATCATCTTTTGGCAAACTCATCTCGATTTGGTGAGAATAGACTTTGAAATTAACTTTCAATAATACCTCGTTTAATTATTATCGAATTATTATATCTTTTTGTGTCGTAAGTGTTTAAGACAAATCAAAAAAAATGTTTTTAATTATAGTTTTTTAAAATAGAAAGTGTATGTCTATTTTATTCATCTTCATCTGCGTCATATATACTCTCATTACCATCATCGTCATCGGAATCATCATCCGACTCTGCATTATTTTTTTTAGTAGTGGTATTGTAGAATATCTTATCCTTATATTTGTCCAACATTTGAAGTAATAATGCGAATAGATATTTTGCATCAATATCAGAATTTGCACCATCTATATTCACCTTTCCCGATTCTAAAACTTTGATTGTAGTATCTTTATCATCTCTGAGTACATCAGGTCTTTCAAACTTTATGAACAATGCAAAGAATCTTTCTCTATTGTATCCTACATATACAATTCCCATTTTAGTCGGATCATCATGTGCTTTCTTATTATCAAGCGCTTTCTCTATCATCATACATTTTTCAAATTCACTGATATTTATTCGAATATTTGCATACTTTATTTCTGTAGTATAATTTCTCGTTACACTTTTCAATATCAGTGGTTTGACATTTTTACATAATTCATATGATAGATAGTTGCATACTATATTAATAACGGGAACGGCATCGGATAAGTCCGATTTTTTGATTCCTGGAATAGAAATCGTCCCATTTCTATATATTTTGACTTTGTATATAACTCCACCAATGTTTTTATCCGCATCCTTCGTATTTGTTATTTCTATTTGTTTGCGTTCCTGTCCATCAATTAATTGATGATTGACTTGCTTTTGAATTTTTGTAGTATTTTGTTCATGATTATGTTCATGATTATGTTCATAATCGCGCTGCATTGCATTACAGATGTAATTATCCGCATTTATTGTGAGATCTATATCCTCGAATGGAATGAAAACCATTATAGTCATTTGACTATTCATATACTTTCCAGATCCTTGAGGACGACGCGTTTTTTTATTCGCGCGATCTTTTTTCTTTCTTCCTCGTTTTTTCTTATCACTTACCTCCTCATATTCAAATGTTTCTGGACGTGGATAAATATTAGTCAAATATTCTATTTGTTGTGTAATAATTTCATCTTTAACAGAATCGCCAGTAAATCTCGGTAATAATCTCGGTTTTATTTTGACAAATGCATTTGGAGGATATATTTCTCCAAAATTACATCCTATCATACTAATATGTCTATCTTCAGGAATGTTTAGAATATTTATATACTCTTCTTCATTGAGATCGAATTCTTCATCTTCTTTATATATATTCTTAGTTTCTACATTCTTCGAATTTTCACCACTTTTTGTAGATGTCTTTTCGTTTACAATTGACAATATTCCTTGTGCAGTTATTACACTTAGATTCAATTGCCCGAACATATCATTTATGTCTATATTTTGTAGATCTACTGTTTTTTCATCACCACTTCCAGCATTTTTATCTGTCATGATGAGTTGTCGTATTTTTTTACTTAGTCCAACCATATTAACTTTGTATTGATCCAAACCGGACAATTTCTTCATAATATCCTTTTTATGTTCATCTGTTATACCATACAAACATTTTACATCATCTACATATGTGTACAACATATGATTGTTGTTTAATAACAACGATAACTTTTTCTTTTTAACCTCATATGCTTTCTTTTTTGATGACATTCAATTTCTTAAGAAATATAGCGTAATTTCGATGAAGAAATGGAAATGTTTTTTGAAGAACAATTTTACTTAAAGAAGTTATATTATATATAATATTTATTTATATGATATTCGGTGGTGAATTCGATTTAAACTAATTTCATATTCATTTTTTGTTTGAGAAAATTGAATGCATTTATGAGTATATTTACATTATAAATATCTATCTATTATATCATATATCATTACGAATTTAATTGACATTTACAGATGAATCCCATAGCAAGTAAATTACATGGTAAATCTATATCATTTAATGAAATTGACAAATATATACCTAATAGAGATGCATTCTTAGATTGTAAAGAATATAAAAACGTATCAGATGATATGCAAAAAGGAAAACCATTGCATTTTATGCCAATAGGAGTATATGAAGATAATTCATATGTTCGCAAATACGAGAAATATTCTTACAAAATTTGGTTAAGAGGAATTTTGACAGATGGAAGAAATGCCAATATTATAATAGAAAATATAGGTGTCTTTGTTGATATTCGAGTAAAATCCGGTCTTTTCTTATCAAAAGATTACAAAGACAAATCTACACAAGATGTGGTTGATAAAATTCTCGATTATATCGATAATAACAGTGAAAGAAAAAGTAAAGATCAAGCATATACTCAATATGAGATAATACAGGCAAAACCATTTCGATTCTATCAAGAACAAGAAGAAGATTATTTACGTGTTTATTTCAAAAATAATACAGATCGCAAAGATGCAATTAATGTAGTTCGAGATATCCTTAAATGCGAAACAGCACATGATGACAAATCATGTTATTATCGTGTTAATGGACGAGATCAAGAATTATCTTATTGTTCTTGGATGGAAATTCGGTCATATTCAATCGCCGATATAACGAGAATAAAACAACCTGTCATATTTGTAAATGTCGAAAATGTAAGAAATTTAAGACAAGAAGAATTAAAAGAAGAGCATAAAAAAGATAAATTGATGGAAATGAGCTGGGATATTGAAACAGACAATGCCAGCGATGGAACTGGTGCAAATCCAGAGAATTCGAATCACTTCATGAGAATGTTAAGTGGTGATTTTCGATATTATTGGAGTAAAACACCATTATTGGGCATAGTTTTATTCGACAAGCCCGCAAATCCAAGTCCGCATTATTTAACCATAAATTGTGGATCTGAAAAAAATTTAATATTAGCCTATATCAAAATACGAGAAAAATTAAATCCTGATGTTGTATTAGGATTTAATGACCATTTATACGATTTTGATTGGCTCGCAAAAAGTGCATTGAGATATCCTGGCGTATTTACAAAAATGATCAAGGATATGAGTGCAAGTGTATTACCCGATTACTTAGATAAAGGTGATGCCGAATTATTTAAACGATTTTATAAGAAAGAAATCGTAAAATTAGAAGCTGGTAAAAATGTAGACCAATTTAGTGTTGCTGTGGATGGATGTGTAAACATTGATATCCGCATGCAATATCGCAAAATTTACAAAACAGCTGAACAATCCAGTTTGAATTTCTATTTAAAACAAGTAGGTCTTGCTGGAAAAAACGATTTAAGTTATGTCGAATTACAACGCATATTTAAAAATTATTCGATAATGATGAAATACATCGATTCAATAAAACACAAAGAATTACATGATCTCAAGACAGATGATGGATTTATTACATTTCTCGAATCAAAGGGAGGAGAACACTACAAAGAATTATATGATGTTATGCTTCCAAGAGATGATGAGAGATATGCGAACAGCAAACGCAGTAAATTCTTTACATTTGCTGAACGTCTAGAAAAATGTAAAGAAGAATATAAAGTTGCTGGCGAATATTGTTATGAGGATGCTGTTAAATGTCCTCAATTGATGCAAGTTCGCAATATATATCTCGATTCTCGAGGAGTTGGTGCTATGAGCTTCGTAAGTTTTTACGATGTCATATATAGAGCCGATGGTGCGAGAGTACGAAATATGATTGTGGCGGAAGCCAACAAAAGAAAATTACAAATTTCGATGGTATCGACAATGTCAAGCGATATTGGTAAATTTCCAGGAGCAATGGTGCTTGAACCCAAAAAAGGCCCAGTTGTTCCAAAATTAACATTTCGAGAGCGAAAACAAAAAGCACTTGAATTATTTAGCAGAGAAGAAGAAAAAGTGGGGGATTCTGAAATTCCAGAAATGCCCGAACTTGATAACTCTGATGATCTTGACTGGATAAATTGCGACATTGAAAAATGTGAAAAAGTCGTTCATGACTATGGTGCAATTCTTACAGAACAAGAAATTAAAAGCATTCCATTCGAAAAATACGAATTAGATGCAAATACTGAAAAATGTTTGCGGACATTCTTAGCAGAAAAAACCGGAAGACCCATTTCTGGTCTCGATTTTGCAAGTCTGTATCCAAGTCTTATTATGACTTATAATTTATCTCCAGAAAAGATTGTTGAGGATATCAATTATGCAAAAGAACTACATGCCAAAGGTGTGAAGTTAAATAAAATAGCGTTTGATTATAGCGGACGCCCCATCAGAGCGTGGTGTGTTGCACATTGTTTGCAATTTCCATATGATGATAAGACAGATTGGAGCAAATTTGGATTGCTTCCATCGATTTTGAAGAAATTGTTCGACGCAAGACAATTGATCAAAAAACAATTAAAAAGCAAACCAAAAGATATCAAAGAGCTCGAGAAAAAACTCGAGAAAGACGCATCATGGCAAACTATGAAATGGAAGGAAAGATGCGATGTATTAAAATGGAATTTATGGGGTCTCGAAGAAAAAAGAGAACTCATGTCTAAATTCCTACACAAATATAACGAAATCATACAAAATAGAGATGAACACCAAAATGAACATCAAAACGAACATCAAAATGAATCCATAAAACATATTCAAAGCGAAATCGATGAAGCAAATGCATTTATTGCGGAATATCAATCTATTCTATTTGATTACGCATATGTTGATTCGCGAAATAAAGCGGTCAAAGTATTCATGAACACATTTTATGGTGTGTTAGGTGAAAAGACAAGTGCATTCTATATGGTATGCATTGCTGGTGGTATTACATCACTAGGAAGATTATCATTAGGCAAGTCGAAGAAAATTGTCGAAGAACAAAAATGGAACGTTACCTACGGAGATAGCGTTACCGGAGACACACCGATTATACTTAAGAGTAAAATCGACAATACCATTATTATCAAAAGAATTGAAGAAATCAACACAGATGATGATGAATGGCATTCGTATCATGCATTCAAACCTTATGATACACAATTACAACAAAAAGAACAAACAAAAAATGTTCCATATAAAGTATGGACTGACAAAGGATGGGCTGATATTAAACGAGTCATTCGTCATAATACATACAAACCTATTTATGAAACAATATCCAATTTTGGGTATATCAAAACAACATCAGATCATTCATTGGTTGATGTAAATTATAAGCTGATAAAACCAGATCAATGTAAACCAACAACAAAATTGTTGAATGCACATTTACCCGATAATATCATGACAAATATACAAAATATAGATTATGTACGAGATGATCGATACATATCCGTATATGGATGGCTATTCGGAAGTTCGTCTAATTATTATACAGATGATAAAAAAACAGAAATATTGTTTAATATCATCAATTCCGATGCAAAAACAATGCAAAAGTTCATACAAGGTATATTGATCACAAAAGACAATATTATCTATATGACAGAAAATGATATCCATGCAACATATTTATTTAATATATTGACAATGGCGAAATATAATGTCGTTCTTCATATTGAGGAAACAGGTGATATTGAAAAACCATTATATGTGCTTTTAAGATCAGCATCCACTAAAAATCGTGTTAAAGACATTCGTAAGTTTATGACGAGCACGAGCAAATATGTCTATGATCTTGAAACAGAAGTCGGAAGATTTCAAGCAGGAGTAGGGAATACTATAGTAAAAAATACGGATTCTCTTTATATTAACGCACCTGATAGTGATTTTACCGAAATCGATCGAGCTTATTATTCGAATAATATGCCGAAAAAGGAATATTGTTCTAAATTGGTCGACACGACATTTAAAGTCATTGTTCCATTAAATCAAATGGTCAATGAGTTCTTCATAACAGATAACGGAACTGCATTCTTATCTATGGCATTTGAAGAAATTCTCTTTCCATCTGCATTTTTAGGAAAGAAGAAGTATTTTGGTGCACAACACTTAAGCACAGCTAACTTTCATGAAATTGATTTGTTTATTCGTGGTCTGGAAATTAAAAAAAGAGGATCGTCAAAATTCATGATCAAGATTTGTGAAGAAGTTATGTATGGTATTATGGACATTAACAACATCTATACTATGTATGAATTGATTTGCAAAGTCATACATGAAACATTTACGAAGAAATCGTGGACTATGGAAGATTTTGTAGTTAATGCAAATTATCGATCTGACAAGAATAATGTGAAGATCAAAACATTTGTTCAACGAATGTTAGAAGAACACAATGTTATTATTCATTCCGGTGAAAGATTCAACTTTGTCGTTGCACGGAAATATCCATGGAAATATGATATGCAAGGACGTAAAAGAAAACTAAAAATTGGCGAAATGATGGAACTGGATGAAATTGTACAAGAAAAGAAATTGGATATCGATATTGATTATTACATCGATAAAACAGTTATTGGATCATTGGCACGATTGCTATCATATCATAAAAAGTTCCAACCGGCGACAACCGTGTTCAATACTCCCGAAGAATATAAGAAGGCTGATGAAACATGTATTAAAACTATTAGTAAGTTTCTGAGAACTATTACACAGAACTATTATAAGAAGTATGTTGATAAAGGGCCGATGTACAAGGCTCTTTATAGATGCGCTGCGAAAGTTGTAGGTGAGAAATTGAAAAAGAATTCATCGAAAGACTTTGTTCAACTGTTGCAATCAAACATTGATATCGAAAACATTGATAGAGATATTCATGCAAAGGCTGTAAAGGTCGTGAGAGGGTATGCAAATGATAATAATATAACGCCTAAAGGAATGTTATTTGCACGAACACTCAATCCTATCAAATTCTATCAAGAATCAATATCTGCACATGGCGGACGAGAAAATATGACCAAGAAATCATTGATTGAGGCTGATCGAGAACTTAAAAAGATATATCTTGGACAGAATGGTATTCTTCTGCAGAGACAGGAGATATATGAAGCAAAACATAAAGAAATATCTGCCGAATTGCGAGGAAAACTTTCGGAATTTAAGAAAATTAACAAGATACAAAGAAATATGGTTAAATTTCTAATGGATAACATCAAAGAAAAAACTAATATAGATATGAACAATATTAACATCGATAGTAAAGAATTGATTTATAAAATCAAAAATACTAAGATTGATGAAAGCAAAATAGAAAAAGTTGATCAAGTTTTGAATACAAGAATATTCAAAAAACTTACAGACATTATCAAAGAAATATATCTTAAATTTCAATTGAATGAAATTGTTAGATACAAAAATGATCTTATATATAAGCATCTTACCTCATCGGGTAATATTAATATAGATCATAAAAAGATAATAGCAGATATGAAAGCATCGTATTTCTGATTTCTGATTTCACTCATCTATAAAATGAATATGTGAATATGTGTTAGAAAGAACATTAATTTAATTTTTTTAAGTTTTTTCCTTTTCATTAATATAACATACCCTAAAGTTATAATTAAGTATAACCAAAGTATAAATCAAATGTTCAATCTTGTAGTTGTTGCATTGATAGTTCTCATCCTTTGGATGGCTTTTAACGATAAGTGTTCAATGGTAAAAGATAAAATAACATCAGTGCTTAAATTTCCATCGAATCTTTTGCCATCTTCGGCATCAACTACGCCTGCAGTAGTTGCATCAGCACAACCTGCCACAGTTGAGCCCGCATCTACTACAGCAGCCACTCCAACTGTAGAAGGCTTTTCTGATTATATGAGTCCCGTAAATACTTCTGATCTTCTAAGTGTAGATTATGCAACAGCAACACAAAAAATGGCATTGGAAGCATCGGTTACCGACAGTCATAAGAAATTTGCATCCGAATTAAGAAAAAAGACAGGCACTGCAAGCAATAACACAGAAAGAGATGATAGTAATGATGTGAATCCTTGGGTTGGATTACGCAGACCTAAATACCGCACAGTTGCATCATCGCAAGCCGATGCTCGCTCTGTTTCCAGTGAATCACCTGATCAAATGTTGGACTACAGACCTTTTACTTTGTAGAAGTTCGTTAATTTATTAACGAACAGCAACATATTAACGAACGGAACTTCATTAACGAACAATAACTCAACCAACCAAATTTAACATCATAATAATAAACTATAATCATCCAAAACATACTAAAAAAATTGATTTTTTTATTTTAATAAAGTCAAAAAATGAGTAAAGATGAATCTAAAAAAACATATTATTGACAAATCTATACATAGAGAATATGAAACAATTATCAAAGCACCACCCCTAAAGGGACAAAGAATGCCAACAACTCTAATAAGAACCGTTATATCGAAAGATTTCTCGGACACATCAATCGATATTGTTCTCGAAGAATCTAAAAAAGAAAGTTCTGTTGATGTGTCTACAAAATCGAATGGCAATAAGAGATGGTATTACTTCAACAATATTAATACCAATAATATAGCAATTACCCACAATGGATCGTTAGCCATCATTATGCAAAATATAAATGTTATTAATGATGTTGCTATAAACCAGCAAATATAACCCATAAAACCCTTTAATTCTTCATTATACATTTCAATCTTCACATTTATTTTTTGTTCATTTATCCTTACATTAATCCAGCGTACTTCAGATTTAAAATCATTATGTATTCTTCTGAGTTGGATAATATGTTTAATATCATCAATAAATGTTTTTGAAGTTTCTTTTGTATTAATTTTTTTGATTTCCATTTCATATTTATTCTTTGTTTGATCGATAATACAATCTTCCGTTTTAACACGATCTTCAGTTTTCATTTTATCAAGTTTATCCATTAAAACTTTATTCTTTTCCTTTAATGAATTAATTCTAAATTGTGAATATATTGAAATCAATCCAGATCGCGTCGTATTTATAGATCGTGAATATGTTTTGATTATCAATCTGTTATTTGGTAAAAGTAGACGGGTGATAGATGGAGATAATCCACCAGTAAGTGATTTAATGCATCTATTCATCATTGTAGAAACTATACAAAAGATATATTCAATTTTCCCTCAAGAAATAAACATGCTAAAAAATTGATTTTTTTCAATCTAAATTATCACACAAACCTTTACATTTTCCATCAAATCATATCTTGACGAGAAAGAACGAGAATGGCAGAAATGAAAAACATTGAAGAATACATCCAACTTTATTTGTTATCAGATGACAACGATGCCCCTCTCAACGAAAGATTCTCCGATCTTGATCGAAAAATTCAAGATGTTTATAGAGAGATAACTTGTTATGGCTCGTGGAAACAATTGGCAAAAAAAATCATTGATGATATTTTTGGTGGAACTATTAACGATTCCATTGCCTATGCTCTTGACAAACGCTTCACAAATTATTGTGGAGATTTTCTTAATGCTGAATACAATTATCCTGATTTGGATAACATCATCATCAAAAATGACAACTATTTCAAAGTTGTTTGGCGCGGTTTGTTTACATTCAAAGCAAATCAAATTGATCACTCTGTTATTGAACGGAGCTATCGTGAAGTATACAAATCATTTCCCGTCCATGTTTTGCGTGGTAGAAATGTATGCAAATTATTCGATTTTAGAATACATGGAATTTTACCATTTTCTAAAGTTGTTGAATTGGATCGTGAATATACCGGTCAATACGGACATTTTTGGAGAAGTGCATTTGGATTTCCCATTACCGGAGATACTTTCGGAGGAAAGGATGGAAAGAAATTCACTGTCATTGCCAATGGATTTCTTACATTCAAATACATTCCAACTAAATTGTTGGAACAAACATATGAGCAATATATGCTCAAATGCTGGAATGAAGCTGAATCCGATTTGGAAAATGATGAATAAAAATAACAATTCTATCTTTAATATGGTTTGTGCTTGTTCGTTGATACATCAACGAACTATTCATATATTTGTGTATCTGTGTATTTATGCCTGTGTATATGCTTATTTTTTTGTTCAATTAGTTCATTAATTGAATAATATATAAAAAATTGATTTTTTTGAAGCTAATCTACACAATTACATACCGCTCGCACAACAAATCATATACAATGGCATCATCGAATAACTCCAATGAAAAGGACAACAACGGCTCTGATCGGCTTCGTGATGAATCGGAAGTGTCTGAATCTGAATTAGATTCTGAGTTATCAAACATTATCACCGATATGCAACAAAGATGGAATGAATTTTCTTCTCGTGAAAATCCCATTGAGGAAGCAAATCCTGAACCATCAAATATCGACAATGAGCTTGACGAGCAAGAAAGAATGCGATCAGAAGACGCAATAGTGCAAGCAGAACCTATTGATGAGAAAGAAAACGTCGTTCCATTTGAACACGGTGATTCTGCATCTAATTCTCCATCTGAGCAAAAGTATCCCGATGCAAACGATGTTCTTGACGAAATGAATGCATTGGATGATGAAGCATCTTCTCCAGAGTATGCTATAACTCTTAGATATCACCGAGAGTTGTATGGAAATATATCGAGAAATAATTTAACATCGAATCTTCTTACATCAAGAGAATTTATCGAGAGACTTTATCGATCCAACTTAGGTGATATCTTTTGGAATGATGCATATAAATTTGATGAAGAATTTGTCGGAGAAAGTGGATCATTCTGGAGAAATGCATACGGATGTCCAGAAAAAGACGACATCATTGTTCAAGGTGAATCTTTTCGTAAAGTTTCCAAGTGTGGAATTCACACATTTAGTGCACGATCAATTCGTCCATTATGGACAGATATTGCTTCAGTTGCAAATGTAGGAGATGTTGTCGTTTGCGAAAATCGTGCATTATACAGATATGTTTCACAAGGAGTGGATGACATATTTGTATTTCGCTACATCGGTTCTGCTGGTGAGGAGCAGAAATATGACGAAGAGAAGTGCAGATGATATCTCACTCTGATATAATACACTCTAATTTAGACTCTCCACATATTTTGTTTATCTAAAAGGGATTATCATCCCTTTTAAACCAAAGGGATTATCATCCCTTTTAAACCCTATAAGAGGCTGTCGCCCTTACAAATTTCAATAAAAACGGTTTACATTTTTGGTTCTTTTTTTTGTAAGGGACATCCCTTACAAACCCTTGTGCAAAGTATTTCTTTTTTTTTAAACAACAGACGAAAAAAATAGGCAGTATGAACTATCCTACTATAAACCAAAATCTCTACTATAAACCAAAATCTCTACTATAAAACTATACTATAAATTATTATTAGTGAACAATATTACCAATAAGTTTTCAAATCACTTGGAAAGATAGACACCGCTGTCGCCAGCATATCTACGATCAAGTGCTTTGAGAAATTTATCAGTAATAATTGCTCCATGAAGAATGGCTGAAATTCGTTGAATGGCGAATTCCTTGTTGTGGTAAACCGCAAATTCATTGTATGTGTACTTAAACATAGCATCTGCTCTCACCAGAATGGGACGTTTAAATACTGTGTCTTTGTTGGAATAAAGGAACGCTCTGATAACGCTAGAACGATACTTTATTACAACAGGATGGACGGGTATCTCTGTAGTTGTCTTCTCTTCGGACGATGATGTTGTCTTCTCTTCGGACGATGAAGTTGTCTTGGTAGAAGACTTTGCCTTTCTCACAGATGCCAGAAGAGCCTTGACTTTTGATACAGCTTCAGTAGACCATGAAGGTGTATCATTAGAATGTGTTGGGACTTCTCCAACATCGTTTTTCTTTGCATTCGCAGATCGTCTCAGATCATCGAAAAGTTGACCAATTCCATCAACTGATTTTTCGTAATGTGAAAGCGGTTTAAGGAATGACATTGATAAACGATGTTGAAAGCAAGTCGAGCGTGTGTATGCGTGTGTATGGGTTAAGTTAGCTCCAAAAAATTCAATTTTTTCGTCTGTTCCAGACGGTATAAGGGGCTATCGCCCCTTACAAACCCCAATAAAAAATGTAAGCAATTATTATAAGTTCTAAAGATGGTTGTTCTTTTTAAGAAGAACCAAAATTTTATATAAGAGTTTGAAAGGGATTGTTCTCTTCAAAAAGAACCAAAATACTTTACATAAGGGTTTGAAAGGGATATCCCTTTCAAAAAATTGAATATTTTTTCAACTAACTTAGATTGTCATGAAAGCATAAAAATGATGTCGAATATGAGTGCATATTTTGGTTTTGGTTTTGATGATGATAATTTTGATGATTCACATGTTGATGATTCACATTTTGATGATTCACATGTTGATGATTTTCACATTAATGAAAATATTAATGAAAATGTTAATGATAACATCTATAATAATTCAAATGAAACATATCAATGGTTTGTGGAAAGCACATGTTCATTATCTATTAGTAATATAAATCCTGTTGTACATTATGACAATAGTTATGACTGGACTATTGAAGAATTAGAAAACTTCATATCTAAAATTTCACAAAAAGAACTTTGTTCTAAAACATTTATACAGAAACTTGATTTGAATAAAATTAAAAAAATAAAGTTCGGTGATGCATATAACATCGATAAGAAATATATAGGATATAGTGGTTCTTTAATGCGAGTAGAATATGAATTTCCTGTTATCGGCGATATAATTCGTTGTAATGGATTATTATATAAAGTTATATCTAACGGTTTATTAACATTTGATGTTTGTTTGGTTTGACACTGTTCGATGATTCATCATCGAACTTGGTAAAAATTGAATATTTTTTTCTTAATTTGACGCTCTCAAAAAACTCTCAAAACACGAATCGCATAAAAATGATTACAATCGTTGCCAATAACGAAGACAAATTATCAAAGGACATCAAAGCTTCTATTTTTATAGAAGCGAAGAACAATACATATGCACATTCTTCAGATAAGTGGATGATAAATAATTTTAATTACAATTGTGAAGATATCGCAGATGATCCTGACTTTAAACCAGCAAAGGATGCGATTTCATCATTATGTATAAAACACACAGAAAAGTCTGCAACGGTAGTTTGTGAAACGAATGCAAAACACATCAATTACATTGATATCAAAGATAATGAAAATGCTCACAATAATGCATTAACTTATCGTTTGATATGTCGTAATATTGTCGAACTCAATGCAGAAAATATTACTAATATTGTGGAAGCAGTTGCTTATTTTTGTAAAAAAAATAATGGTGAAACTATTGATATCAATGACATAAAAGTTGTTGGTATAAAAATGGTTTATTATATTTGTTCAACCAATTTGGATCAAAAAAATTACGATGTATCTATTCGTATAAAAACACTTGTGGAAAATATTATCACAAGTATAAATACGAATGTTTCTGTGATTACAAATAAAATGAATAAAATCGAAAATGATATGAAATCTGATAAGAAAGAAATTCTTGACAAGATCTCTGATTTACAAAAATACAAATCTATAAACAGAACAATGGTGAAAATCGATCTTGATTCTACAAAGGTAGATATTATTAACAATGCAAAGATTAACACAGATCTTATTGTTAATAATGTGAAAGCAAATACAAATCTCATTGTTGATAATGCAAAGGCTAATGCCGATTGCATGGTTACAAATTTTACAAAAGTAATGAAGAATGCAGAAGTCATTATCAGCAATGCGACAGCAAATACCAATCTCATTATTAGCAATGTGAAGGTTAACGCGGATCTCATTATGAATAATGCAAAGACCAATACAGACCTTGTAATTTCAAACATCGCAACAATCATAAAGAATGATGAAATTATCAACAACAATATAAATCTTCGCGCGGATGATATCATCAATAAAATTACGAATGTAATCACAAATACATTTGCGAATTTGTCTGTGAACGCATCCACGAATACACAAACAAATTCCAGATTACTTTTGAAGTCAAATCAAGATCTGATTCAAAAATTCGACATGAAAGACGATGATGACAATAATGAGTCGGAAATCAAAACAGATGTGGAAAAATCATTGAGAAATCTGTACAAACGATATTCTGCAGGTCATATCAAACCAAAATATGCCATTGAAACAATCGAAATCATTTTAGCAAAGAAATTGAATCTCTTTTCTAAAAAAGAACTCGACAAAAAATATTGTGGATTTGGATGTAATTATGACAGACAATCATACAATTTTCCATCTAAAGGAGACATCTTACACATTGGCATTGAAAATTATGTCGTGATTAGATGTGCTTTGATGACATTTGACATCGAATTATATGATTATAATTCAATTCTTAATGAATTTGAAAACATCTATAAACAATATCCTCAAATCATTCTTGAATCAAAAGAATTTATCAAGATGTTTGATTTTCAAAAGATCGGAATGATATCTGATGTGGATGCTTTTCGGTTGGATAAACAATACCTCAATGTCGATGGAACTTATCTACGCCATAAACATAACTTTCCAGTTGTTGGCAATATGCATATTGGTGAAGATGGTAAAAGCTATATCATAACTTCAAATGGTTTCTTGACATTTAGTTGTGATGATGCAATGTCCACTGATTACGGTTGTGAAACTTCGTCTGTTGAAGAAGAAGGATCGAAGAAGTAAAACATTCTTTTTAAAAAAGAACCAAAAATGTCTGTAATTAAGATGATGTCTGTAATTGAGATAAAAATGTGATTAAGCTATTCTTTTAAGAAAAAATAAAAGAAATTTCTGTGGTTGAGCTATTATCTGTGATTAATATTTTAATGTTTCTGTGTTAAAACAATCATTAAAAGTCTGTGATTTTTTTTGCATCATCACTACACAGCATTAATGCATAAACCATAATTGATAAAATGCATGTATTTAAGATTATATCTATAATCAATAAAACTGTTCCAAACACACTTGATGTATTTGATGCTTCATTCGATACTTTTTTATCAATAGTCTTATTAGAATTTGTAGAATTATCTTTTTGGATATGTAAATTGGCATGATTGATTTGGTTAATATTCTTTTTGAACTCTTCAAATTCTTTCATTATAGTTTCGGTCTTTGTTTCTAAAATTTCTATTTTATGCAATATTTTCTTTTGAAAAATACTATTAGCATTGGATATTCTATTACTCAAACGATTGGTTATATGTCTATTCAAAAGTTGATAAGGCAACTTTGTATGTAATAATCTTCTTGTCAGATTGAACATCTTTTTGAAGTTGCAGAGGAATAAAGAGTCGTAATTTCATATAAAAAATATTCATTTTTTATCTCTCTCAAGAAAAAAGTGAATTTTTATGACTTTAAACTTTCTTCACACGCTCGTCAAAAAAATATCAATTTTCAAATGAACGATGACATTTGCATTTGTTTATGCTTAATGCACATTTCACATTCTATAATAATAATTATTATTGAAGGATATATTGCGCATAAATATGCGCATAATCAAATTGAAGGAGATGAAGATGAATACATTCGATGCAACATGAAACATTATTTATATAAATATGTCTTGATTCCCATATGGCTGTGTCTTATATATAAGATCATATTGTTGTGTGTTTGATCATTTCTTGTCTTTTTTATCACTGTTTGAATCCTTGCCCTTTTTTTCAATGATTGCTCTTGTATTGATATATATCGAATCTAAATATCTTTTGACAAATTCCGAAGGTTGTATTTGATCGAAATTTTTACCAAGAACTTTAGCATAATCATCAAGAACACTATCTGCAAACCCAACAACTTGTATCGGAAGTGTCATAATATTATTCATCGAAGACAATTGTTTATCAGCCATGAATTGAATAAACTCTTCTCTATTTGGATATTTATTCTTATTAACTACATATTCGGCAAAATATTTTGTCGTATGTAATTGTTTATCTACAGAACATCCATTCGATATTTCTGATTGAACATTCCAAGGTTTTCCTGTGGACTGATCAAATAAATAAGGTCTCATCGTATATGGACAAATTGGCACTTCGCATATCTTATGTTCATCAGAATTATCATATCCATAGTTTTTCTGAGCAGATGGAATAGTTGCAGAAGTATTTTCTTGTATCATAATGGTGTTGTTGCTTTTCGAAATATCCACTTTGTTATATAGTCCGAATATTTCTTGTTTTGTCAATTTCGAGAGATATTTATTTCCATCCCATTCTTTGTCGGACTTATAATCAAGTAGAATGATGTTTCCATTGGATAATTGCATCCAATTTTGATAATATGTCGCGATCTGCTTTTCCAAATTTTCATTTTGTTTTCGCTTATACATCATAGTGGAAAAGCATCCCCATAAATCCACCATATGTTCATGGCGCTTGCGGTCAAACACAATATCAAGCAAATCCATCAATTGGAATAGATGCTTTGCGGTTGTTCCAAAACTTCGCAATCTATTTTCCACAGTATCTTCTGTTCTATGTTGATTGAGTAAAAGCCATGAATGCACACAATACCATATAGCGACTGATGCTGGTGCATTGATCGTAGGATTCATAGGAATGCCTGACAATGTAATAGATGTATGGCTCGTATCCATGAATTCAGTAAAGAACTTTTCCAATGTTCCCATAAATTCCTTGTTGTCTTTAAGAAATGGTACTCTATGAATTCCTATCCACAATACCATCATCCACAAATTAATATTTCCCACAAGTTTCTTTCCGAATAACAAATCAGCCAATGCATGTTTATTCGCGTTCATAAATACCGAATTCATGTCCAATTTGCCAACATGGGAATTATCGGATGTTTCTTTATAGGAAATATCATTCGCAAATACGAAACCAGCGCTATATGTCTTTCGCGTGAATGGATCATTTCTGAGTTTTGTAAATGTTTCACTTCCGATAGGTTGACAGAGTCTGTCGATAAATTTTTGCATAATGTTGTCATCATTAAGAATGTATAATGGATTCGTCAAGATTATATCAAGATATGTCTTTTTTGTTGTGTCATCGATAAGATGTTTCAAAATTGGATCGCCATTTTTAATAGGAAGGCATGCAATTTGATCATCCATAGAAATTTGACATTCAAATAGATTAGTCGCTTTAGACAAATCTTCTTGTGAGAGATCTTCTTTAACATCAGATAAATCCGTCTTTGTTTCTTCCGCGCGAAGTAATCTATTAGAATTCATCGTCGAAAATGAATAGTTGGAAGTATTTTTAAGTTGTGAAAGCAATTTTTGAATTCTTGCATCCACATCTTTAGCAATGCTATTATTTGAAACGGTTATTAATCGAGATATTTCACTCATAGGATTGCCAGATTTATTTCTTATTTCTTTCAACATTTGAGAATAGTCTAATCCTTTAGACAATGATTGTTTAATCGCGATTTGTAAAGATTCGTTTAATGCAACAATAAGATTATGTAGTTCTTTATGGTCATTTACTCCAATAGTAAGAGCAACAAATGATTGCCAGATAGTGTCGAATTCTTTAAGAAACACATCAGGCTTTCCAAAATAACTTTTAAGTTTTGGAATAACTTGTAGCGTCGAACCAGAAGAATTCTTTACACCATTCACGAAGATTTCGAAAGACTTCGCATTTTTTATAAATGGTGCAGAAACCGATAAGTTCATATTATTTTCATTTGAATTAATAAAATAGATTTCAACATTTTCGAATTGTATTTTTTGTAAAGATGTCAGACACTTGCTAAGTTCAGAGTTGTCAATTTCACCATCAGTAATAATACATAAATTATATCCATCATCAAGATGCTTAATAAAGCACGATGGAGATGTTCCCCAAGTTCCTTTTTTAGTATTAATATGATTAATAATTTCTTTTCTTGATACAATTTTATCATTAATATTCCATAAACAATAAACAGATTTAGCATTATCATCGATTGATTCTATGATGGATTTTGCACATGTATAATAATACCCACTGTTATCAGTAGAACCCGAAATATCCAATGCGACAAATTTAATATTTGTTTTGGAAGTGGTTGCCGAAGTGGTCTTTGTTTCGTTAGACATTTTATGCAAGAGTTTGTTTTAAGATTTGTTTATCTTGAATGATAATATCAATGTTATATTCAATTTTTTCGTCTGTTCCAGACGGTAAAAGGGACTAACGTCCCTTTCGAACCCTATAAGGGGCTATCGCCCCTTACAAACCCTTACTGTAATTTTTTCTAAAAAGTAAATCTACATCTTAAATAAGCAAAAAATATAAGGGTTCGAAAGGTGGAGTTAACCCTTTATTTGAACTTATGCAGTGCTGTTCTAAAAGTAATAGAAATTCTCGTGCCTCTATTGATTATAATATCATTCACACGATCGAATTTTTTCTCACTTATTCCATGCATATATTTGTATCGCGCATCCCCAGACATTATATAAAGTGATTGTGGCTTTACATACAGTTTACGTAAATCACAATCGCGATAAAAGTTAATCTCTACTCCAGATGCAAGTGTAAAACAGCAAATATATTCTTCATATTCTCTACAATCAAAATGAAAGTTTATTCCTTGTCCTGCTTCATATTTGTTAACTATACATTGATTCAATGTTTCTTCTTTTGGTAAAATATTCTTTTCGAATACGAGTTTTCTGAGTTCATCAAATAATTCATTATAATCCAATAATTTGATACTTGGATCACGAGATGCTCTATCATTATCATCACCAAAATGAATAACTTGCCGTGCTTTTGAATTTGGTCGAACACTATACCATTCTGTTAATTTATCGAAGTATTCGCATAGTTTTTTGTTTAAAACATCAGATATGATATTTTCGAAATAAAATAATCCTTTTGGTTCGAGGATTTGTATTGTTGGTTCTTTGAACTCTTCTTTATTTTCCATTGTGCAATGCATTAACAAACTTTATACAATACATTAACAAATTTATATAATATGAATTATTTCAATTTTTTCGTCTGTTCCAGACGGTAAAAGGGACTCATTCACTCCGTGAATAGTTGCTTCGCAACTGCGTCCCTTTCGAACCCTAAAGGGATTATCATCCCTTTTAAACCCTAAGAAAAATTTGATGATATTTTTGGTTCTTCAAAAAAAAATTATTTGAATTTTTATAAAAAGTTAATATATTATCTCTCAGGGTTCGAAAGAAACGTTAGTCCCTTTTAAATGTAAGCTACAAATGTTTTATCTGGAAGATAACTTATTACTTTGGTATTATTAGGATTTGTTCTCACATACCAAAATGTCGATGGAATTATTTGATTTTTGATAGACCATTTATGATTTCTTGGACATGTAGGATTTCCACATGGATGGAAGGCTGGATTATACGTATTTTTAATCGCATATGCACAAGAGAAATCTTGTATAAGAATCTTAAAAGACTTAGGAGTAGATTCATAGTCATCTTTATACAATTCATATGCAATAACTGTTAATTTTTCGCATACAAGTTTTATATCAGATTGTGAATGGACAAGATGTTTAAAATTAAGATCCTTTAATGATGGAATTTTGTATATGACTTGCGTTTTTGATTTTTCTTCTGTTTTATGTTCCTGTTCGTCAACCTGTTGACGAACGACTTGTTGGCGATCTACTTGTTGATGAACATCTTGTTGATGAACATCTTGTTGATGAACGACTTGTTGATGAACATCTTGTTGATAAGGAGTAGAACTATATGATATTTGTTTTGTAGAATTAATTTTTTCATTCTCGATGTCGATTTGAAGACCAACTATAGAATACTTAATCATATCAAAATAGAAAGAATTCCTGTTAGCATTTTTATTAAAAGTTATAATAAGATTAAACACATTTATGCATAATAAACTTTTACACTTAACTGCTTCTATAAGAACACCAAGATATTCTACAGAATCAATTTCGGTATCATATAATTTGAAGAACTTGAGAATTAATGGATCAAGCTTTCCACATATGCTACACATCGTATCATATAGTATTTGTATTATATTTTCTCTAATAGACGATAAATTAGTCATATTCTTTTCCAATATAATGTTATATATAGGCTTAACTTTCTCTCGAGGTGTCAACAATGTATCAGTTTCAGTATTTTTATCATTTAGTTGACTTTCGGTTATTTCACCTTCTTCAAGTTCAGAATACAATCTTTTATTGGACATCGTCTATGACTTTAGTTGTTTCACAATAAGATTATTTACTTATATGTACTTAATTTTATATGGTAATTGTATTCAATTTTTTGAAAGGGATAAAAGGGACTAACGTCCCTTTCGAACCCTTAATAATAATGTTATCAAATTTTAAAAGTTATCATATATGCTTACAATATATATTAGGGGTTTGTAAGGGACGTTAGTCCCTTATAGGGTTCGAAAGGGACATTAGTCCATTTCAAAAAATTGAATCATTGATAGTTATAGTTTGTGTGTAAATCTTCATATAAAATGATTACAGATAACGAATTTAAAATCATGGCTATAGCGTATGCTGATTATATGACCGTACATACCGGGAATGCATTTGTTGAAGAATGTAAAGAAGATATGAATAATGTCAATATGGGTTTTGTCATTCGACATATGCATTCTATTCGTGTATTACGAATGACATTGGCTGATATGTATCGATCTTGTATTAAGAACCGATATCAAAGTGAAGATGAAGAAAAAGGCATAAATACTTATTTTGACACGATATATGAAAATGCAATCCAAATTGCAGAATTGTGTTCGCAATCATGTGGGCTTCCACAAAATATGTTTATGAATGCATTAGAAACTTTTACTAAACATGCCAAAACATTAGATAATATTGTTCTAATGCCTATGTTAAAAATTAATTATTGATTATTTTCAGAACGAAAACTAACAATTTTCAGAACGAAAACTAACAATTTTCCAGAAACCACACAAAGGACATCATGAATGCATCACCAGCATCATCAAGTTCGCTTTTCCTAATTTTGCTTATTTTATTTTCGTTGCCAGTAATATTCGCCCATTCGATGAAATTATATTTGCAATGATTTTTATTACCGGTATAAGTTTTTGACGACTTACATATGACATTTTCATATGATAGATTATTGGTGAAGTGTAGTTTATTTTTTAATGAACATCCAACAATATGAACATCTACTTTTTTCTTATCTATTTTTGAAGTAGTTTTATCAATGTCTTTATCAAATGTCATACGATTATAACATTTAAATCCATCATCGCTCGTAGTAAACATTGCGCAAAGTTGATTGCAAATAATCTTACTTTTATCATTGATCGACATTTGATATTCTATTAAAACTTTATCATATAATTTTGGAGCATTTCCAAAATAGTTCGTATTAAGACATATGTCTTTCAAATATTCTATAACACCCAACAATCGTGAAGTTCGAAAAACTGTATCCGTATTCTTAACTTTTTGATTAGGAATGAGATCTATAACATCTGAATACTTGAGATCGCAAATAGTATTGAATAACTCATTGAATGTTTTAAATTTTTTGACAATGTCATTATGTTGAGAAATATGCTTATTAATATCTAAAATTTCTATTTTACATCTTGTAATATCTTCAATAGTCAAAATATATGGATCTATCAATTTATCTAATAGTAATTTTAGTCTTGACATACATTTAGAAATAGATAGTTTAACTACCTTGATCTGTTGTTTTAGATTATGTAGATTTGCAAAATTGTCGAATACAAATGTGTCGATTTTAGATTTGTCGAAATCTGCGATGCAAACACCGAATGTTTTTGTTGCACAATCTACTGATAATATTCTCATTGTAGTTCGTCAATTTATTGAATGTTCAATAACGAGTTGCAGTTCGTCAATAAATTGAATGTTCGATAACTTGTTATCGAACTAATACTATTAAAGAATGTTATTCTGTTCTATATAGTTATATTACAATTTTTAAACGAATAACTAATGAGAAATGTATTTCTTCTTAGCAACATTCACTCTGTTATTTTGTTCGTCGGTGTTAGCGGTCATTGCAAGACACATTTACCGTGCATTTAATGTCAGCAATCAAGAAATCAAATATCTGAACCAATTTATTGATTATAGCAACAATTCTGCCATCATCATAGTAAACGACAAAGCATATAAATGTAATATTAAATCAATAATGGAATTTCTCGATACAAACAACATCCTTCCAGTTCATCAACAAATTTATGAAAGTCCTTCCGATGAACGTCTTGTTGTTGGAATTCATCAATTTATTAATGGAGAACTTAAACGTGATATTACATCTACAACTGCTATTCTTATTCCACACAATGTTTCTTATAATGTTGTGAGATTTCAAATAGATGGAGAAGCATTTGAAAAGTATGTATCTACATATAAAAATAATTTTAATGTACGCGAAGTCAAATCTTCTATATCTTCTTTAGACAATCTTATGAAAGATTTTGGATATGATTCAGATATTGATGAAGATGATTCATCTGCCGATGACGAGAGGTCTGCCGATGACGAGAGATCTGCCGATGACGAGAGATCTGCAAACGTTGAAAGACATACAGATGACGAAAAATCAGCTGATGATAAATCTGATGATGGGAGATCCGATGATGGGAGATTCGATGATGATGATGAATCAGAGCAAAGTGATACCGTTCGTCAACATGTTGATGAACATGAACAAAAGCACAAAATGGATAATTCGACAGATAGATTAAACGAATTGATGAATATTTTGAAAGATATGGGTAAATTATCGGAAAATAATTCTAACAACAATACAGAAAATAATTCTGACAACAATACAGAAAACAATTCTGAGAATAGCGTGGAAAGTAATTCAGAAAATTTTAAACAAAATGATAATAAAGACAAGAATGTAAATAGTGAAACCGAAACTAATGAAATCAAGAATATCGATAATGGAGTAAAAGAATCAGAAAATAAATCATCAACTACAAACAATAAAAATTTTAGAGTATATCTCGACCATCATCTCAAAAAGAGAAAGTTAGATTATGATGATTTAACAGTTTCTACAGAAGAAACCTCTACATCTAATAATACTACATTACAAAATGTGGATATAAAACTATTTGAAACCATCGAGACTGAAATCCCAACTGGAAACGGTTCTACATGTTGCATTGTATAAATGTCGTATTTTATAAAAAATATGAAAATATACACATAAACTTAAAATTTTAATAAATGTATAACTTTTTAGTAATGTATCATCGGATCGTGCAATGACAGATACAGAAGAAATAAAATTTACAATGTATGACACGCCTAAGCGCATGTGTCCATTTTTACATATTATTCCATCAATATTTAGAAAGTGCAATTTGTGCGCAATAAATTGTAATTTTGACGCAATACAAAAATTACAAGACAAATTCAAAATTAGAGTTCTATCATACAAATTAAATGGTAAATGTAAAATTATGTGTAAAGAAGGACATATATCGGAGATAGATTATGATATAATGACATTATATAATGGAAAAATTGTCATATGTGATGAATGTAGAAAATCATTTGATGTCTTTAATAATTTAGATACGGATGATGATAATGATTTTGCCGATCTTTCCAGTCCCATTGATGAGCATCATTTTTCATACAATGATGATGATTTGAACAATTTAGTGCAACAATTGGAAATAGAAAAATCTATGAATAAAAATAATAGTAATGTAGATTTTCACGACGAAGAGAAAAAAAACGATACCCAACATTTAGCAGAATTTGACGATAATCCAATATCTCAATTTTTTAAATCTTTGCCGGATGAAGGTGGAGATTTACGCATTAAACTCGGCATGTGCAACAAGACTCCAACTCCCACATCTTCTTCAGCCGAACATAAATTTAAAGAATCTTTTGATAACGATGACGACTTTATTAAATTTGCAGAACAACATCCAAAAACTCCTACAAAAAAAGATTTCAATGTAAATATAACACCGACTTTTAACAGTGATGTAGAATTCATAAAATGTATAGATGATATTCATCTTAGAACAGAAACCAGTAGAAATATCAAATGTGATGATGAATTTTGACTTGTTCATGTTCGTTAACTCGTTAACGAACGGCTACTCACACATAATCAATGCTGGAATGACTATCATAAGTAATAAAGGATTTATTGCTCCACATATAATAAGAAGAAAAAGAGTAGAAAGTATATCCATTGAAGTATTCTTACATTTTGTAGATGTATCAACTATAATTACTACTTTTTTTGCATCTGTATTATTCATATCGTCATTTCTTTCATATGCTTTGATAGATCGATGAATATATCTTTTATTTATGTTAACTATTGGTAAATATGTCGGTTTTGATTTAATATGATTCGACATAATATGATTTGTTAAAGCACCGATTTGGAAAGTCGTAGAAGTATTAAATATCGATTTATTTAAGAATGTATGATTATTGAAGCTTGGTTTAGATGACATGCATTCTAATGGAGCAACCAAAGTTTTGATTATTTTAGGTCGCAATAATCGTCTCGATATATTAAACATTTTGTATGAATTTGCGAATATGTAGACAAGATATAATAACTTAATATTCATTTTTTTTAATTGCAATCATTGCACACACTTTATTGATGAAATAAATGTCGTCTAAATTTTTTCATGTTTTTATCATTCATTCCACTTAGTATCTCGTCTATGGTTCTGCCCATGACCAAGTATAGTACGAAGTATATAGTGTATACACCACATGAAAAATTATCTTTCTGTAGTGATTTATTGATATATACTTGTTTTGCAGGATATCCACTGTCATTTAATTTCTTCGTAGTTTTTTCGATCCATAATTGCGATTCTGGCAAAGGAGAATCTCCACTGCTATTGAAATATATGACTTCTATTGGATCTTTATTAAAATCTATTGCCAATGCATACCAATGAATACCAGAACCAGAAGAGTAATCTGTATTCATAGCAACTCCCATATAATATTTATCTGGCTTTCCTTCCATTCTCGCCTTTTTTGCATCTTCCGCCATTTTAAGAACATTGAAAGATGCCAAATCAGATCCATGTTTTGCAAAATCGCGCATTTGAAATCCAATGTGATTAAATATAGTAGGAATTTTATATGATTTAGCATTTTCCACCAATTGGTTGAAAAAATCATCTATATTGAAATTACTCAACCATTCTTCAGTTTTCGCCGGCCCTTTCAACTTATAATTATTTTTAAGTGCTTTATTCACTTCTATTGGATCTTTAATAACTGTATTAGCCAATTTTTCAACTACACATTTCTCACTATCACATTGTTTAACTTCTTCATTATCAGATTTTTCTATTATCTTTTGTACTATTGGATTGAGAACTTCATCACTTCCGGCGCGTTTAATGACTTCCGTGGCATCCATATCTTCGAAAGATTTAATATTGGGTATATCTAATGATTTGGCGATTTTCTCCACAATGATAGGAGAACACAATGTAGGATTTCCATCGAGAGATTTAGAACATTCCGTTATAGGGTCATTTAATCCTATAACCGCATTTGATGTTTTTGTGATTTTTCTACTCATTGTTTGGTTGATAAACAAATTATATATAAGTTTTTATAATCTTTGATAATGTTAAAATAAAAATATACAAATAATATAAGAACTTATATATAATTTGTTTGTCAAATTTTTGACAAATTTTTGACAAATTTTAAAAATGGATTCTTCTGATGAAGATTTTGTGAGAGATAAAAATGTCGTAGACATCTCATCTGATGAAAATTTTATAGAAGATAAAGTCTCCGATAGTAAAAAATCGAATGATGGTGATGATTGTGGATGTGCAATCAAAATCGATGCAAAAAATAATATGAATGTAATAACAGAACTATATAAAGTTTATGGTGGTGGAAAACAAGAAGATTATCAAATTTCTAAAACGGAACTTTCAGTGTATTATAAATTAGATAGACGTTCTAATGCTGTGATCAAAGTTCCTATCAGACATGATAAATCATATATTCAATTCAATATCCAGCAAATAGTCATTAAATCGCACTTATTGATGCAAGATATAGATGATAAAAATGGACTTAATGAAAATGATAAAGTTGTTAAAATTAAAAAATTTGCATCCGATACAGGTATCGATAAATATTCCCAAAAATACATACAGAAAGATGTATCGAAATGCGCGAATACAATGGCAAGCATAAATGAATTCTTTACCTCGCTTTTAAATATGCCGAATAAAGACTTTCTTGTATTTTGTATAGAATTATTGAATGTTCATAATCATCATGTTGAAATATTCAATATGTATGATGAATCTATCAAAAATATCGAACAACAACTTGAGAATGAAACATTTGAAGACATTGTGAAGAAAATTAAGAAACACACATCATCATCGAATAAACTTTTATCTCAAATCGATAAATTAAATGTTATTGCTAACAAAACTCTTCTGCAGTTCAAAAAAATTCATGATCATGCAATTGAAAAGTTAGCTCTCAAAATGCATTTTGTTAATAAAAAGAATGGATATTATTTCAATAATCTCATCGAACGTGTCAAAGCAACATATGAATCTATCGTAAAATATAATGATGCATTCATCCCAGTATTAAAAAACATGATTTTGATAGCATCAACATTGAATAAAATGGTAATAGTTTATTAACTGTTCAACAACTTGTTATAGTTCAACAACTTGTTGTTGAACAGGAGCTATATGTGCTTGATGATAAGTCATCAAGCTAGAACACAAGCCCAGCAATGATTTCATCTTTGAGATGACCTATATGCTGTTTATTTTTTTCCACATAATTATCGATTTTCGCCAATACATCATTTTTAAACTCAGCCTTAATATTATCAGAAACGCTATCTGTTTCTATTGATGGATCGACGAAAGAATCTGCATAAAGGCGTTTTTCATCATTGTTTGAATTTTTATATTCCGAGATTTTATCATTCATGATGCGATTTGCTTCAGAAAATGCCTCATTACGATATGCTTCTTTATTCATAATTTTACCGACATTTGGATTAAAATCAAGTGTTGTCAATGCAGACATGACTCTACCTACTCTACCAGATGAGCATACAATGTTTCCATTTTCATAACATTCATCGAGTTGTTCAATTATTGCATTTTGAATATCATCTTTATGCTCCTTATTTTCTGGATGAAGAGAGCGATTCCATACATTAAGAAGAATGTTTCCTTCATGATCGCGAAGACCGGAAATATAAAGATTCTCCGACATTTTCTCGACAACATTATATGCATTTTTCTTTCCGGCTTTCATAATGGCAGATGTTATATCATCATTTGTTTCAAAATGCCACATAAATCCATTTTCCGAAAGTTTCTTATAATCATCCAAAATTGTATTATATGATTCTAAAAGATCTTTATTGACATCTGAATCATGCACATTTTGTTTATCACTTGTATGTATTTGACTAAGACCTGTAAATACATTCATTTGATCTATTTTAGTTTCTTGCCTACTTGCTGCGAAACGCCTTTCATCCAATGATCTTGATGAATGATATGTAGGAAAGTCCATATGTATATCAAATGTATTCAAATGATAAGCAAGATCATCTGCTCGTAATGCAATTGCGTCATCACCATCATATCCCATATAAATATCGAACAATGGCATGGCAAGTGTTCTGATCATGTCTGCAACATTTTTTTCTTCTAATTCTTTTGCTTCTTGTCTCTGTGTTCTTTTGTACTCGGTTTGCATTTCGCGATTGATCAAATTCTCAATATCTTGATATAATTTTGCTTCTGCTTGATTAAGGTTGTCCATTTCGGCATTTCGATCTTGTTGTCGTTGTCGCTGTTGTCGTTGTCTTAGAGGACGATATTGAGGATTCCTTTCCATCTGAAGATTTTCAGTCCGTCTTTCTCTATGCAGTTTTTGTTTCTCTGCATCGGATAATTGCTTTAATCGGTGAATTATGAGCAATATCAATATAACTATTATAATATATAATGCTAATATCCAATCCATTCTGATGAGTTTGTGTGATGAAGATATATATCACATAAGATAATATAATCATATAAAAATATATGTTTAGTTTATGGAAAATTAAAAAAAATGATCTGTTTATTCATTCGTTTATCCGTTCATTTATTCATCTATTCGTTCACGAATAAACAACTTAAATAATATTCAATATAGGTTGTCCGGAAAATTTTTTTGATATAAAAACGATATCTTGATTATCATCGAGTAGTCCTTTTTGATTTAACGCCATTAATACAAGCATATCATGAAATAATGTGGATTTAAATTTATCAATTTCGAGATGCTTCATATTATCCATTTTGAGAATATCAAGATCACATGCAAGAGATGACCTACTACCAAAATGACGCATGTACATATTTTTTGCCGATCTCAATTCCTTTGTATATAACCAATTGCAAGTTGTGAAATTTCGAATGTTTTGTCTTTTAGGATTTGTTTTTACTTCATCGAGATATTTGAGTCGTTTTGCGCCGAGTTTATTAGAAATAGTCGAAATTGATACAGATGCCGAATGTGGATCGTGAAAATATTTACATTTTCCATTTCGAAATGCATGACAATTTGCGCCAAAAATACACTGTTTAACAGAATTGACATTTTTTGCGTCTTTCGGGAAAACATCACCAATGTGCCCTTTAAGAAGAATGCCATTAAGTTTAATCGCGAATTCATTGGAATTTTCTAAATAATAAAGATTACAGTTCGGAACTTTTTCTTCAGAATCTACTATTATAGGATTGATCAAGATATTTGGTGCAAGAACTCGTGTATTATCGGATTGAACTACTTTCTTAAGTGCTTGATCACAGTCATCATTGGATGGTTTAAATTTATCTTTATCTATAAAATTTTCTTTCTTCGGAAGAAGAACTGCCAACTTTTCATTAGAAAGAAGTCGTTTATTATATATATTATATAGTTTGGCTGCCTTAAATGCAACGGATTGTAATAATTTGATATATGACTCTAATTCATATAGAATTGATGGAACTGATATTGCATCAATCTGATTTAGTTTATTGTGAAGAATATCACAAGTTTCGGAATATTGTCTCAACGTAAGATCCATGTTAAAGTTTGTTAATGAATTAACGAACATACACAATATATGTTATATGGATATATTGTTTATATTCTTTTTTTCCTTCCAAAACATTATAAGGGTTTGTAAGGGATATCCCTTACAAAAAAAAAGAAGATTTGTGTTTCACATACCGTTATTTAATCGAAGTTGTTGAACATTAACTTCGATGGAGGGTAATGAAAGATATGGATATATTATTGTATCAATTATATCTTTGATCACACAATCACATAACAACACATCGAGATGTGTTTTTAATCCATCGTTGTGCATAGTTCGTATATGTTGTATTTGTTTTAATAAAGTATTTGTGTTCCGCGATCCATTAAAATATTTAATATTTAGACGACGTAGAGTTGTATCTTTTGCAAGAATCTTTATTCCATTATCTGTGAGAAATGCACAACATATATTTAATTCTATCACCTTGTTATCTTCGATAAAAGTCATTATCTTATTCAAATAATCATTCGGTCTAATAAAATATGGAATAATGTGCAATCTTTTCGTTCTGATAACTGATGCCATATATTCATCAAATATAATATTTGTGAATGGTATTTGATGTCCGTTTGAATCTAAATACAGCATCATTGTGTAATTGATGGGTTTTAAAAAAAGAAGATTCATTTTTTGTAAGGGCTATCCACTTATGAACACTTATAAGAAATCCATTCTAATAGAATGACTCGTAAAGTTTCAATGAATCGTTCGACGCAATAATCTACGCAAGTTGCTTTTTTACCTAACCAGTTTTTCAAACATTGTATAATCTTCTGTTTCAACAGATTGAATAACACGTTGACGAAAATCGTAAGCACACTAATAACTAAGTTTTGAAGATTGATGTTAGACATCTAAATCAGCAATAAAATAATCAATTTTTTCGAAAGGGATATCCCTTTCGAACCCTTATAATATTTTGGTTCTTTTCCTAAAAGAAATACTTATTTGTTTCGGATAAAAATATAAGGGTTTGTAAGGGACTGACGTCCCTTATAGGGTTCGAAAGGGGCGATAGCCCCTTTCACTAACCACCACTAACTTCACATTTATCCTTGATCGTTTTAGTCAAAATGCGCAATTCGATCGCATCATCAAGTTTAGTCTTAAATAGAATAGACTTGTCTTCATCCATATAAATATCCACATCATTTGTAAATCCGACAGATGAAATAGATTTCAAATCTTCCAAATATGTCGTAATTCGAAATGATTCACCTTCTGCAATATCCGATTCGAAATTTATTTTGTCCGATAATTTGAATGGAATTTTTGACGATGCACATTTGTTTTCCGCTTCGTATTCAATCGTTAATGGCTTACCTTTACCATCCTGAATGAAGTCAATTGTTGTAGTTTTGCAAAGTGAAACATCATTCATCTTCTTCTTGAAATATTTAGGTGGCAATCTAAATCTAATCTTATAACTTCCAACATCAAGAAACTCTCGTTCTTTTTCCCTTGTCAAAGAATCATATCCAGACATGACATTAATCTTATGACATTCCAATGCTCCAATTGCAGTTCCAAAATAAATGCGAATGTTGTTTTTATATTCAGAATACCTACTTGCTATATCAATGTGCATAGTTTCCTTCTTATCAATTGTGTTCATATACGGCATCATAACTTTCAACGCAACTCCGATATCAAACTCATCTTTACAAAAATAATGATTTACATGATTGGCATTAATTCGAGCATAAATATGACTATGAGCAGTGTGATCTTTTCCATAAATAATAATTTCTCCTTTTCTAAAAATATGTTGAAGTGATTCAATATCCATGTGTTTAAAATGAGACCATAACGACTTAAAAATAATTGGATCTGCATATCGCATTTCTAAAATATTTTGATCACTCGATGGAGATGCAACAATTCCATTCTTTTTTTGAACATCTTTTTTATTTTTTGGATCGGGTGGGCGACCGGGTCGTCGCTTCACAGGTTGTGGTTGATCTGCTGTTGCATTTGTTTTTTTTTCAGTAGTTTGCGATTTATTCTGTTTTTCTTGACTCATTGTATCTGTTTAACAAAATATAATTTAATTAATTAATTTTATTTATAATAAATGTTCTATTATGTCGAAACATTTTAGCGTAGTAAAATTGAAAAAAGAATAAAACACGAACTATACAACACACAACACCACATTATTCTATTTCTTCTTACAGCACCAATTCTCATCCTGCACACAGAACTGAGAAGATGACACAACACTCTTTAGTTTAGATAGATTCCAATCTTTCTGCTGAACTACAGGCATTCCACAAGACCTGCAATTGTAATCTATGGGATTTCCACAACTGCAAATATCCATGGCACTGCCAGCAGGAGCAGACAAGAACCATTTCTTAAATTGTTCTTCTGATAAACGACGACCTTGGCACTCAAGGCAACGTAATGGAAGAAAATACTCGGACATTTCGAAATGGCAAATCTATCTTTAGATGCACGCTTTAACTTAAGATTAGCGATAAAATATTCAATTTTTTTCGAAATTTTATCAATCTCAGACTTTAAAAAAAATTGAATATTTTTGATTAAAGTACAGATTGCCTTTCACGAAATTACACAAAAGATATTTCCATACAAAAGTGAATATTCTATTCAAAAAATGAATACTTTATCAGACGATTATATCGACAAAAATAATATGACCATCCGTAATATCTTCGGAGATGAATCACCACACATCATTCCCAGTTTTGTCTATCCGCATAAGAATCAACATGCATTAAATAATCTGTGGATGAATGGTGGAAAGTTTAATCCACCTTCAATCCAAATACCGGATAAAAAAATTCAGAATGTCGAAAATCAAAATACATCAATCAATGATTTTCTTAAAGCAACGGATAAGTTGTTTATGGAAACAGACAAAATCGAAGACGAAAGAACAAAAACACCACCATCTCCTTCATCTTCAACGAGCATCGGTTCATCATATCATTCAGATGCAACCACTCGTCCTTCTTCTCAAGAACGACAACTTCAAGATGTAAGGAAGCCTGAACAAGAAAAAAGTAATTCTCGCGGGGAATTATCTCAAATGTGGCGAAGCCATTCTGATGGAATAAAACATTATGATAAAAACAATGAGAAACCTTTTGAAAAACATCATGATAAAAAACAAGAAACTTATCAACAAAAGTTTCAACCAAGATCTCGCGATCTCAGTCAAACACGATTTTCATCTCATAAATTTCACAATGAACAAAAAGAAGATGATGTGTGGGACGCTGATAAAATTGCCAAAGATTTCTTTGATGAGATCGAACAAATCGATGACAATAATTATTGTCTCGGTTATAAAAAAGGACTTTGGACAGCACTTCAAATACTTAAATTGGGAGGAATATCTAAAAACCCATATGAAAAGATAGCGACCGTTGCCGAAAAAACCAATATTATTGTCGATAAGAAATTGGTGAAACCTCAAACATCACCTCAAACATCACCATTAATCGCAACTCGTACTATTCAACCACATGAAAACAATACGAGACCATCAGTTAAACCACAAGTTCACAAAAATTCTGATTTTATGCAAAAACATGAAAAGAACAGTTCTTATCCAGAACCAGTTCGCAAAGAACCATGTAAATTCAATGTTCGTGGCGAAAAATGCCCACGACGCGGGATTTGCTGGTTTGTGCATTCAGAAAACATAGAGAATGATGATTCTATGTTTAACTCTTGTACAAAAAAGAGATAAAATTTATATGATACAATCTATTATATTATATATGAAAATTACTATCACGTCTGTGTTATGTCTGTCTGTTTCTTGTTCGGTTTTTGATCGGTTCTTGTCTGATTCTGTCTGTCCGTCCTATCCTGAATTTGTCTGTATTATTTTGTATTTTGCATTGATGTGCAAATTGTCTGTAATATATTTTTTTACAATTTTGCCAATCTCGCAATACGCGATAAAATCTTACTTCAAATCACGGAATCCCAATGCTTTTGCTCGGAGTGGAACTTTGTCATCCGATAAATCTTCATATTCAACCGTTAACATTCTTCCTTTATATTTTTTGTCGAATGCTTCTTCTGCTTCTTTGAATAAGTCATATCTTTCATCAAGAGATATATTTTTAGGAGTAATATTGAATTTAATACCATCAGCCGTTTTACATATCCATATAATTGCACCCTTATCTCGTCCTCTTTTACCTTGTGTATAATCGATAACTTCATATTCATCGGAAAACTTTCCTTTGAGTTTTTGTGCATCATAAGATCGCAATCCAACTCCAGAATGAGTCATACTTGCCACATACTTACCTTCGCTATTTCGCACCACAACTCCTTCGTATTTATCACCAGTTAATTTTTTATAAATTTTTGTAATATCATCACCATCCTTTGCTTTATATAATGGCGTCAATGCAAAGTAATTATTTTTTTCATCATTAATTTCTGCATGTACCTCTTTAAGTCTATCATATCTTTGGATGAATGGTTCGGACAATTGTGATGGATAGAAACAATCGAAATACCAATATTGAATATCATCGCCTGTATCGGAATCATTTTTCTCTATATTTCGCACAATACTATTGATTTTCTGTAAAGGCAAACCATGTTTATAAAATTCGCCATCCAAGTATATAGATTCATCATTTTCTTCATCGTAATATTTTATAAGTGTATCAAGAATCTCTTTGCGGAAGTTTGTAAATCCATCCACAGGTTTCAATTGACGAGTATAGAATTGAACATTTGCGGAGGTCATTTTATTCAGATCTTTACCAAATCTATCCAAATAAATCAATGTTCTTACACCATCTAATTTTGGTTGCACAACACAAGGAAATTTAATTTTATGTGAGAAATCATTATAGTTTCTCAATAACATAGGATAATATTTTCTTGATATTCCTTTTTTCTTAGGTTTATGTTTTTCGTCAAGTTTTTCCACATCACCCGCGTCTTTTCTTTTCAGCCATTTTCCACGAGCAAATATCATAGCGTGTTTAAGTGCATGTCTTTCATTTGCTTTACCGAGATTTACCGGTTTGATAAAGTAAGATGGTTGATGCCGAGATATCTTTCCATCGATGACACCATTTTCTACCCATACTTGCGCAACAACACCAGATTTTAATTGTTTCGCGGTAATATCACTTTTTGTGATTTCTATTTCATTTTGAGTAAGGAGATTCCAGTTAAGTTCAGAATTATTGATATCATCGATGGATGATTCTTTAATAAGTCTAATGAATATAGTCCATATGCGTATATTATTATTATTATCTATATGATATAATGGTGGAAATACTAACCATCCCTTGTCATCTATTTCGCATGGAAAGTTTTCAAAGTCCTCGAAATTTCGTTTATCGCTGGACATCTTCGAAATCTCTTTAGGAAAATCAAAATAGTATACTTAATCTATTATATAATTATGTATTCATTTTTTTAACTCGTTTTCTTTTCTCGATGAAGAAGATGGTAAAGCATATAAAGAAAAAAAATTGAAATACTTTGTATTATAAATCCGATTTGAGTCGATATCGACGAATATAAACTTTATTTTACTTCTTTTCGTAGAAAAGTTTTTCTAAAGAAACACAAATATGTCTTACAATCATATGTCTGAATCTGATTTGTTAGAAGCTGAATTTCCACATAATGATAATCATAGAAACGATAATCGCAAAAATGATAATCATAGAAATGATGCTAACAACAATGATAATAATGGAATTACATGCCTATTCGAAACTAATAACAATCTTAATCAATCCGAACACTTTAACAACGAAAAGGATCATGTGAAACAAGTAGAACATAAAGATGAAAATAAAAATGAACATAAAACTATGAATTCACAAAATGGTGAGAATAAGAAAGAATCATTTGTGAATAGATGTTATAATGTTGCTAATAACGTAGTTAATACAGTGAATAAGAAATGGTGCATTGCATCTCTTACGGCACTTGCTACAATTACATCATTTGCTTCTATTTATTATTTTAAGATGAGAAAGCCATCGTCTCGTCGTTAAATTGATACGGTTCTTTGATAATCGCGTGAATTACGCAAATTACGCAAATCGCGTGAATCGCGTAGTTTACGCAAATTACGCAAATCGCATAATCCATATAATATGAAATGATAATATATTTTTTATTCATTCTTTTTTTCCTCGAATTTTATGCCAAGAACTTGATTTACGAAACTTGTGTTCACACAAAACAGAAGATGTGTTAAAGTCGCAATTAAGAATGTAAAGAATGCAGTTTTTAACAATGAGGCATTGAAAATAATCGAAATTATGATAATGATGAATAATGTTCCCAAGATATCATTTTTAGCCAAACCAAAAATTCTATCTTTATGAAAGCCTGTATTTGGTTTTCCAAATAGATCTTGATATTGACAAAATAGTGTCATTGTCAATAAGTTGATGAACTTATATTATAAAAGAAATAAAAATATTATATATAAGTTCAATAATAAGTTATTGAACGAAAACATAATGGTAGATACTGTTGTCGAAGAACTTAATAAATATCTATTTGATGATATCAATGAACATATCATAGTAAAATATGCATGTCCAAATATAACCCAATTCAAGAATGGATGTATGAAATGTAGAGGAAACTTACGAATGTTCACAGAACAAGAACCGATAGTTAATGGAGAACTTGTGTATAGTATTTCAACAGAAGATTATGAGTTGTATTGTGATAAATGCAGGGATAGATATATAATGTGCAAAAAATGTACTGGAGATTTATATGACAAATTATCATATGATTCAAACAGTGAAGAATATAGATCAACACTTGAACTTGCACAACAACTTAATGATTACAGTATATATTATAAACTTCATGAAACTCACGAAAATAATGTTCATGAACAATTAGCAAACACACCAATATATCTATGCAAACTCATATCATATGACAACACCATGTATTGTAAATATATCATAAATCGAGATTTTTCGTTAAAAAAACTTAAAAAATTACTCAAAAATAAACACAATGCATTCGAAACAATTGAATTTGGAAGAAGAAACAATGTTCTTCTACGATTTTATGGTAATGATTTAAATACCGATAATTTAAAGAATTCGATCTTGAAGAATGCTGATCCAAAAAATAACGAAAATAAAGATGCTGTGGATAGCGAAGATAGCGATAGTGATATAGATAATATCAAAGATATTGACAGTGAAGATAATGATAGCGATAGCGAAGATATCGATACACGTATTAATAATGCTATTGAACAAAATCCATATAAAGAATATATGGATTATTCATATTTTTGGATTCCCGATTCTAATATTTATTCTGTAAATAGTGCTGAAGCATCAACTATAACTGGGCCGGATGGTGGAATGTCTCATTTATGGAGATGTGATAATTGTAGTAGCGAATATGATGCTACAGACTTATAAAACATATGTCGTAAAAAAATAATGATCAAGTTCGATAACAAGTTATCGAACGGATTTTACAATAATGGATGGAGTTCGATAACAAGTTATCGAACCAGTTTTAACTTGATAGAGTTCGTCAATTTATTGATGAACAGGTTTTAAATTGATTAAGTTCGTCAATTCATTGACGAACAAGTTCTTCTTTTTCAAAAGAACCAAATGAGTTATAACATTCTTGAATAAATTAAAATTCGATAGAAGCTTTGAGTCCACCTCCACAGTTGACTCCACCTCCAGCAGTAGATCCCGAACAATTAATATCTGCGGTAATAGTAGTTTGTGGTGCAACTTGGAATCCAACAGATCCAGATGCACTAATATGAGTTTCATTATTGGTCTTAGAAATATCAATATTGCCATTTCCATATGCATGAATACCATGGTTTTGTTGAGTATCTTTTATATTTGGAATCACGATAGTTTTTGTTACTCCGCCACGAATATGTATAACAGTTTCAGATCCATGTTCTGTATGTTTAACATTCGAATGTTCTTTCGGATGTTCATCAGTGTCTCGTTTAATAACGTAATGATTTTTGCCAATATAATTTACATTGTCTGGATGAGTATTGTTATTATTATTCTGTTCAGCATTGTTATGGTTCGCAACATTTGTATGGTGATTGGTATCAGTGTGGTGATGTCCGGCATTGTTATGGTGCACAACATTGGCATGGTGATGTCCGGCATTGTTATGGTGCACAACATTGTTATGGTGCACAACATTGGCATGGTGATGAACACCAGAAATTTGTTGATGATAGATGTATGGCATTATAAACTTATTATTGTGTGCGATAGTACTTGACTAAATAAATTCAATTTTTTTTCTTTGTATGATTACGAAATACAAAAAATATCATTTCATACTTTTATTCAATATATAATATTCTCATGCTTTCAATCACTTACTTCAGATTTTTCATCCTCTCCATGTAAATTTCTATTTTGTATGTTTCTCGCAACAACCAATGGATGTGTTCCAGTGATTCTCATGCAAAATGGTATTATTGTTTTTTCAATTACTCTAACAACACATTTTGCAAGTGGTATAATGACATATTCAAACACTGCATAAAATACAACTATTGTTAAAATTACAGCCAGCGTGATCAATAATGCCATAACAATATTAAGTACTGTATGCATAAGTGGATTATATGCTCTTTGTAAGATTGGTGCAATACATTCTTTGATTCCATTCATATTGTTATCATATTGTCCATCATTGTTCAATAATACACATGAAATACAATTTATAACGCGTTGTTTGTTGTTTAAATAATTCGCAACATTATAATATGTCGGTGTGGTAGAATATTCTTGTAATTCTTTTAGAGATTCAATAAATTGAGGTGTATCTGTAAATTGATCATAGTTATTTCTATTAATTGGCATATAATCTAAATTCCCATACAAAGTGTATGTTAGATTGTGGATGCTTTCGAGACAGTTCATGAGTTATTTAGTTTTTATCGATGTTTGTGTTTATCAGTTAATTTTACATTTATAATTTCAATTTTTTTCATTATATAGTTTCATTATATATAGTTTCTTTACCAAAGATAAGTATAGTTTCGAAAAAAATGTTTACTGAACTTAAAAAGTTTAAACTTCACATAATCATTGTAGTTGTTTTATTAATTGTATTTGTGGGATTCGTTATACCTATGGTTGCATTGTATAAGAAAAAATCACAATCATCAAATGATTTAACACCAATTATTGCATCAACATCATTACAAGAAATGCAAGAAGAATCTGGATTCAAATCCGTGTTTGTTCCAAACTATGGTGGAGCAACATCGACACAACTTAAACATGTTGTTCGTGGAGATAGATCTGGATTTGAAAATGTTCCCGATCATATTTTGATGCAAGATGATACGGCGATGACACATTTCTCATGTCGTGGTTCTGCGAGATCATCTCTCGGATATCCGGCATCAAACAGCATTCTAAAACATTCTGCACTCGCAAGATCGAAAGAATAAATCGTTCTTGTTCTTTTGGGAAATGAACCAAAAATGTAAGGGTTTGAAAGGGATATCCCTTTCATAAAGAACCAAAATACTTTGCATAAGAGTTTGAAAGAGACGGTAGTCTCTTTTAGAACCAAAAATGTAAACAGTTCTTATTAGAGTTTGTAAGGGATGTTAATTCCTTATAGAGTTCGAAAGAGACGATAGTCTATTTTAGAACCAAAAAATGTAAATATATTTTTTTAGGGTTTGTAAGAAGGATATCGCTCCTTATAGGGTTCAAAAGGGATGATAATCCCTTTAGGGTTCGAAAGGGATGATAATCCCTTTCAGATAATTTAATTTTTTTTGAAAGTTTTTCATTCACTTTAATATAATAAATACAAATCGTAAATCGATAAATATCTCATAATCATGCCTAATTTGAGTGAAATGGGTGTATCAAGCCCCAAAACTGCCGTTGTTCTCGGTATCGTTGTCTGTGTATTAGTTCTTATGCTTCTCGGTGTTCTTCAAAATCCTTTAGCCACTAAGTCAACCTTGGTCGTTACCAAAACTGGTGAATTGATGCCAAGCCTTACCACTGGATTAGTATCATCTGGTGCTACTCTTCGTCATTTCGGCGGTCGTTCCGATGGCTACGGTGGTGATGCTGTTAAAGAAGGATTCTTGAATGTTGGTGTAAATGAAGCCCCTGAATTCTGGAATCTCGGTAGTGTCGATGAAACTGTTGCTTCTCGCCGTGAAGGTCTTTCAACCACTGCACGAGTAAATACACATGTTAATGATGCTGTCTTGAAGAATGCTTTGTCGGGTAAGTAAATGTTCGTTAATGAATTAACAAACGATGACGTCAACTTGTTGACGAACTGTCAATAAATTGATGAATGCTAACTCGTTAGCAAACTACAACAAATTAATGAATAAAAAACTTAAACACAAAAAAATGAAAACTATAAAAATATATATCAAATCATTATTTTTTTAACAAACAAACAATTTTCCAAAAACAATCACTATAATTATTGCGATCTTTTTCTCGTTGTTTATCTACAAATAATGATGTACATATATATCCACAGAATGGAATTATCATCAATTTGTTAAAAATATCGAAAATGTGCGACACTTTATCATTTAATAAAGTCATCATAAATTTTCTAATTTTTAATAAAATCTTATTAGATTTGTAGTTAGTATCATGTCGATATTTTCTTCCTACATAACTACCAAGAAAACATCCAGTGTTAAAACTCATCCATAAAGGCATAATTTGTGAACAAACATATGAACATTTTTTTAAAAATTTCCAAAATCTACATCTATTGCGATATTTTTTCAAATTACAAATATCAATTTCTGATATTCCTTGTGCATATAATACTTTATGCAACACATCCACAGTATTATGATAATCACATGCATGCATCATATGAATCACAGCATCTTGAGAATATTGAATATAATACAATAATAATGTATAATTTCCATATTTTGATCCTAAGGTTGCAATATCCCATATTATATTTATATCATCACCATCCTTATCATAATCAAGTCTATCATTATCTCCCAAATATTTTTCGATAATTTGAAAGTCTCTGTTATAAATAGCATCTTTTAGAAGTTGTTTGTCATGTAATCTAATGTTTGATTTAAGATAGATATGTTTAAATCTTTTAACAATTTCATAGTCAAATCCCATATATTGCACTACCAGATTATTAAGTCCATTTTCCGTTTCATGTGCAAGTTTATTTGTGATATCGAAGAATTCATGATGTCCTTTTTTCTCTTCTGTTCCAAAGAAAAACTTTTTGATTCGTGAAAATATCCACATGATTAATTGATTATATAACATGGTGGAATCAATTTTTTGTAAGGGATATCCCTTACAAACCCTTATTACTTTTTGGTTCTTTTTAAAAAAAGAACAGTTTACATTTTTGGTTCTTTTTAAAAAAGAACAATCCCTTACAAACTCTTATTATTTTTATCTTTCATTTTTACCTTTCCATATTTTGCAAAAACATCAAACATACAACTCGCCAGTTCCACATCTTTTTTATATTTTTCTTTTTTTTCATTTCTTCGATTAACATCATTATCCATCACCCATATAAAGCATCCAAGTATCAATGCACAGATTATTGATATCATCGTTATTATTTCCCATCTATAAATAGCATCATTTTGGATAAAAATAGTACCATAACTTGTAAATAAAATCAAAAGTCCGATACATAATACGCTTAACATATAGATATTGCATATCCACACACTATAGCAAATATTATGTATAGATTCTACATATTCATGTTGATCAACGATATTGTGATCAATTTTATCAATTTGCAAATAATCCGACATACGTTTTGGAAGATCGAAAGAATCCAAGATTTTTCGTATTATGTCGTATTTATCGTGTGAAAGACAGTTGCGTACGATATCGTACATGCTATATCCTCTATTTATGCAAAGCATCAATATATCAAAATGATCGTTCAAAATTGCAAAATTGCATATTTCATTAGAAGCAGATTTTAGATCTTTCAAACATCTTTTTACTATGTCTCGATCATGCATAATCATTGCACTTTTCAACAATTGATCATCATCCATTTTTATATTCGATTTCATATAAAGTTCTCTATGACGACGAACATCTTGATAATCTGTGCCAATATATTCAAGAACATTGTTGTTGAGCATATCTTCTGTTTGAGACGCAAATTGTCTCGTTATATCGAAAAAGTCGGGATTCATTCTTGTACACTGTTTTTTGAAATAAAAAAATCAATTTTCTATAAGGGGCTCATTCGCTTCACGAATAGTTGCAGAGCAACTGCGCCCCTTACAAACCCTAATAAGAACAGTTTACATTTTTGGTTCTTTTCAAAAAAGAACGATCCCTTACAAACCCTTATATTCACGTCGAAGATATGCAACAATGGCATCGATTTGTTTATAATATGTGTGCTTGTGAGTAAAATGTCTTTCATCAATACAATCAATTGTTAAATTTGAGAACATTAAAACAATAAGTAGAAATCCAATGCATCCCACAGTTATATATATAAATAGATTATCTGCATTTTTGATTGTTTTATAATTATGTATTACCAAACCAATAGAAAGCATAACCATTAAAGCAACAATTGTTGCGAATGATATAACAAATAATTCCACTGAATCGTATAGATATTTATATCTTTTGTACATTACATAAGACTTTTTAGATTCAGATATGAGTCTTTCTGGAACTTGCATATTATGTAATAATTCATTAACGACATCATATCGATTATTATATGTGCAATGTTTTACAACATCGGCTGATGAATAACCTTGATTTATGCAAGATCTCAATAATTCTGTGTGTCCAAATTTAGATCCAAATTTTATGATTTCTCTTGAAGAATTGTATTCAAGTTTTCCTGAATTTACGCATTTTTGTACGATTGCGACATCTTTAAAACTGATGGCTTGTTTTACGAGATTCTCATTGTTCATCGCAATTTTCGATTTTAGATAAAGTTCTCTATGTTTGTTTACATATTCATAATCAAAACCAATATATTCAAGAACAATATCATTGAGCATATTCTCTGTTTGTGATGCTAATCGATGTGTAATTTTGAAAAATTCATCCGTTTTATGCAAAGATTGACGCTGTTTTGTTTTACACATGGTGTATTTTGTACAATGCGTTGTATATTTTGATGGAAAAAAATCAATTTTCTGAAAGGGACGTTAGTCCCTTTCGAACCCTAAAGAGATTATCACCCTTTAAACTCTGAGAAAAATTTGTTTATATTTTTTGGTTCTTTTGTAAGGGATATCCCTTACAAATCATTATTCA